AGAATGATTATTCGAAAAAATTCCTCAAGTCAAGCGGGAACAACCATCTTTTCATAAATTAATGCCACGCGACCATCGAAATCGAGACTGTCAAAATCGACGTCGATTAGATCGGTACGCGAGCGCGCCACTTCAGACGCAATATTGACCTTTCCCTGTGTATCGACCGGCAGCATATACCGAACCCGCTTGATGAAGTTCCCCGGTCGAAGTTCCGGACTTCCAATCATTTCAAATTTCTCACGGGTGGAAACCTTGTGAAGTTTCTTCGCGCCGAACTGATGATGTGCGATGTCCTGAATCAGGTTCCGGCGCGCGTCCTGATAGCGCCAGACAAGCATATTGGTGGCTTCTGTGCTGTCCTTGAACGCCGCGATTCGAGCGTCAAACGAGCACTCCGGGACTTCTTCAAACTTCTCATTGAAGTGATAGCAGAAGCGCGAAGTGAAATAGGACGACACAACGGAAGTCAACTTTTGAATATTGCCGTCGAACAGCAATTGACTTTCCGGGTTGACCAGCGGCGCGAAGAACAGCGAGGTTTCGTCCGACTGATGGAAACCGAGCAACAGATTGAATTCCGATACGGTGTCCTTGACGGTCCGAATGAATACGTCTTCGAAGTTCTTGTCGCGCGGCTTTGTCAGCAATCCACGGGACGACAGTTCGCGGGTGAAGTTTGAAAATGAGCGACCGTCGATTCGCATGTAGAGATAGATAGGCGGGTGAATGGAATCGCCGACATAGGCGCGATAATCATTTTCATAACCCTTCATGCGGTCGCCAAGAGGGTCTTTCATCGTTTTGGTCATAGCAGATTGATTTTCCTTGCCTGTAGCTTGTAATCGGGATGAAGCGCATAGCCTTGTTCAGTATGAAGGATTGCGCCATCCATGTGTTTGGACGATCCTTCATAGACAAGGAAAGTGCCGGGGAAGTCCTCATCAAAGACGATAGTCACATACTCGGGGAGTTGACTATAGACCACATGAGCGTCGTTCGTGTAGATCACGTTACCAAGACCACGACGGCTTTCATTGGCGATTGATGAGCTTGCCCGAAGCAGTTCATAGAAGACTGTTACATCCACTTCTTCCAAGCCTTCCATTGCCCGGAGTGCGTCCGCAATAGTCGGGTAAAGGACCGGATTACGATCCCTTTCGATATAGAACGACATCTGTTGAAACTGATTGTCGGATACGGGAGTGGATGTCTCCGGGTGGTACATCCGGAGTGTGAAGATAGGCATAATTTCCATGTTTTAAAATATCCTTAGACAAAGTAAAGGCGGCTGTTGTGCCGCCTGAATTAATTTAAAAATTGGGTTGTGTCAATTAGAAAGTTTTGACCCAACAGACTTTACCGCCGATGGTGGATTGGTCCGCCCAATCATAAAGTTCGCTCATCACGGCATCAAAGCCGTCAAGGTCGTCGCCCGGATCGAACATTTCGAATTCATCGATCACTTGCTGGCGTCCGTTTTCGATGTATTCTTCCTTGTATGGACGAAGCGCCTTCAATTTGGCAATGACGTCGGCGACCAGTTCGGGAAGTTTGGTATCGTCATCGGATGTGGCTTGCCACGCTTCCGAGATATCGAGTGTCTGTAACCACTTTGCCATCATAAAGTCCTTTCGTTGCGTTTCTGTCGGCGTTCATAGGAGCGCCAGATTTCACGGCGCATTCCCGGCGACAGTGAGTACCACGCCGCTTGCGTCATCTTGGAATCGGGCGGCGGGGTTTCGGGTGGTGCCGGTGCCCGATAGGTCCAGTAGCTTTCGTTCATCTTGGTCATACAAACTTGACTCCGTTCCATTTCTTGATTCGCTCGCCACTGGCGTATTTCTTCGTCCTGTAGTCATAGCCGATTTCAGCGAAGAACCCGTGTAGACCGTCAACTGTGATCGACGGGTCGGTCGTATAAGTGTACAAGTCGTCTTCGTTGATGCCGTGATAAGTGAACTGGCGTTTTTCGGTGACGTTCGCCCGTGCGCCGCGACCATGAAAGAAACCGCTGAGAATGGTTGTGGTGCGATAGAAGCCCTTTTCGGTCGGATCGGGACGCTCGAAATATATCTTGCGTTGGAACCGAGACTGGAAACTCGTCTCAATCACGAAACATTTGTATGTCATTCGATGTGACCTTTCGAACAAACCCGGAAGAAGTCGAAATCATCTTTGGTGGCGAGACGGACGGTGTCGGTAGCAGGGTCGTACATCGTCACACCGTTCTTCGGATCACGTCCGCCGAGACGAACCGAACCGGCAAGAACTCCCATGAAGGAGAGTTCCGTTGGGATGGTGTCGCGGTTCTGGAAATAACCGAGTGTGTGTCCTTCGAAAACAACATAGACGGTCTTCATTTGCGTATCTCCGATCAGGCGGCGGCTTTTTCAGCCGCGCGCTGCTTGACGATCATCTTCGTGATGGTTTCGATTTGGGCTTTGGCGTCCCATTCGGTGTCGCCGAGACGGACGTCACGGGCATAGCTCATGCCGTATTTCAGTTTGGCGGCTTCAAGACGTTCGGCGTGGCACGCCATCAGAACGTTGCGCCATGCTTGACGCTTTTCTTCAAGAGTCAGGCTCTTGTCGTAGTTGGCGGCAATGGCTTTCTGTTTGACGGCGAAAACATCACTCATGACTGTCTCTCTTTCGTTCTCTCTATGATTAGAAGATAGATGATAACGAAAGAGTCGTCAAGCGGAAATTTGAAATTATTTGAAGTTTTCTTCAGGCGAAATCGCGGTCGCTAACCAAGCCGAGTTCCGCGAAACGTTCGGGCGAGACTGCGATTTGATCTTCCTTCGAATTACCAAGCCGGTATTTCAGCGATTGAGTGAAACCATATGGGTTCGTTTCGTGGACATACATCCACACTTCGCGACCGTTGAAACTGGTGGTAGGATATGCCGCATTGAAGCGAGCACAAAGAACCTGCCACGCGTCCAGCGGATCGGTGAAATATCCGGAGTATCCGCCGCGAAGGCAGTTACCCAAGAAGAACAGACGTTTGGTCATAGTGGTTCCTTTCAAATATTAAGCGGGGATTTCGAAGATCGTGTCCATTTTTGATGTGCGGCTTTCCCGATAACCGAGACCATAGAGGAACAGAGCAATGGCGTTGTTGGCGTTCTCCACCATGACAACCGGCTTATGCTGTTCAAGCAATTTCGCCGCGCCACGCAATGCCGGGAGTTCGTACTGTTCGATATCAAGCCAAAGGAAGTCGAGATTGGCGACCGTGGTAAGGTCATTCAGAGCGATCATTTCAACGGGGATGTCGCCGCTTTCATCGATCCGGTGCATGCCGACGTTTTCGCGCGGTCCCTTGCTCATTTTGGCAGAGCGGGTTTCCTCACCAAGCGCCGAATTGATGGCGATGACGTTTGTCAGTCCGTGGTGTTCGACATTCTTCACGAGGATAGCAAAATTGTCCGGGTCCGGCTCAAAAGTGATGACCTGATCGAATCGCTTCGCCAGAAGGCAGACATAGAGACCACAATTACCGCCCGCCTGAATGACGGTGCGTTTGTTCGGCAGACTATCGACAAAGTCGCGGTGTGAGACGTTCCAATCGTTCAGCGGTCCCCACCAAGCGCCGAAGTCGTCCTTATCCCAATAGAAGCCATCCAAGCCTTCAATGTTTTCGGGTTTAAAAATTATCTGTGTCATGATTTCCCATATGTGATTCGTACCAACTATGTAGATGGGTATACACCCATTCGTGTACGGCGGAACCGAACGGCAATGGCGCGTGTCGGAACATTGGTTCGATCCGTTCGGAGAAGTACAGGCTTGATCCGTCGTGTTGACAGGCACAACCGAGCAACCAACAGGTTTCGTGATTGCCTTCGCTCATCTTGCGATGGACTTCGATGCCGCCATAGAAATACTCGTGGAGACCATAGCCTTCGGGCGACGGGCATGCCCAAACATGAATACCGCCCTTGTCGCCAATTGCCGTCCAAAGGTGAGTATTGTGATTGTCTTCGTTCGCGGCGATGTAGTTATAGACCAGTTCAGTCATCAAATTTCATTCCATAGAGTTCGTCCGGGTTGCCGCCGAACAGAAGTTTCAAATAATGCTGCCTGATCGAAACCTTTTCGAATTGCGCCAAGAGTTCTGAGATATTGTCTTCGTGGGCAATTCGATTGAGAATGTTGATACGCTGATCAATGGTTTCCCGGTAGCGAGCGAAGATGTGGATCAATAGAGCGGATGTGATCCACGCGCTAATGATTACGATGAATTCAATCAATTACGTCAAACTCCATTAGATGGACTTGATCCAAATTCAACCAAAACTGCCGCGCGCCGTATGACTCCCATGTTCCGCCTTGCTTCTTCAGTGTCAGGCACTTGAGCGGGGTTTCGCTGATGTTGAATGTCACGGACGAAAAATCCTTGGCACCCTTGCGAATGTAGACACGGGCGACGGTAAGAACGGTATCCTTCGGGAATGTGATGTCGAATTGGAATTTCTTCCATTCATCCCAAGACGTTCGTTCTTTCGCGGCTTTGTCGTATGTGTCATCATGTAGCTTACGCGAAGACGGATAGTTCATGATGACACCATAGTTGCGACCTTCGTTCAGAACCTTAGCCGTAAAGTCTTCCGTGAGCTTCAGTTTGAAGCCGACATCAGGAATTAAAAATTTCATTCGTGTAATGCCCAACCTTCGACGTGTTTGATGAACTTTTCAACTTGAACGTCCAGTTCAACAAAACGATAGTCGTCACCGGTTCCCGACTGATAGGAGCCTTGAACCGCGACCAGCGCCCGAAGCTTTCCTTTGGCTTCTTCCCAAAGCATTGACTTCATAGCCGCGTCCATCATGAAATTCTTATCGGTCATCACTCATGCCCCACATAAACCAGAACGGCACGAATGCCGACAACCAAAGGGACGCCAGCATTTTCGAATGGGCGCGCTGAAGCTCCATGCTGTAGACGTTTGGATCAATCATTAATCACCACGCGTTCAAGAGCATCGACAATCGCCTTGACCAGTTCCGAGTCGTCATCACCTTCCCAATCAACGTATTCTTCCATTGCCACGGAATAGGCGATCATATCGAGGGCGATGTCTTCCAAGGTGTAGCCTTCGAATAGATAGTCGTTTTCGAGGGCGTTGTGATATTCTTCAAGAACGATTTGTTCGAAGTTAGCAGGAAGGTTCAGTGTCATTCACCGTCCTCAAATGAAACATTGGTGTTGGTGAACGTGACGTCATAATAATTGACACGGTCGTCCACTTCGACAGTCAAACGGAAATGATTGTTCGTGATCGATTCGATGCTCTTGATCTTCTCCGGGAAACTACCCTTGAAGCATTCATATTCGATCACGTTTTTAATTTTCGATAGTGTTTCCGCATTGTTGAGTTCCGCCCAACAAAAGTGAAAAGCGCTTTGTACAGCCATTCCAAAGTTCAAAATCATACCGGTTCCTCTTTACTGTTGATGTAGTTTTCGAGGACCATTGCGGGGATCGTCGCGGTTGGCGTGTTGATAATGTCAACATCATCGGCAAACACATCGCCTTTCTCGTTATCCACTGCGATCAACTGAGGCACCAGCATTCCATCACCACTTTCGATGACGAGGTAATCGAGAGGTAGGTAAGGCATAGCGTCTTCTACGGTGGACAGGCGAACAAGTTCTATGTCGTCCGTCTCTTCATCCCAAACGATAATTCTCATTCACTCACCTGAAATGTATTTGTTGAAAAGATGTTCTTCCAATTCGAACGCTTCGATTTCCCATGGTAGCGTTTCATAGTCGCATTCCAAATCGACGGGCGTGCCCTTCCATGTGTCGTTGAAACGTTCGTTGTTCACGTCCTGCTTGATATGGACCAGTTCATGAAGGATCGTCCGGGCAATCTCTTCGAACTGTTTCAGTTCCGGAGACATGACCACGAAATATTCCCTGTCCCGGCAATCGTGATTGTGTGTGAAGCCAAGGTAGTCTTCGATTTGCTCGAATTCGAAAAACAAATCGATGGTGTTCGGAAGGCGAAGTTCTTTGTAACCGAAATCGACCACACTTAGGAATTCGCGTTCGCTGATCCCGTAAACGTTCTTCACGGAATCGAGAATGTAGACTGTCATCAACGCATTCCTATCTTGACATTCTTAGTAAAGAATTCAGGCGTAAACCCCTGAAATCCGGCGTTCTCGTGGTTCAGTTTTTGAAGTGTGCTTTTGGCGCGTTTCGCACTAATTTTCGAAACTACAACAAATCCGGTGGTACGCTCAACGATCTTACCACCCTGTATGTCATACAGTTGCATATGAGTCCGTCATCCTCTTGTCATGAAATCAGATTTTGTGGGGAAACCGGTGTTCACAATTATCATACAAAAAGAACGGTCAATGCCGTTCTGGATAACCGGGATTTTAGGTATCGCATGATTCGCGCATGGGCGCAAGCGATTATTTTTAAAAATTGGGAGCCGTGGCGATAAAAAGAAGGGTCGCGATGGGGAGCGCGACCGCCATGATTAGAATAATGCGACCGAACGTTTGTGCGGTCATCATTTCGTTTCTTTAGCCTTCAATTCCGCCAACTCGTTTTCAAGTTCAGCGATGCGGTCCTTCTTTTCTTGTTCCGCTTTGAGCATCTTTTTGCGCTGTTCGTCCTTCAGGTCGTTGATCATTAGTTCCCGACGACGGGCGACATCGCGCGTGAAATAGGTCTTGGGAAGGTCGAAGCTTCGGGTATTGTGACACTGCCGTGCGGATATGTCTTGAACGACGTGAACCACATTGCCGGTCCATCCACCTTCGGACCACGATTCGACACCATAGGCAAGATGATATCCGAAGATGTCACAATAATCGCTGAAGACTTCGGCAACGTGTTCATCGGTCAAGAAGTCTTCCGGAACGCGCCCACCACCTTCACAGTGCGGGCATTCGATGTCGCCTTCATGATAGTGAAGGAATTCATCGATCCTTTCGCCAATCTCATAGTCGGCGGCAGAACCTTCCGGGCGCTTCAAAAGAGCGGAAAGGTGTTTCAGGTCATCATTGGTTAGGTTCATTTTATTCGCTTCCTCTGATGTAGACAGATTGTGTGATTTCGGACGGGGTTCTGGCAACATCTTCCCGGATTTGCTTGCGCCATTTGTCGAAGTCTTCAAGCTCGTCTTCATCAAATTCGACGCCGGGATAAAACATGTAGCTGAAATATTCCGCCAATGACTTCTCCAAATCCGCCAAGATGCGTTCGCGGGCTTCGTCTGCCGTCGTGCCGTAGGAAATCAGATGCCCGGAAGCGTATTGCTTTAGGGCTTCAGACCACCAGCGATAGAGCTTGATTTCACTCATCATGATATCCTTTCTACAGCATCGCGAGGAAGCTCATTGAATGGGGCTATGCCTCTCTCACGGGTTACCGCAATGCCATCGCCGACACAACCATATGTCGCGCCCCAATAGGCATAGACGACGTCGCCCGTCTTGAATTCAGTATCCAACCAAAAGCATTCTTCCTTGGTAACATCCCGGATCAGGACGTAGGCGGGTTCTTGTCTCGTCATGGTTCACTTTCCAAATACGGTTTTCGGGAGAGTTTCGGCATCAATCTTTGTGGTGCCGTAGGCATACCACCAAGCGCGATTCGACGGATCGTCGTTACCATTCAGGGCAAGGAACTTGCCGCGATCCACGTTGTCAAGCGCTTCCTGATGGGTGTCGTACGGACCAAGCAACGCGCCGATACGGCGTCCATCAACGATAGTGACGTAATATCCAGTCATTAGAACAACTCCAACTGCTTCTTGGCTTCGATGTTCTCGATACGCTTGGAACGAATTTCGAGGTATTCGAGGGCGTTCATGATGCGACGAAAGAGAAAGTAGTCAGCATTTTCAGCTTCGTTCTTGTCGAACTGTTCGGCGCGGGCGATCCAGCCCTTCACTTCTTTCGGCTGAAGCTGGCAGATGTATTCACCGTCTTGAAAAATGGCAACGCGGTTCTTGGAAAGCTTTTCGGTGGTGTAGACGGGGAGCGACATCGCGTTGCCTTTCGTTTCTCTCTATGATTTGAAATTAGCCCATTATTCAAATCATGTCAACAGCGAATTTCAAATCATATCGAATTCTTTTGAGAATCTAACCATGCGACATGATGGAATGTATCCAAGATTTCCCGCAAGTCTGCCCACACTTCGTTGTAGGACATGCCTTTGTCGAACTGTTCCTGAACGTGATCGGCAAACCGATTGTAGTCGGATGACCGAAGAGCTTTGATGATTGCGTCTTCACGGTCGGTCATTTGCGGGTCGCCTCTAATGCGTCGTTCAGGGCTTTGTAAGTCCATTCGCGACCGTGTTTGAATTCGAAAGCATTCAGGCTCTTGTCTTCCTTGCGGTAGAAGGCAAGAAGACTGCGATCACGAAGCCATTTTATGGCGCGAGTCGCATGAGACTTGGTGACGCCAGTGACCGAAAGAGCGGTCGGGTTATCTTTGTAACTCATTCTTCATCCCCTTCTTCGTCGTTGTCGCCATATTCCGGACGATCTACATACATCACACCATCAGTAAGTTCAACGGAAACCGTATTTACGTCCGGACCCTTTTGTTTCAACTGTTCGATCAGGTCGGACTTGACGAGTTGGACGTACATCACGTCATTGTTGACCAGCATACAGCCATAGACCGGACCTTTGTATGCGCGAAGTTTGGCAATTGCCTTGCGGTTTTTCATATCGAATTCCTCACCACCAGTTCGGTTCGCCAGCGTCGTTGAAGCGGGGAAGCAGTTCTTCGCCCCGGCTGTCGTAGCGGTCGTCTTCGCTGATGCCGTAGCGCCGGGAAATGGCGTCGTCGCTGTCGTCTTCGGCATCGGCGGCAAGGCTGTCGCATTCATCGACATACAGTTGTTCGGCGATCTGTTCGGGTGTCATGCCTTCGGACGCCATTGCGAGGATGCTTTCGATGTAGGAGACTTTCATGACTAAATTCCTTTCAGGCGACGTTGATCTTCAGGACGGAAGCGAAGGCATCACAGCCATGGCGCTTGCGAAGAAACTTGACGAGCTTCAGCGCGCGGTTGCGTTCGCGAAGCTTTGAGGAAAGCGGGCGGCTATAGGAATTGCCGCTATAGGCGCGAATCTCATACATCTTGCGGGTTTTCATAACAAAAGCCTCTTGTTTCTCTCTATGATTTGAAATTAGAGGAAACAAGAGGCTATGTCAACAGGGAATTTGGAATTAAATGAAATTATTTCTGCGTGGTGTCGTCTGTACCGAGAATTTTACCGGTAAGGAGATAATGTTCGATCACGGTCGCCGTGTGGATCACTGATCGGTTATCCCAAGGCATAGTAGCGCGATGATAATCCAATGCTCTGTCTACTGCGAACTTGCGAAGTTCTATGTGGTCATTCATTCTTATTTAAATCCTTCAAAACTTGGCGCTTTGTCGCGCCGTCTCTTCTTTCCGCCATCAAATGGCGCGTCTTCTTCATCCCATCGACTGCCGAAATCTGAGTTGTCCATCACTGGACGATCCGGCATGATGCCGTTTTGTGCCGTATCTTCAACGTCATAAAACCGCATTTTCTTGCGGTCCAATCCGATCACGAATCGGGCGGTTTCCGCTTTGTCTCCCCAACGATTTTTCAATTGTTTGATCATGACTTGTCCGATTTGGTCCAGTTCTTCGGTTCGTATGAGGGCGAACATCATGTCGGCGACATATGTCAGACCGATAGATTCGGACGTGTCAGTAAGATCGATATCGGAATTGCCAATGCCGTTTCGGTTCGTCTGTGTTGCCGTGAAGATCGGCACGTTCATTTCTACCGCAAGACCGCGAAGCTCTTGGGCAATCGACATGACAAGCTGAAATGAGTTGACCGAACCACCCATTTTCATCCGCGACGACGCACAAATGTTGAGATAGTCAACATAGATGACGTCGGGCTTGAATTTCTTCTTCAGCTTCAGTTCATTGATGAAGTGGCGGAAATGCCCGACGTGAGCGGATGCGGTCGGATATTCCTTGATAACCAGCTTGCCGGTTGTCTTGCCCCCTACCCGCGCCACAAGGTTGCGGTAAGTTTCTTTCGGAAGCCCGCGAAGTTCATCGATATGAACATCAAGCAAATTAGCGTCGATACGTTCACGAGTCATTTCCTCACTCATTTCGAGTGTGAGATAGAGAACGTTTAGACCGGCTTGAAGATTTGCCGCCGCAAGGTGAGTAAGGAACAGAGACTTACCGGCGTTGGTCGGTGCCATCGCGACGATCAACGACTTGCGACCAACTCCACCCTTGGTGATTTGGTTAAATTTTTCCAAATCCCATTCGATTTTCTCTTCCTTGCGATGGTAGTAATCGTATTGGTTTTCCCAATCGTCCAGATAGTCGTGACCAAGATGAGCATCGAACGACACGGCTAAGGCATCGGACAGGAGAGTTGGTAGAGCGCCCTTATCCAAATCGTTGGACTTGCCATCAATCACGGCAATGGATTTGCGCAAGGCATTGACCAGTGCGCGGTCTTGACAAAACTTCTCTGTTTCGTTGACCAACCATTCGGCATCCGACAATGGATCGGGCTTCAGGTTATCAACGATGGTAGCGAGACTTTCGAAGCGTTCTTCGTTGATCTTTTCGTCTTTGTGGAAGGTTAGTACAATAGCCTCTTTTGAGGGAAGGCTATTGTACTGCGCGGTAAACGATTGAATCGTGTTGAAGATGTACCGTTCGTCTAAGTCTAAGAAGTATTCGTCCTTGATGTAAGGGAGTACCTTTCTGGCATACTCGTCATTGTATACCAGATTACTTAGAACGATATTTTCTATCAAGCGTCGGTTTCCTCGCTTTCTTCCGTCTGTGCGGATTCGTGATCGACGTCGAGTTCACCCAACTGGAACTGACTCTTGACGTATTCCTTGAACTTGGGATGGTTGATAATGCTACCCCAAAATTCCTTGTTGCCGGTCTCTTTCATCCGGTATTTTTTGTCTTCGATTTCACCCGTGTCCGGATCGACCTTGGAATACCAGCCGTTAGACGGCTTGACCACAAAGTTTCCTTCCAAGGCAATGTCCATAAGACCGGAATACCTTGACACGCCGCCTTCGTAGAGAACGGTGAATGGAAGCTTTGCTTTTTCCTGAACGAAGCGGGACTTTTCGACGTTGATCGTGAAATTCCAGCCGATCAGTTCGGTGCCGTCCTTCTCCTGAGACTTGGTGATGATCAGGATGATGTTCGAAGAATAGATGCCGCCCGAACCACCGGAAACGATGTTCTTCGGGTACATCGCCCCTTGTTCCTTGTAGACGTGCTGAATGGCGATCAGCGGAATGTCCTTGATTGTCAGGTGCGGAGTGACCAGACGGAAGAACTTCTTCAGCATCTTGGCGCGGGTCATATCGACCGTGCCCTTGCCTTCCTGCGCGTCTTCGACTTCCTTCTTAGAAGCGATGTTGCCGAGCGAGTCGATCATGATAACGACATGGTCGCCACGTTCGACCTTCTCAAGACGCGACACCACGTCAAAGGTCATGCCTTCAATGTTGGTGGTCGGGATGTGGATGATCCGTTCAGGATCGATACCAAACGCCTTCAGATATTCAGGAGTTGCGCCGAATTCGTTGTCATAGAACAGACAAACCGCGTCGGCGAATTTTTCGAAATATGCCTTCAGCATGTAGAGCATGAGAAGGGTTTTGAAGCTCTTCGACTCGCCCGCAACCAAGGTAACCCCTGATGTCAAACCGCCATCGATATCGCCGGAAAGAGCGATGTTGAGCGATGCCAGATTGGTGGATGCGAGAAACTTTTCGTTGAAGATTTTCGACTTAGAGAGAATTCCAGCGGACTTTTCAACACCCGCTTTCATCATTTTATCGAGTAGTGACATATAGTTGTATTAACCTCTTGTATATTTTGTATGATATACAAGCCATTCACAATGGATGCTTCAGATAAGCTCTTCCATTCCCCGCCAGAGGCGGTAATCATCTTCTACCAGCTTGTAATAGTTATCTGTCGTAGCAAGGGAATTCAAATATTCCACGATCAGATTACCTATGTAGGTGTTGCGGACGTTCTCACAAATAAGGACGTCCGCGCAATATTCACGATTATAGTTATCAACGCCTATGATTTTCATTTCTTCTTCTCACGATTTGGGAACATGCGCTCTATTAACTGTCAAGACAGTTTTTCGCGAGATTTCATCGACTCTTGAGCTTGTTTGCGGCTCACTTCCGCCCAATCATCCCGTTCCCACGGGCGTTCTTGGTCCATGATGCTACCCATTTATGATTTCCTTTCCTTAGAAACAGTCCAGTGTTGCGCGATGTTCAGTTTCCCAACCGATAACACCTAAAATCTTTGTCATCGGGTCGAGGAAAGACTTCTCAAACTGCATGTTATAGTCAATGTACGCGGCAAGATCGGAGAGTTCCGGAGGGAGTTCGTCCGGGCACGTAATCACCTTGTCCATGGTCGGATTTGGCTGCTTCAGGTAGGAGAAGCGAATCTTGTCGCCGTCGCGAAGCTTTGGATGTGTCTTCGACAGTCCGCGCTGTTCGATTAGATCGTTATAGATCAGAGCGCCCTTGACTTGAACCGGCGTGCCGGACTTCCAACGGGCGATTGGATCGTGGTATTTGGTTATACCGTTCAGACCACGCGGGAAGGCAACCCTATGGAAGGGAAGTTTGAAGAATTCCTTGCGGAACTCGTCAATGTAGTCGATCAGGTCATCATTCGAGCCGTTCATGACGATCTTGAATGCGTCCTTAATCTTCTCACGACAGATAGCCGGTGTGGACGAACGCACAACCTCAAGACCGGTGAACTTCAGCTTTGGCGTTTCGAAACGCACGCCTTCGGTGTCATAGATGTTGAGAATGTAACGCTTCTTGCCGGTCCAGATGCCACGATCAGCGATTGATTCGCGTTTCATGTTCATCTTGACGGCATAGGCATTGGTGTAGTCGGCGATCCGGTTGAAGACCTTCTTCAGGAAGGGTTCAAGCGCTTCCTTACACATCTTGTCGATGAAATCGACCGTCTCGTGTTTGGTCTTGCCTTGACAGAACTTATCAACGATGCCCTTGAAGTGGACATACATCGAATCGGTATCGTTCGCAATTATATAATCTACGTCGCCAGAGTCAATGATTTTATTGAAATATTGGTTGGTTTCTGTAGACGTGATCTGAATGACCATCTGCCCGGATGTGGTGATCGCTTCGGCAAAGTCCTTGTTGGTCCAGCGGAAGAAGGCATTCGCCAGAGCACCATAAGCCGAGTTCAACAGAACCTTACGGGCAAGCTGAATGGTGTCATAGAGGATTGACAGCTTCTTATATTGGACGTCCTTGGTTTCTTCGTACTTTGCCTTGTTGGCAATCGACATCCCCTTGAACTGCTTACGTTCCGCATAGAACTTTTCCATCAGTTCCGCAAGGAAGCCTTGCTTGTCGCGACTCCAAAGCGTTCGGTTCGGGCAAATCGCCAGATTGTTGGACTTCAAATAATTCCGAATTTCGGGATCATTCAGAGCGCCGTTGATGATCGAATCAACCGACAAGTCACCACGGTTGAGCTTGCCACGATACATTTCCGGAGAAATGTTATACTGCATGATCAGGTGTGGGTAGAGCGAGTCCAAGTCTTCCGACACAACCCATTCATATAGACCGGGGATCGGTTCCTTAACGTAACCGCCCGCGAATTCCTCACCACCAATCGAGGGAGAGAACTCCGGAACAACGATGTTGCGCGACATGAGAAGATTGTGAATGATCACATCCCATGTCTTCACCGGGGAGAACGTGTCTGTATAGTTGATCTTTGCTTCGTACGCAACCGCGAACACCAGCATGATCAGCTTCAGCTTATCCTCAAGAAGGTCAATGACCGTCGTGTCTCGAATGTTGTATTCGACATAAAGCTGATAGTTTTCCGTGTAGAGACTGTGAAGCGAGCCGTACTCGGAATAATCGATCTTGCCGACTTCCAATTCTTCCGCTTGGGCGATGGTGTCCAGCTTGTAGTTTTCGCGGGTGACGAAGGTCCATTTCCGATAAAGGTCGAGGTAGTCGAGAACGTCGATACCATAGATGTCGTAGACTTCGTATTCCGTCTTGTTCTTCGTGTCTTTCTTGGTCTTGCTGTTGATGATGCCCCATGGAGACAGCTTCTTTGCCCACTGTTCCGACAGAATTTTGATGATCCTGTTGACCAGATAGCGAATATCGAAGCGTTCGACGTTCCAGCCGGTAATGACGTCCGGATCAAGCTTCACCCATTCCTCAACAAAGGTCATGAGTAGGGATTCTTCATCGTCACATTCGACATAGCGAACATTGGACAGATGCGGGACATAGTCGCCGCCGCGCTTCAGGTGTGCCGCCTTGTTGCCAATAACGACATATTCGCCTTTGAGCGACATGGTGATAACGGTAATTTCCTTGTCGGCAAGTTCCGGTTCAGGGAACCCATCGTTCGACATGGTTTCAATATCGAGGGAGACGACATTGATGTACTCCGGGTCAAATTCCCCGGAGTAGCTGTCATTCATGAAAGGATATTGGAAGTTGGTCATTCCATGATATTCGAAGCCATGGACGTCTTTGTATCTTTCAACAAATTCGTTGGCGTCTTTCATGGAATCGAAGTCGATCTTGACGACTGGTTTACCAAAGACGGTGTGATATAGGTCTTCGGTGGAAGTTCCTTCCTTGGCAGATATGAACAGATAGGGCTTGTATGGCACCTTTAATCTTGTTCGTTTGCCGTTGTGTACTTCCTTTACTAAAAGTTCCTTGCCGTACTTACGTACGTTCGTATAAAAGAGCAAATTTCCTTTCCTGTTTAAACGCCAGTGCTACCTAGCCCGCCTGTCCTTTCTCCGATTGTGACCGGATTTTCGGTGACCACCATGAATTTATTGCTGATGGTTTCGTAGAGTTCAGCTTGTGCGATCCGGTCGCCATTTTTGATGACAAACGGTATGTGGGAGTTGTTTTGAAGCATCACGAACGTTTCGTCCGGATAGTCTTCATCAATCACCGCTTCGGCATTGGCAAGAGTGATGCCATGCTTCCAAGCGAGACCAGAACGCGGATGAATGCGCAGCGAATAGCCTGTCGGGATGCCGAAGACAAAGCCGGTCGGGATCAGAGCGCGTTCATGAGCGGAGAGAACGAATTCCAAATCGGAATTCAGCGGACGTTCAATCTTTTCATTATAAGCGTTGAACACCTTGATTACAAGGTCTTTTTCGAAAGCAGCGGCAAGATCGAAACAAGCGGAACCGGATGTTGCGCGGGCAGGAACGACAGCCGATTCACGAAGCTTGAAGAGTTTAAGAACTGGTTTGATGAAAATTGAATCGTTAAACACGTAGTCGTCCATTATTTACCGCCAACGCTGTATTTGCTGGTAAGGGTCCAGTTGTCGCGGTCCTTGAAGGGAATGATTTTGATATTTGACATGGAAGCCTTCGGGGTGGTCACCGGAGTGACGATCTGGACCAGTCCCCATTCTTCCAAGAGAGAAGCAATCGTGTTGCGTCGGGCGGCATCTTCTTCACTGAAGGTGGTTTCCTTACCGTCCATGATAAACAGTTCCTTGAAGTGAAGGATAGCGTATCGACCGCGCTTGTGGAGAATATGACAAGACTGAGTCAGTGTATTTGTCTTACGGGAAGCCACGCCAATACGAGTCAAAGTCTCTTTGATCTTCAGGAAATCCTCTGAAGACTTTAGGTTAATTTCGACACCCAAACCCCTGAAGAGTCCAAGATTGTCATCACTATGTTGCATTTTAAGTATTTCCGCCTGTTGTATAAGTCTGCTTGATCTTTTCAATTTCTTCATCGGGGAGAAGGTCGAGGTATTCTTTCCCGATGGTTTTGTTGACGTTGTAATGATTACAAATTAGTTCCAAGTTTGCCGGATCAACCGATTTGTGCCATTTGGCGAATCGCTTCTTCTTCCTTACGGAATTGAGCAAAAATTCGTACTGAGGGCGATTGTCCAAGTGGTGATTGATGTTCATTAGATTAGCATGAAGTACCGTGTCAATGTGGTACGACAGCGCCACGTTGGTCAAATAGGGATTATACCCCGATTCGGCGTGATCGTCATCTTCGGTGCCGCGCATCATCGATTCGCGGCTGGAATTGATCGAATTTACGTAATCGAAGACTTTATAGCCGGTCATCGTCATAAACTCCATACTCATCAAAGTCTGTTGGGTCCGGCTGTCGGATTCCATCCTCAATCTCTTGAGCGATTTCATCCAAGCATGGTTGACAGATGAATGTGGAAGACGTCCCTTGGAAACCATCCTCTTCGGTGTATCGATACCAAAGCTCTTTCATCGCGTCTTTGGCGTAGATGTGATCACACGCGATACAGGGTGCCCGCTTTGACGGGAAGAATTTTAGCAACCAATTAAGCATTCCAATCACATTCCGCCATCAGACTGGCGCATGCCGCCACACGGTTGATTTCCGAGTTGGCAACAAACGCTTCCTTGTATTGATATTCAGCAAGGACGATGATCGCGGACGCGAGCGACGACGTTCCCTTCAGGTGTACCGGCAGATTGTCATAGAGCGCTCGATAAAGCGAGGCAGAGTCCACGTCCGAATTTTCCGCAATCCACTTCCGGACTTCGGTAAATTGCTTGGTCTTCATCAGGTCGATCAGCGTCGTGATGTTGTCGCCAACCGTCGTGCGCGCCAGAATACCGATGTCAATTTTACCGGTCTTGGAGTAGCGCTGAAGCACGTTCAGGACGCGGCGGAAGTCCGGGAAAAAGTGCTGTACGAGTTCAGCCACGGCGGGCTTGTCGTACGGAATCCCTTCCGCGTCAAGCATTTCCAGTATTCTACCGAAGAATTTAGCCGCAATTTTGGCACGTTCGTCCTTCGGCACAGAAAAATCGACCGGGGGACACCGTGACAGGAGCGGTTCGATGATCTTGTTCTTGAAGTTTGCTGTTAGGATGAAGCCCGCATTCAGCGAGAATTCTTCGATGAAGTCGCGCAAACCTTCCTGAAGCTTGGGGGTCATGCCGTCTGCTTCTTCAATGATCACGAACTTGCGACCGCCCGCAAACGACACGGTGGACACGAAATCTGTGATTTCAGTCCGGAGTGCGTCAATACCCTTGGTAGAGCCGTTCAATGTAATATAATCCGCGCCGATTTCCTTAACCAGCGCACGAGCAACCGTGCTCTTACCGATGCCGCAACTTCCCGCAAAGGTCATGTTGGGCAAGTCGCCTTCAGAAACCATCTTCTGAAAGGACTTGCTCAACTCTTGGGGAAGGATGACGTCGGAAATCTTTTGCGGACGATATTTCTCACTCAAAAGATATTCCGACAATCTCTTATGCCTCTACCGGGGTTTCGGTCACTTCCGGTTCTGTACTATCCGGGGTTTCAATCGCACGGGTCAATGCATCGTAGATACTCGAAACAACGGCGTATTCTTCAAGCTTGAAGGCGCTACGTTCAGCCGCCGCGCGGATGACCAATTGAGCACCTTTCAGAAGTTCAATCGTAACGAGCGAATGGGTAATTTGAGTTTCAGACATATTTTAGCGTTTCCTTTCAGATTCAACGGCGATCCAGTAAGTCACGGTGTCGGACTTGAATTCGGCAATATTCGTGCCAAGTGACACATGATAGTCGCCTTGGATCAATTTCAATTTGGTGGTGGAGATTTCAACACGCTTACCGGTGCCGCTTTCCGTAGCCGGAAGCACGACCGAATAAACGTTGGTGGTCGGGTTCTTCTTGTCGGTGGTGGAGATTGTCACCGAACCGTCGCCGGATGGTGTAAACTGAATGTCCGACAATTGTAAGACCGAAGCGGCGTTAATCAGATTTTTAATTTCAGACCACGAAATATCAAACTCTGTATGAACGCCATCAACAGGGAGCGAGTCCTTGGCGGGTGTCAGGATCAGGTTTTCGGCGGCAAAGGTGTAATGAACCGAGCGCTTGCCATCGGAGATTGCGAAATAACCATTCTCAAACTTGACTTCCGGGTCGCTGAACAGTGTCAGCGACGACAGGAATTGAGCGATGTTATAAATCCCGGCGTCACCATCAATCGTATCTTCGATTGTCGAGACCGCCATGACGTCCTTTTGCGGCGAAACGGTCTTGATCAGGTTGCCCTTGCGGAGCATGACGGACGGGTTGATTGTCGAGAAGTTTTTCAGTATCGATAGTGTCTTTTCGTTAAATTTCATTCTTCTGTTTCTTTTGCGTAAAACTTATCCATGGATTCTTCCGTTGCGGTCGGGCTTGCGTCAATCGAAGCCAAATGCGGAAGCGATCCCTTGAAATGGTAGGTGCCAATATGGGTGAGAGACATCCACGGGCAAAGCCAGACCTTCAAACCCGCCTTGCGGGCATTCTGGCAAAATAGGTAGTCTTCGGAGAGATACCGATTGGACGACGCCTTTTCGCGTGCCTTCAGGTCAACAATCTTCTGCTTGACACCTTTGAGCGCCTTGTCATTCTTGGCGTTCAGGACTTCCGACAGGATTTTGTTGACTTCCGCGTCATTGTATCCCCGGTCAATCTCGCAATCAAAATATGCGTAGATTTGACGCGAGCCGTCGAACGACTCGTTGCGGACGTGGTCCGGGCGGTAAAAGTTTTGGGGATACTTCTTTGCGTAGGTTTCAAAAACCGAACGCTTGATCATCATGAAACCAGTACCGGCTTCCATGACTTCAACGGGTTCGTCAACTTTAAAGGATGTGACACCGTTTGCCAAGTTAAAAACGAAGTCACCCACATAATTTTCGAGTTCCTTCGGATTCTGGATATTGACGGTCCGGGCGGCTTTCAGGATTTTTTCAAACGCCAGAGCCTTCTTCGGATAGGGACCGCACACAATGTCCATGTCATTGCTTTCGTCACAAAGGTGGAGCAATGTCAGGACGTCCTTCCAACCGAATTCAATATCGGCGTCGATGAACAGCATATGTGTACAATCGGAGCGAAGGAACTCGTCAACGCAATAATTACGAGCGCGTTGGATCAGGGACTCGTTAAAGATGAAATAAGACTGAATTCCGATCCCGTGACCGGTACAGACCATACTCAATTCGTTCAGTGATTTGGCGTAAGCACCGGTACACATGCCGCCGTACATTGGCGTGCTCAAGAAGAGCTTCTTGTGTTGTAGGTCGCCAGTAGTGAATTTAATCTCCACTTATGATTTGTCCTCTTTCATTTCGAGCGGTAAGACGTCCTTCAGACCATCCTTCCGCGACATATTTTGAAATATCTTCATATTTTACTCGTTTATGTTTTCCGTCTTTATTGATCCAACGACGCCCATTACAGCTATCACGGGTCTCGTAGCACGAACGATCAATGTGCTTCATAGCCTCTTTGGTGCGTTCGGATATCAATTGACGTTGTTCGTCGGTGTATCGTCCAGTCACGCCCTTATATGGATTTTGCTGAACTCCGGTCTTACCTTCATTCCAAGGAATGCGACCGACACCCATGAAGCCTTCGCTTGTGCCGCCCGGATTTCTTTGATTAAGGAAATCTTTTCGCCGACATGCGCCAATTCTGCGAAGGACTTTGATTTCCCATAGACGAGCTTCCAAGGGGGTTTCGAATGTTCGTCGCACCTGAATGATATCGGGTTCGCCATAAGCTTCCCTCATTCGTGCGACGTGTTTGGAAGATGTCCAGTAATTCGTCCAAAGATCAGAAGGGTCACAACCCTGTCGATAAGCAGAACCGTAATAGTATTTCTTTTGCTTCGACCAACCGATAAAATATGTATAAGGTTTCAATTTCTACTCCCATGTATGGAACACGGAAGTATTTAGTAAATCCATACATGGGAGAGATTTCAGTCTTCCAAAATGGAAGAAAATCCTTTCTCTTTCACAAAGTTGATAGTCCGGTTGAATTTTTCGCTCAATTGGTCATTCTTGTGGGAAATGACAAAGATGTTCGTGCCATCACCAAGCGAGTCGAAAATTTCCATCAGAAGGTCAACACCGGTAGTGTCAAGGGAGCCGTCGAACACTTCATCCATGATCAGCAGATTGGTGGACATGGATGACCGGAGGCGGGAGACTTCCCGCCATGTCAGCAACAGAGCCAAGTCGATCTTTGCCTTTTCGCCTTCGGAGAATGACGCATAAGAGAACACGTCGCGATGGCGGGATTTAATCGTCTCGTTAAAGTTTTCGTCCAGTTCGAAATTCACGAAGAATTCCAGCTTTTCGAGGTACTTGTTCACGAGCGAATTGATGACCGGGATGTATTGCTTGATAATGGCAGACTTGATACCGCCGTCCTTCAGGAGCGCGGAAGCGACACCAAGAATGTCGCGATCTTCAAAGTTTTGATTTTGAAGAGACTGCTTGTCAGCAAGTTCCTTGTTCAGGAGAGCGACATCAACAAAATCGTTCGACTTCTGGCGTTGGGTCGCTTTTTCAAGTTCCCGTTGGGATGAAGCCGCCGATTTTTGAAGTATGGTTATAGTAGCATTTTCTTTGGTAATGTCAAGCTGAAGTTTCGAAATTTCCTGTTGAATTTCAGCCACTTCCCGCATCTTCTCTTGCGCGGTAGCAATCTCCTGAGACAGCAATTCAAAGCTGTCTTCAATCTCTTTCACCTTGTCGGAACGGTCCTTGATTTCTTCCGCCTTGAAGTGCGACTCAATCGACTGCTTACAGGTCGGGCAGTTGTCGTTCTCCGAATAGAATTTGATTTCCTTTTGAAATCCCTTGATCTTCGTGTTCAGACTGCTTTCGAACTGTTTCAGCTTCGTGAGCTTCGTTTGAGAGAAGCCAACCGCTTCCATCTTGGTAGTGAGACGGGCGACCTTGTCCATCATGTCGGCAATGATATCTTGCGCGTGCTCGATATCTTCGTTGAATTGCCGGACCTTGTCGCGAAGGTTGGACAGTTCGTCCGCATGGAGCGTGCGGATCGTTTCGTTGTACTGGTTTGCGGAATCGATCTTCTGTTCCAGCAAATCCATTTCGTATTTCAGGTCTTTGATCGATTCCTTGTTGGCGTCAACCCGCTTCTTCAGGAGCACGTTCATTTGGCTGAACACCTGAATGTCAAGAAGGTCTTCGATCACTTCCCGGCGTTGCGGGGTCGGAAGCTGCATGAACGGCACGAACGAAGCGGAACCGAGCACGACAATCTGAGAGAACGATTTGATGTTCATCTTCAGAATGGTGGTTTCAAGCGTTGCCTGATAGTCCTTGTTTTCGGCATCCTGATTGATCAACACGCCTTCGCGGTAGATTTCAAAGATGTTCGGCTTCATGCCCCGAACGATCCGGTACAGCACGCCATTGGCAGTGAATTCGCCTTCAACCAAGAGACCAGAACCGGTCTGCGAGCAAATCAACTGTGGTTTGTTGATTTTTCTGAAGGGTTTACCAAACAACAAAAACGTCAAGGCATCCAGAAGGGTGGACTTACCGTTGCCGTTTTTACCCGCAAGGCGGGTTTTGGAATGAGTATCAAGACGGATTGTAGTAAAGGCGTTGCCGGTACTCAATAGGTTTTTATATTTGATGTAGTGGAATATTATCAAAGTCGTATTTTCCCTAAATAAGCCGCAACCATTAAAATATTTGTTGAGGTTTATTTACTTGAATTACATTTATCTACTTGTGAACCGCGTCAATTGTAAAGTCTATGTCGGTGTTACCAACAATTATGACAAGAGAATGCGGGAACATTCTTATGGGCGATATGGTATTATCGGAAGAGCCGTCAAGAAATACGGCTGGGAGAACTTCGATTCATATATCCTTGCCGAGACTGAAGACCGAGAATTGGAGAAGTTCTATATCGCTCTATTTAGCAGCAAAAATCGTGACTGCGGATATAATCAGACTGATGGCGGGGAAGGTTCCCTTGGTTACGATCCGTCTCCTGATACGCGAGCTAAAATGCGAGCGGCGAAAGTCGGAAGGAAAATGTCCGAAGATCATAGAAGGAAGATTTCCGAATCAAACACGGGTAGGAAGGTTTCGGAAGAGACACGTACCAAGATCGCAGAGCGACTGAAGGGAAACCGGAACTTCGAAGGTCACACTTTCAGTGAAGAGACCAAGAAGGTATTGTCGGATCAGAAATCGAAACATTATACCGTTGTTTCCCCGGACGGTGTCAAGATTGACATTTTCAATATGCGGAAATTTTGTTTCGAAAATAACTTGACACCGTCCGCCATGTCACTGGTTATTCAGGGAAAGAAGCCTCACCATAAAGGTTGGACCATCCCATCTGACTAAGATATGCCTCTATACTAGCAAGATGGATCATCATATTGGAAAATTCAAAGGAATTGTAGACAATTAACGAACCGCCATTACGTTCATCAAGCAATTTTGCATAGAGTCGAAGGGCTTCTGAGGTAATTACAATAGGTTGTTTCATTCAAGAAAATCCGGGATATGTGTGGTGCCAGTGTCAGATACAATATGTCTTAGGATGGAAAACGGCATTCGTTTAAAAGGTTCATCAGGCGCTTCTTCGGGAAGGTTCGGGAGAATGAACGGCAAGAAAATCATGACGGGTTTGTCTTTGTCCGGTCGCATTTCATATTGCTGTTGAGGGAAGGCAAATTCCGGAAGTGTGGGGTTCCTTTCCTTATAATCCCTGTACAGAGCGTCTAACTCTTCGATGGTGATGGATGTCATTCTGTGTCGTTCTTCCTGCGGAGTTTGAAAATTTCGCTGGACGGTGGAGCCATCGGGGAGATGCCAACAAGGTCATGCGGCATGGCTGGCATGACTCTGTCGGTCACCACTCGACTGTTGGCTTCGAAATTTTCGATCATGCCGTGTGCGTCCTTATGAATAAACATAGGCAAGACGATGTGGATGTAAGGAAGGAAGCTGGTTTCGCCGATGTATCGCTTGATTTCGATACGGTGATCCGGATTGTTCTTTTCGATTAGGTCGGCAAGATCACGAAGAGCTTCGACGGTGATGTATTCCTTTTCTGTAGTCATCAATTGAATGTCTCTTTATACAGACTTTGTAGGAGTTCATTGACGCGGGATTTGTCCGCCTTGACTTCGATAGACTCGACATATTTCTTCATGATCGTCGGTGTGTCTTCGGCTTCGTCAATGATTTGCGCTTCGTCATGGACGATCCTCATTGTTTCATCAATGATTTTCACGTCCAGCGCCCCGGCTTCAGCGAGTCGGTCCAGCAAAATGTCAAAAATGTAGGGGTTGTTTTTGCGGCGCACCATCAGTTTGAGCGCCTTAGAGCGGACCACTTCTAAGTCCAAAGACTGTATGTCGTCAATGGTCATTTCGGTGTCATCGTAATAAATTTTATGGAACATCCGGAACGGGTTCTGATAGAACTTCAGTTCGCGCGTCTCGGTATCGAAGATATGGAAGCCACGCTTGCCGTTGTAATCGCCCCATGAGGTTTCGGACGGGGAGCCGAGATATTTGATGTTGGCGTATTCGGACGGGTGGTGAAAGTGCCCGGACCAGACGGCTTCATATTTGGAAAATACGTTCTTGTCTATGCCATGGGTACAGAGCGAACCGGGGGTCATTTCAAATCCGGAGATTTCGAAGTGACCAAGTACGACGGCAGCGGAGCTTTCCGACAGGGTCTTCATCGACAGGTCGCGGTTCTCGTCACTGATCCACGGGCACAGTAGGAAGTCGAGACCGTTGATTTCGACCGTTTGAGGACCGTTCCAATAGAGCTTCAGTCGGTCCCCTTGAACACCACCATAGAGGATGTTTAGGGCGTTGATCTGATTGGTATCCCGGAAGAAGACGTCATGATTGCCAAGAATGATGTGCGTTTCGTAGCCGCCTTCAGCCAACCGGTTCATGAACATGTCGTCCATCTGATCGGCGGTCCTGAAATTGATGTATTTGCGACGATCCACCAAGTCGCCGCCGTGAAGGACGTGGGTGACTTTTTGCTTTTCCAGTTCCGGGAAGAAGCATTCGCGGTAGAAACGACGCTGGTTATCTAAGAAGTCCTGTCCGTCGTTTCTTGCCCCGAAGTGTGTATCCGTGATAATTGCTACTTTTGTCAACGACGGTTGTCCCGCTCTTTCTCGAATTGTTCGACGGCGGCACCAGTAGCCTTGTAGATTTTTACGAGGGTGTCGTAATAGAATTGGCGATAGTTGAGATTTTGTTTCGTGTCAGTCGCCTTGCTGATAATGTCTTGAATATTTACGGGGATCATTTTCACTCACTCGATATCAAGCAATCCTTTCTGCTTGGTTACCTTTTTCAGTTCCTTCTTCGCTGCCATCCGGGCTTCAAAGTCGCGAACGAATTCGTTCATGTAGTCTGTGTTGATATTGAAAGCGCTATCATTCAGAGTTCCGTCGTTGATGTCGCCTGAGTTGACATTTTCGAGCATGAAATTTTCCAATGATTTGAACTTTACGTAAAGCTGATACTTTTCCTTCTCAATCCGGCGTAGGAACGCATAGTGCGTCACTTGGGTGAAATAGGCGAAGGGGTTCTTGCCTTTTTCCGGATCGAAGGATTCCCAATAGAGAATGCAGTTTTCAAGGGCGTCGTACACCATTTCCTCACGGAACACGTACATACCGAACTGCGGTTTGCGGGAATATTTTTCAGCGATTTGAAGGAAGCATTTGCCGATGTAATCGGGAAGGATGGGGTCTTCTTTTCCTTCAGCCCGTGCCTTTGCGAGGTTGGCGCGGTGGATAATCAGTTCTTCAAGGAACTTTTGATTATTGATGTAATTGACTTTACGTTTACGCTTTGGTTTTGTATCATCTATAAGTGCTGTTTCAGTCATTAAACCTTTCTCTTAGAGTTCTGATTATATTAAAATAATGTCAACAGGAAGTCAAGGGAAATCTCGCCTTCGGCTCGATGGCTACGCCACATTAATTTGAATAATTGAAATTAGGGCTTGACAGGTCTGAAAAACTCTGTATAATCAGGAATGTCCTGTATGAGATATAATAACTACTGAATCTAAAGGATCAGGAAGAATGAATGAATCAATGAAACCAGAAGATAATGAGCGAAGCGAATTCCGAGCGCAGTGAGGACTGTCTGTGTACTTCCATCGGCAGAACGTGTGTACACGGTGGAATATTATGTCCGTGGGTGTCCCGGCAGGACGAACTCCAAAAGATACTGAACGAAATCGGTGACAACGTTATGCCGTCATATCGTCGCTTCTGATCTTATTTAGTGGACAGTTTTGTTCTCTTCAGTCAGGAACATGTTTTCCAGTTCATCATCTTCGACACCGTCGAGATTGCGGATTTCATCCCGCTCACGAACTGATTCCAGAAACGCATTGTAGAATTTGTCGGCTTGTTCGTTGGCACTACCAAAGAAGTAGGTGTCTTTCAAGTCGATATTCACATCCTTATGATCGGAATATGCGACCCAATAGCGGGCAATGGTGGAGCCTGATTCCATGTCCACATCAAAGGTGATCGCGCCTTGGACATAGACCACCGAAGATTCCACATCCATCAAATCTTGATCGTCAACGACGCCAAGCAGTTCTTCACCGGTCTTCAGCTTTATGTAATAAACGTTCAAGTTATTTCTTCGTCCTTTAGGTCTACTGAGAGGATGTCGTAATCGAAGCCTTCTTCCGCATAAAGCTCGATACGAGCGCGGAGGTGACGCATGGCGTGATTCTGGTAATCCGCCGATGCCATGTTGTCGCCTATGTCGTAGAGCGTCGATTTCGTATTATTTATGCCCCTTCGCAGGACGCGCCCGATAGACTGAAGGTTCCTGATCTTGCCCTTGGACGGATGAGCGAAAATTAGATTATCGAGGTTGATGATGTTGATGCCCCGCTGGAATACGCCATAGGTCGCGACGATGATGACATTGTTATTGGCTTCGGTGATCCTTCGGACTTCTTCACGGAAATCGGTCGAATCCTTGCCCGACACGAACAACACCTGTTTGCCTTCGGTCTTCAATAGATCGACAAGCTCTTTGGCTTGCTTGTCCACGAACTGTGTCAGGATCAGCGTGTTGCCTTTCAGGTTCCACGCCAGATTGCGAATGAACCGATTACGCGCCGCACACTGGACGATATAATCAATTTCCGTCTGATAGTCCTTCTTCCGCATTACCTTCTTGACGCTATCCGAATAATTCAGGACAATTGATTTAATATTGAATTCGACAAGGGTGCCGTCTGCGATCAGCGTCTTCGTATCGACAATCGGGATGATCCGCCCGAAGAGACCGGTCAACACCAGTTCGTTACAGAGAGCGCCGTCAAGCGTACCGGTAAAGCCGAGCTTGTATTCGCATTCCGGTGTCTTCTCCATGATTTCGATCAGCGACTTCGCCTTGAACTCGTGGCATTCGTCGCCAATGATACATTCGAACCGGGAGAACCATTGTTGCGGCTGTTTGTAGATCGACTGCCATGTGGAAATGACGACTTCAGCCTTGATGTTCTTGTCCACGCCGCCTTCGATCTGATGCATGGTGAACGGCTCAACATCGTTGTTGTAGTCGATGAAATCCTTTGCCATCTGGCGCACGAGCGCCTTCGTCGGAACGATGATCAGAACCGGCTTTTCCGTCTTGACCATGTAGCGGGCGACCAGATAAATGCCGAATGATTTGCCGGACGATGTCGCCGACAGGAACAAGGCCCTCTTGTACTTCAGCGCATAATACACCGTGTCATTCTGATACCAGCGCGGCTTGTGCTTGGTTTCGAACAATACGGCAAGACCATCACCGACATCACGCGGGATTTTGTCGATGTTCTGAAGCTCCGGATCGATGACCAGTTCATAATCGCGGGCGGCACAGAATTCTTCAATCTTGTGGACAAGACCGGTATAGATGCGACCAGTGAGGATGTTCAGGAGCTTGATTTTGCCATCCCATTTGCCTTGCTTGTAGGCGGGCATGTGCTTGTAACCGGGAACAAGGAACGTGAAATATTCCGAGAGTTCGTATTTAATTCCCGGTTCGCATACGACTTTGATATAAACATCGTCAATTTTTATTAGTGTAACTTTATCCATTGGATTGAACTAAATATTCTCTAAGATATAACCTATTTGAGATTATTTATGTTCAACAATTCCAAGCACACTACTTGGTACTTTCAGATTATTGATAGAGCCAAATCGGAAACCCGCTCAAAAGGAGGCAGTGTATATTTTGAGGAACATCATATTATACCAAGTGCGTTGGGTGGAAATGATGAAACCTCTAATCTGATTCTATTGACCGCAAGAGAGCACTTCATTGCTCATTGGCTTCTTATTAAAATGGTGAGTGGTCGCGACAGATATAAAATGGCTTGCGCTCTAAACAGCATGTCCAATGGACAGAGGGAGAGGCGACAACTCGGTTCTCGGTATTACGAGATTGCCAAGACCATTTATCGAGAATCCATGAAAGGTAATAAGCACTGTGTTGGTCGAAAGCTTAGTGATGAAACTAAGGCAAAGATATCCGCTTCACGTAAGAACAAGACCATGAGTCCGGAAACCCGGAGAAAGATCACAGAAACGAATTCGAAGCGGAAACAGAGTACAGAAACCCGCAAGAAAATTGGTGATGCCAACCGGAAGACCTACACCCTCATTTCACCAACGGGCGACTCTGTCGTTGTACAGAACATGGTTCAGTTTTGTGAATTGAATGGATTGAGCCGAAGTCACATGTCCAGTTTGTGTAACGGGACTTACGCCAGAAAGACCTATAAAGGTTGGTCAATTCCAATCAATTGACGCCATGTTTAAATTTTTCGAAATCAACGATAGTCTTGAGTTGAAATCCTCTGTTATTAATCTGTTTCACAATTGACTCAAGAAATTCCACAATAGATTCTTGATATCCAATCTTCAGAGACATATTGATCACATCATCATCTGTTTCGACATACTTATTGATTTCCGTTGGGCGGACCTTCAACGCACAAGGTTTCCAGCCGAGTTCCTTTAACTCTTCCGGATCAAGCATACCTTTGAAATAATCCTCTTTTAGGCGGATGAGCTTTTTATAATCGGCTCTGTATTTCTTGAGCTTTAGGTGCTCATTAGACATTTTTGTGAAATACTTATTATGTAGGAACGGAATATTGGCGGACTCTCTTGATATGTTGGTCATATCAATCTGCCCGTCCACACCCCATTCAGAGTGTAGTTCTTCAATTGTAGCCATGTATTATGGGTGCCTTATACTACTTTAAGTGCCTTGTGGGTGAAGTGATCGAACTGAAAGGTCGCGGTTGCGGTCGCATAGGTCATAGCCGTTTGCGTAACGTCGAGTTCGATGCTCGAAATGCTCTTGGGAAACATGTTGGTAAAGGTGAACTGATGCAGCGGATTCTTCGCGCTGGACATCAGGACAAGGGTCGCGTCGGAATAGAGACCGTGTGTCGATCCCTTCAGTTCGGCATGTTGCGCGGCGGAAATGGGAGCGGCAAGACCGACAATCCAACTGTAAATTTCCAGCCAATTTTCCATGTTTTCATCGATCTTGAACGTGATCGAAAATTCGTCATGGCGTAGCTTGGTGCCGTGGTGGAAGATCGTCCCGCCATACCGGTTCGGCTGTTCGATTTCGCCAATTTCAATACCCGGAAGCGATACCCGCTGAACGAAGTAGTTCGTCTGTGCGAGACGCTTGATTGAGAAGCTGAAATCAATGGTTTGAAGCAGATTATCGGACATACACGGGTCTCACGAATTTTCTTATATTTATGTGCGCCCGTAGGATTGACTTTCGAAAATCGAAGAGCTATCGATTGTTTAAATTGAATGAGGATTTGAAAATTGAACGGACTGGACGTAAGAGCTACCGAGTGGTATGACGTTACCAATCGCCCGGAATGGAAGGATTCGCGTGTGTCCGGTTACCGCATTTTCGTGGCTCAATTCGGTGCCCTTTGGTATCAGCGCCACGAATGGTCTTGGCGGCATCGAAACTCTATTGACCGTGACCCATGGATACCGAGCATTCGTCATTTTCCGCCTCATATGAAACCAGTCGATTATCCTCTTGAACGATTTATTCGAGAGATGGGCGAAGGCGAAATAATTGAAGTAGAGGACATTTAGTCAGTATGAAATCCAAAGACATGCCGAAGACACCACATTTTGCTGTAATGGAATTCGAAACCAAAAACAGCTATGTGGATGATTGGAATTACACCTATGATGACGTGACCTACCACCATTTCGAGACCAAAGAGGATATGGAAATGTTCCTTGCGAGTCGCTGGATTGGTGGTGTCAAGAAGGATTATCGCGTGGTCGAAGTCCGCCCGATGGAAGTCACCTATTCAGCAACGGCAACTTTGAAGTAGGAGCGAAGATGTACATAACCTATTGGCAGAGTGAGCGTAGCCCGTTTCGGTTTTATACCAGACCATCCAAGGTTCCGGGCAAATATTGGTTTCCATTCGAAAAGAGCGAAAGCTGTTGGATGGTTCCGGGAACGGTGGACCCAAACGATGACTGACACAAAGCAGGTTGATTCGATCCTTGACGGATGGTTCGGTGAAGCGTTGGAAGATGCCGAGAACGAACAAGATCGTCGGAACTATCTCTATGAACCATTGCGTAAGCTGATGCTTAAGGCTTATAATGATGGTTATGAAGACGGATTTAAAAGGGGATATGTTGAAGGATGAAGGATAAAATCGAACAAGCCCTTCAGCTATTGCGCGAAGCCCGGAACAACATGCTTCGTCATGAATTTGAAGCAGCGGTCAAAGAACTTTGTGATGATGAGGAAAATGGGGGCGGAAGCGGTAACGTTCTCTATCCGCTCTTGACAGCGGGAATGGTTGCATTAGAACTTCATCGGAGAAACCTGAAGGCTCATGAAGAGAATATTCAATGATAGATTTTGGCGATGGTCGCGAAGAGCGATTGGCGGCTTTTGATTTGGAAATGCGCTTGCGGCGTGATCCGAATGTGACACGACGTCGCGAAGCATATAACGCCAAGGTTCAAGACGCCCGCGAAGAAGCCAATCGTCTTGGAAGTGCTGAAGTCATCGAACGTCTGATGGCGCATACACCGGGATATATCCGAAGTCTTCTTGAAACAGAAGACGATAGATTTGGTGACGGCGCTTTGTTTGAACGATATGCCCGCACATTTTGGAATGAAAGGACCACATGAAAGATTTTACTGAGTCTTTGAACCGGACGATTGCCGCTCAAAAGAAATATGGTAAGATGTTCTGTGTCTATTGTGAATCTGGAACAGAGCCGAACTGTTATTGTCGTCCGGTCGCATTGGCTTTATACAAGCTTCGCATCAATTCGACATATGAACCAATCGATCCTGATCTATTGACAAAGAAAAACCCCGAACCGAAGTTCGGGGTCTAATTTCTTCAATCAGAACCTTCTGGATTAGAGAAGGTTGGTGACCGATACACGACGGTAGTAAACGTTGCTGTTTACGACCAGAGCGCCATTGCCCTGTGTGAGGCCCTGTGCGAAGGGGTTAGCAACGAGACCGTAACGGGTCTTGAAGCCGATCTTCGACTGGAAGCTGTTCTCACCAACGGCACGAACCATCTGAAGCGGAACGTAAGGAGCGTAGAACAGACCGGCGTCGTAGGTCGAGGAACCCTTGTAGCCGACGATCAGGTAGTTAGCACCAGCATACGGATCGATGTAAACGCGGAAGCGACCGTTGAGAACGCCGATGAAGGTGTTGCCAGTGTCGTCCGGAGACAGAGCGTTGTTGCTGTTCAGAGCCGGGGTGTGGTCCAGAATACCAGCCATTTGGAGTGCCGAAGCAACGTCCGAAGAGCAGATAAGGATGTTACCCTTGCCGCGACGGGTTTCGCGAGCGATGGCGTTGGCTTCACGTTCGATCTGGAACATAAGGCCCTTGAACTTTTCTACCGACCAGCGACCGGAAGCGTCAACGTCAAGGTCGAATACGCCCGGAGTTGTCGTTTCAGCAGCACCAACCTTCGAAGTCGCGTAGATCGTGCGAACGAGTTCACGGTTGATGTCCGTAAGAAGTTCGGCAGCGAGCATGTTCGCGAGTTCGGTTTCAGCGTCGAGACCGTGAATAGCCTTCAGGTCTTGTGCGATTTCGCTGGTGTATTCAGCCTTCAGAGCGCGGCTCTTCGCAGTCACGGTAACCTTTTCGATGTCGAAGGTCATTTCGTGGAAAGCGTTGTTAGCCGAGTCGCCGAGAGCTTCAGCAGCAGCAGTGGACATACCACGACCGGTGTCGAAGAGCGACGTGTTGGCTACGTTAGCAGCGCCAGCAACAGAACCCGTCGAACCAACGTGAGCACCAGTGCCGGTGAAGGCAGTGTTGACTTCGTTGTAGAAGGCTTCAGTCTTGACGGCAGAGTTAGCCGGATCGACATACTTCGAACGCATTGCGAAGATGAGGCCCGTAGGACCGGTCATCGGCTGAACGCCAGCAATGTCATAAGCGATCAGGTTCGGCATCGAACGACGTACGAGCGAGATAAGAACCGGATCGTAGGTTGCGATATTGCCAGTGTTTGTCGTCGGTGCGGCTTCCTGAAGCAGACCGGACATGTTCATTGCGCCTTCAGAGCGAAGAACATTTTCGGTGTTCTCAAGAACGACAGCCGTGACGCTGGCGCGGTGAGCGTCCTTGATCGGAGCATACTTGTCATGCTCGATTACCGGTGCCCACTTGGATTTAATTTCTTCGGTCAACATTTTAATTAACTCTCCTAATTTGAATTATTTGAAATTATTTAGCAAATTCGTTACTTTGCGAAACGGGTAAGCGCTTCTGCCAAAGAAAGCATTTCAGGGGTAGCACCAGCGGACTTGCCAGTATTCGGAGCTACTTCTTCCGTAAGCTGTTCGGTGTGATCGGACTCGACAACCGGAGCGGCTTCAGCAAAGAAGGAAGCGCGAATTGCTTTAACCTTGGACACATAGTCTTCGGTCGAAGTGAACGTGATGTTTTCGGCGAGCGAACGAAGCTTCTCAACCTGAGTATCAGCAAGGCCCTCACTAATTTCAGTGAAAGCAAGATCGTTCTTCAGCGAAACAATCTGTTCCTGAAGGGATGCATTTTCTTTAACAGCGTCGGTGAACTTCTTGGAAACCGATTCGAGTTCGGTGCTCATTTCCTGAATGGTGTCAACCTTCGTTTCGTCTACAACAACGTTGTGTTCGACAAAGAGCGACTTGAGACCATCAAGCAGCGATTCAGCGAGTTCAACCTTGAGTCCGGCTTCGACAGCAACGGCATTTTCTTCAAGCCACTTGACAGACGTGAATTCCATGAACTGTTCAACAGTTTCAGAGAGTTCCTTCTCTACGCGAGCAACTTCTTCGTCCAGCTTGGAAGCAGCGGCAGCTTCGATTTCTTCCTTCAGAGCGGCAACGCGATCAGCGACAGCGGCTTCGAATACGGCAGCAACCTTTGCCTTGAATTCTTCCGAAAACTCTTCGCCTTCAAAGAGGCCCTTAACGGCTTCATGAAGACCAGCATTGTTCGAACCCTGCGGCGTCTTGACGTCGTCTTCGACATTGTCAGCACCTTCAGGCTGCTTCAGTTCTTTGTCAGCAAGACGCTTCTTGACTTCGCCACCAGCCGGGGTGACGGCATCGGCAGCTACAGAATCTTCGCCCGTCGCCTTAGCTTCGATCAAATCTTCTTTTTCCATTGAATTTAATCTCCTAATTGAATTTAAAATTATTTAGTAACTACGAATTCTTGAGCGAAGAAAGGAACTGTTCAAACATCTTGAACGCCTTTGCTTCGTCAATTTTCTTGTAATTCTTGTGAATTTCTTCGATGTGCTGTTCGACAATCTGTGCGGATTGCCAAGATTGACTTGCGACGTCAAAGAAGAATTCGACGCCTTCCATGATGCCCTGAACATAGCAGTTCGGTCCGGACGGATCGGCGACGATGTCACCCGGAGTGGACAGGATGAAATTCGAAACTTCCATGACACCTTGGGAATTCTTCTTGACAGCGCCAAGGCCCCGGCTGGAAATTCCAAGGTTCGCACCTTCATCAAGGAGACCGACAACGATCTTGCCCATCGGCAGCGACGTCATGATACGGGCTTTGCCGACAATGTTATTGCCGTCTTGGCGAAGTTCGGTGAACATGTGGGAAGCACGCTCAAGATCAATCGTCGGCGACTGAGGATGGTTCAGTTCGCCATAAGCCTTGTTCTTGGCAATGTATTCTTCAGAATAACGGTTCATTTCCTTGACAAGAACTTCCGTGGGGTAAATCCGACCATTACGGTTCTTGATGTTCCCCTGCATGATAATCCCTTCAAGGAAGTATTTCTTTGCGCCGTCTTCCTTCTCTTCTTTGATGAAAGAGACATCTTCGGTAAGTTCTGTCATAAGAAGCATGGTGGTTATTCTCCCAATGCGATTAGAGATTCGAAATCTTCTTTGGATTTCTTGATTTCTTTCTCCATGCCAAGCTTGTCATTCGTGCTGGCATAGACTTTTTCGATCTTTTCGATGTCCGAACGGGTAACGGTCCGCTTGGAACCATCATCGAACTTCATCACACCGACTTTGAGATTGAGACCTTCAAGCAGCGCTTCGCTCACGAGAGAACCGATATCCTCGTAAACAATCTCGTCTTCGCCGTCCTTGTAGTCGGCATCGCGGCTCTTATCCTTCTTCCGCTTCGCATCGGCGGGCGGGTTCTCAACAGGATAGTCCTTGACGTCAACGACGTGCTTCTTAATAAAATTTCGTTCGGCTTCAGAGCGCGGCGCATTGACCGTCTCGACAAGTTGTTTGAAAGATTTCATTATTCGGACTTCCCTTCTTCGGTCTGAACTTCTTCCTTGACAGTCATGGTTGTCCGCTTGGCATCAATCGCAGCGGCAACGCGTTCCTGAACGCCAGCAACAAATGCGTCACCAAAGCGCGAAGCATTGCCTTCTCTTGCCATTTTTACCATTTCGAGTGCTTTACTCATTTCAATTTTTCCTCTTTCGGTTTAGTAGGAGCGGCAGGTTTCAGAGTAGCGGTGAAAGTAGTAGGAGCGCCTTGCCCTTGTTCTTCTTCATCATCACCACGGATTGCGTCCTGATGGACAGCATCAACAAGATCGTTTTCCCGCTCTTCTGCCTTCTCTTCTTCCTTTTCTTTCTTTATTTCTTCGATTTCTTCTTCGGATTGATAAAGAACATGCTTCTTCACATATGATTTAGAGAAATAACCTTCTTCAACCAACGGAAGGATATCGTTCACCAGCGACACACGTTCGCGGAGAACTTCGATGTGCTTCAGTTCTTCAAAGTGGTTATCGAGTTGGAAATCGTAGCGAAGCTTGTTCTTGATTTCGTTCCAGTCTTCCGGGGTGATGATGCCCTTCAGAACCAATTGCTTTTCAAGGAACCGGTCGAACAGCATTGCGAAACGGTTGCGCAGACGCCGGACGAATTTTGAAAACTTCACTTCATCGCGGGAGATTTCCGAAGACCGCCCGACATTGAACATGCTGTCGGATTCGAGACGGGAGACCGGTACGCGAAGAGCCTTGTAGAGCTTCTTCTGCATGTATTCGACGTCCGTCATTTCTCCGAGGTTCGCACCAGCGGCAAGCGGCTGGATTTCAGTGCCGCGACCACCCTCACGACGCGGAAGCCAATAGTCGTCCGTCATCGTCATGAAGTTGCGATCATCCCGGATTTCACCGGTAGCAGCATTGTATGCGAGCTTGTTCTTGTGCTTGGTCATCATATCGCGCATGTACTGATCAGCCTTCGCCTTCGGCAGGTTGCCCACGTCGATATAGAAGGCCCTACGTTCCGGAGCCCGCGCGATACGGTAGATAACCGCCGCGTCTTCAAGCATGCGCAGTTGGTTCAGTGCCTTGTAAGCCTGATGTAGATAGGACAGAACCAATGTGTTCTTTTCGTTGACCAAACCGGAGTTGATCGAAATAATCGAGTCCTTCGCGATCTTGAGGCCCTGAAGAACGTTGCCGCCCGTGAACTTGCCCATGTCCTGAATGTTCGAATTGTCCAGATACAGGAAATATTCGTTCTTCAGCTTCTTGACGTAGGCTTGCCCATCGCGTACTTGCTCATATTCCTTGATCTTTCGAATCTTGGGGGAGTCGATGTAGCGAAGTTCGATGATGCCCCTCTTCGGTTGGGACTCATCAATGATGACGTGATAATTCGAGCGACCATCCACATACCATTGCTTGAACTTCTCATATCCAGTGTTGGAAAAGTCGAGAAGCTGAAGGCAATAGTTGAACTCGTCAATGATCTTCTTCTTGACACCGTCCGTAAAGGGAATGTCGTCAACCACGATGGTGACCGGTGCTTCGTTGTTCGTGACGTTGATTGCTTCGTTGACAATGTCATCAACAGCGGAGTTGACTTCCGCGTTGAGCATCATTGTCCGGTATTTGTAGATTAGGTCTGACTCGGTTTGTGCGGTTCCTTCAAGGTCAACAAAGGTCGCTTGCGAGCCGCCAGCGGCGACCGCGATTGCCCCGTCATCCTCTTGCCTTTCAACAAAAGAATGTGGTTCTTCAATCGGGGTCTTCCGCTTGATTTCAAAGCCAAATAATTCAGCCATTATTCACCAGCTAAGTTAGAGGATTATTCCCACCAATCGTACTGGAAAGTAACGGTGAACTCTTCAATCTGATCGTTCATTTCAGAACCGAGTTCGATAGAGCTAACAGCGGACGGGAAAATGCCATCAAACGTGACGGTCTTAACCACATTGTCCAGAAGGTCCAGTTGGCGAACAAGTGCTTGGCTTTTGTAGAGTGCCGGTGACGTTCCGCCGAACGTATTGGTGTTGCTTACAGTCGGGTGAATTGCCTTGTACCAGCCGATCAGCGAATCGCGGATTGCGAAATCGTTGTCGTTGAAAATCGTAACTACCCACTCTTCATATGTAGGATCGCCCGGAAGCTTGATCTTTCGACCCATGTAAGGAATTTCAATCGTGCCAGCAGTAAGAGCCGGGAGCGAAGCTGCCTTCACCAGAAACGGATATTTGCTATCTGCCGTGTTGATCCACGGGTTGGTGACTTGAACTTCGAACTTGTTGTTTCTTGCGCCGCCGTAAGTCAGGTTGGCGCGGAAATCGTTGACATTGAAAGGCATTTATCGTCTCCAATTCTTGTAAAATAATTATTTAACTTTATTTAGGAGAACTTTGGTTAGGGTCATTGACTTGTTTTGAAAATTGACTATGATGCGCCGCAAACAAAGGATTGTGAAATGAATTTGAAAGAACGTGTTGTGGGTGCCGCCAAATGGGTCGGTTGCGTAGCTCTTGGCTCTTATGTGCTCATTGCCATGGCGTGTTTCCCGATTGTCGTGTACGCGAATTCCCAACTGAGGAAGGACCGGGACTATTTCGTGGAAAGAACGTTCGATTATAAGAAGAAATTCGACTATCTCTTTGATGGTGCGTCGGAACGCGATCTACTCGACATTTGTGAGGAAAAGCAGGAAGTCCTTTTCAAAGAAGATTGTGCGAAACCACTCTTGAAATGATTTCGAATTCGGTCTATGTTCGAAACAACAATGAGAGGTTTGAACAATGAAACGTCCAGTCAATCCGCAAATCTTCGGCTTCCTGAACTTGCTGTTCGCAGCCGAGAAGAAATTCGCCAAGCGCCTTCGCCGCGATCTTGTCGCCGGTCGCATCGACACGACACAGTTCGACCTGAAGCGCAACGCCCGCAACAAGGCATTTGACCGGCGCTACGACACAATCTATAGGAAATTCGCATGACACTGATTGTTGAAGTCGGATCGCTTATCCGCCGCCCGTTCATTCGGGCTTTGGAAGTCCTGATAACCAAGGGACACCTGAAGGAATACCGGGAAGTCAAAGGGTGGATCACCAGCGATTTCCACCTGAAGGGCATTAGCAAGGTCGGTGCCGACAATCTGAAACGATGGATGAAGGAACTTTCAATATGACCAACGAAACGCCAAAGCGCCTGATGCCGCCCCGGCTCAATCTTGGTCGATCCTATGCGACCACGATGATGGGTCCGATTTCACGGTACAAAGAATATCTTGCCGGTCGGTCCTTTTCCAAGAACCTTTTCGGCTATCGCGAAGTGATGGGTTTCTTCCTGCCGCCGTGGCAGCGCGGGTCCGTCTGGACCGAAAAACAGAAGATCGCCTTCGTGGAATCGGCTTGGAAGGGTGTCAATCTTGGAACCTATTCCTACAACACCGCCGAAATCGGTTCGCCCTATGACAATCTCCTGATCGACGGGCAACAGCGCATGACAGCACTTCAGGATTATGTCGAGGACAAGTTCCCGGTGTTCGGTTATCGTTATTCCGAAGTGACCATCGTTGACCGTCGTATGTTCGAAATGATGACGACGTTCGCCAGTTATGAGACCGAAACCGAAGACGAAACCTATCTTCGTGAATATTACAACATGCTGAACTTCGGCGGGACGGCACACAAAGAGGATGAACGGGCTTGATTGACGATCCGAAATACCCGCGCGAAACGCGGGAAGATATCCGGGAATTTGAAGTTCCATCGGAATACTCCCGGCATTCTGAAGCCGTGAACGTCGTGTTTCTTTTGAGGAAACTTGCTGAGATACACGAAGAGTTTCCGGACTTGGTGTCGGACAACCTTCATGTGTCAGTCGTTCCGTACGAATATAACCCGCTAATGATCGGAATTTATTTCCGTCGCCCGGAGACTGACTCGGAATATTCAAAGCGTATCTATTACGCCAAGCAGTCGGAAGCGCGCAAACTGAAGCGTGCCGAAGAGAAGCGGAAGACCGACGAACAGAAGGCAAAGGACAAGGAAGAGAAGGAACGCGCCGAACTTGCGCGCCTGAAAGCCAAATATGAAGGGATCGACAATGAAACAGATGTTTGAATTGAAGCGCATGTACAAGCATGGCGGCTTGGATGTCCATAAGTTCTATTACGGGTCATCTGAAGCCGTGGAAGACGTATGACTGAAATAGGACATATCGAATACCAAATTGAACCATTCGAAAACGGCTTTCGGGTGGTTTCCATGGTGTGGAATCGTGGTATGTTCCGCCATCCACAATGGTTCCGAAATTTCGTTGCCGAGTGCGGTTCATTAGAGGAAGCTAATTCAGTCATTGCGAGGTTGACAAGTGGTGAGCGCAGAGGACGTTAGAGAACTGATTCGCCGCGCCGAAAGTGGTCATCCGGTTTATGTCCGACATTGCGATTTCAGTGGATTGGTGGTGTGCGAGGGATTGACATTGTCAATGAATGATGCCCAACGCATGCTCCACGGTCTTGGCGAAGGCTACACATATTCGCTTCATTACAAGGGAGCGGTTTGCCCAAAAGATTATGCAGTATTCATCGCCGCCCCAAATGCGTCCATGGGCGAATGGAGAGGCGATTCTGATACAGCGGAATGCGCCCTGATCATTGCCGTCCTGAAGGCGTATCTCGCAGTCACCTTTAACGAAGTTTATATGAAGGATAGCTTAATTTAATGAAGACACGCGACGGCAGAGAATGCGAAATCCTTGGTCCCGGTCCGCTAACAAAAACCTTCCTACTCATTAGAGCGGAAGGTTTGGAAATTCCCTATCTGGTTTGGGAGAAGGATTGGCGATATTGAACCGACAACGATAAAGAAACCGGTTTACCGGTTCTTCATTCGCTTGATGTGATCCGGGATTAACAGTCCCGGATTTCTTGTTTTGTCAGCCACGCAAGAGCCGCGTCCGTGGCTTCCTCTTCGGTCCATTGGGCACCAAGCCCGATCACATTACCGCCATTCCAGCGCCAGCGGGAAGACCATGAGTTGTTCACTTCGTTGATAGTGACCGCGTAGAAGCCTCTATCAAAAGCCTTCTCATAGATGTCCGCCGTGAAGTAAGAGCCATCCTCATTGGGGACGACGGTTTCCATGTCATAGAACCCGAAGCCGCTAACCGCCACGCCATCGACCATGCGACAACTCTTGGCGATCCGGAGAATGTCCTTGCGCTTGGCTAGGTTCTCGGTTTCTTGAGCAAGAGTTTCCTTCAATTGTCGGACTCGCCGTTCTTGCTCTTCGATTTCGGACGCATACAAATCGGCGTCTTGGATCATGAAGGCAATCAGTTCGTTCGTCATACCTGCGATTGAAATCATGCCGCAAGCGCCTCTACAGTGAGCATCGTATTGACGTCACGGTAATCGGCGATGACGTCCTTGAATTCGCCGACACCGGCTTCGAAATCGCGCTGCCAACCGGAGTCAAAGGCAGCATAGCGACCTTCACTCACGAGCGTGCCATTGGCTTGACGAACCGGCGCACCGTAGAGCGATTGCGTCTGGATGTCCTGCCAACCGGCAAGAATGACGTAATACGGGCGATAGCCGTCGATCACGCCGCGAATGGTGCGCTTGCCCTTTTCGATGAAACGAACGAAGGGTGCCGAATTGTATTGAGCGTACTTGCGGCGACCGTGCTCGACAAGCCAGACGTGTTTGACAACGATGTTGCCCATGCCGCCTTTGAAGATCAGGGTTGCTTTGGTCTTGGTCATTGGAAGAACCTTTCTTTAGTTACGAACCCAAACACCGACGACTTGCTTTGCTCGGGCGAGGGTAGGAAACCGCGATGGCGACTTCACGCCATTCTTTTCGATTACAAACTTGTCGTCTTCGCGAACGATTTTGTAATCTGTCTTGGTGCCGTTGGAGAAAACTTCAAGTTCTTCGTTGAAGGTGACTTTGATTTTCACGGGAGTTCTCTTTCGTTTCTCTCTATGATTTGAAATTAGCCCGAAAGCCGATTCTCGTCAAGAGGAAACTCGAAATTATTTGAAATTTTTCACCTGAAGTGAAAGATGAAGTGTGACTTCGACCACTTCATCAAGGTCGTAAATGTGATCCGCGAAGGCTTTATTGAAATCATCATAGCGGTCGGCGTGCATCGGATCATGAACCAGACCATTATCCGAGAAATACCATCCGTCTTTCTTGCGTCGGACAACAAAGAAGGTTTGTGTTTCTATTTCCATTTTCTGTTCCTTTTCTTTAGGCAGCGATTTCGCCACGGAAGCGAGCGGCAAGCTCACGATATTGGGCGGCTTTCTTCTGGTTGTAGCTCACATAGCCTTTGCTGCCGAGGATGTTCAGCGGAGCTTCGCGGCGGATTTCGAGACGTTCGATGTATTCTTCAACAGTGAAGTTTTTGATCAGGAACGTGATGTAGGTCGAACGATCTTTCGGTTGACGCAAGCGGGCGATGAACTGTCTCGTGCCGTCTGGCATCTGGTACATGAGAAAACCGCCGAAGAAGGAAAAGGCAGAACGTTCGAACTTCATTTCAAGAACCTTTCGATCAATCTCTTATGTTTTAAAAATAGAAAATTCCCGGTCGAATGTCAACCGGGAATTCCGAATTATTTGAAATTATTTTATCAGAGGTAGGTGGTGACAACCGGCTTCTGGACTTCGCTACGATAGCTTTCGATGTAGACGTCAATTTCTTTGCCTACTTCGTAAAGGGTGAAGCTGAAATATCCAGCCGGGGTCAACTGTTGGACGATTTCCACGGCATTTTCGCGGACGTCTTCAAGAACGTCGCCCCTCATTGAAATGGTGAGAGTCGGTGTCGTGACGTGACCGGAAGCAACAAGAACGTATTTCGGCATTTTCATTTCAAAATCCTTTCAGGAAAGATTGGAGAGGCGACAGTTAAGCCGCCTTCTTGAGATAACCGTAGGGAATACCGAACTTGTATTCGAGAAATTCAAGATCGTCTTCGCCTTCACCTTGGATGATCCAGCGAATGGCGGTTTCGCGGTTGCCCGCGCCGAGTTCGATGGTTTCAGCGACAAGCTGTTCAAACTTGGCGACAGCGCGTGCTTCGCGCTCTTCGTCGTCGCTGATGGCGCGTTCGACGGCGGCTTGAAGATATTCGGCTTCTTTGCGAAGCTCGATCAGCGACAGCTTCGTGAGGCGGACATAGGCTTCGCCGCGTGGCTTGAAGCCGTATGCGTCTTTGTGCTGGTTGACAATGATTTCGAGAAGTTCGGTACGCTCATCAACAGAATACATTATGAAGAACCTTTCTTGTTTCTCTCTATGATTTGAAATTAGATCAAATTCCGAAGCCTGTCAACAGCTATTTTCAAATAATTCGGAATTTTCAGAAGTCGGTTTCCATACAGAAGAACCACGTTCCTTGATTGTCGGAATAGGCAACCTTCGTCTTGTCGCCCGGAATATAGCGATATGTGTAATACAAGCGAAGTGCTGCGAGTTCGGAACAGAAGGCATAAAAAGTGCCGCCGATCACTTCAAGTTCGATTTCTTCTTTGGCATAGCCTTCCCACTGCTTCTTTACGCGGGCTTGATATTCGGGAGTCATCGGTGAGGCCCTTTCTTCAGGCGAGGATAATGATCAAATCGGTGATGACGTCTTCGACGCTCAAAACAGGGTAGACAGCGGTGAAAGTCATCTTCTTGATCAGGGAAATCATTTCGAGGTCGTCTCTCTTCGTTCTCTATGATTAGAACTTAGAATGATTTCGAATTCCTGTCAACAGATAATTTCAAATAAAATGAAATTTAGTACCAGACGCCGCCCTTTCTCGTTTTTAGGGTTTTCGTCACCCATGTTCCACCGATATAGACCTTTACCACACACGTTTTCCAAGCACCACCGGTCCAAACCTTGGTGAGCGAGGAACCGGAAACGGCAGGTTCTTTGACTTCAAGGGCAAAGGCAATGGCATCCGCATTGTTCGACGTCCATGTGATGCTGGTAGGTGCCGTCAAATAGTCATCGAAAGCCAACAGGCAGCGGACGTTAGTGGCAATGGAGAAGTCGCGGGTTTCCGTCAATCCGGTCGGCGCGGGTTGGGCGGTTCCGGAGTTGATGACTTGGAAACCCAACACCATGGACCCCGACGACGCGGCATCAATGGTGACTGATCGGCTTGTTCCGAGCGAGGATACCGATTGGAAATTGGTGAAGCTGTTTCCCGCCCCGGTAAGACCTTGAATCGCTACTGCCGTCTGTGTCGCCCCGGTGGAAGTAACCGTAACAGTCATCGCGGAAGGTGTAGTGCCGATCTGGCGCGCGAATAGTCGAGCGGTGATGAAGCCCTGATCAATGCCCGCGCCTATGGGTTCCCACGTGCCGCCTTGGCTGTCGGAAATCGTCGGTATGACAGCACTACTGCCACGTGCCATACAGAAGGCGATAAGCAGGATGTTTGCTTCAGGGGTGAAACTTGCCGAAGTGACCGTAGCCGCCGACGCACCCGCATCAACAACCGTGGTAGGGATGCCTACTGCCATTAGTTCGTATCAATCCAGATGTCGCCTTCAGCCGGGGATGCCGGTGCGGTCGTCCCGACATGAATGTTTGCTGCCGAGCCGGTTCCGAGCGAAGTCCAACCAACCGCGTAATTGGTGCCCGACGTCTTGTTCAGAACTTGACCGGTCGTTCCGCCACTCGGAAGAAGACGCGGCTTCACGGCATCGCGGATTTCATTCCCGATTCGTGTAGCCAAGTCGGATATTGCGGATACCACTGACATTCAAATATTAAACCAAAGCAGCTTCGAAAAGGGTCACATAATTGGTTGTCGTGTCGCCAACATCAGCGGTCGAGACAGCGGCAATGTTCTGGCGTGCCTGAAGCTGTTCGCCCGATGTGAGTGTTTGAGCGGCATCAAAACGAACACGATTAGCAAGCGCCGTTGTGATCGTGGCAATATCTCCATCATTGGCAGCAAGCGCGTCACCAAGTTCCTTCAGCGTGTCAAGCGCAGCCGAGACGCCCGGACCAAGGATCGCGTCCTTCAGTGCGTCGAGTTCGTCGGTGACCTTCTGCGAAGACCAGACAGCCGTGCTTGTGGTCGTGGAATCATTGATCGTCGCACCACCACCGGCAGCGGAATCAACAGCCACCTTCAGTTCATTGATTGCGGCAACAAGATTGGATTTTGCCGTGGTTGTCAGTGCCGTAAGATCGGCAGCATTGCCATTAAGCAGCGTGCGCAGTGCCTTGGCTTCATTACCAACGCGTTGGGCAAGACTGGTTAGATTCGTTTGTAAAGACATTTCAAAACTCCCTAAGAATTATATCAGTGCATTTTCGAATAGAAGTGAAAGGTCAACATTGACTGGATCGTTTGCTGGACCAGCCGGACCTTGTTCATGCGCAGTAATAAAAGAGACTTCGTCCGATCCCATTACGGAAATGACGTAAGTCTCTGTCGCGGTCTCTACAAAAGAACTGCTTTCCGACGAAAGCATGACAACAGATGGTGTTGGATTCTCTACAACAACCACGACGGACATTAGACTTTTACCTCAAGAGGCATAACCATAAACATCGAAGTGTCGCCAAGCGTATCAGTGACACGAAGGCGGACTTCATAGCTTCCGGAAAGGTTTTGCGTTTGCGTTTCCGAGAACGCGACCTTGATCTTTCCTTCGGCTTCGACAAGGGTAACAGTGCCACTAACAACGATTGCGCCACTACGAACAATAGTGGCGACAAAGGTATAGCCGGTGATGTTGATTGGTGTTCCCGGTTCCTTGCGTGTCCCGGATTTCCAGACAAGATTCAGGATCAGGTCATCACCGGCATAGATGATCTTCTTCGATGCGGTTACTGTCATGGTCCTATCCTCTTATTTTTCTTGCTATTACTCCCTGAATATTTATGAAATTTTAGGGGTTTGGAAGTGACAGAAATGTGTACTATTTTTGGGTTGGTCACCACTATGCGAGTAGTGACCAATCCGTGGCACCCGTGCCGACGTTCTTTGCGATATAGCAAGTTGAGTTGTCGGTTCGGCTGATGATTTCACCCACATACATGGCGTTGATCGTCGGTGCCGCCGCGACAGTCCGGCGAAGATCGATATGGTTCGGCATGCGGGTAATGTTCGGCTGAAGGATGAAGTAGGTTTGCTTTGTCGCATCGAAGTTGTTCAAACCGATGTTACCCGTGCCTTGGAAGATGTTGTTGGTGACGATCATGCGGGCAATCGTGCCAGAGCTATAGGTATAATCAAAGATCGCAAATGTGATACCGCCAACGTTGTTTCCAATCACCGAGAGGTTGCCGATGTTGCCTGTCAAGATGATTTCGAGGAAACGCGAGCAATCCTGAACCGTGTTGTTATTGATCGTGATGTTCAATCCCGCCGCGATACGGAAGGCACGGTAGCAGTTCCTAATGGTGTTGTTGGTGAAACTGATGTTCTTCGACAAAGACGAACCACGGTGACGAACACCATAGTAGTTCAAAGCACTATCAGCCGTGTTCAGGCAATCCCAATCATTGTCGGTGATCGTGACATTGTCGAACTGTTGACCATCAAGGTTGGCATCGAACAAGACCATGGCACGCGTGGCACCAGTGATCGTTGTGCGACCGTCATAAATGCGGGTTCCCTGAATGAGGATCGAACCGCCCGAAGTTGTAGGAGAACCAAAGCGCTGAATGTGGATCGCGCCTTCGCCAAGGAAGTTCCGGATCGTACCGCCAATGATCGTCACCCGCTTCAGGAGCGACGTGTTATAGTTGCCGTCATTCATCAACAGAATCGGTTGGTCGGTACATCCTTCAATGTCATTGTTCGTGATCAGAACGTTGCCATTTGAGCGGATACCACGATAGAAGTTGTTCCGACGTTTAGAGACATCAGAATACGTCGTGGTAGCGTCGAAGTCCTGTCCGCACATGATACGGTTGCCCGACACAATAGCCGTGTAGGTGCCGTCCATGGTGATCGGAGAGATACCGTCGCCTTCCATCGAAAACACAACGATACCATCGGGCTTCATCCAACCGGTGTTGTTAGAAGTCTGAATGATTTCATTATCGGCGATGCGAGCGGTGCCCCATTCAAACCAGATGCTTCCCGGAAAGAAGACTTCGCCATTGTAGACAGGTGCGCCTTCAATGCGTTGGTAGCCGATGTTGATTGCGCGGTTATTGGCGATAGTCGTTTCAAAAGCAGCACGGACGAAGACAGCTTCCACTTGATCTTCTTCCATACGATTGCCGATGATATTGACACCATAGGAGAACTGCGGAACACCATTGGTGTTGATCGTCGGAATCTTTTCGGTCGCCGCCGTGAAGCCATGGTAATATTCGCGAATCTGAATGGTCGCACGGTCGCCAGTTTCGCGGACAACGTTGAAGACCGGAGACACACCGTTGCGGTAGCCGCGATTGTTCCGGAAGTCCAGACCGTTGAGCATGCCACAACCAGCCAAACCATTCCATGTGTTGTTGCGGAAGTCATTGTTCTCAACAAGAGCATAACCAGTCTGCCAAAGAGCAACACCGTTCATATAAGCGTTTTCGAATGTACAACGGCGGATTTCGATGTTCTTCGACGGGCGAAGGTTGTCAGACGAAGCGACGAATTCCAGCAAGGCGTTATGTCGGAACGGACGGGAGCCGCGCCCGAAGATGTTGCGGGTTGCCGGATAGGTTTGATTGTCGCGGTTGCCGTCGAACTCGATACCGTCAACGATGAACCAATCACACCCACGAACCTGAAGGATCGAATGATAATTGGTGTAGCTGGCATCGGTATTGACAATAGCGCCATCGGCAAGCTTGAAAATTGCCTTGCCTTTACAGAACAACCGGAGAGAAGCAGACGTAGTTACTTGCGACGGGAAGATGTATGTTCCCGGTTCGACTTCAAGCGAGCGACCATCAGCCGCGTCCAAAGCTTTTTCAAATTTTACCGGATCAACAACTCCGGGCTTTACGTAGGAATTGAGTGAAACTGATGTGCGGAAGAAAGGAATTAGGCTATCATCATCCACACCAAGAATAGACGCCAGTCCGGGAATAGTATTTCTCATTGTTCTTATTACCCCGTTAGGTTGTTTATGAAAATATTTAGCACGTGGAACGTTTGATCAAACGAAAAAGCCGGGATTTTCGCCCCGGCTTTGGTATTTAAAGAACGACTTCGTTCGATTAGAATTGACCAATTACGGTATTGAAATCGACTGCCGTCCGAACTGCTACGAAGTTCAGGGTAATATACGAGATCGAACGCGCGGGCTTGATGTAGATGTCACCAACGAATTCGTTGCGGTCGATGACTTCGCCAGTGTTGTTCGATTCGTCGCAAACAACCTTGAAGTCATAGATGCCCCGGCGTCCCTGAACGTCGCGAAGGTAGGGTTCTACCATGTTGACGAACTGTGCGCGGGTGAATGCGTCGTTGAATTCGAAGAGCATCGCCTTAGCAGCCTTCGAAATCGCCTTTTCCAGAACGATGAACAGACGGCGGACGTTGATCCGATCAAACGCGCTCGACAGGTCGTGAAGCGTCTTATCGCCAAACAGGATCGTGCCATGTCCCGGTTGCGTGATAACAGCGTTAACACCAGCCGGATAGAGAACATCGCGATCAGCCTTGCCCGGATTGTAGGCGAGCTTGACAACGTTCTTGATGTGACCACGGTTGTAACCGGCAGGAGACCACCACGGATCACGGGTTTCGTCGGTGCGGACGATCAGACCAGCAACGTCACCATTCAGCGGAACCCAACGGTAAACGTCGTTGTAACGGTCGTAACGATACTTATAACCGCTATCGAGAACGCCATAGGACGTGCGCGTGAGGTTGTTGAGGAACGTCAAGATCGCTTCGCGCTCATAACCCGGATTGTTGACGACGGCAGACTTCGGAGGCGAAATCAGCGCAATGCAATCCTTACGAGCCAAGCAGATGTTGTCCATGATGTAGTTGGCAAGGCCCGTGCCCGAAACGCCATGAACCGCTTTGCCCTGAAGGATCAGGGAAACGTCAACCGATTCGACGTCCTTGTAGAGGTCGTAACCACCAGCAAGAGCGGCAAGCGACACATTGGCTTCGTCTTCGCCATCAGCACCGCCGGCAAATTCGACGTAGTCAGGTAGCGTTTCAGCGGTAAGATCATCAGCCGTTGCGAACAGCCAATTGGACTTGGCATTGATCACTTCCTTGTAGAAGTTGTTCGTACCGTCTGCGAGCTTCGCGCTTTCATCAAGGCCCACGTTGTTGTAAGTTTCAAGAACAGCGCCGGTTACACCAGACAGCTTTCCGTCAACGTCGTAAACAACGATGTGAGCGGAGTTAGCAACAGGAGCGCCGGAAACGTTCTTGTAATACTTCCATTTACGTGTTGCGGTGATGTCGGTATTGGAAGCGAGCTTGAAACGATCCTTGAAGCTTACCGTACCCGCGCCCATATCAACAGTCGTAACTTCCAAGTCTTGGAAACCGATTTCCGGGCTACCAACGCGAATAAGGTCGCCAACGGTGACCGTTTCCGATGTGATGGCAAACGTTGCGTTGTTGGCACCAAGGTTGATAGCGAACGTATCGACAGTACCGGCGAAAGCCGAGTTCGAAGCGCATACGGAATAACCAATGCTGTTACCAAGTTCGCCCGGATAACGAGCGACGAAGTCAACACCAGTGAGAGCTTCGGCGGCTTCGCGACCAAGAACCTGAGTCGTGGTCAAACCAGCATTATAGGCAGTGTTCGAAACGACGCGCGTGACATAGAGCTTATTGCCATACGACAGGAAGTCGGCAGCAACGAAGAATGTTTCAGCGTTGAAATTCGTCGGCTTGTGGAACCGTCCTACGAGTTTAGTCTCCGAATCGATCAGAGTGCGTTCCTTGACTGGACCCCAACGAAAGACACCAGCAATGGCACCTTCGGTCGAAGCAACAGAGGGAACTACCGTGGTCAAGTCAAACTCGTTAGTGACAATCCCCGGCGAAAGTTGAGAACCCATTATTATCTTCTCCTTTTAAACATACGGATTTTATAAAAATCTTTATGTTATTTAGAGAATAGGGGCTTTTACCAATCGCCGCTGAATTCGAAATCCGAGACTGTCTTGACCGGTTGGAACTCTTCTTCTTCGTCTTCCATAGAATTGAAACCAATTGGGAGCATTTCTTCCATCAATTGATCTTCGGATTTCTCACGAAGCTTCATCAATGTTTCGATATCGGTTTCCATCTTGAACCAATTCTGTTCGGTCAACCAAGCGAACAGAACAAGGCCCATCACCAAGTCATCGTGCTTCCCCGGTTCTGCCTCATAGGACGTGCCCTTGCGCGAGAACGTGTTCAATTCCTGAACCGTCTTGAAATCCGGGATGATCAATTGCCCTTGTTCAATCAGAAGTTTGAGCAAGGAACAGCCAATCGACTTGACCGATTTTGTCGTACGGACGCCGCGTTCCGCCTTCGTGCTGAAGCCGCCCGAAATCTTCTTGCCCGATGCCCCGGCATTCTCGGTGTAGAGCAACGTTTCAATTTCATACGAGTCGTGAAGCAGGAACGCCACTTGTGAACCCATGTCGTTGTTCTCGACAAGGATCGAACAATTGTTGTAATTCTTGTGGACCATATGAATGGTTTCGGCATATTCCACCGGACCGGTAAAGTTGTCGTGGAATGTACAGACTTGCTTATATGGCATCGACGTGATGTCGAAGACGTGGAAGGCGGAATAATCAAGGCCCTTGCCATGCGAGACGTCAACCACCATCGTATAGATGCGATCCTTTTCCGGCATCGCATAGACATTGACATTCTGTGCCGATTTCAATGGAGCTTCGTAGTTGTCGGCAAGGTTTTTGAGCGTCGGACCATCGATCAGAGTGCCGGACGATCCAAGGAATTCGTTGTTGTATTCCTGATCGAACTTCTGATAGTCGTAGTTCATACCGGCAAGCGTGTCGTCCTTCCATTGCTCATCGCGTCCCGGAACCTGTTGCCATTTGACTTCGAAGAATTTATAGCCGTTCTTCTCTTCCTTCGCGCCCTTACAGAGCGAATGCCAATGGTTCAAACCATTTGGGGTGGACGTCATGAAGATTTTGGTCGTCTTACCCGAAGAAATGGTCGGGAAGGTCGAGGTAAAGAATGTATCCCAATTCTCGATAAACGCCACTTCGTCAATATACAGGAAGTTGATCGACTTACCACGGATCGCGGAAGACGAGGTTGCGGCGGCAATTACTTTACAACCGTTCTCAAGTTCAATCGATCCTTTGTTCCAAGTCTTGACGCCGTGCTGAAGCCACTTCGGCAGCGCTTCATAGGCAAGCTGGATACGCGACAGAACTTCAATCGAAGTGTCTTTCTTGTTCGCCAGAATCGCGACGGTCTTGTGTTCGCTGAAAAGGATGTAATGGAGAAGGACGATAGTCGCCGTGGTCGTCTTCGCACTCTGCCGCGACTGAAGCGACAGCGACATTCGGTTATCATTGACAAGCTTGATTAGCTCTTTCTGATATGGATAAAGCTTGATCGTCACGAAGCCTTCGTCAAGGTTGACGATCTTCATGTAATTTTCAGCAAAATAAAGGATGTCGTCGCGACAACGGACATACTCCTGAACCATTTCAGGAGTCCACTCAATCGCGGTGTTCTCTGCCTTTAGATTGGTATTACCAAGATAGGACGAATTTTCGATGGTCATCAGTCGTGCCCCGTCGAAAGGCTTAGAAATTTCGTGTATCGACCAGACGAAATGACCGGGAGCAACGACTCAAAGACATACCGCGACCTTTTCCGGTCGAAATATTCGATTTCGTCAATGTAAAGAAGACTGATCGACATCCCGCGAAAATCTTCCGACTGCGAACCCATGGCGATCAGTTGATTGCCATTGTCCAGTTCGATGCGGAATTTGTTATTGGTTTGAATTTCGGTCTTCATCCAATTCGGGATACCGTCGAACATCCGCCTGAAATTCTCCATGAGGCCCCACGCCGCATCCCGTCGATGTGCGATCATGCCGACAGTGCGGTCATGTTTGAACAACATTGCGTGAAGGATATAGGCGAGTGCGACCGTGGTCTTGCCCGTTGCGCGTTCCATCAGTCTCGCAACGTATCGGTCTTTCTCAAGATCGTTGATGATCTGTTTCTGTGCTTCCGAGAGCTTCAGAAGAGTCGGACCATCCGGCGTATAGACTGTCACGTAATTTTCGATGAAATAAATCGGGTCTTCAGAGCACTTTACGAGTTCGGCGACCTGAAACGTAGTATATTGAAACGTCACTTCCTTTCCTTGTTGATTATATCCATCATGTCTTTAGTGGAACCAACGAACAAGTTATTATTAGTGACGTTTTTTATATTGTCGTCCTGCGAGTCCTTATCAGACTTGGATGATTTCTTACCGGTGTCCTTGTTAAGACCTACAAGAGACTTGTTAGCATCGACAAGGGTCTTCATGATGTTCGAAAGAACTTCAAAGGCCCTTGGGTCTTCCGTGGCTTGTGCGATATCGAGAACGCTCGTCATGGCAGACGTACCAGTCTCGATAATCTCTTTCATGTTTTCGCGCGCATATTGGCGGTCCGCTTCAGCGACAGCATCCTCATGATCAGGACGCGCGGAATCATCGGGAACAATGAGTTCCCCATTCTTTGCTTCCGTAATTGTCATCAAGCCGAGGCTTTCGCTAATTTTTGCGTTCATTGTAGTTCATCTTTGTCGTACATCTGGACTATATAGGCCCAATCGTCATCCGGATCGATTTGGAGATACGGAATTGTACTATTTATATCCGTGGTTGGATTTCCATCAGCGTCCATCCCCGGTTGAACTGTAATCCGGCTGTCGGGGAGCACGTCATTGTCTTCAAGCTTCGGATAGGTATCGACCTTGACGAACTTAATCAGCTTGCGTTGAATATTCGGACCGAAGAATTGTGCCCGCATCGTAAAGTTGAGCGTCCACATGATTACACGTCGCTCTTCAAAGCTGTCTTCGTACGCGTCTTCTTGAGTGACCGAATTCAGAACCAAAGGAACATCGATCAAATACGTCGGATCGTCCGGGAAGAACTGAACCGTGGAGGTCCAGTCCGGGCGGAAGAATGGAAGAATCTGTTCAACGATCTTGTTGCCGTCTTCGATGTACTTTGTCAGGATGTACAGAGAGAATTCGATATTATATGGAACTCCGGTGTAGCGAACGCTGCCGGTGTTGTTGCGCGTGCGGAAGCCTTGGTTGCCGATCTTGTTTTCCGCATCGTAGGCATATGACGTGATTTCATACGCCATTCGCGGCAATTGGATCGCGGCAGGTTTGTTCAGGTCCGGGTCTTGCTTCAGCTTGATCAGGAATTTCTGATAGGGCGCGAAATCAATCGGAACCTTAAAACGCTTCTCCACAACGCCAGCATCATTCTTTCGAGAAATGATGACGTCATTGAACAACGTTCCGAAGATCGCGGTGTATTTCTTGAGGCTTTCGTTATACCATTCATAGCCTAACATACTTACCACCTACCATCGCTGGAATACGGGTCCATATCCGAGAAATCCAGAATGCCTTCCGCGAATTCCTGAATGATTTCGTTATCGGCAATCGGATCAACCGAGCCAAGATCGGCAATCGCTTCAGGCGTCGATGTGTCCAGACCAGAGAACAGCGTATCAATGGTCGCGTTGCCGGTCGCGAATGTCTCATTTGAATATTCGTAAAGGTCCGCCTTCAGGTCATAGAATTGAAGCGAGCCGTTCTGATAGAAAACCGCTTCGTGTTCGACGTGCGAGATTTCAAACATCTTCTTGTTGAGCGGGAAATAGACTAGATCGCCTTCCATCGGACGACGGTTCGCGCCAAGCTCTTCCTTACAACGGGTGATCGACACGGAAAGCGTCATGCTGTCGCGGATTTGGAGACCGAACTTAGACATGAAGTCGCCATCGCCGCCGAAGCCTTCGACGTTCTTGACGTACATTTCAATGATCTTCACCTGATCGAAAACCGCGCGAGAATCCTCATGAAGGATTTCATCGGCGGTCGTGACGGTGCGCGGAAGATACAAGCAATCGATGCCGTAGAATTTGATAAATTCAATGGCAAGATCGTCCACAAGCTTTTGCTCGTTTGTAGCAAAGAAGTTGTTAATGTATGGATTAGTTGCCATTGAATTCCCTGTTAGCCGATCATATCATCCGGGGGTGCCGCCCCATCCCACTGCATGCGTTCTTCCAAATGTCGAATCTCTTCTTTGGCGTCTTCCAAAATCTTGTCGCCATTGAATTGAATATTACCGGGAAGCATGCCTTGTGTGAATTTTGTGATGTTGGAACCCCATTGATACTTGATCTTTGCGGTTGTGTATTTCTGAAACCAGCGATCAGACCAGACATCCGAGTATGTTTCCGGATCAATGCCGACGTTTGCTTCAATGATTATATATTGTCCGACTTCAATCTTCGACCAATTCATGTCGATGCGAAGAATGTTCTCGTGGCGATTGAAGCGAATCGGCTGGCGACCGACAAGAATTTCTTCCATGAATTTGATGTTCATGACGCTCATATAATAATCGACAAGCGAGAACGACGCAAGGTTAGCCATTTCATTCAAAGCAAACTGGTAGCGAACGTCAAACATACCGACAGAAGAAAAGCTTCCACCAAGCGGGAAGACACCAGCGATACCGGAGACGTCTTCCGAAATTTCGATATACTTGTTGTCTTTGTCTTCTTGCGTCACAATATGTTTGAGATAGACCTTGGTCGAACCATCAAAGTGATAGTCCTGCCAATACGACAGCGCCTCATCAATACAGTCGTCAACCTGTTCGTCGGTGACGTCGATATTGATCACCGGCTTGCCGAGTTTACGAAGGCAGAGTTCAGCGAATTCGAGACGTGTCGTCGGTTTAGCCATGGGTCAATTCTCCTTAGAGCAAGGCAGCGGCATTGAAGAAGTCGTTCATTTGTTCTTCAGTGAAACCAAGATCGGTGAACCCCTGTCGCATCATTGGATCGTTCTTGACAAATGTCGAACTGTATTCATATGCGAGTTGAACCGGAACGGGTTGTGTCTGTGCCCATCCATTGACGATTTCCAAAATGCCAGTGTAGTACAACTGAAGTTTGAACTGCCGAGCCGAGACGGAAGTGACTTCTCCGGGAAGCGGCGGGACATAAACGGGCGGTGCCGGGGGTGTTTGCGGCACTTCAGCATAGCCCCATTCGTTACCAAGGAAGACAATGTATTTGCCGTCTACTGGTGCGGGCGGTTCAATCGTGGTTGCATGTGCCGGTATCAAATAGACGCCGGGTTCCAGCGGACTTTCGTCCGCTTCGTCCGCGCCAATCAGGATTTTCGATTCCGGATGATAGTTGTAGATGATCATGTTGTTTCTTCGTTAAATCAATATTTAATACATGCCAAGAGAGCGATGTTTCGCGGGCGGGTGTCTGTGCCCGAACCGGCAGCACCAGACGTAAACGCCGCGATGTCAACGGTGTGGTTATGCGTATCAGACGACGTTGTACCCGAAACTGTGTGGGTGTGCGAGTCAGACGACGTCGTACCAGAGAACGTGTGTGCGTGGTCGCCAGCCGAGCTTGTCGTCTTATCAGCAACATCGCGGTTCGAACCACCAATAGCACCCGAACCAGCACCACTAACAAGAATGCTTGTAACGGTGTGGGTGTGAGCACCAGTGGTGTTGGTCGTGCCACTGAACGTGTGTGTATGAGCATCAGACGATGTCGTACCAGACCACGTGTGCGTATGTGCATCCGACGTTGTCGTTGTGGCGGGCGGATCGATGGAGTGAGTGTGGCTCTGAATGTTCGCACTTTGAGCCGAACCAAACACACGACTAACGTCAATGCCGCGACCATCATCCCAACCACGGATGAATTCGCCGCGAAGATCGGGAAGGTTAAACGTCGTGGAGCCGTCACCAGCACCAAACGTCGTACCAATAGCCGCATATAGCGCCGCATAGGTCGTACGCGAAACTGCCGCACCGTTTGCCTTCAAGAATCCGGAAGGAGCACTGTTTCGGGCAAACCACATGATCGCACCAGACATGCCGGTGACGTTAGCAATGCTAAGAGCGGCATTGCCGTCATGCCAGATCGTGGAACCGTTATATTTCAAATCATCGGCACCGTTGCCAGTAATTTGAATGTAGCCTTCGGCAGCACCGGTTGTGGAGTTATATCGCCGCATCACAAGACCACCACCAGCGTCACGATAAACCCGTCCGGAAAGAACACCGTTCATTTCCAAACGAACTTCCGCCGACGTGGCGTGATTGATTGTGAGCATACCGGTGATTTCGGTATTCGAAGTGAACGTCTTACCGGTCATGGAAGACGGAAGACGCGCATCCGCAAGCGTACCGGTGAAGTTAGCCGCGTCCAAATAGTAAGTGCCGTGTTGACCTTCGAAAAGATCGGCATCAAGACCGGAGCCATCGCCGTCATTGCCTTGGTGATAGATTGCTTGCCAATTGCCATTGGCGCGGACAGCAAATGTGCCAACATCCACGTTGTTGAAACCGGCGAACCGAATGACACCGGAAGTGCTGGTAGCGCCCGTATTGGCAGCACCAGCCTGAATGTACAGTTGACCGCCCGATACGATCACCCGCCCAACAGTATTGGTGTCGGTTTCTTCCAACTGGTAATGGGGAGCCGCGCCGGTTTGGTTCATAACCGAAGTAAATGTCGGCGATTCCATCGACGTGATATGTGCCGTCGCAAACTTATTCGTTGTGTTGCCGAGCGAATAAGTGTTGCCAGACGGAATGATGTTGCTTGCCACTTTGGCGGTGATCGTCAACGAATCGGTCGCCGCATTACCGATGGTCGTGTTGCCGTTAAAGAGCGCGACTTGTTGAACAGTGAGGAATTCGGCGATGGACGTGTTGACCGAAAGTGCCTGATCGGATGCCAGCGAGGTAACACCTTGAACCACCAGATTGCCAGCAATAAAGACGTCTTTAGTGACATTCAGAGAGTTGGCGCTGATGTTGTTGGCAATAGACAGATTGCGGTTGACCGTCAAATCGGTATTGACCGTGATCGTGTTAGAAGTCAGCGTCGTGATCGTCGCCGAGTTCGAAGTCAGTGTCGTCACTGTGCCGGTTTTTACCGTAGCAGTGTTAGCCGTCAAGGCCCCAACATTGGCGGTCGCAATGGTTGCCGAGTTCGATGTGAACGTGTTGGAAGACAGCGTTGTGATCGTTGCCGAATTCGAAGTCAGGGTGTCGTTGACAATCGTTGTGATCGTTGCCGAGTTCGAAGTCAGTGTAGTGATGTCCGCCGTGTTCGCATCCAATGCGTTGACGTTGGCGGCTGTAAGCACCGTAAGGTTATATGTTTGAGAAGTGTTAGCAAACAGATTGCGCGTGTTGGCGTTCGTCATGAAGACGTTCGTGTAGCGTGCGGTATCCGTGCCCAAACTTACCGATGTGTTTGCCTTCGGATTGGTGTTGGTCGAAATGACCATTGTCGCGGGAACACTCATGGTGCCGCCGCGAAGTTCCGGAGCAACAAGCACGCCAGCCGACAACACACCTTCGACGTGTGCGTTGCCGGACGTAGAGGCCCCATTGGTGGAATTGGCTTGCGCAACCGGAGCCGCTGTAACAACAGTCGAACTCATGTCCGCAATGACAGCGTTCACCTTGTTAATAAACGAGGTAAAGGTATCGCTATCTACTTCAACATTTGCGCCTATGTAAGAAGATTTGGACATCTATTGATTAATTCCTGTTAACAATGGTAGCAATCGATTCTCTAATTTCTCTGAGTTCCATAGCAAGACTTTGAACGTCGTCTTCAAGCTTACGAATCTTTTGATCACGTTGACGCATTGCTTGACGTTGCTTAAACAAACTCACGTCTTTATTTATGAGGGCATGCGATGACACATCCCTCATAAGATGTTCTCTTTCTGTCGCAATCATGATACTGCGATGCCTCTCATATCAGCCACGCGCGGAACCTTGTTGAAGTTGTCACTCTTCATCGTGATCTTGATTTCAAAGAATTTGAAGTTGTTGTATGTAGAGCCGCCTTCAGCGATGTAATTGATCACGTCACTCGTCTCCCATGCGCCTTCACCAGCAGCCTTTGCGGTTGTCGGCAAGAAGTATTCGAATTCCTTGAAGTCGAAGCGGTTCGCGCTTGAAGAGAAGAAGTTGTTTTCATTCTTCATCGAAAGCTTTGTCCACGGAACTTGAGCAATCGGAGTCGGGTCGGTTGCCGCCAAGAACTTGACATAAACTTCAACATCCGAAGCAGCCGGACGATAAGCCGTGAGGAACAGCTTGAAGTCTTCCGCGTCGAGACCGTCCGAAAGCTGAACGATTTTCGAAACGTACGAAGCGTCCTTGGTCTCATCCAACAGATATTCGAAGACCGTTGCCGTGGTGATTGCGTGATCCACGAAGGGCGAAGTGTCCTTGGTCGTGGAAGACGTGTTCTGCATGCCCACCCGCATAGAGAACGAATTGGACAGACCGCCCGTGATTTCGTTCGAACGCGAGTAGATGTAATGCTGCGTCCCGGTCAAATACTTGTTGTCATTGAAGTCGGCGCTATAGGTCGTGCCGTTCAGGATGTACTGAAGCGTCGTGCGGGTCTTCGAAAAGTCCGTCCGGTAAACGTGCGGCTGTACATACGAAATCCGTTGGTTTTCGATGGTGTCGATGACCGCCGAAGCACCAGACGTTGCGCCGATCAGGGTTGCCCCGACAGTGAAGACCTTGCCAGAGCGAACGCTGGAGTCCTTCAGGTGAAGCCGTGCCGGTGCGCGGGTGTTGATGTAATCGACGCGTCCAACCTGAGAAGAGAAGTAGTTTGCTGCCGTGTTGGAAGCATGAACCACACCTTCGACCGTCATGAACGTCGTGTTGGCAATCGAAGCAACCTTCAGCGGTTCGTATTCGTTCGCTGCCGTTTCGAGAACCACATAGTCACCAATCGCAAACGTGGTGTTGAACGATGTACCCGTGCCGATGATCCGATTGTTGCCAGCGACAACAGAGACCGTACCAGCCGCATTCGCCGCGTCTTGGAACACCAGTTCTTCGCCACGGAACGAACCAACCACATTGGTGATACCAAAGAATTCGTAATCCTTCGGCTTCATCGTGATCGAACCGGAAGCAACGTTGAAGCGTGCCGCATAAATCTTGAACTTCAGGTTTTCGTCCTGATATGCGGTCCAAGCTGTCGAGTTGGTGGACGTGAACAGAGTGCCGCTCGAAACATCCGAGACGATAGCGCCGCCCGTGATCAGGTCGTTTTCGCCGGTCTTGGCAACCCACATGCGATAGTCGGGATCGTTCGCGACCGGGATGACGACAACCGCATATTCGGTGTCGGTCTTCAATGCGACCGGAGCCTTGAACACAACATTGGTTGCGATGCTCGAATCTGTGGAGACGAGAACGCTTGATGCCGGAACAGTGACTTCAGAGAACGGCAGAACAATGTTGCCCGGATAGCCGTTGACCGTTTCGCGGATTTGAACACGAACGCCATTGACGCCCTTCTTGGCGAAGTAAAGGTCCACACTGTCGATGAACAAATCAGTGTCCGACGACATCTTGGAAGCGACGTAGAAGGTTTGGCTGATCGGATCAGTTCCGTTCCAGTTATTGGCGAAGCGACGGTTCGTGCTGCTTACCGAAGTCGTGGTCGTGGTCTTGGTGTCAACCGAAGTCGTTGTTGTGGTGTCGAACTTCGGTGTACGAGTCGTGACGGAAACCGCACCAGTCTCGTAAGAGAAGTTGTAACCAGAGTAGACTTTCGAAGCCTTGCTTGTGGCATCGCCTACCGAGTTGTATTGCTCGATATCGTACATTTCCAAGAGACGGTCGCCAACCTTGAACGTGTTTGCCGGGATGTTGAAGATTGCCTTCAGAACACCATTAGCGTCCGACTTGACAACGTTGGTCCGGTTCAGACGATGCAGACCGTTCAGTGTGTTACCAATCGCCGGATTGACACGGTTCGTTACCGAGACGCCATCAAACCAGAACCAGAACTGTGTATTCGGGCGAAGACCCTCAACATAGAGCTTGACATCACGCGAACGAAGGTAAGGGGCGAAGTTGACGTCCGTGACGAAGTCGCCGACATACTGAGTCGAAGACTGATCCGTGACATTGAGCGCCGTGCTCGTGGTCGTGGTGGTCGCCGTGGTCGTTGTCGTCCGGCGTGTCGTGGTCGTTCTGCCACTGGTAGAAGTGGAAGAGTTCGTCCGCGACGAAGACACAACATCCGTATCGACAGACGACAGCGGAATGAAGTCGGAAAGCGCTTCGGTGAAATCAGCAAAGGCTTGACCAAGATCAATATCAATATTGATGTCAGGAGCCGTCGAAACATCGGGTTCCGCATCGTATTCCGGAGACATGTCGATATTGCCGGTGTAGCAATAGAAACCCGAAGTACAGGAACGGGACTTGGTTGCGGCAGACTGATTGATCAGAGTGATTTTGTCATAGGTAAGCGTTGCGCCTTCGCCATGGTCAACAGTTCCGGATGTGCCCGAAATTTCGAGTTCAATCGGGTAGGAGCGGAATTGCGGTGTCAGTTCCTTGAACGCACGGTCGATACCAGCCGAAAATTCTTCGTGCTTGGTATTGGCAATGGTGAAGTTCGCGAAGCTGTCAACAATGATACCGTTCTTGAAGCGGTCGAGACCGGACGAATCGGTGATCGTCATTTCGTCCGCGCTCTTCTCAAGAGCATTCAGAACCGTGTAATATTCCATGTTGGTCAGGCGCTGATCGATCTTGCCGACGTCGCGCATGGTGTAGCGACGGTTCTTGGCGCGGTTGATCGTGATGCCATATTGTGTCTTGCCAATGCGCGAAGCATAGGAGTAAGACAGCGACGGATAAGGCGGAAGGTTCAGGGTCGCAATGGTCATGCCCGAGTCGAGTTCACTCGGAACGGTCGGCAGTTCAGAGGCAATGCCCTGAATGACTTCAATCGAACCATCTTCCATCATCATTACACGATCTTGGCGACCGATGTAATATTGATAGGACGAAACAACGTGCTTGTTCGGCGCGCAGAATTTGAAATCATTTGAACCGAAGGAAACCGCCGCCGCCGTGTTGGCAACCGACAGAGTGGCAATCGTCGCCGCGCCAGCGGTCGTGGCATAGACAACCGTGTTAGCCGCATACGGGCGGAAATCGACCACGTTGCGAAGATCGTAGGTGACGCCCGCTTCGGTCGTGTAGTTCGGAATCTGTTCGGTCTTGATCGTGTTCGCCAGCGGAACCGTGTTGTCATCCACCGGATATGAGTCAACAGAGAAGAACGAATAGGTGCTGTCCTTCTGGAAAACCTTGATCTTGATCAGGAATGTGGCGTTCGACGGGATCGTGAGCGTGCCAGTCTTCTTGACATAGGAATGTGCGTAGTGATCGTCTTTCTGGTTAGCGTAAAGACGGAAATTCTTGGTCACATTCGAGTTCGATTCGGAATAGGTGCCGGTGCCCATCCAAATGCCTTCAATCGAGAACACATCCGGGAGACCAAGCGAATAGGTGCCAGTCGTGCCGCCTTGGTTGGTGCTTGCATTGACCTTGATGTAAGCCGTAACCAGCGACTTCTTCGAAGCAATAACGTTATCGAAGATCACATCATGCGCAACAACGGCAGCTTGACCGGCATAGGTCGCAACACCGAAATCAATCGTCAAGCTCGTGGCGTCGGCATTGGTCGTGACGGTCGCGGAAGCAATGCTTACCGGAGTGCCGTTCGACCAAACCACCAGTTCGTTTTTCTGATCGGAATTCAGCGTTGCCGAGTTACCGAATGTGAATTCGCCGCTGGAAAGCGAGATTGTCAGTGTGTTGCCGGAAACCGTGCCGGATGTGCTCGTGCGCGCAACATAGGTCGTGTCATCGGAGGGAAGCGTTTTGACCGCAGTCTTACCAAGATCGAACAGAGCCGCCTTGAACGAAAAGTCCTTGATGACCGGCTTGCTGCTTTCAAGAACCGCGACAGCCGTGCTCGTGCCCTGCTTGATCGAACGAACAAGGTCAAAGCTCTTATCGGAGTTCATCCGGATATTGAACAGATATGCGCGATACTGTGTTGTCGAGTGACGGGCGAAGGCACGAAGGTTTGCCTTACCGATCACAACAGCCGAGTTGTCGCGAAGTTCGATTTCGTTCATGTTCTTGAAGTCGAAGACGCCAGCAACGGTGTCAACGATCAAGTAATGACCGATGTTTGTCAAAATATTCTGACTGTCTTCAATCTGGTAATCGGTAGGCTTCGGAGTAGAAACAACGTAATTGTCAAGATACTCGATACGTGCGCCTTCGACATACGCAATGCTTTTACCAAGAACGATATCGACCAGTGTCGCATCATCCTTGGACTGTTCGACAGCAAGCGGAATTTCGCCGAGCGAATAGTTGCCCGATTCTTCCTTGGTGCGCTTCTTCAGTTCCTTGTTGATCGAATTGAACTGAGTCGTCGTGCGGCGGCGAACAACCTTGCCGCCCTGATATTCCTGAATTTTCAAGAAGCCTTCGGTCGCGCTTGCTTCAGCCTGAGTCTTCACCACCAGTTGCGGAGTGAGCTTCAGACGATCCGCGCCGGGAGCGTTGTAGTTGTTGAAACCGTTTGCATTGTCAAGAAGAGTCGTATCAGCAAACGAATTGATGATTTCTTCGTTGATATCGAAGCCAACAACAACTTCATCGGGTTGATTGTTGTACTTCGAAACGATGATAAGGTGATCGGTGAAGTTGATGAAATGACCGCGCTGGTAGAGGATACCAGCGCCACAACGAAGACCATAGGAATTGCCGAGCGGCGCGAGCGCAGTCGGCGCAACAGTGACCGTGTCGATCAGATTGCCGCTTTCATCTTCGATGCGAAGGTTTTCACCAGCGATGAAGACCTTTTGACCGCTGTTCGACGTGGTCATGTAGACGACGTAGAGCGTGTTCAGGTCCGGCGTCTGACTTTCGAGACCGACAGAAACGGTTGCGATCTTTGCCTTGATACCCGAAACGAGGCCCACGGCAAAACGCCCGTTGTACTGAGACATGACAACGGGTTGAGTGTTGGTGTTGTTGTCAAGCAGCTTGACATATTTCAGATTGGTTTCTTCAACGAAGTTACCGCCCTTGACAATAGTGCCTTCGACAAGGATGTTGTCGCCGAAACGGGCAATCTGATCCTGAAGGATAGACTGAAGAACAGTGAGTTCGCGCGCCTGTACAGCGACTTCCGGTTTGAACAATACCCGATGATAGTTCTTCGACAGTGTTTCCACATCGTCGGAGAAGTAAGGATTGATATTAAGATCAGTTTTCAGACCGGACATTTATGTTCCTCAAAATTCGATTAGTACCTTCAACCTTTCGGCTTGGTCATCTGCCCTTTCAACAGGGGTCGTTGTTTGTATATAGATGCATTCGCCAGCGGTTTTCACCAAAGACGGTCGATTAAAGCCGGTAATTTTTGCGACAGCGTCCGACGACTCACCGACGAATTCCGCTTCAAAACCAACGGTAAAATCAGAGACCGAAAAGGTTCCAACCACACCAGTCAAGAACATCGTGTTGCCGGAAACCGAATGGAGATACCCGTAGGCACCGGTAGAAGACTGAACGATCTTTTCATCAATGACGAATTCGCTGAGAGGCGTGACCGCTTCAACCGAGTAAACAGAGCGATTGTCGAACTTCGTCAAATCGCGATCCACCAGTGTCACATCTGCCGATGCGATAGATGAATTCGATGTGTTCGAAGCGACAATGGTTTCGCCGACTTCCACAATGCCCTTGATGTTCTTCAGGCGGATTGTGTTTGCCCCGTCGAGATTGACCGCCGAAATCGTGGCGGACATGCCGTTGTTTTGCGTGACCTTCTGTTCAGCCGTGAAGCCGGTGATGTCAGCAACCGTGACAACCGTGTTGGCGAAAACCGGATCGACCATAACCGCAGTGATTCGATAATCGTTGTCGGTCGAGAATACGCCGCCTTCGTTTCCGTCGAACTGAGACGAAATCACCATACGCGAGGCGAACAATTCCTTTTCGACGTCATAGCCATGTCCACCTTGCGGGGACAGGATCGCCCGAACCGTGGCGCTGTTTGCCGACAGGGTCGAGGGGTTGGCAATGATCGTTGCATTGGCGACCGTGTAGCCTTCACCGAGACGAACCATCTGAACCGAATGGATTGCGTTTGAAGTGGCATTGATCGTGACAACAGCTTCAGCGCCTTGCCCATCACCTTCGATTTGAACGAAAGGAGCGATGGCGAATTTAGAAGAGAAGTCCGGATCGACAGTAAAGGCGTTCTTCAGAAGAATCCGGCGATCAGAACCGGTGACGATGTATTCTTCAATCTGGCGAAGCTGTCCCGCGCCCGTCCCGGCATTGATGTGGATCGCACAACTCTTGTAATAGTCGGTGTTGGCGGACAGAACCCCATCACTCTGAATGGCGTGGATCAAGTTGTTGCCATTGACCGCAATCGTCCGGAAGGAGCCGTTCGCATAGGTGTTATAACCGGAACCGCCAAATTCCGTAATAATGGCATGGATCGCACCATCAACGGCATTCTCGGTTGCGTCTGGATTCGCAAAGCACGGGAACACATCCTGCCCGATGGCAAACTTCTTATACTGGTTTTCGGAAACCGAATATAACAGCTTCCAAATGTATCCATCGTTTGTCAGATAGAGTTCATCGGCAATATTGGTTTCAGACTTCTTCGGCTGAAACGTAGAAGGCTTGCCTTTGTTGTTGTAAAGACATTTGAAAACAGAGTATTCAGCACCTTCCTTGGTGATAGCGTAGAATTTCTTCTTGTAAAGATCGCCGTCCTTGTCGTCATAAGCAGTATAGATAGTGCCGCTTTGCCACGTATAGTTCTTGATTGCCGTGGCGACGTCATCGGGAGTGATCTTCTTACCAAAGATAATGTCCCGCGCCATGTCGTAATACTGGAAATCATCCGAGTTCACCGGCATCGGCGGGTTGTTGTCGTCATCAAACGGAACGTGCTTCGCAGCAACCATGTAATGGTTCAAGAGGTTGTTTGACTGAAACGAATCGCGCATGCGAACGGCAGTCATTACCCTTGCTTTTTCAGTGACCAGAGACGGCATCTTGTTCCATCAACTCCATTAAATTGTAATGATTTCAATTTCTGCCGTCATCTTCGAAGCAGTCTCACCACGCGTGATCTTGGCAACAGAACCGAACATTTGCGTTCCGGATACGTGAGTGATGGACTTCAAAATGTCCGCATAGCGAGACAGAGACATGGAAGAAATGATATCGTACGAAAACTCTTGGTAGTATTTATTGTCGTGAATTTTCTTTTCCGAGTTCAGGTGCGACGTCGTGGTTTGCCAGAAGCCTTCGCCGATGCCGTGTTTACCAAGTTGGATCGTGCCCGACACTGCGAAAGGATTGGTTTCGGAAGTAAGGTCCGCTTCGCCTTCCTCATAGCCATAACCAGAATTGATAACTTCGACGCCCGTGACAACGCCGTTTGCGGCGATAACCGTTCCGGGAACTTCTGCGTTGTCGCCGAAGATATATTCGTCAACCGGAGTGACAGATGAAATTAATGCGGTCGAAGCCGTGACGGAACCCACAATCGGAACACCATCGTTGAAATCGGTTTCGAACAATTCGCGCTGAACCAGCATACGAGTCGTGGTCGGATTGTAGGAAATCACGATTCCCTTTTTGAAGGTGATGCCGTCAACGACTTGGTTGATCGTCTCACCCTCTTGGAACGAACCGCTGATATTGCTCAAATCGAGAATGAAATTGCCGCGATCATAGGCAGCAATATTCTTGTTGTATACACGAACAAACGGATCGGCATTGTACATGACGCCGGGATTGATCGCCGTGAGTGATGTGATCGTACCGATAGTCATGGTTTCCGAATCGAACATATCGGCAAGGATCGTGTCCGCCCCGCCCGAATAGGATTTCGGGAAGCCATAAGCCAAGCGAAGCAGAACATCGACATCGGCAGTTGTGCCGGACGTAGCAGGAAGGACAACGGTCGGATATTCGAAATAGCCCCACCCCGGTTCGAACGCGATACTGGTGATCGTGCCGCTGCCGTCCGTGGTAATGACGCCATGTCCCTTCTGATAGACTTCAGCACCGCCATATCCGCCGCCCGTGAGCGTGATGATTGCGCCGTTGCTGTAACCAGTGCCACCATTGTTGATCGTGAAGCCATCAACGCGGTTCGCCCCGGAGTTCAGACCGTCCAGTCGGATTTCGAAATATGGTGTACCAGCGACGTTGACACCAGCCACGAAATCGGTAGAGACCGTGACTGTCTGTTCATTGGCGATGCTGCCGATCTTGAATGTAGCCGAGTGACCGGTAGATTTTGAAACAATAGCAGATTTAACAATGATAACATTACCGTTGGCATCCTTCGGGGGAGACAGGAGACGCGAACGATCCGTGTAGACATAAGTCGGGAATGTGTTGCTCACGATGAAGTTGTTGGAGCCGACGACACCGATGGACGACGTGTTTTGACCGATGACGATGCCGGTGACCCACGTATTAGCCGTGCCGTCGATAACGCCAGTCGCATCGTTCTTGTCAAGGATCACATCGGACGCACCTTGCGAGCTTGTCGAAGCCAGATTCTTGGTGATACGGGAACGCTTGGTGCGAACCTTCAAACCAGCGTCGAACACACCTTCAACGGCGCGAACGGAAACGTTGCTGCCGACGACATTGGTGATGATCGCGGATGCCGGACTGGTGATCGGAGCGACAGCCGATACCGAGGCGTTGAAACTGTTGTTGACGAGGATTGCGCCGACTTTAATTTCGCCGAAATAGCTATTGACAGTGAGTGCCGAACCGACAATTGATTCGACAATGCCGGAAGAATAGCCAATGATCAGGTTGTTCGATCCCGACAGATATTCAAACTGTTCGACAAGGTGACCGACATTAATCGTGCCAGCCGACGAACTGATGTCGATGACCGCCTTGCCTTCTTCGTCAATACCTTCACCGACAACCATCCCGGTCGCGGGTGTGGAGGTTGTCAAAAGCAATTGATCAAGGAACGTACCATTCGACGCCAAGATTGTCAGGGTCGAATTAGAAGAAGAGCTATCGGTAACGGAAATAACCCTACCTTCAGCAATCAGATTGTTGGACGAGTCAACACCAAAGATCACATCGCCGGGAACCGCGCTCGCATTCAGCGTACCAGCAGCAAGGACATCGACCGTTTCGACCGGCTGATAAATGTGATCCAAATCCATATATTTGAGACCGGAATTCTCGATATACAGAACCGTATTGGATACGAGAACTTCTGTGTTCTCATCCGTGGTGTAACCGTTACCACCTTCAACAAGTTTGAAGTCCACGCGACCGGTCGCATCCTCGACACCAGTCACACGAACCTTGCCATGCAGACCAGCAGGAGAAATTACGTCGAAAAGGTCGCCGATCTTGTTGTTGCGACCACCAGATGTGACTTCAAATGTCGTGAGCGAGCCAATGGCAACAGGCGCTTCATTCGTGTCGCCGTCGTCCATAATAAGGTCGCCGGTAATGAATTTTCCCTTGACAGATGAAATATAGATGACGTCGATCAGCTTACCGGCGATTCGCTTCCGAACAACCGAGTCCACAAATGCGGTCGCACCGGAAACAGAGCCGGTGATCTTCTTGTCAACAAAGTTCTTGGTGCGGTCCGATACCGAGACTTCGATATATTCCGGCTTCTTCCAAACCGAGGCGGAAGGCTTCAGAACATCATCACCCGGATAATAGACTTCGACTTCTTCGCCGAACAGAAGCTTCATCAACAGTTCAGTGGATTGCTTCGTGCCGCGCGTGCGGTAGAAGTCCATGATATGCTTGATCAGGAAGCGAGTGTCAACGTGCGAGGAATAAGGGAAGCCGTCGAGATAGGTCGATTTGAAATGATCAACGAATTGGTCAAGCGTGGTGTCGATGTCCGATGCCTGAAGCATCTGGCGACCAGTGCTGTAGGAATTCTTATCGGTCGTTTCCAGCCATTCGTAATAGGCTTTGACGAAGGCAACAAAGATTTGTCCCTCTTCCCGGTAGATCGCCGGGAATTGGTTCTCGATTAAATGAGAAATCTCTTGAAAGGACAGTCTATCGTTATCCACCGTGTACCCCGGAAACCGTGATGCCAATGTCAACGTCCCGGATTTTAATAATACGAGACTTCGGGCTTGTTACGTCCGAATATTTAGGCGTCACGGAAAACTCAATCCCACTACCGGAGTATTCGGTAATGTTCAGTTTATTGAGCACCAGTTTACCAGTTGTATAATCGATAGTACCAATCGCGCGCTTGACATAGGTGAATGTATTGTTGACGTTCTTTACGAAGTTCAGAACACCATTACCATCGTCCATTACATAACCAACGACACCAGCAATATGGAAAGTCGTGGATGTTACACAAGGCGTGTATGTGGTGATGTTGTCACCCGCCTTAATGATCTTGCCGCGCTCCAATTCGTTTCCAAAAAGAATTTCGTATTTGTTTGCGGTCGCGAGAGCCGGTGTCAGGGAAACCATAATGCGGATATTGGTTTCGTTGCTGATGATCTTATCGAAGGCCCCGTCAATGGTCGCATAGAGTTTCGAGGCGCGCAGCACCTTACCGAAATCGTTCAAGTTGGTCTTGGAAAAGTTCTTGATCGCTTGGTTGACCAGTTCCTTGACTTGACCAGCACCCGCCGACGTCTTCGAAAGATCGTACTTGACCGATGTGTCAACCGTGACATAGAGATATTCCGGAGCACGGATGATCGGTTCAATACCGAGCACACAACGGTCCTTCAGATATTCAAGGCAGCGCTGGCGAACGTTTTCGGAGAAGCCATCCATGTCATTAACCGCAAGTGAAATGATCGTGCGACCGTATTGCGGCGGGTCTACTTCCTCACCACCATAGACGGCAATCGCCGTGATTTCCGGGAAGCGGTTTTTCAACAGGACCATGTAATCGGAGCCGAGCACAGCGCGATCCTGAATCTGGATTGACTTCGGCGCAAAGTATTTGATCGATTCGACCGACTCACGTTCAGCGCCGCCCGTGGACTTCGACATTGTCGTAACCTTGGTCGCATAGCCTTCGACCGCATGAAGCAGACTGAATGTCTTGACACCGTTCGGAGCATCACCACTCGACACGCGATAAGAGACTTCGATGACGTTACCGACAGTCGGTTGAACCCCGAAGCTATTGCGCCCGAAGCTGATTTCGTACTTACCCTTATCTGCTTCATTCAGATAGAAGACCGGATCGTCAACGCGCACCCCGAACAGATTGTCCCGGCGCGAATATTCGGTCTTTACGGAATCTTGTTCAGTGGTTGCCCGGACAGTCAAGAAAATGCTTGACGTGTCAATATCCGGATTGCTCAAGACGAAGCGCTGATCCGCCGTCTTGACTTCGAAGGCTTCGGTGACGATTGCGCCTTCATAGATCGGGATATCTCCGGAGCAATAGGAGCCGGACGACGCGTCAATGGCATAGGTTTCATTGGTCGTAAAGGTGTAGGTGATGTTCCCAACCTTGCCTTGAAACTTGGAATATTTCGGAAGCGTAATGAATGCCGGTGTACCGATGACATTCAGGACTTCGACTTGGACGACGGCAAAGGACGATGTCCGGGAGCGCGGAACATAGTTCAGTTCTTTGGAGCGGGAGACGGCAGAGTCACGAAGTTGCGCGGAGTCAAGGAACATTTCCGAGAACGCCATATTCGTGTAGATGTTGTTATACATCGTGTTATAAGCAAGAACGTCCAACAGAACGTTGATGTTTGAACCGGCAAAGTCGTAATCCTTGAAGTTCTCTTGATTCTTCAAGTATTCCTTTAAATTTTCCTTGACTGCGAAGAAATCAAGTTCTGTAAATTTTTCAGCCATCAGCGTACCCGTTCCAAGACAACTTCCATCGACACAAGTTCTTGTCTATTTATCACAGAAAATACAACGCTGATGGCGATGGCATTATTGTCTTCCATGGATGTCACAATGACTTCGCGCAGGTTCGCGCGTGGCTCTTCTTCCCGGATCAGGTTGCGGATACGTTCCTTTACCGTCACAACCGTCTGTGGCGTGAAGTTTTCGAACAACAACTTACGGATATTGCCGCCAAGATTTGGTTGCATGCGACGTTCGCCCGTGTCCGTGAGGATCAGGTTACGGATGCTTTGCCGTACGGCATTCTCATTTGTCTTTACCGCGACATCTTCGGAAATTGGATGGATGTCCAGATTATTGAAGAAATCCGAGTAGATGATTTTGTTTTGAATTGGCGAATTGCTCATTTTTACCTACTCATTTGAAGTATTAGCTAATATTTATGAGGAATGCTGTTGACAAAGGATTTTGTTTGTGTCTAGAATGAATCATTAAGAGAAACCTAAAATGAAAGGCCCAAGCAATGTTTAAGAAAATCCTCTTGTCAGTCGCAATACTCGCCAGTACCGTCAGTTTCGCCGAAGCAAAGTGCGAAGCAATTCCGCAGAGCGACTATGCCAGCATAATCATTGAACAGCCGAGCCGAAAGATTGCGATCTTCGGCGATCTTCCCGGACCGTTCAAAGTCCTTGTTCAAGATCGAAAGACCTGTGAAACCTCGCGCGTCATGAAGATGACCGAAGACCAGCTTTTCACCCGCTTCGGCATCGCCGACGAGCTTGAAGGCGAGTGCGTCGATAATCCCGAATGCGGTTGATTACCGCCAAGGACCGGCAGGCAATCTCCCCTTGTTCCAAGACCGCTTCGAACCGGTGTCCACGTGGATGAATGAACCGTATCCACCGAAGCCCCGGAAGCCTACGCGATAGGCAGCGGAACAGAACGCTTCCCGGTCAACACCCGCCATCGACACATCAAGCGCAACACCCTTCATGTGCATCGAAGCCTTTGCGCCGCCGACATGCCGGTTATAGACCGGATGACGGAAGGCAGAATTAACCGTGAGCTTCTTTCCGATCATCTGTCCAACCTTGTTGAGCATTTCGAGCACTTCAAGCTTACAGCCGTAATAACCAACGGCTTTACTGATGCCCATGCCCTTGCCGCCGCCTGTCGTCCAGAAGCTATTGTTGATGACCGAATCGGCAAACGCCAGATTAGACCACGAATGTGGGTCCGGATGTGTGGTGTGTTCCGGTGTCCAGACAACTTTCGTCTGATCGGGAACATCGGCAGGGTTCGCGGCGGCAACAGCGGCATTGTGTGAATTGCCTTTCTGTGCCCGGATTTCCGCAATCGATTCTTGTGTGACGGTCGGACGACCAGCGGCAATAGCGGCTTGCGTACGCGGAGCCGACTTTACCCGGAGAACGTTCTGTTCATGCGAGGCGTTCGACACCATTCCTTGAAATGATTTGATCGGTGTCTGAAGCGACGATTCGATGAAGGATTGTGTCTTACAGAACATGTAAAGCAGATACAGGATGACTTGCGGGTTTTCCAAAATCTTTTGAAATTGTAGAACCGCCTTGGTGACAAACTTGTCAATGCCTTCCTTGATGTTGGCAAGATTATCTTCCGACAGAAGGTTCTGAAGCGCCGCGAATTGATTCGAAAACACTTGAGCAATCCCGGCGATTGCTGCCGGTGCGTTAGCAAGTCCTTGGATGACTTGTTGTGCCATACCGCCAACATTCGCAAGAATGCCCCGCAAGCTTTCAAACAGGGTTTCCGTCATTGCCTTCATAGTTTCGGCAAAGGACTGAAGCCGGGAAGCAATCGACGGCAGATAGTTGAGAATATTCCCCGTGAGCGAGTCGATCTTGTCAAGAAGTCCGGCAATGCTTTCAAACGGATTGCTCAACAGCGAGCAAAGCGAAATCGCCGAACCGCTCATCTGTTCTTCATAATAGCGGTTCATGTCCCGTGCGACATTGCGCGGGTTTGTGACGATCCGTGTGTTGAAATCAACGACACTCGGATAAGATGCGTATTCAAGGAAGTCGGCAAGTTCTGTGTAGCTGATCCGCCCGACATTCTGTTCGACGCGGGTTGACAGAGACGGATAATCGGATTTGACAGGCGGCAAGAACGTGTCAACGATAGCCGGATACAGATGATCCGTGATTGATTCGTTCAACGCGTCAATGCCATACCGGATGGACGGAACAACCACAACAGGATCGTTCAGTTCCGTCAATGCCAGATCAAGCGAATCTGGATAGGAATAGGCGAGCGGGGTCGCAAGCTCGATTGCGGTAAGCACGCTGGCGACCGAAGAGAAATCCGCTTCAATGGTTTTCTTGCTGTTACAACTCACGATTAAACCCCACCGAAGTATTTGAGTTCAAGTTCATTCCTGCTTACACCCTTGAAGCTTGCCCAACGGTTGCGCAGTTTCGCGGGATTGCCATTGGTTGATTTGAGGATTGCGATTGCGAGCCTGTCTTGTGTGTTGCGGTCGAACAGTGCGCTATCAGAAATACCCAAGCGACCTTGAAAATCGGTAAGCGTTTGGCGGGTAATCTGATAACGACCAAGCGCACTCGAATTGAAGGTGTTTTCCGGATGGTTCAGCATGTTGCGCTGAAGTTCCTTGACTTGCCCGACAGTCATCCCTTCAAGATTGACGTCGCCATTCGTGAACTTGCCATATCCAAGCGTCTCATTATAGCCGTCGCCCCTGTCGGTGCCTTCCTTCTGCCCGATGTAATCAAGCATCGGTCCATGGCGTTCGCGGTCGGCATCCAATTCAGGATCACCGGAGCTTTGCGAAGTGTCGGTCTCTGCCGCACCATCAGCCGGTTCGTCAACGCCATCGTCACCGGTCGCGCCCATGTCGAACGGATCGACCATGGTCTTATGAGCGACCGTCTTGCGCTTCTCCGGTTCGGGTAGATCGGATGGACTTGCGTCGGCGGCTTCGTGATCTTCCGAATTCAGATCGACGCGCGCTGCCGTGACTGCGAAATTGCCAGCACCCTTCATATTGATGTCCGCACCCGACTGAAGGTTCATGTTGTTTTTTGAAATAATATCAACATTGTCGATTGCCGATTCGATGGCAACCTTTGCGCCGCGCATGCGGATGCCTTCGCCGACATTGACGTCAAGACGCCCGGACACCGCCAATGTGTGATCGCCATAGACCTTCTGATTAAGATTACCGTCTACCTGAAGATCACAGTCGTTCTCGACAAGGATCGATGCCTTGCCTTCGACCGTCAAATTCGCATCACCACTGATCCTCACATAGCCGTTCTGATCGATGACCACGAATGCGGAGCCGGTCGATTTGATTGACACCTGTCCAGATGAATTGATTTCGATATGCGAGCCGGACCGGTGATAGAGATTGACGCGCTCGTGTCCCGGCGTGTCGTCCAGTTCGAAGACGTGACCAGACTTTGTCTCGTGAACGTAGTTGTGCGGGTATTCGGCGTTGTAATAGGATTTCGGTGTTTCCCAACCGGCACCATTGGACGTTCGAACCGGTTGCCCGCCCGTGACGTTCTTGGCGAGAACCGACGTCGTGTGAAGCTCTTCCCCGGTCGCCAGTTTCGGCATGTCCGGGCGACCCAAACCATACATGGAAGAGCCGTCGCCCATGGCAGAGAAGCCGCCATTGGAATCGCCGTATGCTGCCGGTGCCATGGTCGGCATACCAAGCAGCGTACCAAGCAGCATCGGCTGTTGTGCGCCCTTACCGTCAATGAAGAAGCCGAACACCCAATCATTCAATTCGGGCGGCTTGTAATTGTTCGAATATGTCCCGGAGACCACATAGGCCCACGGCAAATCTTCAGTCGGTACTTTGGTCAAATCTTGCGGATGAATGCCAAAAGCCCGGACGCGGACGCGACCAAGCATTTGTGGATCATTGTTATCCTCAACCACCCCAAGAAACCAGAGTAGGTTCTGAAATCCTCTATCCATTCACAAAAGAGTCCTTTAATAGAATCATCCTCATCACCCACTTTTTTTCGCTCATGTAGTGATGGATCGTTTCGACAAGATAGCGCCCCGACAGGTTCGGATGGTCTTCCTTGTCGCCGTTGACGAATTTCATTTCCGGGATGACCAGATTGATCACCGATCCGGCGAATATGTCGTTACAACCATGAATTTCCATTTCTATAATATTCTTCCGCAGATAGAACGACGTTGAGTTCCGGCGCGGGATGATTTCCGAATAGGCGTATTCGCCTTCGTTGGTCGGTTCGAATGTCAGGAAGGTGGTGACGACATTATTCTCTTTCGAAAGATATTTATTACGGAAATCCGGAGTGTGATATTCCTTCGCCTTTGTGTCACTGTGTTCGTAGGAACCGAACTCGTCACCATGATCATAGACGACAGGAGTGAATGACCGCATGGCGGGATCGATTTGAATGACTTCAACCAATGCAGCCCCGGTGCGCAGTTCATCAACAAGATTAAACCGGCGCTTCGGATCAATCTTCAGCGCATGGTTCATCAATGTGGAACGTTCGGTAATGTCCAGCTTGGTTTCGCCAAAGTAAAAAGTATTGCGTTCCGGAAGATTGTCCTTGACATCCTTGATAATCTGTTCATGTGTTTTAAAGTAATACTTTTCACGATTTTCAAAGAAAAGGAAATTACTGGATTTGTTCGTGGTCGAAAGCGCCTTGCGTGCGAAGAAGTTCATCGTCTCGACAGGCGTGAAGGACGGGATGACGAATAGGCGGTCGCCATCCGTTGGTTCGATGTCAATTTGTTTTGAAACGAAATATTGCGAGGCGACCTGTTGGACCATGTCGGAAATGGTGCCACGGAACGATTGTTGAATTCGCGTGGTTTCCGATGTGATGAAATCCGGAGACAGGCAGCGCAGCACATAGGCTTGTGATTCGGATTTGTCGTCGGTCGATACTGCATCAATGGCATAGACGTGAAGACGAAGTGTCGCCGTGGTTCCGAAATAATCCGTATATTTGATTTCAAGCATTTCTTCCCCGATGATGGGAAATTCATCGGTCAGCGCATGTGTATCATAGATCGTAATGTCGGCAGCAACCGAGGCGGACAGAATGCTTTCGTTGATCGCGATGTCCGTGATCAACATACCGATTGGCGCTGTCTTGGTTCCTGTATGGTTCGACAATGTGGCTTGCTCGATTTCGAACATGCCAATATCGAGAACTTTCCGATCAGTCATTCAAGAGATTCCGAATATTATCGTCTGCTAATTTGGCATAGCTGTTGTTCAAAAGCTGAATGTTGCGCATGTTTTCGTTGCGCTCGTTTTCGACGTCGAAAATCCGGATCGGTTGCCATCCTTCCAAAGCGATATTGGAGAGGCTGTATGTGTCCGGGGTCATCTTCAGATTACCGTTCTGGTAATATTCAATGTTCGCGGTCCGGGCTTCATTCATCGTCCAGTTGAACACTTCAAAGTCGGTCATGAAGGTTTGGTTCATGTCTGCCATGGCGCGTGCTCGATACTTCTTGGCAAGCGACAGGAACAGTTCGTTTTCCGACAGAGGCCACTCAAAGTATGGATCAATGATCTTGTTCGAAAGGAAGACCAACCAAATATATTCGGTCGAACCGTAATAGTAAAAGGCGATATCTTCGGCGCGTTCGCCTTCCTTTACCGTGTAAGGAAGATACGCGTAGGGATCATGCTTGACTTTGTCAAGAATTTTGACGCGAAGCATGATATTCCGAACCACTTGATCATTGTACTTGATCTTGGGAAAGTTGGAAAAATAGGACGACATTCTTAGGAACCTCCCATGTAATCATCGGCAGTGTGGATTTCCATTTCATAAAGAGCCATCGTCATATTGACGAATGCCGGACGTCCATTCGGCAAGAATGCCGGAAGTTCATTAGGCGCATAGTTGACTTCGAAGGCGTTAACCATGCAGCGCTTGAAGAAATACATGTGTCCCGGTTCGGAACCGAGAAAGAAGATGTCAACGACCTTCGGGTATTGAAGGAAGGTGCGCGACGAATCCTTCTTATAGGTAGGCAGGATCGATTGTTTAATGACTTTGATGATCTTCGCCAGCCGGACAGACTCTTTCGAAGACGTCGGCGCAAGATGCCAAGTGAACGAATGCGACTTCAGATCGATACCGTCGAAGGTCAATGCCAGATGCGGGTTGACGATCATGCCGAGCGCGGATTCAGCCCCTTTGACAACCGAAATGTCAGCCGATGCGGTCGCCGCCCGGATTGCCTTGACAGCAGCAGTCCAGTTCAAATCACCAGAGGCGGCAATCTTCTGTAGACCTTCCTCAAAGCTCTGCGAACCGGCAGCGGCGGAAACGACCGTGCGCGACAAGTCACCGAATGCGCCAAGCTCATACGGGGTCACGCGAAGGTTGAACGAATCGATCAGGTTGGACGGGATCGGCAGACAGATTGAAGACGTGGTCACGGTCGAAACCTTATCCGCCGCACGGTCAAAGCTGTAATCAGAAAAATTCAAGATAATCGAGTGCGGACCAAGATCGTCTGGAAACCGATACTCGGAATATGTGGAATTATCGCGACGTGCCGAAATATATTCTTCAACGGTTGGGACTACGAAAGGATCAGCCATGTCTTACCTAAATACGGTTTTATTAGAACTTCTGTTATTTAGGACGATCATGGCAAGGAAGGGAAGATATAAGCCCATAAATCCGAAGAAGTATAAAGGCGATCCCACCAACATTGTTTGGCGTTCACAATGGGAAGCTTTGCTTATGCGGTATCTTGACCTACATCCGCATGTAATCGAGTGGTCCAGCGAAGAAATCGTCATTCCCTATATTTCTTCGGTCGATGGTCGCTGGCATAGATACTTCGTGGACTTCTACGCCAAGATGAAGAAAGGCGACAAGGTCGAAACTGTATTGATCGAAGTCAAGCCACACGCACAGACAAAACCACCGGACATCAGTAAAGCCAAGATGTTAAAGAGTGGCAAGCCGGGAATGCGTTATCTGAATGAAGTTAAAACTTGGGCAATAAATAGTTCGAAGTGGAGTGCCGCGCGTGAATATTGTGCTGATCGCGGATGGCACTTCCTGATTTTTGATGAATACAGCTTAGGTATCAAGAAGAGAAAGTAACCGTGGCAGCTAAGGTTTTCCGAGACATTTTAGAGAAGGGTACGCGCGCCGGTATGTTCCCCGGTCGCGACAAGGAAAGTCGTGAGTGGTATCGCGGCAAGGCCCGTGCCATCAAGAAGAAGCACAACGAAAACCTGATCATGCGCAATGCCGGTGATCGGCTGAAGAACCAAGTCGCCATGGGTTCGATGTACATGTTCTATTACGATCCGAAGCACAAGGCGACACTTCCCTATTACGACATGTTCCCGCTGGTGTTCCCGTTCGCCAAGACGAAAGAGGGCTTCCTTGGGATCAACCTTCACTATCTGCCATATCAGATGCGCGCCGTTCTGATGGACGCGCTCTATGACATTTCGAACAATGATCGGATGGACGACACGACCAAGCTCAAGTTGAGTTATGGCATTTTGAAGAATGCTTCGAAGTATCGTTTCTTCAAGCCTTGTATCAAGCACTACCTCAAGAAGCATGTTCGCAGCCGGTTTGCCTATGTTCATCCGAGCGAATGGGATGTTGCTTTGTTCCTTCCTATCTCACGTTGGGAAAAGGCTTCTCAACAGAAGGTTTGGGCGGACTCGAAAAAGATCATCAACGGGAGCTAACCAATGGCATTCAGATTGGACGAATTCCGCGCAAATTTGAATTCGGTTGGTGGTCTCGCCAAGCCTTCGAAGTTTGCCGTCTACATTACCGCCCCGTCGTTCATTACCGGCGTGGCGTCGTCCTACGACTCCTTTGCGGAAGACGACCTTACCTTTGCGATGAACGACGGCATAAATGTCGCCGATGCGCGGGTATTGTCGATGCTCTGCGATTCCGCGCAGCTTCCCGGCAAGACGCTTCAGGTGGTCGAGACGCGCCCGCAAGGCTTCGGCAAGGTTTCGAAGATTCCGTTCGACATTCATCACGATCCGCTGTCGCTGTCCTTCATGCTCGACAACGATCATCGGGTGATGAACTTCCTTCAGTATTGGTTTCAGGAAATCATCAACACCAATTCCGATTTCGAAGGCAACAGCGCAACCTTCAAGAACCGTACAGCGTATGAGCTAAATTATAAGAAGACGTACGCAACCACAATGCTCATCCATTTCTTTTCCAGTGTGGATGAAAATTCGTTCATCGAATACGAGTTCCACGATGTCTACCCGATGCAAATTGCTCCGATCCAACTTGGTTGGGATCAGAACGACCAGTTTGCCAAGGTCAATGTGGAATTCGCCTATTCAGCCTATTCGACCATGCGCGGTTCGCTTGGTTTCCTTGGCACCTACGCAACCCGTGGCGTCGATTATTACCAGTCGAGTGGTCGCTATGGCAACCTTCTTTCGGCGCTCACAGATACATCTTACGGGATTCAAAATCTGATCGAATCCTTTACAAATATTTGAGGAATACATGAGCCTACCTAAAATTCAATCGCCGTATTTCCCGGTCACGATTCCCTCTTCCAAGAAGAAGATCAAAATCCGCCCGTTCACCGTCAAGGAAGAAAAGCTTCTGATGATGGCAGCACAGGACAAGGACGACGCCGATTTCATTCTGAATACGATTTTTCAAATCCTTGAAAACTGCATCGAAGGTGACGTTGACGTGCGCAAACTGGCGACGTTCGACATTGAAGACCTTTTCGTCAAGCTCCGGGCGCGGTCGGTGTCCAACATCGTCAAGCTCAAGTTCAAGGACGAAGATGACGGCAAGACCTATGAAACGGAAGTGGACCTTGATGCGGTCACTGTCGTGGTTCCGGAAGATCACACGAACAAGATCGTGTTGAATGACACCTACACGATCACTCTGAAATATCCGACGTTCGACATGTTCACCGAATCGGGCAAGAAGGACGGCGATCCGCTCATCCTGATTGCCAAGTCGATTGATAAGCTTGTCAATGTCGAGACCGACGAAATCACCGATATGAAGGGATATTCCGACAAGGATGTTCTGGAATTCGTTGAAAGCTTTACCAGCAAGAACATGCGCGATATTGAACATTTCTTCAATACAATGCCGTCTGTTAAGCTTGCGGTCGAATATATAACTGAGGATAAGCAGCCTAAGAAGAAGGAGATTGTAGGTCTCGTCAATTTTTTTACTTTGTGATGTCGTATATGGACTTGGCGTCCTATTACAAGATCATGTTTTCCATGCATCGACATCATAATTATTCAATGACGGAAATTGATAATATGATTCCGTTTGAGAGAGACCTTTATATCGACATGGTTCTTGCCGCCATCCAAGAGGAAAAAGAAGCGCAGTCCCGCCAATAACAATAAGAGGAAAGCAGGATGACCAGCCCGGAAGATATGCCCGTACTTGACGGACCGACAGAGAACACCAATTACGGCATGACAGACAGTGGCTATAGCTCCGGTTATAGCAGCGGCTATGGTCTCCAATCCACCGAAGCCGAGGAACTTGCTCGCTTTCGAAAAATGGCGATGGCGATCCGTGATGCCGATTTGGATGGTGATGGCAAGATTGCCGAGAACGAACTCGAAATCCACCTGAAGAAGCTTCAGACGCAACGCAAGATCGCGATTGTCGCGCTTGCGGTTCTCTGCTTCCTTGGCATCTACATCACGATCTTTCTGCCTATCGCGCGTATCGAACAAGTGGCGAATGCGCTCGATTTGCTTTGGATCACATTGGGTGGCGTCATTGCCACGTACATGGGCGCTGAAGCTTATGTCAGCAGGAAGAGCTAATGGCAGGAATTCAGCTTAACGGTCTACCAAAGATCGAAGCCAATACCGGTGCGACCGTTCAGGAAATCGAAATCGCCAATCAGCGGCTCGATACTATCCGGAAGGCAATCACAACGATGTCAACCCGTATCAACAACAAGTTGGACGGGTTGACTAAGACGTTGACGGATTTCTTCGACGTAGAAAATCGGACAATCGAACCGGTGTTTGACAAAAGCTTGCTGTTCGGCATCAATATCAAGCTTGGTTCGATTGCCATGATCCTGTCCGACTTCTTTGACGACGTCCGCAACAAATGGGTTCAGGACGCGCTTCTGAACGACAACAACAGCCGCCCGCCGTCTAATCCCGGACCGCGACCGTCTCCCCCGGAGAGAGGGAATTCGTCGCGCAGTCTCGATATTGATTGGACTGGCATGTTTGGAAAATTGCTTACCGGTCTTGGTATCGCCTTCCTTGCGACAAAGATCAATTTCGGGGAAGCAATCGAACAGTCTGGCATCATCGCATATGTGACCAAGGGATTGACAAAGGCAATTGCGGTTGGCAGCGGGTTGACGAAAGCAATTGCCAGCATTGCCGCCAACCCGGCGATTGCTGCCGTTGGCAAGGTGTTCGGTGCGATCCTTCACGGCATCAATACGTTCGCCACGCGGGTGATACCGCTCTATGGCTACGCGATGCGGCTTGGTGCGGTCGGTGCGCGCATGATTCCGTTCTTCGCCATCGTCACGTCCATTGTTGATTTTGTCAAAGGCTTCATGAGCGCCGACACCGTTTGGGAAGGCGTAAAGAGAGGCATCGCCGAAGTCGCAACCGGTTGGATTGGATGGCCCCTTGAAATCCTGAAGGACATTGTCTCTTGGGCAGCGGGCAAACTCGGTTTCGAGAACTTCTCCGAATATCTGGATAGCTTCGACCTTGTCGGTAAGGTGCGCGACCTTGCCATGAAGATTCTAAACGTGATCGACATCAGTCAATATTTGCCGGAAGGGTTCTTGGATGGTGTAAAGACCACGATCAGCGATTCGGTTAATTGGCTATTCGATCAAGGCATTGCGTTGGTCAAGTCGGTCTTCACCATAGGCCCTATTGATACGATTGTCGAATACAGCAAGACCATCTATGAAACCGTCACTGGTTTCTTGAGTGGAATGGTCGCCAATATCGATGACTATATCCGTGGTCTCTTCGGCGTCGATGAAGAGACATGGGAAAAAGCCAAGGCGGATGCGGGCAAGTTCATCATCGATTCGTTGTGGTCTACGATCAATGACATCAAGACGTTCTTTGTCGATCTATTCAATTCGATTGCGGACCTGATCCCGACGAAGGAACAAGTCGTCAATCAGATTAAAGGCTATCTGCCGGACTTCATCACCGGAGAAGGTGAATACAGTGCCGAGAATCGTCTGAAGGATATTGAAGCCCAAATCAAGGAGCAAACGGACTTCATCAATCGCAGCAAAGCGGGCGAAGACGTCTTCAATGGTCCAGAGGATTGGGGTCGCAATCGGGCGCTTCGGAAGATCGAACAAGCGCAGCAGATCAAGGAAGAAATCCAGCGCGAAATGGAGCGGCGCAAAGCGACGGCGAAGGGTGGCGATACAACCATCAACGTTGTCAAGGGCGGCAACACCACCAACGCGACGAGCACGAACATCAACAACTTCAGTTCGACGCCGTCGTCTGTACGACCGGATTAATAGCGGCGGGTATCGACATCAGGGATGATCAGCCCGCCGCCCTGATGGAAGCGGTTTTCGCGCGGCTTTTCTGGCACTATGCTCAAACTGCCGTCCTTGTCAACGACTAAGACGATGGCGATTGCGGCAAAGATCGTACACCAGAAGGCAAATGTAATTAAACCCGAAATCAATTTGAAAAGAATCATGTTAGTCCCCTTTCTGATTCGGAATTTAATATGATTACAAATTACTGTCAAGAGGCTTTTATAGCGAAGTGCCGTCGATTATTGAAGACAAGGCGTTTGTCAAGAACGTCGAGAACTACATTTTTAAGAATGACAAGAGGTTCGCACAGGCCCTTGCCGCCAAGAAGAGTCAGATACCCGTCCAATTCCGGACATCGCGTTATCTCTTCCGTGGCATGATCCTGCCGCAAAGTTTGGTCGATTCGATCCAGAAAGGCAATGAGAATCTGAAGTTAGAAGATATTACCTCATGGACCACGGATCAGAAGATTGCCGAGCGCTTCGTCTCCGATAAGTCCAAGATCGTCAAGAACGGTGTGGACGGTGTCGGTGTGATCTTCAAGAAGAAGATACCGGACAGCGGCATCATTCTCGACATTCAGAACTATGTCCTGTTTATGGACATCATGGGCTTGCTTGCCATGTACGACTTCGATGATTCGACCAAGGATATGGGTCTTGAGGAATTCGAAGTGCTGGTGGATAGCGGAGTTGTGTTGAGCAAGGCTGATATTACCAAGGTCTTGAAATAGAAAAAGGGCGCACAAGGCACCCTTCCTAATCTAAACAGTACGGACCCAATATTGCGGAATTGGACATTTCGCATAACCGCCCCGGTTATCGTCCCGAGGAACGTCCAATTTCTCGCATTGGATTCGTTCTAAGCTTTCTGCCGGGAGCTTAGAAATCTCTTCCCGTGTCGGACGGATGAACCTGCTTCAACGAAGCCGAAGCTTCTCCACACTCTCACCAATCTTTTTTGTGACAGAGAAGACCGAAGCCTTCCCACGTTTGAGTTTACGATCAGATTTAAAAGGGTAAATTTGCTGTTGCCGTACTTCTACATACACATTTTACTAAATAATTCCGGATTATCACATTCGGAGTTATTAAGAAAATGCGTAAATTTGGATTTGTTTATATTTGGTATGACCGCAAACATAAACTGTATTACATCGGAAGTCATTGGGGTCACTTGGATGATGGGTATATTTGCTCATCAACCAGAATGAGAAACGCCTATAAAAGACGACCCACAGACTTCAGAAGGAAAATTCTAACTTTGGTTTACACCAACCGTTCAGACTTGCTTGACATGGAGCAACGATGGTTTGATGTTGTGAAACGAAAAGATCGTTATTACAACATCAACTTTAAAGTTCATGACCTTTGGTGGACCGATCCCCTAAGAGGTATGTCGGTTAAAGCAAAGCTTTCTGCCAAGCGGCGTGCGAGACCAAATGTTCCCTTCCCCGAAGAAGGGAAGGCGAAACTTAGAAAGACACACACGTTCCATAGTCCGTCGAACGAATTGATCACTGTAACCAACCTTCCTAAGTTCTGCGAAGAAAATGACCTTCACTATGTAGCAATGACGAAACTGTCAAAGGGTACATATGGAAGACCGTCATACAAAGGTTGGTCCAAAGCTTAGAACTTACAAATGGTAGGTTCGGTTTGTGTCAACGGTTACTACCATCCGCATGTCAGGGATTGTCTTCCTTTACAGGTTGACCTTGCCCGATTCTCTTGCGATCCACGGAATGTCAAAACGCGAAATTCCAAGATCATTCAATTCTCTGTCGCTCAACCGGTTCAGTTCCCGGATCGTTTGACGCTGGCGTTTAAAGCCGGTGATGGCGCGACTGATATTCTTAAACATTTCAATTATCCTTTTGGTGATTTGTATCTGTTTAATTTAGCAGAAAAATCGACCAAAAAGGTGTGATATTTAGACATAGCTGGTGTGAAAGAAATGGTTCGTGGTATGGGATTCGAACCCATGGCACCCAATGTATAGAGTTAACCGCCTCACATCAGGAGTCTAGTCGGTTTCAGCATTAAGCCTCTCTGCCAACCACTTACCATTAAACAGGGTTAGGACGTCTCCTAACTTAGACTAGCCGTATCGCACGGCTTCCGTTTTGTCTTCGGTGTAATCTACACTCGTCTCCTGTAATTTTCTACGATACATAACTTTGAATAATGTGTCAAGAGATATTTATGTATATTTACGTAATTGGTCCGAAAACAGGACCGCAAAAGATCGGCATTACCAATAATCTAAAGCATCGTCTAAGAGCCATTCAAACCGGGAACCCGGACAAGCTCTTCGTCCACCATTTTGAGGAAATCGATGCTTCCCGTGTTCGATTGCTCGAAAAGAAAATCCATCATGAACTGGTACACAAGCGCCTGAAGGGCGAATGGTTTGATTTGACGATAGAAGAGGCGATTGATTTCGTCATCTATTTCAGGATCAGATATGAGGATGATCCTTTGCTTGGAATTTAGAAACTTACCGGCTGGTCCGGAGCAAACCAACGAATGGCTACCCATCCGCGCTTCGGGTAATGAGTGACGCCTTCGATGTCAACGACGCGATGACTGTCGCCGTTTTGATCTTTCTTCACAAAAAGTCTGGACGGATTGTCGATTCGATATGAAAAGAACAAACCATCTTCGCCATGATAGATGTATTCGCGCCAGCGTTCGGTAGAAATATCGTTTGAATTCATTGTTTAATCCTTAAATAGATTCGCTTATCGCGAGGCAGCCATACTTACGACAAGGACCGCGCTATCATGAGTCACGTCGATTACCTTGTACCAATTGATTTCTATTCAGGATAATCATGTCCCCCTGAGACAGCCACTCGATTAGTTTGTGCCGTATGCTCATTCGTCCTCACCTCCTTCGCTCACCGCCTGGGATGGTGCATAAACAGGGAAAAGCCTCACACCGTCCACCTTCGAGAACTTGAACATGATATCGTATGGGTAGCTCTCAGGCAGATCGTCTTCGAATATCCACGCAACCGGCTCCACCTCTACCGCCTCCGGCTTATCGAGAAGGCAGGAGCGGATGCGGGAGGCGAAATCGGATTGAGCGGCCTCAAAGGCGGCCTCTGGCTCATCGAAAGAGCCGACCTTGTGGAACTGGATGCCGTCGAGCGTTACTTCAATCCTGCCTTCGAGCATGACGTAATAGCTGCCGACTTCGGTCTCCGCATACCAGCCGGTAAGCTCCGGGATTGGCTCCTCGTTGCTGCGGTTGTAGTGGATCTCTTCCCATTCGAGCGGCTTTATCTCGGGTCTATCCGTCATGTTCGTCCCCCATCCGCGTTTGCGTTTGTCTGGGTCTGCCGCTCGATAAACGAATCGAGCTAATATGGTGATGTCGCCTGTAGGAATTGAACCTACACTCTCCCGTTTACGAGCGGGCGCTTTAACAGTAAGCTACGACGACCCATTAAAAGAAATTGGAGCCGGTAGACAGATTCGAACTGCCGACGTTTGAATACCTGATTACAAATCAGGTGCCTTCGACCGCTTGGCTATACCGGCGCTTACCCTCGTGGATTCGAACCACGGACCTTCGAAACCAAAATTCGACGTTCTACCAACTGAACTAAGGGCAAATAAGAGGGAAGGATACGCAATATCTTTGGTCCTTCCCTCTCTGTTTTGGCGGGTCAACTTCGGAACAAACAACCCCGCCATACTTTCCTGATCAGGCTACAAGGACGCCTTCGAGTCCTTCACGCGCCTTGAACGTCGGATCACCGAATTCGCCAGCCTTGAAACGAGCCTTGTTCTCGACCCGGAGTTCATAGAGCTTGCGGGCATGCGGGCGAAGTTCAAGCTTCGTGCCATATGCGCGATTGATCGCGGTTCCCCGGTCGGAGTTCGATGCCTTGCGACCGGTCTTGATGTCGTTTTTGACATCGCGCATGTATTGAATGGAAGCAACCAAGCTGGCGTTCAGTTTACGCCAATCGCGAACCCACTGGACATATTCATCAACGGTGGTGATTTCGCGTTCGATGGTCTTCTTCATTTCAAGAACCTTTCCATAATCTAAAGAGTAATTTTCGTTTACGTTTTTAACAAAAGTCGTCATTTTATCATTCCTTGATAAGTTAGTTGATTGAGGGTATTTCGTCTTTCAATCAACGTCCCTACGGCGGAACGAATATCTCGTCAATTTACATCATGTGTCAATGCCCATGTTGTTGGTTAACTCTTTAATGTTGCTTAGTATATAGTTTCGATTATTGAAGTGTCAAGCGATTATTTCAAAAAAATTACCACTTAATTTGGAATACCGCGAAATGTGAAATGAAATCGTAATGTTCATTCGGCGGAACCTTGCCGCTGCGATATTCGAAGGTGAAACCGTGCTCGATAAGATCGCGTTCGACTTGTGCCTTGATCACGTCCAACCACTTCGGCGCGGCACGTTGCCCGGAATAGAGAAACAGATTGTGTTCCGTCTTTCCTTCGCGTGCCGTCTGCTTCAGATGATGAAGGATGTTGTCATAACAGAACTGATTGATTTTGGCGTGAAGAGTTCGTTCATCACGGGCGCGCTGTTCGGCATCCTTTCGATCCTGTTCGGCGCGCTGTTGATCCTGAACCCCTCGTGAAATAAGGGCAAAGTCGCTTGCGTTCATGGTTTACCTTTCAATAATAGATTTCGGAGTGTACGACAAGAAATATCAATACAGCCATCGGGACAAACAGAAGAAACATTGCTGTTGCGCCGATAGGATGGACGAACATACCGCAAATACATGCGGTGATCATGAGATTAAGTGTCAGTCGCTTCAGAAAGCGGAATAATTTCTGCCTGTCCATCGGTCTCGATTGCTTCAACGATGATGTCACCGAACTGGCATCCCCAATAGAGATTGATCAGGTTCGGGAGAGTGATTTCTGTGGAAGGATGAAGTGTGTCGCCCGCCCATCTGAGGATTTCTTCCATCACGGCATTTTCGTAATCCGTGGCAGGTACGAGTCCGGTGTTGACGAAACGGTCATAGTTGATTCGGACGGATGCTGTCATGTTCCCGCACTCTTTTTGGTGTGTATCTGGATTATTTAGAAGCATCCACCAGTTTCCATCCGTCTTCGAAAAATGGGTCGCTGGATTGTGTCGAGTCGTGGAGCCGGTCGGATGCAGGGTTGGTCCATAAATAACCGGTGCTCGTGACTTCCTTGATTTGTCTGGTGACGGATCGCGCATTCTTGAATTGAATGACGTCCCCTGCTTTGAATCGCATTTATTGAAACCTTCTTATGGTTTGCGTGGTTGTCGCCATTTATAAGAACGTCAATTTCGGTCGTCAACGATTATTTTCAAAAAATGACCACGAGGTTTGCGAATGACTCGCATTTCATCCACCGACATTAACTATCTCCTTGATTTCAATCCCCGTTTCGTTGAATTCCTTGAATTCGAAAAGGCTTCGGTTTCCGTCAAAGTATCACTGCTTGATGTCACCGTTCTTCCGAACGCACTTGAGGCAAGATTAAAACTTTCCCTTTCCGGCAATCCCCGCAACACCATCATCGGTTCCTATCTCACGCGTAATGGCGTCGGCACCAATGAAGGCACGAACTATGTGCGGACTACCGGCAAGTTCATCTTCCATCCCGGCGAAGGCACTGAACAAGAAATCGTCATACCGCTGAAGGGCAACAACGCTCCCGGCAAGACCGTCGAAGTTGTTTTGAGTTCGACCATTTCGGGCGCGTCAATCGCCAAGAACATCGGCACCATCATCTTTTCAAGCTCAATACCGTCCGGCGTCAAATCCGGCTTTACACTGGTGCATGAAGAGAATTTCATTGACAATTTCTACGCAACCGATACTGGACTTCTCCCCGATGGGACTCCTTGCTGGCAATCGCGCCCACATCATGGTCGCATGCAGGACGGCAATAAGGAACTTGGTCTTTATGTCGATCCGGAACTGTTCCCCGGTACTGATCCATTCCCCATCGTCAATGGCAAGCGGGTGTTGCGATCAGAGAAGCTTGTGACACCGATCAAATATCCGGACGATTACCGTAGTTGGAATTATACGGCGTCGATGATCACTTCACGGAAATCCAGAACGCTTACAGTAGGCGACCGTGTGGAAGCTCGTTTCGCCATGCCGTGCCTTGGTGATCGTGGAGGGTGGCCCGCCTTCTGGTTGATGCCGACGAACGGAAACTGGCCCCCGGAAATTGATATGATGGAGTGGCCCATAAATAACATTCACAATGCTTGGACTTATTACACCACCCAACACTGGACATCGACTTCCGGTGGTCATTTGCATCTTAGCTATCCGGTTGACATCCGGACATTGGGCATCACGGAAGACCTTACCGGCTATCATACATACGGTGTAGAGATTACCAGCAAATCGCTGATCTTCGACATTGACGGTAAGAAGACTGTTGAAATGGAAAACCGGTCACCGACTGCCTCATGGTATGTTCTGTTGAACATGGCTTTCGGCGGTACATGGGCGGGGAATCCCACGGTCGATACGACACATCCGATTGATATGGTTCTCGATTGGATTCGATTCTATAAACCGGCTGTCTAAGGGATATAAATAATGGGGACCGGATAAAACCGGTCCCTTTCGACTGAACCTGCCTACGGCAGGACTTCGCTTCGCTCGTGTGAACTAATCATTATTCAATCTTCAGAATCAATGATTAATATATTTTCAGGCGGTTATCCTGATTATAACGTGTTTGACGATCTTGTCAACCCATAAAATCAATTATTCAAAATATTCGTCACTCAACCTTGGGGTGATGGACGGCAATCAGCCATTATTCTATCTGTCTCAAATCGGATCGATTATTTGAAAAAAATGGTTGACCCGAAGGCGCGAAGCGGATAAAATTTAAAAATTGAAATTAGAAAGGTGCTTTTATGACGAAATACGTAGTTGTCTGGAACGTCGAAGGAAACGAACTCATTCTTCAAGAGGCGTATTCATACGAACCGCGTATTTTCGATATCAAGGAAGCCGCTGATGAAGTGGCAAAGGCTATAGGTAATTGTCGGGTAATTCCGGTCGCCGAACCGGACAGTGATCCATCCGAAAATTAATTTATATCTCGTCATAAAAACCCCTGAAATACTACTAAATACCACCCAACATACATTTATACAAGGATCACACAACATGCTGAACACCAACACTTTCGAAGCCAAATTCGGCTCAATCATTGCTTCCAAAATCGACACCAGTGCCGTTCGCTCTCGCAAAGAGGCATGGAATGTCTATTTCGAACTCATGATGGAATCCCCGGTTCTGATCAAGACGATGCCGGAAAGTGAAGTAGTGGTTTCGACCATGCAGACGGTCTTTCATAATGTGGATTGGGTGAACTGAGTCCCCAAATGAATTCAATTGAAGAAACACGTCTGTCTGTCATCGTCAATGAGATAGACAAGATCGTAAACGAAGAAGTCTCGGTTATCGAAGCCATCTGCTTTTATGCGGACAAGACCGGGATGGAAGTGGAGACGATAGCCGAACTTATCAAGAAGTCGGCACCGATGGTTTCTCGCATCAGGGAAACCGCCGAACGTCTCAATCTGATGGAAAAATCGCCAACGCTGTTCTGAAAGGTTGTCCATGTCAAGTGGTCTGGTTACGAAGGATTCATTCGAACTCTTCCAATACTATCTTGCGCTGAAACAGCACTTCAACAACGAAAGCTACGATTTTTTCAAGTATGGGGGTAAGGTTTCGGTCACGCCGCAAGCCCTCGAAAATCGCAAAGATAAGTCCTTCTTCTATTCGATTGCCAAGAAGCAGCGAAACCCGAAAGGATATGTCTTTGCGAACGTTCTGCATAACCCGTCTGTCTGGATTGGTGACATCGCTCAAGACAAGGACAATTCCGACAAGACGTTCGTTGGATGGGAGCGGCGGATGCAATCTCTTTCGTACACATTCCGGGAAGAGATTGGAAATTTGAATAATGACGACTTTGATTCAAATTTTCTCTGCCAAGAGGGTAGACATCCGCCGCTGTTGAAGGTATACTTACAAAAGAAGTTGTGTCTGGAAACTCTCGTCATTCTGGACATGATACTGTCCTTCTCTCGCTATTGGGATAAACAGATGAAGGGCGATCCGGTTTGGAGCGAAATCTCGAAACGGATCAAAAAATACAAACCATTCCTCGAAATCGACCTTCCCAAATTCAAGGGTCTTCTGAAGGATAAGTTTGTTTGAATATTGAGCTATGCGACCCGAATCCCGGTCTGGTCAAGATCGTATAGCAATAGTCCGTGGCTACCAAATGCCCGTGAGGGTTGGGTAAAATCCCATTAAAAGACGCTGGCAAGTCGTCAACTTGTCCAAACCGGCAAGAGTGGTGGAAAGCCGCTCAATTAATTTGAGAACCAATCTAGAAGTCATGACCTAGACCGTGGTGGATAGGCGGCACGTCGCGAAAGGGGTTCAATTCCCCGGTTCTCACTTCTGTTCATGGATGGTGTTAGTCAGGTAGCACGCGGCACTGTGGATGCCGAAGCATAGGTTCAAATCCTATTCCATGGACCACCTTTAAAAGAGATATTAATATGATCACTATCGATGAAGTATTTGATCACTATCTGTTTGATCCATTGAACACGAAATCTCGTATGAACCTGATTCGGGACGTGGTTGCTTGGAATAACCGTAGTGAATCGAACCTAACTGAACAACAGCTTGCCAAACTCATCTATGACTTTATCGGCGGACCGCATAAAGCTGGTGAAAGGTTGGTGAGACGAGTTGAAATCATTCTCTCAAATTTACAGGATACTAAATAATTCTGTCGCCTGTTATTTACGGCGTTTAAACCCAACAGTAAACAATACAACAACACACAAAGCATCATACAACATACTCGATATACACCATTGAATACATTCGAAATACGCAATGCCGTTATTGATGCTAATAACGGAGATTAAATTAAATGTCTGATTTCGCATCCCTCAAGAAGTCCCGTTCGTCCGCCATTTCGCAGCTTGACGAACAGCTTAAAAAGATGAATTCCAGCGGTTACCAGTCTGATGCCGATGAATTTTGGCAACCCGAAGTGGACAAGGCAGGTAACGGTTACGCAATCATCCGATTCCTCCCCGCGCCCGCTGAAGAAGACCTTCCCTTCGTTCGTCTGTGGACCCACTCCTTCCAAGGTCCGACCGGCAAGTGGTACATCGAAAACTGCCGCACCACGCTTGGTGAAGACGATCCGTGCTCTGAATATGCCTCTGAACTTTGGAACACCGGCATCGAAGAGAACAAGGAAGAAGTCCGCAAGAAGTTCAAGCGCCGCCTTACCTACATTTCCAACATCTACGTTGTGTCCGATCCTGCCAAGCCCGAAAACAACGGCAAGGTCTTCAAGTTCAAGTACGGCAAGAAGATTTGGGATAAGCTCAACGACCTGATGAATCCGGTACAGATTGCCGGTGCTCCGGAAGAACCCCGCATCAACCCGTTCGACCTTTGGGAAGGTGCCAACTTCGTTCTCAAGATTCGTAAGGTCGAAGGCTACCGGAACTACGACAAGTCGGAATTCCAAGCCCCGGCACCGCTTCATGAAGATGATGCCGTTCTGGAAACGATTTGGAAGCAGGAATACTCGCTCGCCAAGATCGTTGCTCCTGACAACTTCAAGAGCTATGACGAACTGAAGAAGAAGCTCTATCTCGCCCTTGGCAAGACCGCTCCTGCCGGTTCCGCTGGTGCTGCTGCCCCGGCTCGTGAAGAGAAGGAAATGAGCTTCAAGCCGAGCTTCGGCGAGTCTGAAGGTTCCGCTGCTAAGTCGTCCGCTGGTTTTGGTGGTGGCGACGATGAAACGGACGAAGACGAGTCGCTGGCATTCTTCAAGAAGCTCGCTTCGGATTAATCCTGAAGAATTAAAAATTACAATGCTGATAGCCGGGACACGAAATCCCGGCTATTTTTTCATTTAATTCCTTGTTGACTTTGTTTTAACAACGACTTAGGGTTAAAACCGTTAGAAATAAGGGCAATCCCGATGCAACAGGGGAAACATAATGGCAAGGCGAAGAAGCTCCTGAAGGCAATCACCAACGAACTAAAAACTTCGGTTGCGATGTCCGACTTAGAAGCTACACCCACCGCAAAGAAACTGGTGGAGAAAAGTCAACACATGATCCACCAAGCCAAGCAATATACGAGACGGCATAAAGACACGTAAGAGAACCGCCCGATCACCGTAAAAGACGAGGAAGGTGTGATCGGGCGGCATGCATGCCACGACGTAAATAGCCTACATCTGTAGCCGCCCCTTCGCAAGGGATCGCTGATATAGCGTCCACCGGCACAACTCCCAAGACATACTAACCACTCCAAACGGGTTCAATTGAAACCCGCGATAGAATTTGAAAGGAAATCAAATATGAGACTTTTCATAGTCGGCGACGTTCACGGTTGCCTCACCCAACTGAAAGACCTTCTTGAAGGCGTTGACGAGCAAATCGAAGAAGGCGACGAAGTCGTGTTTGTCGGCGATTACGTGGACCGTGGACCCGATTCCAAGGGTGTCATTGACTTGCTTATCGAGCGCCAGAAGAACCACCCAAACAAGCATACCTTCCTTATGGGCAACCACGAAGATATGATGCTTTCGGGTGATTATTGGTTGCCGAACGGTGGTATACAGACGATCAAATCGTATATTCCGAACGAGGAAGATTGGAAGGACATCCCCGGTCATGCGGACTTCCTGCGGCGCTTCGTTCCGTACGAACACAAGGTCTTCCTGAACTCGCTGAAGATGAACTATCAGGTTGGTAAGGTGGTTGTCGTTCATGCTGCCATCGATCCGGCATGTCCGCTTGAAGACCAATCCAGCCATACGATGTTGTGGGAACGCGATTTCGATGGTTACAACGGTGAATACAATGGCGGCTGGACAGTCGTTCGCGGTCACACTCCGCTCAACGGCATGAAGGTCACCAAAAATCAATTCATGATCGACACGGCTTGCGTTTTTGGTGGCGAATTGACGTGTCTGGTTATTGACCCGGACAAACCTTCGAACTATCACACCATATCGATATGGAACTTCTAATTTGAAAGGGAATCAAATTGCCAGACGAACGTAAAATCATCCATTGTGACTGTAACGAACCGTATCATCAAATCGTCTTCGATTATTGGAAGGAAGATGGTGATCTTCTGATCTACGCACAGTTGCGTCATTATCTTCCGTGGTGGCAGCGTCTACTTGTCGCCATCAACTATGTCCGTGGATGTGATCAGGCTCACATCGACTATGTCGAAGCAATGATCTATGAGAAGTACAAGATTAAAGAACTCCGGAACTTCTTGGATGACATTCTTGAAGACAAGCTACACATGCCGGATCGGATCGCCGAATGACCGAAGCTTACTGTCAACCCATGCGCAATGGCGAACACACGACGCGCAAATTTCTCGTCTATTTCGATGATCCGGACAAGGGCATCTGTGTCTTTGATGATGAGAAAGCCGCCCGTGAATTTTGGGAGCAAGCCAACATCGCATGGAATTGCTATCTGTTCGGCGCACTCCCGCTCAACTCAAAGGAATAACAAATGTCCGTTCAAACAACCTCAATACATTATTTCGCCCTTGCTATTGGCGACCAAGCCATGGAAGACCCTACCGGCAAATATCAAATCGGCGACGAGGTTCACCTTATTGCCGGTTACTGGCATGGCATGGGTGGTGAGGAAGAACCGGCTTGGATGGAGTATGGTTTCAATCCTGCGAAGCGGTTTGATTCGCCGGAAGAAGCCTTGGAATATGTGGACCAGTTGGACCGGCGCGGTAAGGTCAATGTTCGCCCCGGTTCGGTGACGATCTGTCGTACTGTCAAGCGGATGATCATCGAAGAAGAAAGCACCGTTGTCGGTGTGTACAAATAAGATGGCATCGACATTGTCATTTTTTGAAAATAATCGCTTGACACAGATGGTAAGTTCGAATATTCAGGATACAGATGATTGAAAGATACATTGAAATGAACATCAAGCCTACCATCTACATCGACAGCGACGGTGTCTGTGCCGACTTCGAAACCTTCTACGAAGAAGCATTCCAGCACCGGCACGACAGTGTGACCGACGAAGAAATGTGGCGCAACATCAATGCCCACGGCAGATTCTTCAGCATGCTTCCCTTGATCGACGGCACACTCGAATTCATTGAACGCTTCAAGAAGACCCACAACATTGTCATCTTGACCGCGTGCCCGAAGAGCGATTACCAGCGTAGCGCGCTTCAGAAGAAGGCTTGGTTCAAGACCTTCGTTGATCCCGACTTGATGGTTCTGCCCGTCCTTGGCGGCAAGAACAAGTTTCTGTTCCTTCAGAATCCCGGAGACGTCTTGATTGACGACTTCGAAAAGAACATCGTTCCGTGGATTGAAGCCGGTGGATTCGGTGTCGTCCATAAGGACTGGAAGACCACCACCGAAATAGTTGAAAGGTATCTCGCAGCGTGACCAGACAAGAAATTTTCACTACCGTATGGAAGGGATTGGAGTCGCAAGGCTGGAATGTGTCGATGACTGCTGGAAGCAGTCATCAGACGACATGTGCCTATCGTGGTGCCAATGGCAGAAAATGCGCTGCCGGTTGGCTGATCCCGGATGACGAATACGAACCTTCCATGGAAGGAATGATGGTCTTAGAAACCGCATATTTCGAAAATAAGTTCAACGCCGCTGAACTCGAATTTATCGGCGAGCTTCAGGACATTCACGATCAATTCCATTATAACCCGGAATCCTCTGTATTGTTGTTGGAACCGGCTTTGCGCGCCTTCGCTCGTGAAAAGGGATTGAAAATTCCGGAATGAAGCACTTAGCGAACTTTAGCAGCGTCAACAATCGGCTACGATTCGACCGATTCAAAGCCTTCACTGGTATAGCAGTCAAACAATCTGATTTTATTGTCAGAGACGACTATGTGGTTGGCATCTTTGAAACTGACAAAGGTGTCCGCCTTAATACGGTCATGTATCAGGAACCGCTAACAGAAGAGACTTTCTCCGGTATGGAAGATTGCTCTTGTGCCAAGGTGTCGCCCGATCAGTTGGATTGGGTGAAGTCTGAAATCGCTCAATTCATGTCAGACACGGTGACAAAATCCTAAGATGTCCACACTCGCCCCTTTCCGTGAGAAAGGCTGCTTGACGGGCGGTTGCGCGTCTTGCGGTCTTTGTTTTTCCACACCATCCGAACAGAAAGAAGAAACACCACCCATGGCAGCATACAAACAACCGCAACAGGTCACGACCGACGCGCTCGCAACGCTTGGCACGATCATTGACGAGACCCAAGGTCGCGATGCCATTCATTTGGCTGTCGAGAACGTCGTCGCCGCCGAAAAGCTGTTCCCCGGACAGGACGTTGGTTTTGTCGATGATGGAGTCGGTGTCTGTAAAAAACCGGTAGGCATTGTCGATCCCTTCCTGAAGGGTCCGGTCTTCCCCGGTCAACGGTTTTGGTTGGTGGTCTATCCGCGACAGATTACGTCGCTTCGCCATGTGTGGGAGCATCCCGCATTCCCGCCCGCCGTCGAACCGTCTTTTGAACCGGCGTCTCCGGAACCGGAGAGTAAGCCCGAAGAACAAGTCATCATCGACATCGTCGCCCAATCCCGGAAATGGATTGAAGATTGGGCGATCAGTATTCCGCTTGATTACGATGTTGTCATGGAAGGTGCCCGCGACATGGTTAATTCCAGACGTCGTGGCGGATGGGGTGAATATCTCTGCTTCGGCGGCTTGCTTGAAGGTGAGTATGTCCCTGATGAATTTTGGAATCATTACGAAATCGTAACGGGCGACACAGTCGAAGAAGATCATCGTCAATCCTTCTTTACGTGCTCGTGCTAAGAGGATAATAAATTGAAAGTTCATATTGGAAAATACCCGAAGGACCACACCAAAGAACGCAAGGTCGATGTCCGGATTGACAATCACGACATTTGGAGCTTACACCACACACTTGCTCTGATCATCCATCCGGCATTGCTGAAGTTGAAGGAATCCAAGCACGGCTTTCCGCCGACTGACATTGCCGATGCTCCGCAATTCGCGGATAATCAGGAAGCTGAATACGGATTGAGTGATGGTTACAGCTTCAATTCGGATCGTTGGGATTTCATCCTTGACGAAATGATTTGGTCTTTCGAACAGCTTGCCAAGCACGACAGCGGCGAAAGTCAATTCGAAACCGGCGTCTACGATGCGGAAGTAGACTTCGAAGACACTCTTCGAATCGTCTATGGTCCGAATCACACGTTCGAACGCGATGAAGACGCCATCTACGCACATCACGAGCGGATTGAAAGAGGCACGCGACTGTTCGGCAAATATTACACGAACCTTTGGGATTGATCAGTGATGGACCGCTTCACCGTCTATTACAAAAACGAAAAGGGTGAGTGGGAGCCATGTGGTGCTTCCTTCCCAAGTAAGAAGGAAGCACAACAGTTCGTTAAGGAAATGAATTACCCGAAGAACCGCGTTGAAATTGTTGCGGACACTCCGGTAACATGGTTATGATTGCCTTGCTTGTTATTTCAATTTAAAGGATATTCCTATGAAGAAAATTCTATTCATTCTCCCGGTTGTAGCTCTGCTTGCCGGTTGTGGTGTCAATCCGGAGTCGGCAGCGCGCGCCATGGAAGCGCAAGGTCTGAAGGACACCAAGATCACCGGTTACGCGTGGTTCGGCGGCTGTAGCAAGGACGATTGGTTCACATCCTATTTCACCGCAACGGGCGCAAATGGCGCACCGGTCTCTGGTACTGTCTGCCAAGGTCTGTTCAAGGGAACGACGGTTAGGTTCGACTAATGTCTTTCAAAAATCCGACCTACAAAGGTCCACGGGTCGAAACCTATCCTGATCCGACCAGCTATGATTGCTCCGGATCGATCCCGGATGATCGCCTTGACGCGCTGTATCGTGTCACCCGTGAGCGCGATATGCTCGCCGAAGCCATTGCCAATGCGGCAATCAAGGCTGGCATCTATAACGGTGTCGAAGGCAAGGCGGCAGGACCGCTCATGTTGATGCTTTGTCAAGACATGGCGGAAGTGATCAAGTCGTTGGAAGACAATATCGGAGTGAAGGCGGATTTCATCGAAGCGACCATGAACGATATGGCAACCAAGGAATTCGGCAAGGACGAAACCATGTATCGCGCCCTTCAAGCCATCATTGAACGAAGCAAGCAGGACGACGCTTGGCTTGTGCGAATGATGGCTATGCGGGAAATCGCCGAACGCGCATTGAAGGAAGTCGAATAATGAAACCTGAAATCGCCGGATACCGTTGGCGGTTCCTTCCATGTGATGGCTTTCCTGAAGCCGTGTGGAAGGTACAGAAGAACCTCCCGGACACATGGTCTTGCCCGGATGCCGAGTTTGAAGCTCTGGTGTCGGAAACCGTGGTTCAACGATTGGAAGAAGCCCTTGAAGCCATTATCGACCGAAGCCACAATGGCGAACTCGGTTCGTCCAAGGTCATCGACATGCGCAAGATCGCAGAGAAGGCGCTGAAGGAAATCGAATGATTAACTTGGCGGATTGGCGGGAAGCAGCAAACGCCCTTCATGGTGAAGGGGGATTTTATGTAAACAACTCCACCACCGACAGTGGTCGCCAAATGGGCAGGGATAAGCAAGCCCGCGCCGAAAGGCTTCTACACGAATTGGATAGGTCAACAGAAGCACAACGACTGGCGCGCATTGACGGCATGATCTACGCTTATGAAGAATGTGCCGAATATTTGCGTGAGGCTAATCTTGCCTCTATCGCATACCTCTTCGAAGAACGCGCAAAAGGCTTCAAGCGCATGGCGGATCACATCAAAGAGAATTTGAAATGATTAAGAAGAAATACGAAGTCGCATGGGTTCTCTTCGACGGAACCTTTGACCACGTCGGCACCTTTGATACGATGGAAGAAGCCGAAGAATTCATGAACAAATTCCCAAAGAGTGATTTCGTTTGGCGGGAAGTAGATTGGACCGTCTATGACAATTGAAGTGCTGGCGAAATCTCTGGACGTTACTGAAGATCAAGCCAAATCGATCCTATTTCGTGTGGTCGATTACCTGATCAGTCAAGACCCGTCCGACGACGTGATTGATTGTGGACGATGGACCAATTCGCCCATGAATGGTATTGACAACATGATCGAATCCTATCGCGCCATGCTTTGGGCATCGTTCGAAGAATTGGACGGACAGAAGGTGGACAAGCCGGGACCGTTCGTTGTGTTTGATCCGACAACTTGGAAAATTCATTTGGAGCATAGATGAATAAGGTACAACAACTCGAAATGATGCGGTCTTGGGAATATGCCCTTGGCGCATACGCTGCTGATGATAACAAAGGTCTCTTGAGGTTCAAGCTCTTCAAGGAGTCGCCAACCAAGCAGGACGTCATTCTATTCATGATGGAAATGCTTTCTGAAATCCCCATCCGCTATTTTGTGGATGAAATCCGCTCCGAAAAGGTGACCGAACTGAAGACCGAATTTCTTGATCAAGAAATTAAAAAGTATGCCTATGAACAAACTCGCTTCCGATCTTGAGGCAGACGACTATTTTGGCACCGAAGGACTGAACGTATGAACGCACTGGAATTTGAATACGGTCTTGGCATCGTGGAAACGGAAACCGGCGTGTTGTTACATGCCGCCCTCTATCCCAAAGAACCGACGCAAGAAGACGCATACGTGCTCTATAACGAAATGATGTCGGACGAAATCCTGTATTCTATTATCGAAGGGCGCGATTTTCTGATTGTCCTTCTTCCCGATACCATCGTACAGAAGGTCAAGGAAGAATGGTATGTCGGCAATCAGGGGACATTGCATTGAACCGGGAACCGCTGTCCGACGACATCAAGGAAAAGATCAAACAACTCCGGATGAAAGTTCCGGGTTGGGGAACAATGGAATACCGGTACGCTCTGAAGCATTCGAACAATGATGTGGAGCAAGCCGCCCAATTGTTGAAATCCCCGATCAAGAATGGTTTTTTGGTAATTTTTTAAAATAATCCTTGACGAAGTCACCTATATAAGTTACATTTACAAAATCAACGGAAAGCAAAGCACTCACAGCAAACTTTCAAATTTTCATTTTGGTTGAAAACAAGAATGGTGCTTTGCTTTCCGTTGTTTGAGCGGCTAACAGCATAAAAACTGATTGGCAATATCAAAACAAATGGTCGCTCGTAAAAGTTTCCGATGTCCTAAGTTGGGGTGTAGCTCAGCGGTAGTAGCGACGGTCTGTTAAACCGTAGGTCGTAGGTTCGATCCCTACCTCCCCAGCTTAGGACATCCCGTGTTGCGGGGTAGTAGCAGTGGTTAGCTCGTCTGCCTCATAAGCAGAAGGTCATCAGTTCGAATCTGATCCCCGCAACCAATTCTTTCAATGCGCGCATGTAGTGTTAATGTAGCACGCCGGTCTCCAAAGCCGTGAAGTGTCGGTTCAAGTCCGGGGGTGCGTGCCAATTCCTTTAAGGCAAATCTAAAATGAAATACTTTCAATGTGACCTTTCGCAAGGCACCACCCGCACGACTGCTTATATCGAAGAACGCGGCGCCATCGTCGGCAAGTCCGTCGAAATCAAAGAAGACGGCTTTACCGGTCGCTGGACTGTTGATCAAGTTGGTTCTGCCGGTATTGACGAATCCGCGCTTCGCGAAAAGCAGCGCAAAGACCGCCATTTTAATCAGGATATCTAATGCGTAGTAAGACATTTTCATACACTCTTCGGGAAGTTCGTGACGGGTTTGGCAATACTGTTCAGGTGTTAAAGCACCTTTCCGTTGACCCGGACGGTACAGTAAGGTTGGAAGGTGGCATTGTTGATCCGGTATCAACCTTCCATCTGGACACTGATGAAGGTTTTGAATATTTCCTTCAGCTTGTTCAGGACAATGCTAAAGCTGAACAAGCCCGCGCGATCCGGAAGCTCTTGAATATAAATCCGTGATCACAGTTTGATGGTAGTGAGGCGGAATTGGTTGTACGCGACCGTAGCGGGTTAGGGCAACGATAAGAAGTCCTTGAAGGTTCGATTCCTTCCACTACCATCATCAATACATTTCAAATTATCAAGTCCCGTGCCGCAATCAATCTGATTCGCTTTATCACGCCGGAAACAAGGGTTCGAATCCCTTATCGTCCACGCAAGGATGATTCGTCTAAAGGTTAGGACGCCGTAATATCAAAAAAGCGGGACTTGATAATTTGATTTGAAAGGAAAATTGATGACGACAGAATTGATTACCAAGGCTGGATATTACGTCAAAGTCACGTCTTGGGAGAATGACGCCGACAACTACCAGACAGTAAGATATCCTGTCACTGATCACAAAGTCGCCCGGACTGTTCTTGATTTCGTGAAACTCTTCCGTTCGAAGAACAATGGCGAAGGTGGTATCGGTAATATCTATTCCGATTATTCCCCATGGGCGGCGGCAATCATCGCCCAATTCCATAACGAGCATCCCGGCATCATTTCCGATGTTGGTCCGGTCGATTTGGAAGATGAAGACGCATTGGAAGGCTTCTTTTACGATGATGGAGTCTCGGATTTCCTTGGTGCGCTTGGTCTTACCAGCGCCGATTTCTTTACCCGCGTTGCCGATAATGCCCGAATCGAATTTTACCCGGAAGACGTCTATGCTTACGTATCGGACAAATGGAGCCGTCGATGAACTATTGGGGAAAACATCTTCTCATTGACGCCAAAGCCGCATGTCCCTTCCGGACCACGGATAAGCAGCACATTCGCGCCTTCGTTAACGAGCTTCTTGGAACCATCGAAATGGTGCCGCTCGCCCCGCTTTGGATCGAATATTGCGACACCAACGATCCGGCAAAGGTTGGCATTTCCTACGTTCAGGTGCTTCAGGACAGCCATAGTTCGGCTCATTTCTGTGATGTGACCGGCGACTTCTATTTCGATTGCTTCTCCTGTAAGGACTTCGATGTTGAAGTGGTGGAAAACCTGTTGGTCGATTGGTTCAATCCCGAATCGTTCCATGCGACCGTCGTCTTCCGTGATGCCGAGAACATCACCAAATCCACGTCGTACATGGTGGATGTCAAATACTAATGCACACGTATCTTGTTGACATTCTCGACGTGCCGGATGCGGAAGCCGCCGCTGGTAAATGGTTCGGTGAATTCCCGCTGATCACGGTCCATGGTGACAATCTTCACATCACTTTGGACATTGATTTCGGTAGACCATCACCGACCGTCAAATTCTTCGCCTCTCTGTTCAAGGTTACAGAAGAACAAATTCAAATGCGCGTTCTCAAGAGGTTCTAATGGGTTTCTTGCTTCTGATCTTGATCGCCATATTGGCTGCCAATGGTTCCTATGGTTGGGCTTTGGTGATTGCCTTGTTCATAATTTTCTTTATAAAGTAAAAGGACTAAACACATGACTGAAGAAACCACCCGCAAGCCGTCCGCCGTGCTCTATCTCTACGATGATCCGACTGATGAACTACAGTACACGGTCGAATGGGAATTCGTTGATGTCAGTGGCAATGACAAGGCATCGTCTTCTCATATCGCTCTTGGTGCCATCATCCACGCTTTCCAGAATGGTGAGCTTGATCACATCATCAACACCTTCGCTGACTATGCGATTGCCACGCTCACGCCGGACGATGTCGAATGAGTGTTGAAATCCTCACGCGTCTGGTGCTTGGTTACAAGGTTCCGGACGATCTGATTGAATATGCGACCGAAATGGACGACGAACTGTATGGTAAGGAAGGCACTCCTGATGTCATCCTTGACGGTATGACCGGCGAATATGCCTATGTTGGCGTGTCGCTCGCTTCTGTACATCACGACAACGGTCCGGAAGAAATCGACTTCCGTTCATTCAACGCTGCCCATACGGCTGAACTGATCCGGAAATATCTTCCGGAGCTTGGTGACGTGACCGAAGACGACATTCAACTATATATTTTTCCAGAATGGTTTTAAACATGACGCATCCCTTTTTCACCGAATGCTTTTCCTACATTGGATTTCAGTTCCTCGTACACATTGATTTTTTCGTGTACAGCCTTGTGTAAGGTCTACAATCTGAAGACCGATAATATTCCCCCGTCTGCGGTTTACTGCGGGCGGGGTTCTCGTTTTGGCAACCCGTTCAAGATTGGTGTTGACGGAACCCGCAAACAGGTCATAGAACGTTTCAAGAATGAAATCCTGCCGACTCTCGACGTCTCGGAACTGAAGGGAAAGGATTTGGTTTGCTTCTGTAAGCCGCTTCCCTGTCACTGCGATGCGATCTTGGAGAAGGCGAACACACCAACATTGGAGATTTGAATGAAGAACATGTTTGATTGGTATCGCATTACAATGGCATGCCCGCGATGCAAAGGGCAGCTATGTCAACGTGATACCGATATTCGTTGTATGGATTGTGGATATAGAAACTTCAAATAATTTCGAATTCCCCGTTGACACCAGCGGGGAATTTTTCTATGTTCAAATCATAGAGAGAAAAGAGAGGTTCTTGAAATGGCTTATGAACTCGGTGGTACTTTCAACTATGATCACTGGACGATGCCTATCGTCACCATTGACACCAAGAACGTTTACACCGGCTTCCGCGCCTTCGCCCGCAATGAAGCGACCGGCGACTACCGTGAAGTTTTCCAGCTTGTCCAAGAACAGCTTTTCGTCCAAGGCGTGAACCAAGGCGCTTGTTATCGTGCCACTCACGACACCCGCGACGAAGCAAAGAAGTTCGCTTCGCAAGCATATTACCGGATGAACAAGGGAGTCCAAAAATGAAAATGAAACCACATGTTCTTACACTTGGCGATTTCGACGGCTTCGAAAAATATGCCGAAATCGCATCATCGCCGATCACACGCGGCGCGATGTTCACCCGAAAGGTTCTCGGTCTCCGCATCATGGTATCGACCGGCGACGTCTCTTACCTAGTCCAAGTCGCAAACCGACAGACCGAATATTCAAATTTGGCGGAAGCCATCGACGCATACAACGAGGTCGAATGATGACCCGTGACGAACAAATTGCCTTCATTGAAGGCGCACGAGAACGCGATGCCGAGCGTATCGCACGATGGAAGGAACTGCCAATGTGGGCACGCTATCGCGAAATATCTTGCCAGAACTGTAACCGCCATTTGGGTTGGATGTCCGATTCCGGTCCATGCGGCTTTTTTCTGTGCGACGATTGTAAGGAAGAAGAGGAAAATGAGTAGAGTACCAATCTGGTGCGAAATCGTCTGTGTTGACTGTGCCACACAAGCGTCCGGTCAATTCACCTATGGAGCGGTTCCGCGCCAATCATTGAAGAACGACGCGATCAAACGTGGTTGGAAGTTCAAGCATGACGAATGCTTCTGTTCGAACCGGTGTTTGGTGCGATGGGAACAGGAACAAGGGATCGAATGATTTTTTAATGTTTTCGCGTTTTTCTTGAAAATTGGTGTTGACGTTTCAAATAATGCTGACTACATGGATAACCACAACGAAACGAGCGGTCGCCCCGGTTAGTCGGGCATTAAATGATACCTACCCGTCCAATCGGCAAAATACAGCCAAACTCGTTTCGTTAGAACTTCTCACACAAGGGAACGCTGGTCGCATAAAGCCGGTCCCTTCTGGTCTACGGGAAAGAGAGATAGTATCAATTCTTAGCCGCAACCGGCATTTGATACATAAGGGTATCTCTTGGTTCAAGTCCGTCCCCCGGTTCCTCTTATGTGAGAAGTTCAAAATATCAAGCGACATTCCAGCAACAATTGCGCGTGGAACCGGCGACTATGTCTACGTGTGTTCGAATCACATCCTCCCCGACCAATTTTCATGACGGGGAGTGGGGGAGCGGTCAAACCCACCGGTAGCAAAAAATTGTCGCTTGATATTTGAATTATCACTTCAGCGGCTATGGGACACTCAATCGAGAAAGTTATAGTGACAGCACAAAGTGATCAGCCGGTACTCCGGGCGTTAATCGAGCGACGATTCGAATAAAGGACTTTCGGTGGGTGGATATTCAACAACCGAGCATTTTGAATTAAAGGATTTGTAATGGCATCTAAGAAGACTGGTAACTATCCAATCCCGTTCGACACGAATGGCAATCAGCTTCATTATCCCGAAACGTGGACCCGTGACGGTGTTGTAATGAAGGACAATTTCGTATTTGCCGACGTCCTCACCTTCTCCCATTTCTCCCGTGGTCGATCTGCCGCATACGCATACTTCAAGCGTTCGACCGGCGAAACCGTCACCGTGTTCCTGTCCGATCTTGCGGACATAATGAAGATCATGGTTCGCGGCGAAGTCGGCGGCACGTTCACCTTCTGTAAGAAGGGCATGAACTACGGCACCAAACTGGTTGGCTGATTCTTCAGCCATCAATCTATCAAGCGGCTTACAGCAACATCCTTTGGATAAAGCTTGCGTCTCATAAACGGAAAGTGAGGGACTTCGAAAATCCCGGAGCCGCTTGATAGTTCGATGGTCAAATATTACCAAGAACTAAAATGCATATTTTCGAAGAAATATTGAAAATAGGTGTTGACATAGAAAGTAAGACAGCTTAGATATAGATCATCGAAACGAAAGAAAGAAAGTTTCGAGTAACACAAAACCTTAACCCAAGAAAAGGAAATTGAAAATGAAGAACGTTATCCTCGCAGCCGTTGTTGCCCTCGCTTCCGTCGCTTTCGCCGCTCCTGCTTCGGCACAGTCCGAAACCGCATGCACCGGCGCATACAAGAAGATTCACGCCAATTGCGCCGACAACGGTCGCGCCTTCGAAGATACCCGCAACGGCGGCGGCAAGGTGTCGCAGTCCGCTTCCGGTCACGCTTCCCGCGCTGCTGCCCGCAAGTAATCGGCACCTTTCCCCAACGAAACGGACAGCCCCGGATACGCTCCGGGGTTTTCCAAACTTTCATCTTACCGAGTCATCAACAGCAACCGGTATGTCAAACTTTAGGTCGCGGGTTCGATCCCCGCCTTCGAACTTGGGCGAAGTAGCTCAGTTGGTAGAGCAAAAGTCTAAGAAGTGTATGGTGACTCGGTAAGATGAAAATTACATTCATTGATATCAATCCGCCTCTGATCTACGCATGGAAGACAGAAGGATTGACGGCATTCCAAGGTGATCTGTTCTCTATTGACGCCGATGCCGTTGTCTCTCCCGGAAATAGCTTCGGCTTTATGGACGGGAATGTGGACCTTCGAATCTCACAAGCCCTTGGCTGGCATGTGATGGAACGGCTACAGGAAACGATTCGCCGGGATTTTGACGGCGAATTGCTCGTCGGTCAAGCCGTGGCAATCCCGACCGATCACCCGACATTCAAATATGTCATATCCGCACCAACGATGCGGATTCCGCTGATCATCACAGACCCCATTGACATCTATCTGGCGACACGGGCGGCTGTCCGGTCTGCCAAGAAGATCGATCTCGACTCTCTTAACTTTACCGGCATGGGAACCGGATGCGGGCGGGTGAGACCGGATGTCGCGGCGAACATGATGCGGAAGGGTATTGAGCACGGTCTGTGTCCGCCCGAATTCCCGACCGGCTGGAAACAGGCACAACGTGACCATTTCGCATGGAAACAGGAATTAGGATTATAGAATCATATGGACATTGAAAAGTATATGAAGATTTGGGATGAGCGGCGCGCATACATTCCAGTTCCCGCAACCAAGAATCCGGATGTCGTCTATGACATCGAATTCACCGAAAAATACATCAAAGACCTTGTCGCTATTTTTGGAACGCGTGCGATAGAAGAGTTTTCTTCTCTGCTTCAGGAAGAAGCAGATTTGAGATACGCCATCGAATATGAAGGCTATGTTCAGCCGAAGGTCGAACACCACATCATCGAAAAGAATGGCTATGTGCTCGAAATCAATCCTGTCGGCGAAAACGGCTTGTCTATCAACGTCACCAAGAAAGTTCAGTAAATGACCGATGTAACGCATTCACTCGAAAGCCGTATCATTTCCAACATTGGCAAAACGATGCCAACCGAAGAAACCACTATCGAACTGGTTTCCGGTTTCCATTGGGAAGTGACCCCGGAGCTTGCCAAAGAATACCACGAATGGATTGACAGGCTTGAAAGCGACAACGCACCGACCGGCGCTGTTGGCGGTCGCTTCACCTACGAACTCACCCCGACATCCATCGGTCTTGTCGTCTTTGTTCGTGACGACGTCACCAAGGAACGTTTCGATCTGAACGTTTATGAATGGTTCTAAAATATTCCGGTTGACCGCTGGATTAAATTGAAATAATCATCACTCCCGAAAACGACAACAGCAACACTGATTAAATTCGTTTTGAAAAGGAAATTCCCCATGAACGCTTTTGTTAACGCCATCACCGAGACCGCAACCACCACCCGCACCGAGAATGGCGCGCTCACCTACTCGACGTCGCTTGACGCATGCGTTGACATGTTCTTTCAAATCGGCGCGATCCGTGGGCAGGGTGCCGCCCGTGCGGAAAAGCTTTTCCGGGAAGCATACAAGGCAAATCCGGATATCGCTTCGAAGATTGCCCTTTGGTCGCGTGACGTTCGCGGCGGCGCTGGCGAGCGGCAGGTTTTCCGAGACCTTCTGAAGCTTCTGGAAAAGGTCGATACGGATCGGCTTGCCCGAATCATTCCGCTGGTGCCGGAAATCGGTCGATGGGATGACCTTTTCGTTTTCGAGACGAAGACCGCCAAGAACATGGCATATTCGCAGATTGGCTTGGCGCTCACGTCCGACAATCCCGGTCTGGTGGCGAAGTGGATGCCGCGTGAAACCGGCGCGAAGAAGGCGCTTGCCCGCGAACTGATGGCATTCTTCGAACTCACCCCGAAGCAGTACCGGCGCTTGATTGTGTCACTGTCGAACACCGTCGAACAGAAGATGTCGGCGAAGCTTTGGGATGACATCGAATTTTCGCATGTCCCGTCCGTGGCGGCAGCGCGCTATTCCAAAGCATTCCGCAAGCACCAGCCCGACCGCTACAATGAATTCGTTCAGAAGGCGATTTCCGGGGAAGTCAAGATCAACACCAAGGCTCTGTTCCCGTATGACGTGACGAAGTCCGCTGTTGACGCCGAGACTGCCAACGCGCTTTGGAAGAACCTGCCGGACTATGTCCCGGAAGGCAAGAGCTTCATTCCAATGCTGGACCGTTCCGGTTCGATGTGGTTCAACGAAGCCAAGGTGACGAAGACGATGTATGCCGGTGACGTTGCCGACTCCATCGCGCTCTATCTTGCCGAACGCAACAAGTCGGCATTCCAAAACCTGATCCTCGCCTTTGCGACTCAGCCGTCATGGGTGCGACTGCCGGTGACCGACTCGCTCCGGGCGAAGCAGGACGCGCTGCTTAATCGAAACTTCGGCACGTCCACCAACATTGATGCCGGTTTCCGGGAAATCCTTCGGGTGGCTCTGGAAAACAATGTTTCCCCGGAAGAAATGCCGGAATATCTGGTCGTTCTGTCCGACATGGAATTCAACACCAATGGCGCTGGCAACACCAACGCCGCAGCGGCAACGAAGCTGTTCGAAGCCAATGGCTACAAAGCACCGGTTTTGGTGTGGTGGAACATCGCGTCCCGTAATGGTGTTGTGCCGGTCCGGGCGAATGAGAAGGGACATATCCTTGTCTCCGGGTTCAGTCCTACCGTCGTCAAGTCCGTCCTTGCTGGTGGTCTTGATCCGATTTCGGTCATGTTGGAGACGGTTGACATTGAAAGGTACGAACACTGATATGAATACAAAGGAAATTTTGGAGACCCTGTTTGGGGACTCTCTCATACTTGGATTGTCCGAACACAAGTCGATTGTCGCTTGTGATAGCTGTACAGCTACAGGTTATACCCGCCGAGAAGAGTTGACGAATTACCATCGCGGCGAATACACCACCTACACCGATACGTGTGAGAAATGTGCTGGTGAGGGTCGTTTGACCAAAACGACAGTTGAAATTGGTATTAACAAGCGATATCCGCATATGGGCAGATGGACCCACACCATCGACACCTTCCTTCCATTTTCCCAAGACCCGATTGACGCACCGATCAAATACGTCGCTGGTGATAGCCGGTCTTTCCCTCTCAATAATGGTGATTGATGAATACGACAGACGAAATTATTCGGGAAGTTTTCTATAGCCCCTATCAAGAAGATCACTTAAGGCTGGAAATCTATCAGAACAAGATAATCGAAAGTTGTAAGCCGTGTGACGGCACCGGATACATACCAAAGAGTGTAAGGATTGTGCCGCAAGCGGTCGCGTCACCAAGACGAAAACCCAATTGGTGGTAAACACGAGGTATCCCTTTGGTGCTTTGGAAACGCGTGCGGAAACGAAGGTTCCCTATCCGGACGATCCGATAGAGAAACCCGACGTAACCACAATCCGCGACACTCGTTATTTCGTTCCGAGAACGTAGGAATTTCTTTTCAAATGAAAATCAGTCAACTTATCCGCTTCTTGGAAGAGAAGATGTATCGTCATGGCGATCTTACCGTGACCATTCTGGACGACACGACAGGCGAACTTGAGCCGGTCGATGGCGCTTGGTATTACAAGAACGGTATGGATGAACGTCTGGAATTGTTCACACCAACCCAAGCCCGTGAGTATGGCGAATGACGAAAGATGAAATTATCGCTTACCTTGAACGCGTTCAGAAGCTCGCCGAAGGTTTGGATGAAGAGGATGACCCAATTGAAGCATATTACTGCCTTCAATTTGCCGTTACCAGCTTAATTCTAAAATTGCGTGAGTATGGCGAATGAAGCAAGTGGACATTATCCTATGGCTTGACCGCGCTCTGAAGAATGCCGAACATCTGAACGACTTCGGCGATACCATTGACGCATATTATGAGCTTCGGACCGACGTTCGGAACTTGGTTCGAAAATTGCGTGAGGAAAAGAAGTGAACAAGGAACGTTTCAAAGAACTCTGGTACGATGACGAATTAGAGGAAGTCCACGAAGACATTGACGATAGTTGGCGTCATGGAAATAACGTCTGGACCGTCTACAAGTATGGTGATACCTACTGGCAAGCGTCCTATCGGGTTTCCGGCGATGGCGAATATCACGGCATTCGTGATGACGATTTCGAGATTGAACGCGTCTATCCGCATGAAGTCGTGACGAAGGTCACCAACTACGTGACCACCCCGCCGAAGACAAACCCGACCCGCTACCGGCGTAAATTCACCGAAGTCGAAGCAATCCGATTCCCCGGTATTCCGAAGATCGACCCAATGAACCTGATGAACAATCAGGAAGAATTTGACGAGCTTGAACGGTTCGAAAAATGGATTGAGGCAAACGGCGAAGGCTGGAAACTCGAATTCAAGTATCGCGGTTCTGATCTAATTATCGGCGCTCCGGGAAGCGGCGTTGATGTATTGATTGTTCCTCCGGGTTATTGGCTGGTCAAGGAAGTCGCTCGCGCACCCCTTCCTTTGTCGCCGGAAGAGTTTTCCGAACACTACGAGAAAGTTTAACCAAATTCGCGGGATTAGCTCAGTTGGTTTAGAGCGGCGAATTTTAACCTCGCATGTCGTCGGTTCGAACCCGACATCCCGCACCAAAATTTTTAAAATTAAATATTGACACTTCGAAAGGAACGGATTATTATGACCACCACTAAGCGCTCATTCGCTGAACTTCAGGCTGAAGTTGACGCACAGAAGAGCAACAGCGATCTTCTCAATCTCGCTCATACAGCCCAACACGTTCAGCTACTTCGCGCTGAACTGGTCGCCTATGTGACCAAGGTCAATGAAGCGCTTGACACCTTTGACAAGGAAATCAGCGAAACCGCCGCAAAGATCGAAAATGGTGACTTCGGTCGCTATGACGATGTCAAGGGTCTTTGGGATAAAACCCGCACTTTCAAAATTGGCGGCAAATACAGCACTCTTTAATAATTCAATCCAGAAAGGTTTTCTATAATGGCTAAGAAGGGCGGCAACAAGACCGCATACACGTCCAAGGGCATTCACTCGACTGCCAAGGCATCCACTCTTTCGGCAGTCCGCGCCGACCGTTCTCTGGTCGATGTTGCTCTGAATGTCCGCGCCGCTTACGAAGCCGGTCGCAATCCGTGGGTGACCATCGACAACCCCAACAAGCAGGAAACCGCCAAGAAGCGTATCCGGATCAAGGCGAATGATCTTTGGGGTTCCCCGAAGGAACGCCGCGAATACGTCATGCCGGGAACCGGTGAAGCGAAGAAAAAGAAGGCTACGAACAATGCGTAAGACAGGCAAGCTCTATCCCCATTCGTCCACACGCCAGCGCACCCGCTATGCCCGACAGGTAGCAGCCGGTCAAATCAGGAACGCAAATGTCTGATACGACATATCTCCCGGTCGAACTCCACCCGAGCGACGTCCGCAGGGACGAACTTGAACCTTTCATCAATGATGACGGCAAGGCGTTCAATGGTAATTACCGTGCGGTTATGATTGCCGTCGCAATCGTCTTCCTCCTGATCGCCGCTGTTTTCGTCAACCTCGTCGCATCGCCTCTCATCAACCTCCTACTTTCGTTCATCTAACATGGAAAAGATCACTGTATACGGCAAGTTCAAGTGCGGCTTTTGTACCGTCGCCAAGGACTTGCTTGAAGAGCGCGGTTATTCTTATGAGTACAAGAATATCGCCAACAAAGAAATCCTGAACGAACTGATCGAACGTTATCCAGACGTTTCGACTGTGCCGCAAGTCTTCTTCGGAGACACACATATCGGCGGTTCGGATAAACTCACTGAATACTTTCAAACACAACAAGGAAACTGATACACATGAATAAGTCCACCATTGTAAACCTTCTGAAGGAAGGCACTGTCACCATCAAGTTCACCAAGGTTGATGGCTCCACCCGCGTCATGAATGCCACTCTCGACGTCGATGGCTTTGAAGTTGCTGCGAACCCCGTTTCCGGTGAAGCTCTCTCTGTTTTCGACACGGGTATCAACGAATGGCGTTCGTTCCGTTGGGACTCGCTGAAGGAAGTTGCTGGCGCTCCGGTTAGCCTCTAATACATCCGGCGCATGCTCCACTGCTGAATAAGCAAGCGCATTCGCTCATGCCGTCGCCGTCTAAATGATCGCGACGGCATTTTTGTCTATACAATTTGAGATAAAATCTATATGGCTGATATTAATATGCTCGTAGGTAGGACGATTGCTTCTATCTATGCCGACGATGAAATCATTCACATCACATGCGAAGACGGTTCAAGTTTTCGATTTATTCATCATCAGGATTGTTGCGAAAGTGTCTATATCGAAAGCATCAACGGTGATCTTCAAAGCCTTGTCGGCAACCCGATCCTAATTGCCGAAGCACGCTCGAATGATGCACCACCACTCCCCGACAGCGATGTTTCCTATACATGGACCTTCTATACACTCGCAACAATCAAGGGACACGTCGATATTCGCTGGTATGGAACGTCCAATGGATATTACTCCGAATCGGTTGACTTCGAATATTTAAACCCCGACAAGGTGAGACCGGGACGTTGGTCGTCTGGTACAAGGATTCCTGCCGGATATGGTGTTTGGGAATAAAGGATTGAACAATGGTTGAAATTATCGATGGCGCGATGATCCGTGACGAATTGACGAAGAATGCGCGTGGCGGCACCGAACTGCTTGCCGACCGTGTGTTGAATGTTGTCCGCCCGGAACTGTTGGGGAAGGTTCAAATAATCTTTTCGCGACCCGATAAGCTGCTTGACGGTTATCGAAAAATTCTCTACATTCATGATCTACCGGGAGACCCCGCGCTTTCGAATATTCGATCTGAAGATTACCGAAAGCAATTCGACCTGATCGTCTTCGTCTCCCATTACCAGCGGTCCATGTTCGGCAAGCACTACGGCTTCGAACTAACCGACAGGATGGTAGTTATCCCGAATTGTATTGAACCGATTCCCCACAAGGAACGCTCCACCGATAAGCTTCGACTGATCTACCACACCACCCCGCATCGCGGTCTTCAAATCCTCTATCCGGTCTTCGATCATCTGTCGAAACTCTATCCCGGCAAGCTCGAATTGAAGGTGTTTTCGTCCTTCGACATCTACGGTTGGAGCGAGCGAGACAAGCCCTATGAAGCGCTGTTCGACGCGATGACGGCACACCCGGATATCACCTATTCGAAGAGCGTTTCTAATAGACAAATCCGGTATGAGCTTCAACAGGCACACATCTTTGCCTTCCCGTCGATATGGGAAGAAACCAGTTGCATGGCACTGATGGAAGCCATGAGCGCAAACCTCACATGCGTCCATTCCGACCTTGGCGCACTCCCCGAAACCAGCCACGGCGCTACGATCATGTACCCGTTCGTTTCGGACATTAACCGACATGCCAATTCGTTCTTCAACGTCCTGAACGCCGCAATTCTTGGCTTCGACCATGACGAAATGAACCAAACGAAAGTCGGCAAGTTCATGATTGACAATTATCACAACCTCAATCGATACAAGACATTGTGGGAAGGATATCTTGAGAATTTACAGTAATGGCAGTAAGTAAGACTAAAAAACCTTCCAAACTTTCAAAACGTCCCGCCGTCAAAACCGCCCGCGCACCAACCCGTATCCGTGGTGACGAAAAATACGTCGTCTCTGAAATCACGGTCTTCGACGGTGTCGATATCGAGGCGGCAATCAAACAGAACCTACGGCACTGTAACTACTTCTACACCAGACAGGACGCCAACGGCTGGATTGGGAAGTGGATTCAAAAGAACCTACCGCCCGTCGCCTATCGTGAATTCAAGGCGGCGGAAACGTGGCGATCCTGTATCTCGATTGGTACGCTCTGCCGCATGCACATGAACGGCGCTCCGCTGCCTGAACCCCGCCTTCAGTGGATCAAGGACAAGATCGAAAACGAAATCCTCAAATTCGGTCGCCAGCACATCAACACAACCAAGAAGGATAAACCAGCGGCGACCGGCAATCGCGTCTCCCCGGCTGTTCTGGTCAAGCGCAAGGGTGAAGAATTCATTGCCGATCTTGAAGCGACCGTGGACAACTGGCAAGCCGACGAACAGTTTTCACTCTACAATGAGTTGAAATCAAAAGAAGTTCCCGGTCTGGTAGCCAAGACCATTGCGGACTATTACACGCCGCTCCTGAATGAATTGAAGGAAGCGCTTGGACGCAAGCCCGACCCACAATTGAAAGAGGCTTATGCCCATTTCAAGCCCGCCGATCTGAAGCGCTATGCGGCATATGTCGAACGTCTCGTTACTGACGCACAAACCTATGTCACCGGCAAGAAGGCACAACGCAAACCCCGTAAGAAGAAGGAAAAGGCGGCGGGTGCTCTGGTGAGCAAGGTTAAATATCAGAAAGAGTCCAAAGAACTAAAACTTACCTCAGTCCATCCCGAAAAGATCATTGGCGCTGCCGCTGTTCTTCTTTTCAATACGAAATATAACACACTCTCCTATCTTGTCTCTTCAAGCAAGACGGGATTCACGATAACTGGCACGACAATCCAGAATTTGGATAATGAAAAATCTTTCAAGAAAACACTAAGAAAGGCAAGCGAAAATATTCAGGCATTTGTCACCGCCCCAAAGGCAAAGACAATTAAAATGATTGAAACTCTCAAGACTACCCGTTCCGAGACTACCGGACGACTCAGTGACGATGTCCTGATCCTGAAGGTGCTCTAATGACGGAAGAAATCCAAGACACCGAAGCCCCGAACGTCGTCTATCTGAAGGACTACAAGAAGCCGACCGAACCGACCAACCCGGAAGTTCTCCCGGCTGATTATGACGGCGGCTATGACGACTATATCGACAACATCACGCTTTCCGTGACCTTCGATCTTACCGAAATGTTGGCTGAATATGGCTTCGATATCGAGAACGTACCGAACTCCGGATATGACCTGATGATGGTCATCGAGTCTGTTAAGTCACTCATGTACAGGACTCAGACGGAATATTATCCGCTTCAGGATATCGCGGAAGAACTCTTTGAAATCGACAATCCCGAAGAGCTTGTCAACGACTTCCTGAATGGAGACTGAATTTTGATATTAATGGATTTGAGTCAGGTGATGACTGCTACGCTGATGGTTGAACTCACCAGCAAGGGCGGCACTGACTATGACGACGCCATGTTGCGTCATATGATTTTGAATTCGATCCGGGCGAACCGGCTGAAGTTCAAGAGTGAATTTGGTGACCTGATCATTTGTGCCGACGATCAAAACTACTGGCGCAAGAGCGCGTTTCCCTATTACAAGGCAGCGCGCAAGAAGGCGAAGGAGAAGAGCGATATTGATTGGGGACGAATCTACAAGTCGTTCAATCAACTGAAACTTGATTTGGAAACATATTTCCCGTACAAGTTCATCCAAGTCCCGAACGCCGAAGCTGATGACATCATTGGCACCATTGTCCATTTGGAAGGAACCCCGCTCAACAGCGGGGAACCTATCCTGATCCTGTCTGGCGATAAGGACTATTTCCAGCTTCACGGTTATGGCAATGTCAAGCAATATGATCCGGTCAAGAAGCGTCTCATCACCACACCGAACGCCGACCGCTATCTGTTCGAACACATCCTTCGTGGTGACACGGGTGACGGTATTCCGAATATTCTCTCTCCGGACAATTCGTTTGTGATCGGACAGAGACAGAAGCCGGTCACACAGAAGCGTGTTGACGATTGGGATTGGTGTACCGACTTCATGAAGGAAATCGAGCTACGCGGCTTCAAACGCAACGAAATGCTGATTGATTTGAAGCAAGTGCCTGAAAACATCAAAGAACAAATCATCACTAAATATCAGGAACCGAACACGAAGAATCGTTCACGATTGATGAACTACTTCATGAAACATAACCTGAAAATGCTGATGGAGTCGTTGTCCGATTTCTGATCAGCCAACGCAAAAGAGACAGACACATGCTTTCTATCAGTGAGATTGTTCGCAAGGCACAGAAGCTTGAAACCGAAGAAGCCAAGATTGAATGGCTTCGCGCCAACGACAGCACGCCGCTTCGCCAACTGCTTATCTGTACATATGATTCCGACCGAATCAAATTTTTGATCCCCGATGAAGCCCCGCCCTATAAGCCGTCCGAACATCTGGATTCGCAGGGCATGCTCTATCGCCAGCTTCGCAAGCTTCAGTACGTTATTGAAGGCGAAATTCAGATGAATATTTCACAGTATAAGCGTGAGCATATATTCATTGAAATGCTGGAATCCGTAGACAAGGAAGACGCTGAACTTCTTTGTGAAATGATTAAACAAAAGCCCTTGACCGGTCTGTCTGCCAATGTTATAAACAAAGCATTCGGGGACATTATTTCAAAGAAGTTTGAAGAAGCCCCCAAGGTTGAAAAAATCGAAAAGGCACCTGCTAAGGTTCCTGCTATCAAGAAAGCGAAGAGAAATGTCAAGGAAGTTTGAGTACGAATACGAAGAGTTTGACGCTGAAGAATACAATCGCGGTCGCAAGTTGAACAAGAACGCGCACCGCGAACAACGCCGAGCAAGGGACAATTCCCGCTACGCGTTCGACACAAATTTCAACGACGCCGACGATAACTACGATTATTACCTGAAAACATATACAAACTGATACGTAAGATGGCGGACTTGGTTCCGCCATTTCCATATTGAGGAATACAATTTGAAATCAAATAAAGTTATTCTGACAGACGTCGATGGCGTGCTGTTGGATTGGATCGGTAGTTTCGAAAAATACATGAACACCGCCCATAATCTGTACACAGTCGATGACACCAGCTATCGTCTCGACAAGCGCTTTGGTGCTCATCCCGACAAAGAACTCTTCTACATTGAAGACTTCAACCACTCCCCCGAAATTGGCAATCTGTTGCCGCATAAGGACGCTGTCGAAGGCGTTCGTCGCTTCGTAGAGGAAGGTTACAAGTTCCTTGTGATCACGTCGCTTTCAAAGAATGATTCGTCCTGTCGGGCGCGCGTCGAAAATCTTGAGCGCGAATTTGGTGCTGATGCCTTCGAAGACTTCGTGTTTCTCGACATCGGCGAACGCAAGAACGACGTGCTGGCGAAGTTCGAAGGTTCTGGCTACCCATGGGTCGAAGACCTACCGAAGAACGCACTGGACGGGCACTCTATCGGTCTGAAGACCTATCTGATGAAGCATACATACAATGCCGATTTCGCCCATGACGAAATGGTGTTTGTCAACAACTGGAAAGAGATTAGTAAAGACCTTGCCAACCTATAATTTTAAGCATCGGGAAAGCGATGCAGAAATTGAAACCTTCATGTCGTTTGCCGAGCGCGATCAGTTCCTCGCAGAACATCCCGACTGGTATCAGATTATCACAACCGCCCCGTCTATCGGCGATCCCGTCCATCTTGGCGTGAGGCGCACCCCGGAATCGTTCAATGATGCTCTGAAATATATTTCGGATCGCAATGACAACCGGAAGAACAAGAGCCAAATCCATCACCGCTGAAGGCTAAATAATTACGTTCCTCAACCTCTCATAGGAGAACGTAATTAGTGAAAGCCCCCAACCGTAAGGCACGCCGACAGGCACAACGGAACGACAATCGTTTTGGAATTGAGATTGAATTTCAACCTCTGAACGATAGACAAGAAGACTTCGTTAACGCATGGGAAAACGGTTCCAATATTTTCAGCTATGGTTCAGCGGGTACTGGTAAGACCTTCCTTGCTCTCTATCTTGCTCTCAAAGAACTTTTTGAAAATCCGGTAATCAAGAAGATCATGATCGTCCGGACGACAGTTGCGGTTCGTGATCAAGGCTTTCTTCCCGGCACGACCGACGAGAAAGAAGAACCTTTCAAGGCTCCATACCGAAAGCTCGTCAACGAAATTTGCGGTTCCGGCACTGCTTTTGACGAATTGACCAAGAAGGGGATGATTGAATTTATCTCGACATCCTACATTCGTGGTGCTACGTTTGACAACGCCATCATGTTCTTGGATGAAATCCAGAACTACAATTGGGAAGAGTGCGTTTCCGCTCTCACCCGCGTGGGTCTCGACACCCGCGTCATCGTCTGTGGCGACGGCAAGCAAAACGATCTTCACTATCGGAAGAACGACGTCACCGGCTTTCAGGATTTGATCCGAGTCATCAACCGGATGGGAAGTCAATTCGAAACGGTGTTGTTCACACGTGACGATATTGTACGCTCGTCTTTTGTAAAAGAATTTATTATTGCATGTGAAGACCTTGATTTATAAATGCATCATTTCACCTACAGGACTACGTTAGAAGGTTCCGCCCGATTCTATGTCGGGCGGCATTCTACCGACAATTTGGATGATGGATATTTCGGCTCTGGCAAATGGGTTCGATCCATCAAAGACAAGTCCAAACTCAAGAGAGAAATCTTAGAGTTTGCTACTGATATTGACGAATTGAAGCTCAAAGAAGCGGCGCTAATTGCCTCTGTCATCCACGATGATTATTGTATGAACTTCAATGATCGTCCCGTAGGATTTGGTTCTGGCGACTTCAATCCAAATCGCCGCGAAGATCGCAAACAAATTCTCTCTGAACGGATGACCGGCGAAAACAACCCGATGTATGGAAAGACACATGCTCCGGAAGTTTTACAAAAATTTTCGGAAATCATGACCGGAGATAACAATCCAGCGAAGCGTCCGGAAGTGAGGGAGAAGATTTCTCAAAACGTATCAAAGGCACGGCAGGGTATCACCTATTCGGACGAAGGGCGGAAGAAATTAAGCGAAAGTCGGAAACAACAGTTTCTTGCTGGAAAGCAGAATCCCAACTTTACCAACAAGGGAAGAACATTTTCTCACTCGGAAGAAACCAAAGAGAAAATGCGTGGTACAAGAGGTAAGTGGTACAACAACGGAATTGAGGCTGGCATATATAAGGAAGACGACATCCCGGATGGTTGGGTTCCGGGTAGGCTGAAATTTAAAACAAGGTGGGAATAATGCCCGAAGCCGCCCGCAAGGATCAACAAGACGACGTCCATTCGCCAGACGGCACGGGCGATTGTTGTGGTGATCCGACGACACAGAAGACCGACGAAGGTTCGAATAATGTCTTCGTCAATGGTTTCGGTGTAGTGCGGGAAGGCGACAAGATGATCACGCATAACAGTGATGACGGGGGGTGTTGTGTTCCACACGCTCCGGTTCTCACCACCTTCTCTTCGTCTGTCTATATCAACGGTAAGCGCGCCGGTCGCAAAGGCGACATGTACGAAGATCACGAAATAATCACCGGCTCTACTTCAGTTTTTATCGGCGGCTGAACCGCCAACTTAGAAAGGTTACATATATTTTGCTTACTTTACGTGAATTCCTCTCTCACAAGAGGAAGTATATTGCTGCTATCTACAACGAAGATACACAGACAAAGCTTCGTCAATGGTGTCAGGACAACGGTTTCGATCTTTCAAAGTCTTATGGCGGCAAGGACATCGATCCGTTTAAATTCAAATTTCATACGACAATCTTCTATTCCGAAACCATCCACAACATCGGTAATGGCGTCCAGACATTGGAAAAGCCGTTCAAGGTTCGCCCGTTCGCCTTCGAACTGTTGGGTCCGGAAAAGGATGTGCCGGTTCTGAAGGTTGACGGGCATGGGCTTTATAAACAGCGCGAATATTACGAAGAGACCTTTGAAATGCGGGATAAGTGGGCGAGCTATTTGCCTCATATCTCATTGACGTACGTTCGCGACCCCAACACTGATTTTTCAAAGCTGAAGATACCAAAATTTCCTCTCTTAGTGGATAAAATCGAAATCGATGACGTTGATGCCGACGTGTGAAATCTGGAAACCGGTTACAGGATTCGAGTTGTACGAAGTTTCTAATCATGGTAGGATCAGGAACTTAAAGTCCAACAAAATTCTAAAGACTTCGGTTAGGGACAGATACGTAAGGGTAAATCTCTACCAGAATGGTACGAGCAAAACTGTCTTGGTCCATCGGCTTGTTGCTGAAGTCTTCCTTCCAAATCATGATTCATTCGCTAACGATGTAAATCACATAGACGGAAACAAAGCGAACAATCACGTGTCCAATTTGGAATGGACCACCCGCGAAGAGAACATCCGACATTCATGGGATACTGGATTGCGCGTGGTGATTGGTCAAAAACTCACGACATCGGACGTTAAAGAAATCAAAGAACTGTATAGCTCTGGCAACTATTCTCAAAAGAATTTAGCCAAGGCTTATGGTGTTCATCAGTCCAATATCTCACGTATAGTCAATGATAAATGTTTTCTGACAAATTAAAGAAAGAATTCCGTTGGGTTGAAGGCGTCCCTGAACTTCAGGACATATCCGCCGACACAACCGAGAACGGGCGATTCTACACATGCCCGGATGGTTCGATTTATCCTTCGGTGACGACCATTCTTTCAATTGTCGAGAAAGAAGGCTTGACAGCTTGGAAAGAGCGTGTAGGAGAGGCAGAAGCCAAACGCGTCATGGAACAAGCTGCCGTGCGCGGAACCGCCGTTCACGATATGGCGGAAAAGTATCTCCGAGGCGAGAACTGGCGCAAGGGACAAATGCCGGGAAACATCGGCTCATTCCTTCCCATCCAAAAAGCGTTGTACGATCATGTGGACGATATCTATTATATCGAGGCACCGCTTTATTCAAAGTTTCTCAGGACAGCCGGACGCGTCGATCTGGTCGCACGCTGGAAAGGCATCAAGTCAATCATTGATTTTAAGACAAGCCGAATCAACAAAGACGAATCGATGATCGACAACTACTTCATGCAGGAATCGGCATATGCTGTTATGATTGAGGAACGAATCGGTATGCCAATTCAACAACTTGTAACCATTATGACTTCCGATGACAGCCCTACACCGCTGATCTTTGTCAAGAAGCGTGATGACTATATCGGCAAGTTTATGGAATATCGCAAACTATATGACCAACAAAAGCAAGAATCTACAATTATTAACTAACACTTTCAACTTTCTAACCTTCGTCGCAATCGGAACCATGGTGTTCGTTGTGCTGGCGATGGTACACTAATACAGGCATAATACATGAAAGAAATCTATGATGACGACAATTATCTTTTGGAAATCGGTTGCCGTCGCGACAAGACCGTAACGGAAGACCTTCAGAAGCATATTGCCAACGTGATCGAGCGCAAACGCGCGCAGGAAATCGAAGACCTTTTCAGCCACGAAGCACAAGTAGAGGCGTATGCCGCCAATTCTCTTGCCGCAAATGGCGCGCTTACCGGTGGCGTTCTCTATCCCGGATTGACACCATACCCGCCCTACACCATGCCGTGGACGTCAACACCAGACGGCACTGCCAAGGTGACCACGACCGACGCAATCAAGATCGATGTTCCGAAGAAGGACGGCAATCCGAAGACGTCTGTCGGCTCGCGCAAGTTCTCTCTGTCCGTCATGTCGTCCGCTGTCACGGCAGAAATCGCCCTTGGTATGCTTGAAGGTGCGCGCAAGTACGGTCGCCACAATTGGCGCGATGAAGGCGCAATGGCGTCGATCTATTGGGATGCTGCGATGCGTCATCTGATCAAGTGGTGGGAAGGAGAAGACATCGATCCCGACTCCGGTCTGCCTCACATCGTCAAGGCAATGGCATCACTCTACGTCCTTCGCGATGCGATGATTTGCGAAACATGGGTTGACGACCGTCCGCCCGCGCTTCCGGAAGGCTGGTACAACGATCTGGACAGGGTTGCGGCTGAAATTATCGAGCGCTACCCGGACGCCCGCGAACCTCACCTGAACAAGAAATTTGGGATTGACGACTGATGACCGTCGTAAAATCCAACTACGAACTGTCACCGAATCATTATTATCCAACGGAACCGTGGGCGACTAAAACCGCCCTTCGGTTCTTCCCTATTACTGATCGTGATCGTGTGTGGGAACCATGCGCCGGGAACCATCATGTCGTCAAGGTCTTCCGGGAAGAAGGCGTGCCGGTTTATTCATCTGATATCGAGACCTACCGATACGAACATGATGAAATTCTGGACTTCCTGAACAAGCCGGACGATTACAATCCGTTCAATGCGAACGTGATCTTCACCAATCCGCCATATGGTGCTGGCAATCGACTTGCTGCCGCGTTCTGTCGCAAAGCTCTTTTGACGAAGGGTGTTGACAAGGTCGCAATGTTGCTCACTCCAAAATTTGATTTTGGTAGCACACGCACCGATTTGTTCCGAGACAATCCCGCGTTCTATGGGAAGCTCCACCTGTTGGACCGAATCTCATGGGCGGAAAATGGCAAGACCGGCACCGACGATTCGGCTTGGTATTTTTGGGATAAGCGCAACACCGAAGAGAACCCGATCATGTTCTACGGCGGCAAAAACCGGTAATCGGAATATTTTGAAATAATCGCTTGACAATCCATACGTGCGATTTTAAACGTCCGGAAACACAGAACATTTTGAAAGGTTTTAAATTATGAATGGCTTGTCGATCCTGATCTACGTCGTAGGTTTGGCAGAGAAAGTTGAAATGCTGCTTCCAAATATGATTCCCGGAATTCTCATGGTAATGGGTCTATCGGGTTGCGCTTTTATCTTCGCGAAATTTAACGAAGACATGTTTGAGGCGGCTTCGGCGCTCACACCAATTGCCACAAGAGCTTTCAAAACCGCATCATACTCGCTCGTATTTTGCTTGGTCCTGAACTTTCTGTTTCCGACGAAACAGACGATGATCCTGATCGCCGCGTCTGAAGTCTCCGAAACGGTTATCAAATCCGAAACGGCACAGAAAGCATTGTCTGAAGTCGGTGGTGTCAGTTCGGACGCGGTCAATCTCCTGAAGTCGTACATCGCCCAAGAACAAGCCGAAATCGCCAAGCAGATGGCGGAAACCGTGAAGGAAACTATAACTAAATGAACAGTCTTTCTCTCCTGATCTATGCCGTCGAACTGATCACCAATCTTTCAACGGCGGCATGGTATATTTTCCCAATCTTCACCACCGTCACACTGATACTGTTCATTATTCGTCTCGTCGTGGAAAGTGACCGCGAAAAGATCGAAAATGAAAAGGAATTGGTTTCCTTCGACGCCTTCGCCAACCGACTACGCTATTATCGGCGCTGGACACAGTGGGTTGCCATTGTTGCGGTCATTATGCTGGTGGTTGTACCGAATCGACAGACCACAATCATGATTGCCGCTTCCGAAGTCGCCGAAGTGGTGGTAAAAACGGAAGAAGCCAAGGCTGTCATGTATGGTGCCAAGGGTGCTATCAAGGAAGTCGGTGGTCTTAGTTCGGACGCGGTTGGTCTCCTGAAGACCTATATCCAGACGGAAACCAAGAAGCTTGCCGACGAACTGAACCCGCCCAAGCCGGTAGAACCGAAGAAAGAGGAACCCGCAAAATGAGTTTGACCCGTCGTAATGTTTTGATCGGTACTGGTGCCTTGGTTGCGACATCCGCTATCCCGGCTATCGCTGCGCTCCCGAAACCATCTTCTGAACCGATACTCTTTCCGTGTTGGGGGTCGCCAGTCTTCAGTTTCGTTGAAGAAAACACGATCACCACTCTCTATACTCGAATGTCAATGTGGAATTTTGCGGACCAAAAATTCCGGATTCTGCCAATCGAATCGCCCCTGTATCAGGATTTGGTTGCCATCTACCCGCGCGATAACCCGCCTCATATCCATTTTGGTGGTGCCGTTGTTGCCGGGAAGGGCGATCCGACGTTCTATCCGCGTTGGGAAGAGCGGACCCGCCGTCATATTGCCAACGGCAAGTTCGACATCATCGACAGTGATCACTTTACGGTCCGTCTCGACACATGAAAGGAAATTTGAAATGAGTACAATTTACAGCAAGATCAAGGCGGACTTCATTGGCGCGCGCAAGAAGCGCATTCAGTTGAATGTTTCGCTTCTGTCCACCGTCATTGGTGAAATGGACAACGAAGCGTCCCGTGCCAAGACCGGTTCGAAGGAAGTGTCCGACGAAGTCGCAATCAAGGTGCTCAAGAAGTTTTCGAGCAATCTTGAGGAAGTCATCAACCTTTCGAAAAATGACATCGTTCGTGATGGCGATCCGGAAATTGAAAAGATCATTATCGATTCCTATCTGCCGAAGCAGTTGACCGAAGACGAGCTTCGCGCGGCGATCAAGACATCCGGCTTCACGTCCATGAAGGACATCATGGCTTTCCTGAAGGCGAACCATGCCGGTCTCTATGATGGCAAGATGGCGTCTCAAATCGCGAAAGAGTTCGCATGACATCGCAACTCGAAACCGATTTGATCCTTGCGCATATCGGCTATGAAGGGATCGCAAATCAACTTCGGCTCGCCCAACATTATTTCAAAGAAGACCCGTCGAAACAGAACCGGAAGCGTGTTTTGGAGCGTTTAGAAGCGCTGGTGAAGGCTGAAGTCCGCAAGAACAAAGCCTTGACCGCTATTGACGAAGCCGCACGCATGTTTGCTCTTAGTGACGGCACTCGCTGAAGAGCACGACCGACGATTTAATTGAAATAATCGCTTGACAGTTCATCGGGAAGAATCTAAGTTCAATTCATAGAGAAAAACGAAAGGCTCTTCCCGATGTTCCCTGTTGTGCTGAATGAAATGATGCTTCGCCAGCTTGACGCCTTTGTCGAGACCGGCGTCTTCGCCAAGCACAAGAAAGCTTTTGTCGAGAATGAACTGTTAGTTCTGTACATGAACGGCGAAGACCTCGTGACTTGGCTTCGTGCCTTGACGCCGCTGAAGAAACACGCCGAACTCGACAAGCTGCGCTTCGAAGTTGAAGAAGCCGCTGAACTCTACTACGCCATGTGCGACGAACGCGATTAATCAAACATCAATTTTAAAAGGAAACCAATTTCTTGGAAGCACTTTTTGTTATCTTCATTTTGGTGATTGTCGGTGGTATGATCATCGTCAATCGGTCGAGGAAGACATCGACAATCTCGCAAACTGCCGTCGTTAACGGACCAAACAACAGGGTTATCCAGTCGGCATCTACAACCGTATCCCGCCCCGTCTCTTCCGGTTATGTCCCGCCCGTCCCGGCGTCTTCCCATGTTGATCGCCGCACCGACGATTCGTCTGATGCTTCGTCCTTCGCCGCTGCTTATGTCGCGACGTCCTATTACAACGACAGCTATCGTTCGTCTTCCTCGTGCGACTCCGGAAGTTCGTCCTATGACAGTGGAAGCTCTTCCTCGTCTTACGACAGCGGTTCGTCTTCGTGTGGTAGTTCTGACTGATGAAGATTGAAATCCAGCGGAACGAAACGAGTTCCCCGATTGTCTATGACAACGCACTGAACGCATACACCAAAGGTCCGATGTATTGTGTCCTGTTTGAAAAGGACGGCGAACGCAAGACGCACAAATATCCGTTGTGTAGCCTCTTCCGCGTCATCGAAGACTATAACGAATCCAAACGATAGCGAATGATCGGCTATATAGTTCATTATTTCATATCAGGAATTTGAAATCAATTGAAAATCATCTATCTGCCGAAGGATTCTCTCTCATGTAGTTAACAACGCATGGAGAGAGTAATGAGCAAAACCTACCGCAACCGTCACCGCGTCACTCACTACACCTGTGAAGCGAAGTTCAAGGCACGCATGTGGCGAAGCCCTTGGACCGGTGAATGTTCCCCATTCTACGATGAAAACGATTGGGAGCGCTACGGGCGCGACAAGAGCTTCGACTATGGGCGGCGCAAACGTTATCGCGCTGTCACCAACGAAGAAATCCGAAATCAAAATCGGATTGATATTCACCGGATCATGAAAGACCCGGAGAATTATGACGACATGACTTTCGCAGACAAGAAAAACGGCAAGCCGCACATCTGGTCTATCTGGTGAAAGTCTAAATAATCTCAACTGACATTAAGAAGGAGCTTCACAATGTCGAAGTATGACTATGGCGTCTTTATTGGACGCTTCTCACCCGTCCACAATGGTCACGTCAAGGTGATCAAACAAGCGTTGGAAGAATGCGACTATCTCATTGTCGTAGTTGGTTCCAACAACCAAGCCCGCAACACCCGCAACCCATTCACCGCATCTGAACGCATGAATATGATTCAGCGCGCGGTTGAAGTGGGCGGCTGCTACAACGAACGGGTTCTTTACACATCTGTCGGCGACTATCCTTACAACGACACGCTTTGGCTTGCTGAAGTCCAGTCTGCCGTTGATGAAGTGATTGCCGACCACCACACACATGCCGAGTTCACCAACAGTGGTTGGCGCGATTACAAATTCAATATCGCGCTCGCCGGGATGTACAAAGACTCGACAAGCTATTATCTCAACATGTTTCCTCAGTGGAGCAATTCGGTTGCGGTAAGTCCCGGTTCCGAACAAGGCGAAATCCTTTCGGCAACCGGCATCCGGAACAACATCTTCAATGGCAATCTCGCCTATGACAAATCGCTTCCGGATTTCGTCAAGCTCATGATCAGTCGCGACATCGAAGAACGCCCGGACATCTGGAAACGACTTCAGTCTGATTGGAACTATGAACAGAAATACGAAAGTCAATGGGGTAAGGGTCCGCACGTCACTGTTGACGCGGCGGTTGTCCAAGCCGGTCACATTCTCCTGATCCAACGCGGTCAAGAATATGGGCACGGGCTTTGGGCGCTTCCGGGCGGCTTCCTCAATCGTCGGGAACGAATCGAAGACGGTGTGCTTCGTGAGCTTCGTGAAGAAACCAAGCTGCATGTTCCTGAAAAGGTTCTGCGCGGATCGATTACCGCAAAGCGCGTGTATGACAGTCCGTACAGGTCGAACCGGAGTCATCTGATCACACATTGCCATAGGATCGCCTTAAGCAATGTGGGCAAGCTTCCGGAAGTCTACGGTTCCGATGATGCCGAAAAGGCAAAGTGGGTTCCGCTTTCTAAGCTTGATGATATGAGGAATGAATTTTTCGAAGATCATTACCACATCATCAAAGACATTCTCAACGCATAATCTTAATCAAAGCATTTAGAGAAGGAGTTTTGAAAAATGCTAATGACACGTAATATTATTGCTGCTACTGATTGCTACAAGTTTTCTCACCCGTTCGTTGTCCGTAGGGACGCAACATCCGCAACGTCTTATATCGAGGCGCGCGGCGGATGGACGAATGAAGTCGTCTTCTTCGGTATTCAGGCATTCATTCGTGAATACTTGAATAGACGCCTAACAATGAAGGTCATCGACCGGGAAGAACGCAAGGCGAAGTCCGCAATGGTCCCGTTCAATCGGGTAATGTGGGAACGCGTCGTCATGGAGTTTGACGGCTTCGTGCCGGTCAAGGTTCAGGCACTTCCGGAAGGGACCGTCGTTCGTCCCGGCACTGTTGTCGTTCAAATCTCGTCTGACATCATGCCGGAAATCGTTGCCGACATCGAAACCTCTTTGCTTCGTGCGATTTGGTATCCTTCGACGGTGGCGACCCTGTCGCGGGCGATCAAGAAGAATATTCGCAATTACTACATTGCGACGTCCGATCTTGACGTCAACAACCCAATGACACTTGCATGCGCTCTGAATGACTTTGGCGCGCGGGGAACGTCGAGCGGCGAATCGGCGGCTCTTGGTGGTCTTGCTCACGCAATCAACTTCCTTGGCTCTGATACGTTCGAAGCAATCGACGCAGCAATTGACTACTACGATCACGATCTTGACCGGGATGGACCGGTTATCATTTCCGTTCCGGCAACCGAGCACTCGGTAACCACCATGAACGGCGAAGACGGCGAATGTGATTTTGCCGGACGCGTGATCGACACATTCACCGAAATGGGTTTCCCGATCATTTCGATTGTGGCGGATTCGTTTGACCTTGACCGTTTCGTCTCGGATTACATCGGCACCGCTCTGAAAGAGAAAATCGAAACTCGTGATGGCTGGATTGTGGTTCGTCCCGACAGTGGCGTACCGGAAGAGATTGTTCCGCACGTCCTTCGCCTCTTGGACGACAAATTCGGAAGCACTGTGAATTCGAAAGGATTTAAAGTTCTCAACCCGAAGGTTCGTGTCATTCAGGGCGATGGTGTCAACCGGGATTCGATTGATCGAATTCTTGAGGCAATGATGGTTGCTGGTTTCTCTGCCGAGAACGTTGTCTTCGGCATGGGCGGGCAACTGCTTCAGGCACCGATGCGGGATGATTTCTCGTGGGCAATGAAGACCAACGAAATCGTGGTCGATGGTGAAAAGATCGATGTCCAGAAGCGCCCGAAGACGGACATGTCGAAGGCAAGCAAGGCAGGACGTCAAGCTGTTGTCTTCAACGGAAAGGAACTCGTTTCGATCCGGGAAAGCGATCTTATCAAAGCAAATGCCCGTGGTGGTCATGGTGTAAGAAACTGGCTGGAACTCGTATGGGATACCGGCAAGGTTTATCGCACCCAAACGTTTGCCGAAGTGCGCGCAAACGCTAAACTTTAAGATCAAAATATTGGGTGGGGATTTCGGTCTCCACCCATCTTCATAGACAGGATATACAATTGGGATACGGAACATCATACAAGCTTAAAGTCATCAACGAAGGCGACGACTACAACCGAGACTATGATATGGTAGTTGGTTGTACTCATGACGGCAAAGACGAAACCTTTGTTGAAAACTTCCTTGATCAAAGATACTTGTTCGGCAACAGTGAACAGCGCTGGTATGAACACGAACATGACATGCGGGTAATTTCAAAGAAGTTCCCCGGCGTTCTATTCATCTTGGAAGGTGAGGGCGAAGAAGCCGGTGACATCTGGCGCAAATACTTTAAATCTGGCAAGTGTCAGGACGCGCATGCCAAGATTACATTTGATGAATTCGATGAGTCTAAATTGAAATGAACTATTGGAATAACGCAACCGAAGATCAGAAGCTCGCACAAATCAAGGCTGGTCTCGAATTGGGAATGACCCAAAAGCAAATCGCGATGAACCTGAAGGTGCCAAGCCATGTCATCCGGTTCTTTGCTCACAAACATCATCTGGACTTCTATGAAGTTTCGAACGCCGAACGCATTCGTAAGATGAACCTTGAATATACTCCCGAAACACGGGAGATTGAATTAAAACAAAAAATCGACAATACCTCTGTCACTTTTGCCTTTACAATCTTCAATAATTCAAATAATGATTGGGCAATGAATTTTCTGGATAATCCGAATGAGTAGATCGCGTCACATCTATATCCTTGAACACGAAACCGACATTGACGTGTATGAGCTAATTGCGGCGTTCACGGTCAAGCATGAGGCACTTAGCTTCATTGATCGAAATTTCGAGGATAAGGAAACCTTGCGACTGTATCGGATTCCTGATGGTTCTATTGGTGAACCAGTTTACATTGACTTGAAAGGATAAGTTAAAATATGCCAATGCCGAATGGAATGCCGATTCTCTATATCCTGATGCGGACCGATCTGGCTTCGCTCAATCCCGGTAAGATGGCAGCACAAGCAAGCCATGCCGCGAACATGTCTGTTGGTAGTGGACGTAAAGACGCGCCAAACCTCGTGTATGCGTGGGAGCGTGAAACCCCCTCTCATTGTGGCACCACGATTGTTCTGGACGGTGGTTCAATGGAGAACATCAACGACATCATCAACGAAATCGCAGTAAAGAACTTTGGCAGCGATGCGGAATTTTCTTACGGCATTTGGCACGATCCGTCTTATCCGCTGCGCGACGGCAATTTCACTCACCTGATCCCGCTTGACGTTTGCGGTTGGGTTTTCACCCGCGCGGGCGATCCCGCGCAACAAGTCCTGTCCACACTGGAACTACACCCATGAATGTCGGCGAAGCAATAGAAGACGCCAACAAACTGAACCAAACGGGAGAACACCGGGAAGAGTGGTTTTATTATCCGGCATGGCACGAGCGCGAATTTGACTGGTTCGTCGCCAGACGTCCTAAATCGACACCGGTATATGTGGCGATCTTCACCAGTGGCAAGCGCTCAATCAGTGAGAATGGCGGTCGATGAAATTTGTTCAAGGCGACATCACAGAAGCTCCGGAAGTGATCATCATCCACGGCTGTAATATGCAGGGAAAAATGAATTCCGGGGTTGCCAAGGCGCTTCGAAAGAAGTATCCGAGCATCTATCTCGACTATATCGAGTGTATGAATTCCGAAGGGATTTTCGGGCTTGGCGACCATGTCACGACATTGACGAAATCCAAAATCATTGGGAATTTGTTGACGCAAGATCGTTATGGTTATGACGGCGCGGAATATGCGTCACTTGATGCAATCGAGTCGGCGCTGAAGAGCTTCATCATCGATTTCGAGGATTTCTTCGGAAGTCACATACCAGCTATTGCTACTCCGAAAATTGGGTGTGGTCGCGGCGGACTACAGTGGAATGATGTCAGGGGAATATTAGAAAAGATTGAAAAAGAATACAATGTAGAATTCGTTGTTTACGATATTCCGGACGAATTCACCAAATGAGGGAACTATTCGTGTTTGAGGACATCAACGAAACCGCAAAAGACTTAGCCGGGGTTATCACGAGGATGGAAGACGCGGAAACGGTCGCATCCGTGATTCGCAATGCTCTGGTGGTCGAACGCACCGCACACATGCCCGACGTAAATCAGGTGGTTCCGTTGCTGGTCTTCCTCTATTACCTGATGGAAGAGAAGGGCGGCAACCTGATGTATGGTTCGCGCACGCTTGATGAAGCCTTCGACGCGGCATGCACGCTGTCAAAAATCGACAAGACCAAGATTATCGAGACCTTCAAGAATGATTGATTTTATCATTGACATTCTTGCCGAACTGCCATGGCAAGCGCTTCTGATTCTCCTTGTCATTGCCTTGTTCATCTACATCGCGATCTTATTGATTTGACAACCTTGATCCTCTGGCAAATCTTTTTTGCCTCAGTTCCGGCTTTAGTGATCCTTTGGGCGGTCTTCGGACCTAAATAAGACTTTCAAACAGAGAGTCTTATTCCCATGTTTCAGCAATTCAATCTGTACATCATCATCGGTTTGATTCTCGCGCTGGTCGCCACGTCCGGTGGCTTCTATCTGTATCGACGCATTACCGTTGCCGAGATTGCCGCTCTTGAACAGAAGAACGCCACACTCACGCTTGCGGTCGATCAACAGAAGAAGACCATCGAACAGATGATCAAGGACGCCGAAGCACTGGCGAACGCCAACAAATTCCTGTCGGACCGCATGGCTGAAACTGAAACCCAATTCGTGGACGAATGGAGCGCCATCAATGCGCTTGATCTGGCGTCCGAAGCTGTCACTGGCAACCCCGCTGAACTGGAACAGAAAATCAATGACGAATTTAACAAATCTATCGAAGCTCTTCGCAATTCTACTGGTCGCGGCAACACTGGCAAGCTGCCAAACTAAAGAGAAGCCGCTCACCATTCGCACGATCCCGGTCGAACGATCCGTTCCGAAGCAGGATGCACCGCGTCCGCTGAATATCGGCAATCCACGCTTCGTGGTCATCACCGCGAAGAACTTCGAAGAATATCGCGAAAAGCTGATGTCCGGCAAGCTGGTGATCGTCGGCATGACTCAGGACGACTATAAGACTTTGCTAAAGAACCAAGCCGAATATAAGCGCTACATCGAACAGCAAAAAGCAATCATCGTCTATTACGAACAAAACCTCTAAACAAAAAGTTGATTTAATTATGACTTCCATTAGTGATCACGAAATTTTCAAGCGTCTGGAAACGCGTATTGAGAACGCGAACTATTCTATGAAGCATTGGGGCGATAGCTGGATTTCCTACGTGACCTTCCAGTTTCCGAACGGCTGGTTCAATGGCGTGAAGATCGAAGTTGAAAGATTCTTGGATCACGAAATGACGATCAAGCTGATGATCGTTCGCACCGGCATTTTCAGTAGCGAATGGATCGACCGCGTCGACATGCCCGCCGAACTGGTCAACAAGCTCGAAACCATGGCGAGTGAAATCGACAACGAGCATTGGCAGCGAAGGAAAGACGAAGTCAATTTGAGAAAGAAGGCAGCACTCGACAACTGCCAATAGGACACCATGACTAAAGTTAGACTTATCGGCGATCTTCATGGAGACATGAACGCCTATCTCAATATCATTTCAGATTGTGATCGCTCTATTCAGGTTGGCGATTTCGGAATCGGTTTCATCCGCTCACTCCCCGTCGTTGATCCGAACAAGCACGAATTCATTCGCGGCAATCACGATGATCCGTCCGCATGCAAGCGACAGGCGGCATACATTCCAGACGGCACCATTCGCAACGATGTGATGTTTGTCGGCGGCGCATACTCGATTGATTGGGCATATCGCACTCCGGGCTTGTCGTGGTGGGATGACGAAGAGTGTTCGCCTGAACAACTCGAAAGCTTCATTGAAAAATACATCGAAGCCAAGCCGCGCGTCATGGTGACTCATGAGACTCCCGACTGCATCGCCGATGTGATGTGTAGCGATATGAAGTGGAAGAAGTTCCCGGTTCCTTCGCGCACGCGCGATGCCTTTCAAGTCATGTGGGAGCACCACCAGCCGGAATATTGGTTCTTCGGTCACTGGCATTTGCCGTGGCAACGAACCATTGGCGACACGACGTTCATGTGCATCGACGTTAACGATTACGTGGACATTGATCTAGATATTTGAGGACTACCCGAATGCGGTTCATCGCTTTGATACTCGCATACTCACTCTTTGTCGGCTCTGCCCAAGCGGAACAGATGGTTTACACCATCAAGAAAGACGGTGGTGGGATAACGACCGAATACCAAGCCAAATATGAACAATGGTCCAAACAAGGTGCCAAGGTCATCATTGATGGCGAATGCGCCAGCGCTTGTACACTCGTGGTCTCGACAAAATACAATCTGGACGTCTGTGCGACCGACAACGCACAACTGTTATTCCACAAGCCATTCTACATCACCAAGATCAACGATAAGAAGCTGATCTTGCGCGGCACCTACTACAGGAAGAAATCCAACAGCGATTGGATCAGGCTATTTGTGGATGTCATGCCGAGTAGCATCAGGAAGGTTTTTCTAACCGCTCCGATCCCAAGCGTCTATGACGGCGACGGACAGAACGACATGAGAGGGTGGAACGCACCCAAAATCTTCAAACATGTCAAGAAATGCTGATTCTGGTCGGCGCGCAAGTCACGGAAATCGCAGTCGAAATTCCTATTTGTTTTGAACAATTCAACGCAAATTTCAAATAAATTAAAATTTTTAAATGTCCTATTGACATAACAGTGTCTCATTCACATATTGCATTCATTACAACGAGTTAGTGAATGACAACCAAAGAAGGGATACGTTATGACCATCAAGCTCGAATCAATCGTCACATGGGTTCCGTTCGGTTACGGCATGATTGCCCGGAAGCTGTCCGACGATCCAACCACGGAAGAAGACCCCATCGTTGTGTTCACGCATAAGATGGCGGTCGGCGGCAAATACCACAACGGCGAACCGATCCTTTCTCAGAAAGAGGAAAGGAAGATGTTCAAGGAAGTGGATGCTCTGATTGCGACCCTGAACGAAAACTTCACGCACAACAACGATTTCGTCAAGGTCGGCAGCGCCTACAACCAGCCGAGGAAGCCGCGCAAGCCACGGCAAACCGAAGTCGCCAACGAAAACGTTGAAGACGAAAAGCATCCGGAGATTGTCGAACACCACGAGACCCCGGACAATCTGAAGGACGTGACACCACCGAAGAAGGTTGCTTCCACAAAGCGGGTGGCACTCTCCCCGCCGCAGATGACCAAGGAAGAGCTTACACGGGAAAAACGGATCGCAGGACTGGTAAAGGCCCGTGCCGCACGTCTGGCGAAATTGGCGGCGGCAAAGGCACCAGAACCGGTGAAGCAGGAAGAACAGATGACGACCCGACGACGTGGCGGACGTCGCAAGTCGGAAGCAATCACAGAAGCCAAGGTCGAACGCCGGACGCGCCGAATGAAGAAGGTCGAGGAAGACCCAAAACGCGCAAAGATGCTCGAAAACTTGGCTAAGGCCCGTGCCGCACGAGCATTGAAGCGGGCGGGTGTCAAATAAGAAGACTACAAACCACCATCAATAAAGCCGCCTTCGGGCGGCTATTTTTTGAAATAATGATTGACACGATCAGTCGCTTGTTATACCTAAGTTTGAATAATCCCCAATATTTCAAACAATAGGATTTTTAATGAGCGAAATCAAACGCGTATTGGCTGAACTTGTCGAAATTACCGAAAAGGAAGCGATTGAAGGTGCCGATCTTGTCGAACTGATCAAGGTCCGTGGATGGCAGGTTGTGGCACAGAAGGGTATTCACGAAGTCGGCGACATCGTTGTCTATTTCTCGATTGACGCACTGCTTCCGGAAATCCCGGAATTCGAATGGCTTCGTGAGCGCTGCTTTGTCACCGAGAACTCGTCTCAAGAAGGTCCGGGTTTCCGCATCAAGACGATCAAGCTTCGCGGGCAAGTATCGCAAGGTGTGATCGTGCCGCTTCGTGAATTGCGCCATCTGTTCGCCGAAGACGAAGAACTGTTTCCCGGCGTTGACGTCACCGAGCTACTGAACGTCAAGAAGTTCGAAAAGCCGCTTCCCTCGCATCTTCGCGGTCGCGCCAAGGGCAATTTCCCGTCGTTCGTTCCGAAGACCGATGAAGAGCGAATCCAGAATTTCTACGGGCGCTTCGTCCATAAGTACATCGATCACGAATGGGAAGTGTCGTTGAAGCTGGACGGCTCTTCGATGACGACCTACATACACCCGCTCGAATTCACTTTTGGTGTGTGCTCGCGCAATCTCGATTTGACCGAAACCGAAGACAACACGTTTTGGCAGACGGCGCGCAAGCTGGACATCGAAAATGCGGTTCGTGACTATTACGAGACGACCGGCATTGCCGTTGCGACTCAGGGCGAACTGATGGGTCCGGGTGTTCAGCATAATCGTGAGAACCTGAAGGAACACGATTACTACATCTTCAACATCTTCAACATCAACGAACAGAAGTATTTCACCGCGCACGAGCGCAAGACCTTCTGTCATACATACGGACTGAAGGTGGCTCCGATCTACGGCATTCAGAAGTTCGATGACATTGGTGTCAACGGCTTCCTTGACTTGGCTGACACGGGTTTTGGTGGCAAGTCGATCAATCATCCGATTCGCGAAGGTCTGGTGTTCAAGTCGGTCAATAATCCGTCGATTTCCTTCAAGGCGATTTCCAACCGGTTCCTCCTGAAAGAGAAGGATTAATGGATAACCAAATTGATTTCGAACATGGGTTGTTCAAGCCCCAACCACCCAAAGAATTGACTGATTTGATCGTGGATATTTTCTCTGCCGTTTTGGCGGCAGAGACCCTACCGGAGAAATTTCATCTGAATGTGGATAAGCGAAGAATTTCAATTGAGATTGGAAGTCCGATAAGGAAGATTGATATCTATGTGTCGGAAAGCTCGTGTTTCATTTACATCGTCAAAGGCGCGTGGCGTCTAGTCATCAGCGATTACACGGAAGTGTTTTGGTCGAAATATAGGTCGCGTCTGTCAAAGATCAGAAACGACTACATGAACAACCGGTTCAAGTCGGACGTTGATTTTGGCGAGGTCAACGAAATGCTCCGCAGCATGTTGGAACAGATTAAATGATGTTCCCTTATCCTGATCGGTTTTACGCGGGCATTGGTTCACGCGAGACCCCGCAAGTCATTCTTAACGATATGACTGATATTTGCCGACAACTTTACGCGACCCACACATGCCGGTCTGGTGGTGCTGGTGGTGCGGACAGCGCTTGTGAAACCGGCGCGGGTGATCACAAGCAAATCTTCCTTCCCTATGACGGTTTCAATGGTCGCCACGTTGATGACGTCTACTTCTTCAAACTTACTGGCGAAATCGAAAAGCAAGCTCGCAAGATGGCTGAATACTATCATCCGGCTTGGTCGCGTTGTTCTTTCGCGGCTAGGCGCTTCCATACGCGCAATGTTCCACAAGTCCTTGGTCCTGATCTAAAGACCCCGGTTGAATTCGTTCTCTGTTACACAGAACGGGGATTGATGAAGGGTGGCACCGCACAAGCACTCCGGATCGCCAAGGACCACGACATACCGATTTTCAATCTCGGTAAGTACACCAAGAATGACGTTCTCTATCTGCTTCAGGCATATGTGAAATGAAACGCACGATTTCAGTGACCGACTCGCTTGGTCATCACCACGAACAAACCATCTACTTTAGTGATCCCGTCAAAGCAACGCGGGATTACCTTTCTTTCAAGAGGAATATCCAATGTCCGACACCGTTGACGACTACACCATTTTTGAAATGCATCCCACGCAAGACCCAACTCAAACCCTAACGTTCACCGTCACCAATATCGCTCTCGACGGCTTTGCGGAACTGTTTCCGTGGCTTGATGTGCGGGATACGCTCCAAACCATCGCAGACAACACCTATGCCGATGAATTAGCCGCAAAGGAAGACGAAGAAATTGACAGTTGAATTTCTTGATTTGGATCAGCTTCAGGGCGAACACATTCTGAACACCGCCCCGGTCTGGACCACCGCTAAAGACACATATGGCGACGAAAACGACGTCATGGCAATCGGCATCAGTGGCTACACATACGTATTCACCGAAAATTCATGTGATGGTTATCGCTCCTACATGAACCAAGTCGAGAGATATCCCGGACTCAATACCGAATTTCTGAAGGGTGCCGCTCCGGTCAATCGCAAAGTGTCGATCACCTATGATGACGGTAGCAACAAGGGATACCCGCGCAACAACGACCCGGATGATCTGATTCACATCACCGACGTCGCGACCGGTCATCATTGGGGTACACTCGGAACACGGGCGGTCAAGGACTATTACCCGACATGTGTAATGGACTGGCATCCGCTGGACCCGTCGAAGATGATCGATTTCAAATTCAAAAATATCGATGACAGAAGCGCGCATGCGTTGGCGGAAGCGTTCCACTATGACGAAGTGACGATTCAAGCCCGTCGTGGTGACACTGCCTATGTCGCAACCTTCAGGAAGGATAAATGAGACTCTACAAGAATGGCATAGAGTGGGGCGGACCGAATAGCGATTGGTATTGGTTCTACTGGTGGAATTGGCTACCGAAGGAATTTCGCTATTTTGGATATGAACAAGATTGGTATGACGGTCCGTTGTTTCATTTCGGTTTCTGGTATTTCAATTGGTCTTGGAATTTCTCCCCTTGGTATTTGATCAAGGATTTTTTCAAAGGGAACAAGGATAAGTGAAGAATAACGAGCGAAGCACCGTCTTCGGTCATGGATTTCCATTTCTGGTATACAAGACTCCTGCCGGATATAACATTTCTCATGAAGGCAAATGGGTTTGGCGGGCGAAGACGATTTCGGAAGTCAACCGAGTGGTGCGGAATTTCGGGTTAAAATATCTCCGGAATTCGATTTAATTTCGAATAATTTTTGAAATCATCCCAAATTTCGCTTGACTTGGGTGTGGAAATCTCTTATCAAAAGAACATATCCAACCCATCCGAGAGGATTTGCCCATGTCGTTCGCCCCTTTCAAGATCACCGATGACGTCCTTGGCGGCTTTGTAGAAAAGTCACATGGTCACTTTTTCGAATACTCCCAAGACACGAAGGCGTTGCCGCCTCTTGACGCTTTCCCCGTGAAGGTGTGGGTTACGCCAGCGGGCAAATCCACGCCCGAATTCCGTTGGGCAAAGGTGCTCAAGACGGTTGCTCATGTCGTGGTCGATGAAGACCCCGAAGGCAAGCCAGTGATCGAAAAGTGGAACATCAAGGACCATAAGCACTACAAGCAATAGAAGGAATCAGTTATGTTGAAAACGACGCGTCTCGCCCTTGCTCTGATCGCCTTTGCCACACCGGCAAGTGCTTGCGATTTCTACAAAAGCAAGTTCATGCTCCATTGGGCACTCACCGAAGACGACGTCGTTTATTCGACAACCGACACCGAATCAAAAGAGCCGGTGTATGTGGTTGACGCCAAGGACGCGCTCCCGGACGGGCGCTATGCGCTCGCCATTCAGGACACCGCATCCTGTACGTTCGATGTCATATCCGGCGACATGTCACGAATCATGTATTTCATGGAAACACACGTCTACAACCGAATCGAAGGGTATAAGTGATGGACACGTTGGAAGTGAAGATTTGGGAAACTCAACCGATGGGTTTCGCCTCTTTCCGCGACAAGCTCATGGCATTTTGTTATGAAAACAACTGCGCGCCGGATGACGTCCTGATCGCTCCCTATGTCGAAATGGAGTTTGACGAAATCGCTTATACCGGCATCCGTCTCACAATAAAGAAAGCAGAATGATGGACAGGCACGACTTTCACGAAGACCTGATGAGCATTCAGGCTTCACTCCACGACATGGATCGCTGGTGCCTTCACGCTGTCCACAAGGACGGCTTTAGTCTGGACCGGATCAACGATTTCCTTCACCGGTTGCGGCACATCGAACGACTGGTGGCAAAGCACGAAAAGGACAACTAATTCTTGACACTTCAAATCATTTCAAAAACTGTATATGGTTCCCGCCTTTACGGCACTTCCACACCTGAATCGGATCACGATTACAAGGGTGTCTTCATCCCAACAGCATCCGAGATTGTCGCGCCCCGCATTGTCGAAGTGAAGAACTTCAGCACGGGCGACAAGACGTCCAAGAACAGCGCCGACGACGTGGACGAAGAGTATTTCGCCGTCCATAAGCTCATGCACATGCTGAAGCAAGGCGACATGGTGGCGACCGAAATGCTGTTCGCCCGCTATGACGACATGACGCCGGAATGGGATTACATCCTTCAGCACCGTCATAAGCTTGTGTCGCGCAAGATGAAAGGCTTTGTCGGCTACGCACAACGACAGGCGAATGTCTACGGCGCAAAGGGTATCCGACTGAAGGAAGTTCAGGAGACTATCACCTTCCTGAAGTACAACTTCACCATGTCCGACAAGCAGGAAACCAACCCGGATGCGGAAAAGATCATTCGTCAATTCTGCGAAGGCAAGGTTCATACCAAAGTCACGATGATCGAATCGAAAGGTAAGGACGTCTTCCATCTGGAATGTTGCGACCGCAAGGTTCCGTTGACCGTGTTGGGCAAGGAAGCTTTGAAAATTTACCGCAAGGTTGAGGAAGAATATGGAGCGCGCGCCCGTGCGGCTCAAACCGGCGAAGGCATCGAATGGAAGTCGATGATGCACGCGGTTCGCATTTCCCATGCGGCGCTGGACCTTCTCACCACCGGCAAGCTCGAATATCCTTTGAAGGAAAGCTTCGCCGAATTTTTGAAGTCAATCCGTCGTGGCGAAATCGAGCATTCAATAATTGAAAAAATTCTCGAAGAGAACTTGACAGAGATATCTCGCCTCTGTATGTCGTCAACCATATTGCCGGAAGAACCGGACGAAGCGTTGATGAAAGAAATTGTTGAAACACTCTACATCCAAAAAGTGAAGAGCGCTTAACAAACACCCAACACTCGATTTCTCTAAATACTCTCAGAGCAATAACTTTGAGAGTATTTTAGATTGTGGACAAAATCTTTTAATAAAGAAAAATATGGTTTCATTTATATTTGGTTCGACCGCAAGCGGAAGATGTATTACATCGGCAGTCATTGGGGACACGTAGATGACAGATATGTCTGTTCTTCCAATCGAATGCGCGATGCTTACCGACGCCGGAAGGATGACTTCAAAAGAAAGATATTGACATACGTTTTCACCAATCGACAAGATTTGCTTGATATGGAGCAACGTTGGTTCGACTTGGTTAAGCGGAAAGATCGATACTACAATCTCCATTTTGATGTCAAAAATCCGTGGTGGATGGACAGCGATTATGGATTGACCGTGAGGCAGAAAATATCTAAAGCCAACAAAGGTAAACCCAAGCCATCCCCAAGTGATGAAACCCGCGTAAAGATGGGCGCGGCTAACAAAGGCAAGGTTCTTTCCGAAGAACACAAAGAGAGAATTGCCGCACCACAACGAAAGACCTACACGTTCATATCTCCGGATGGTCAACTCATCACGACACAAAACCTGAAGCTGTTTTGTGTGGAGAACAACCTAAGCCCAACAAACATGTGCCAGCTTGCGAAGGGTACGTACAAAAGAGTTACGTACAATGGTTGGCGCGTTTGTCAATCATAGCAGGAAATTTTAAATTGTTCGATCATTACACCTTGACATTTGTCTTTAATGAAAATAAACAAGTGCTACTTGTCAAATCAGGGAAATTTCAAAACTATTACAATGGAGTTGGTGGCATCGTTGGGAAGAATGAAAATGTTCAAACCAGCGTTCTAAAAGCGCTTAAAGACGAAGCTGGAATCATTCCAAAACTTGAATTGGGGTTTAGCGATTTTCGTCTGTTCGGAGATATCCTTGGACCGAAATACAATGTTCGTTGTTTTCTCCTAAACCTGAAGGAAGGGAACCACGAAATAGTCACTCCAAAAAACCCCGGTAGGTCTCTGTTGTGGAGTGGCATCGATAGTTTCCCGGCAATGGCTCCACATGCACAAGCTTTGGTGCTTCTTGCCGCCAATAACATCACCAATGTTCGTATCGAAGATTACCCGCCACGAGAACGAAAATAATGTTTAAATATTTCCCGGAACGACACGAAAAGATCGCTTTCGATACCGGCTCCGAAATCGCTATAGAGCAAGTGCTTCGGGCGAATGATGATGTCGGTGTCCATCTGATGACCGATGACCGGATTCCGTTCGAAGACGTCCTTGGTCCGGCGGATGACGAGATTGGCAACGCATGCCGATTTGCGGCAAAGCGCATTGCTCAAATCGACCGGCTCTACAATGAGATTGGTTCGGCACTCGATACGATTTGTTGCGATGCGATGCGAAACAAGGATTTCGAGACCTGTCAAAGATTGGTCGCACAACTCCCGGATCGTTCCTTCCACAAGACTGAATTGGTTCAGTTCTTGCGTTGTTCCGGTCAACTAATTCGAAGAAAGTAAAAGAGGATTTAACAAATGGTTAGAATAGACTCCGAATGGGATTTCGGTTATGGCGACACTGTGTTCCGTACAGAAGCCGAAGCAAGGCAACGGCTGAAGGAAGATGAAAACGTTCAGGACGTCGCTGAAGAATATGAGACGACCGTGGAAGGTCTGATCAGTCAAGGTCTGATTTCCTTTCAGACGGTCCTTCTCGGATGAGTGGTCCGAAATTTGTCGTGTATGTTCAACCAACCGATACCACCGACTTTTTTGTTCCGGTTGGGTATTGGACCACAACCGGCGTGATGGATGAAACCGCTGGTGAAGTGATTTCTGAAATCAACAAGCTAATTCAGGCGGAAGCCGATGCTTGGTATGATTTCTTTAAGACAAATCCGGATCGCGCCAGACGTCATGTGATGGAATGGGGTGGCGCAACCTTCCCCATCATAGCCACAAATTAAAGTTTCACCGGCTCCCTAACTCCTTGCGCTCACGCGCTGCCAAGACCGTTACGGCGATTCTCATTCGTGATTGGTGGTTTCAAATCGACTCGGGGAAGTCGGCGCTCATCTGCATGGGTGGTCGAGAAAAATCACGATATACGGCGGGGATGGTTCTTTCGAGCCGTCCCCATTTTCATATTAGGAGATACTTAATGAAAGATGAAGAACTGGCGATCCTCTATCGCAAGGCATTGAAATTTATCACTTACATACCGGCACAAGGCTATCTGTGGATAGACTACGACGGCGAATGGCATGGTCTCTATGAATTGGAGCGCCAAGCGGTCGCGGATTTTTTCATATATTTGCTTGCTACCGACTTGACAGGCAGGGATGATTTAAATTAAAAATTGCCATCGATTATTTCAAGAAAAGGCAATTTTGAAATGTTCAAAGATGTTTTTGTTTTGTCGTATAACTGGTCTGAATTGAAATGGATCGGAAATCCGGTTCCCGCCATGGTAATGGCGACGGTTACCGAAGTCGCGGACGACGTCGATATTGACGTCTCCGATATCACGATTGGTTTCCAATCCGAACCCAACACTGGCGTTGCCCATGTTGACGTGAACCAAATCAGTCTTGACAGGCGGTTCTTGCGAGAGACAGAGCAAGAAAATATGAAGTTTACGCTCTATCACGAGCTTCGCCATTTCGATCAATATCGACGCGGCTTGTTGGATGTTGATACTGCCGGTGTTGTCTTGTGGATGGGGGTTCATCAGGTATGGCAGTCAGGCGACCATTATTTTCTGACACCATGGGAACGGGACGCCAATGCCTTCGCCATATCCAAGATGAAGCGCCATCAATACGAAAACAATCCGATTTTTCAGCGCATTGACCAAGCCATGCAGAATCACAATGCCAAATATGAGTTGCTATTTTAATGAATGAAATTTTCTATCCGGACCGTAAGAAATGGGATAACCACACTTTCGTCCATTACAAATTCCCGGCAATCCTCCACGTCTCCGATATGATCGAAGCAATTGAAGGTCGCGAAGAATTCCGCATGACGGATCGTGGCGACCATCTTGTTTTCAATTATGCCTTCACTACGGCAGAGACGTTCCCTCACGTCAATTCCAGTGACGACCGGACCGCAATGCTCTTGCGTGAATGTCGTGGCATCGCTTTCGACAAGGCAACCGGAAACATCATCCGCCGTCCGCCGCACAAGTTCTTCAATTACAAGGAACGTCACGAAACGATGAATCCGAATTTCGATGAACTTCGGTACGACTTCCTTGAAAAGATGGATGGTTCCTGTATCTCGGTTTATCGCATCGGCGGCAAGCTGATTTGGGGCACACCAGCGGGTGAAACCGACTATTCGCCAATGGTTGAAGAATTCGTCAAGGACAACCCACAATATATTGAACTGGCGAATTACCTGATCGATCTGAACTGGACGCCATCTTTCGAATTCTGTTCGCGCAAGAACCGCGTCGTTCTTGATCATCCGGTTGACCGGCTGGTGCTCCATTCGGTTCGCAATTGGTACACGGGCGAATATCTGCCCTATGATCAAATGTTGAATTTTGAGCAATTGAATATTGAAGTCGTCCATCGGCACAATTTCAAGCGGATCGAAAGCGTCCTTGACTATCTGGAAAACCTTCAGGACTCCGAAGGTCTGGTACTCCGGTTTGAAAATGGTCACATGATTAAACTCAAGTGCGAATGGTATTGTAATCTCCATGGAGTGACGACCGGCATCCGTTTTGAAAAGGACGTGTTGAACCTGATCATCAATGACCTGTTGGACGATGCCAAGCCGTTCCTCCCCGAAGATATGGCGAAGCGACTTGAAGACTATTCGACCGAAGTCTATGACGGCTTGTTCGAATCGACCCGCTATGTTGTTGGTCATATCGAAGCCGCACTTGCCGAAGGATTGACCAAGAAAGAGCTTGCCGCCCGTCACGACAAAGACCCGTTCTTTACGTTCATAGCACGCGGCTTTGATGATGCGATCCAAGGTCGAAGGGAAAAGATGTCTGACACGCTTGGAACAATCACGCTTCGACGGCTCAAAAAGGAAGCGTCCATGACGTCATCGCAAACGTGGATCGACAAGCGCCGTTATCTGTATGGCAATAAGAGGTTCGACATATGAGAGACCCCAACACACCGCTGAATGAGGCATGTGAGAAGGCAGTGAAGGACTATCTTGAACGGCGGTCGATGCTGTTCATCGAGTCGGCAATCGGCTGTCTTCTTGATACAAAAACCCCGGCTGAAGCTGCCGGGGTGTTGCGGGAATTTGCGGATCAGTTGGAGTCGTTCGGCTGATCACTTCTTGGTGACGACGTAGGGCTTGTCCCATTTGCCGATGTTCACGTCAACATAGAAGCCGACGTTGAAGTAATCGGTCTGGATGTCGCTCTTGTCGTAGTTGCCGGTATTCAGGACAGTCAGTACTTCTTTCAGGAAGTCGAGGGCTTTGCCGCTGAAGTGCTTTTCGTAGTGGTACTGATTGACGTTGATGTTGTCTTTGACTTCACGGGCATCAGCACCGGCATAGGGATCGTTCTTCATGACTTCGTTGGCATTGGCGATGAAGTCGATTGCGCCGCTGGCGATGTTGAGGACGACGGTCGAATGGTTATCGACGCCGAGCGAGGCTTTGACGTCGTACTTCTTACAAATCTCTTTGATCTTCGGAGCGATTGCTTTTTTCATTTCTTGGGAGAAGTAAGCCATGTCGAAGAACCTTTCTCGTTTCTCTCTATGATTTGAAATTAGACCAGATTCCGATTCCGGTCAAGAGTAATTTCAAATTATTTCGAATTATTTTGTTCCGCGTCCGTTCATGGACGCTAAAGCGAAGGTTGCCATTTCGTTATGACTTGTTCCGGTTGTGTTTCCTGTATATTTGACAATCCTAACATACCTGCCGATGCTCACGAAATCCATATCACCGTGGAGAATGCCGACGTTGACCGGTTCCGAAAGGCGTGCGCCGAACTTGGCGTCAAGCCGGTGTTGATCGCCATGCAGGAAGAGAACGGCGGCACCTTTCATCATCTGATGACGTCGCGCACCTATCGTGGACCTGAACAAGCGGCACTTACGCAATCGATCACAGACGCCGGTATGTTCCTTGTGCGGGGTTTCGATGTCGTCCGATCCAAGATCGAAACGACGTTGACAAACCCGATAGCTAACCAGCCGGACCGCACGTTTGGTTATTTCGAGTCGCACGTCGAACTGAAGGTTCCGCACGTGTTCATGTGTGTGTCTAAGTACGAGCATCAGGGGTGGATGGATACGCTCCGCAATGCCGTCGATGAAGTTAACCCTTATCTGAAGCTGTCTCACAATCCGTTCAAGATCGATTACAATGAATGGACGGTCTCGTATTTTGCGACACTCCGGGAAACCCGTCTGGACGTCAACGCACATATTTTCAATAAAATGGTGGAATCGACTGTTGAGGGGTTGTCTAAGAAATTCCGTGTGGGTAAGGTGCGAACCGAATTCGCATGGTTCGATTCAAATTTCGAACTGGACAAGGGATGGAAATGAAAACAAAGAAAGTCGTAACGGATGCCGCGCTTGATGCCTTTATCGCATCCGCACAAGAACAAGGTGCATACATCGCTGAAAGTAAAGTGACGAACGGTTGTTACGCTGCATGCGGGACATTCGATCTTCGCGAAGCCCTTCGACGCGCTTTCAATGCCGAAGGGCGACCGGCGAATTGCCGCAACCGGCTCCGGGACGAAGGTGAACACTATCCGCGATCCGGTTGCGATCATTGCCGGAATGGTGGCTTGTTCGGTTGCCCGTTTGAAATCGAGAGGAACGTTCCCCGTGATCTCTTATAAGGACCGGACCTTCTGTTCCGCTTCCTATAACCCGTGTGTCAACAAGCAGTGTCACCGGTTCCTTTCGAAGAAGGAATTCTCACGCGCGGATGAACTGGATTTGCCGATTGCCTATTCGGATTTTTCGGGCACGTGCGGCGCAATGATCAAGAGTGACGAGGATGCTACCTGAAGACGAACACGAGCTTTTCCAAGACTGGACCGGATCGACATGGAATCGAATCATCGTCCGGAATGGGAAAGGTGACGAAATTATGACGGTCCGTACGATGACCGAAGAATTCCGCGAACGAATCGAAAAAGTCCATGGTTCCGTGACGTTATCCTATGTCGGCGGCAGCATGGACGGCACCACGAATTGACATTAACCGACCTTTTGGCATAGTCCATCTGGTCTAATTGGAGAAGACGAAGAAGTCATCTTAAAACGTCCGGGGAAGACAACCGGATTCATAAACCAAGGAAAGTATCATTGAAATATCTGAACATCGTTGCCGTAGGACTATCAATGGTCCTGTCGGCGTGTTCCACCGTCGAGTCGAAGGAAACGTCCAAAGACTGTGGTGGAGCTTCGTGGTACGCGCTACATGGACGGCAAACTGCTTCCGGCGCGCGTATGGACCAAAACGCCATGACGGCGGCGCATAAGTCCCTCAAATTCGGGACAAAGCTCAAAGTCACCAACCAACGAAACGGGAAATCAGTAGTTGTCACTATCAACGACCGTGGACCTTTCATCAGGGGTCGAAAATTGGACCTGTCGAAAGGCGCGGCATCGAAAATAGGAATGGTACGCTCCGGGCATGCCAAAGTCTGCTACAATATCATGAAATGAAATCAAAATCGGGGTTGGGCTTCGGTCCGACCCTCATTCATTAGGGAATACTTAAATGAAGAGATATGAATTGCGGGTAAAATTCTATGCCCGATCCGTCGATGACGAAACGTTCCATTATGTGATGGATCATATGCGGCACGGGCATTTTGAATACAGCTACGGCAGGAACATCAACAATCAGTTCGACACCATGGAATTCGTTTTCCGAGGGCTTTCCGAACAAGGTGTTGAAACCACGAAAGAGTGGTGGCGGGCGCTGAATCTTGAAGGCGGCAATTTCACGACGGTTGAAACATACGGCTGATGGACGAAAATATTGTTGTCAGGCGTTGGTTCTTCGCCTATAGTAAATACCTTCAGTTGAACGAACCCGACATCACAGAAGAAGAAATCTGTTTCCGGTTCGCTGAAGTCTCAAATTCTTTCATGAAAATGTATGAAGAGAACCCGGAACGATGGTCCGGGAACATTGCTGTCATGTTGGTTCATTATACCGACATGTACGAACGATTGAGCGAAAATTTGATTTATCGAGGGGCAACGACAAGCTCCGAAAAGACAAGGTGGTCACTTTAAAATATGAGTTTGTACCTTCATAATCGCGTCCTGATATACAGAACGAACAATTCAGAACTTGACGGGGTTTATGGTAAGATCACTGGTCTTGCTGTCGATGGGCATATCAAGATTTGGATCGTCACTCTTGATGTCGCTCTGAAGGACGGCACCACAACGGTGGCGATTCCGGAAGTGTGTTTGACCATGATACCGGATCGCTATCCACCTTATCCGGACTATGAAAAGACGGTTCCAAAAACTCCGAACTACCCGCTCCCGGCATATCCAGCACCAAAGCCCGAAGATAAATACTGGTGGGATCAGTTCCAACGCGAGGCTTGGAAAGACCCAAACCCGATTGTCGGTCAATGTGCGAAATGTAAGCGGGATATTCGCCACATTGAATATTACGCGTGTGGCACCTATGATTGCCCAATTCAACCGAAAGTGTGGTTATAATGGAAATCTTAATTTGGATTACCATGGGATTGGTCGCGGCAGTCGGGTTTCATTGCTTCATTGCCATGATAGAAAATCGACCGTTTGACGAATTCATTCCGGCTAATGCGTTGCTATTAGTTGTTATTTGTTGTGCGTTTGGTCCGCTGGCATTGATAGTTGTTGGTGCGGTTCTGATAGGTTTGGCGATCATGTTTCTTCTGTCCAGCGCCACTATGACAAAGCGCTACCGGCTCCGGGGTCGAAAGTGAACATCGGTTCAGGCTCCGGATATCCTGCTTCGGCATTGTCGAACTTCTCCCCGCATCCCTTTGTGTTTGACGGGGTTGAAGTCGCATCACCCGAAGGATTTCTTCAAAGTTTAAAGTTCGACAAGCCACATGTTCAGGTTGAAGTGTGTAAGCTGGTCGGCAAGGCGGCGAAGTTTCGAGGCAAGAAGCGCAACAGCAATTGGCAGCGGGTTCAGAAGCTTTGGTGGTTGGGTCAAGAGTTCGACCGGCACGGCGGCGAATACCAGCGCTTACTTGATAGGTTCTATTTCGAAATGGCGAAACAATCCGAATCATTCCGAAAGGCGTTGCTGGCGTCTGGTAATGCAACTCTCACTCACTCGATTGGTCACAACGATCCGTCGAAGACCATTTTAACCGAGCGGGAATTTTGTTCCCGCCTCACCAGATTGAGGAAATTTTTACAGCTATGACAATTCTAACAACAATGATTGTCTGGTATCTGATCGGCATCGTGGGATGTGGTATCCTACAAATTTTCGATAACATACTGGACCAAAGGCAATGGGATCGTTTCGACACTGACTCCATTGGCTACATCATCATTTTTGCGATCCTTGGACCGGTGGCTTTCTTCGCATGTGCCTTGCTTGTGCTGGCGTTTATCGCGGTCTTGCTCAAAGAGAAGGTCGGTGATCGTGAATTCTATCTCACGGGGAAGCGCAAATGAGTTTGATTACCGTCGAGGAATATCAAAAGAGGATGCGCGACCATTATGCCAGCCTTTACAAGACCGGCGTGGCGTGCCCGCATTGTGACTCCGAACTCGAATGGTCCGGTAATGGTGCATTTTTGACCAAACCACCCAAGAAGCAAGCATATTGTACCGAGTGTACATATTCGACACTTCTCATAGTCTAAGCCGGGAAACCCCGGCTTTTTTGTTTTCATTTCAAAATACCTGTTGACACGCGCATTATTTAAATCTACGTTTCGACCATGGTCCGATTGACGAATCAGTTTGCTTGCGCTACCGGGGTTCTGCCTTTCAAAAAGCAGGGGATTGCCATGAGCGCCGACTGGATCGAACACGACGGACTCCAATTTCCGGGCATCGACCCGAAAACCCTTGTGTTGGTACAATTTAGAGACGAGGCGGAAACTGACACCAACCCGCGCCCAGCGATTTATTGGGGACCGTGCTGGACACTGATCGACAGAACGTCGCCGACGTCTTCCATGAACCGGCATTGCATCGCACGTTATCAAATAGTTGAAGGATTTATATAATGATAAAATACCTTGTGGGCGGCGCGGTCCGCGACCTGAAGATGGGCATGATGCCGAAGGACGAAGATTACGTGTGGGTCGGTGCGACTCCTGCCGATATGATCGATATGGGCATGAAGCAGGTTGGCGCGGATTTCCCGGTGTTCCTTGACGCACAAAACCGCGAACACGCACTCGCCCGGATCGAACGCAAGACCGGCGAAGGCTACAAGGGATTCGAATGCGCCTTTGACACGTCGATCACCATCGAACAAGACCTGATGCGCCGCGATCTTACCATCAACGCCATGGCAATGTTTATGGATGGTCAAATCATCGATCCGTTCGGCGGCATGGACGATCTGAAAAACAAGGTGCTTCGCCACGTCAATGCGGAAACCTTCAAGGAAGACCCGCTTCGCGTGCTGCGCGTTGCCCGTTTCCTTGCGCGGTGGAAGGATTTTGATGTCGCTCCGGAGACGTTCAAGCTGCTTCAGGAAATGGCGGCATCTGGCGAACTGAAGACGCTTCAGGCGGATCGCGTTTGGAAGGAAACGGAAAAGGCGCTGTCGGAAGAAATGCCGAGTCGGTTCTTCGTGTTCCTTCAGATGATCGGCGCGCTGAATGACGTGTTTCCGGAAGTGGCGGCACTGTTTGGGGTTCCGCAACCCTACAAGTACCACCCGGAAGGTGATTGCTTCATTCACACGATGATGGTTCTGGACCAAATGACGGCAACTTATCATTCGCCGGTTGCCCGTTTCGCGGCTCTCTGCCACGATCTTGGCAAGGCGACGTCTGATCCGGCGAAGCTGCCTCACCACTACGGGCATGAACAGCGCGGCGAAGGAATCATCGAACGAATGGCGGAACGTCTGCCGGTTCCGAATGAATACAAGGAAATCGCGATTGCGGTTGCCAAGTACCACACTCACATTCACAACTTCGACAAGCTGAACAGCAAGACGATTGTGAAGATGTTCGATGATCTGCCACATCGCCGCTACGAAGGTGATGTGATGTGGATTCTCCCGACTGTCTCGGAATGTGATCACAAGGGACGGACGTCGTTCTTCGCGAACCGGCACTACCCGAACGCTACGAAGGCGACACAGGTGTTTCTGAAGCTGTCGCAATACAAGACGAGCGATCACAAGCCGGTTGAAGAAATCAAGGAAATGAAGCCGGAAGCAATCCGGGATTTCAACTATCGAACCAAGACGCGGATTGTCGCGGAAATGCGGGGAGTAGAATAATGGGTGTTAAATCGACAGTCACAATGACGCGAAGCCAAGCGGAAGAGCGCTTCGTCGCTTACTGGCGTCGTCATACAGATCAGACAATTGCGGAAATCGCGGCTGGTTTGAACGATTATGACCTTGAAAACGCATTGGAATACATGAATGACCAATTGAGTTACAACGGTCAAGGCTTCGACAATTACTCTATTGTACCGGATGACGAACGATGAAAATTGAAGTTGGAAAGATGTACTACAATGTCATCGGCGAAGTGCGAAAGATCGTCGGGACGTTCGATGATGATCCGTATGTGTTCATCGATCATATGGGATGGACCTACACGGCGGATGGCGTCTATGATCTGATCGATACCGCTGCCGGTGTTGATCGTTATGACTTTTGGCAGGAATATCTTGTCGAAGACAAATACAGCCATCACGCAAACATGATGTGTCTTGCGCTGGAATCGGCTCTGTCCGATACCAATTGCGAGTGGTCCGACGACAAGTTCACCGAAGCACTGAACACGGTCAATCAGTTCCGTGACTTCCTCAGACTCAAGAAATTTATCCCGGAGCGATACTGATTCCAAATAATTTCAAATTCTCCGGTTGACACCATCACGAATCTCTTTTAGTTTCGAATCGTTGATAAAAGAGAGGTTCCCGATGCTTTATGAACGTTTCGCCCGCGATCTTTCCGAAGAACTCTTCAATTCCGTTTATGACGATCTTATGGCGTTGGCAGAAAGCCAACAGAAATCGATCCATGCCGCGAACGGCAAAATGTATGCCGGGGAATGCCAAGAGAAGCTGAACGCATTTTGTCACGGCAAGCTGTCGCTTGGTGACGCACTCGATTTCATCAAAATTCAGAAGGCGTATGGGAAGTGAGCAATCTCGACAAGGTTCGCACCAAGATCGCCGCACTGATGGCACGCGCCAAGGACAAGGCGTCATCCGAAGCCGAAGCCAACAAGGCGCTTGCCGTTGCCCAAAAGCTGATGGCGGAACACAGCCTCACGCTGGACGACATCACGTCTGGTCGGGTCAACAAGTCCGACTATGTCAAAAAGACGGCGACGGACATGGTCACGATGATCGACCGTCTTTGCGGTCCGGCAATCGGGCGATTCTGTGATGTCAAGGCATATATAAATCATGTGGAAGGCGGGCGCGTCGAATTCTATGGTTATGGCGTCGATGTGGAACTTGCCTTCTATCTCCGGGAAGTCATGAACAATACCGCCCAATACGAATTCGAGCGCTATTTCAAGGGGCTGAAGTCTCTGATCAAGGGCACTCCGGTGACTGCCGAATCGCTCCTGATGGATTTTTGCGGCGGGTTCTCGGAACGAATCAAGGAACGCATGGAACAATTGAAGGGTGTATCGGTTTCGGACAATCCCGGCAAGGCGTTGGTCGTTCTGAAGATGGCGCTTGTCGAGGCTGCTTTTGCCGACGAAGAAGGCATGGAGCTTAAGGATGGTGCGGAACAATCGTGGAATTATACCCGCGCCGAAGAAGCCGGTCGAAGAGCCGCCGACAAGGTGAAGCTCAACCGGTCGATTGGTGAAAACAACCTAAAGAGGATCAAGTGAATTGACTCTACATGAACGACAATCCGAGAACATGCGGCGGGCAATCGAGGAATTCCAAGGCTACGTCAACGAACTGTCGAATGGTGATCCAACATCAATGCGGATCGCCTATATCCGCAACAAGGCGGAAGTCTGCGAAGACCTGATGAACGCATGCAACAACTCGGATGCGACCCTTTCGCGGTTGCTCACCAGTGTGTTTCAGCTAACGAATTGAGGTTATCATGGGTATTCAGCAACGCGTGGTGGAGTTTTCCGACTTCGCCAATTCGTTGGATTCCGGATGTCTTACCGAATACAAAGCCGGATGTATGTTGATCCAATTGGAAGCCATGCCACACCTTCTGGACCATTTCGGGTGCTGTATGGCATTCGTTCAGAACTGTCTCCGGGCAGATGGCTTCAGCGACCGCGCTTGTTATATGGTCGCCGACTATCTGAAGAAACTGGAATGGGAACCACCCGAATACATCATTGAAGGCGAAATGGTTACCCTGATGTAAATTTCGTTTCGTTTGAAATTCCTTGTTGACAGAACACCATTATTCGAATAAATAGCTGTTCATCACAAGGAGATCAAGATGAAACAACGAAATCCGATGGCGCGGGAACTCTCCCAATCCATCTACCGCAAAAAGGTCGTCAAATCCAAGAAGACCTACAACAGAAAGAAGATCGCCGGGAAACGCCATCCCGGCGATTATTTTTTGAAAGCTGCTTGATTTCTTCTCATACATAATTCATAACTGTCTCCAATATTTCATCCAACAATCATTGAAAATATAATCATTGGCAAAACTCACGAAAGTCGAGCGACGGAATCACGCGCTCGCTGAAGACCTATTACATTCCGACAAGCCTCTTTCATGGGAAGACAAGGAATTCATCTACCGCAATTGGCATGAGGGCGCGACCCACAACAATGGCAATGCCGGTGCGTTCTTCACTCCATTCGAAATGGCGCTGGACTTCGCTTTGGAAGTCGGTGGCGGTCGGATCATCGATCTATGCGCCGGTTCCGGTATCCTGTCATTCGGTGTCTTAACGCGACTCGGTCACTATGGCGGCTGGTCCGCACCATCCCCGGTCGAAATCGTCTGTGTCGAGTACAATCCCGATTATCTGGCGATTGGCAAGCGGCTGGTCCCGGAAGCGACATGGATCAATGCCGATGTCTTCGACGTGCTGGATATGGACCTTGGAAAGTTCGACTATGCGATTTCCAATCCGCCATTTGGCAAGGTCAAGCGTTCAAAGAATTCGCCGGGATATTCTGGCGCGGACTTTGAATTCCATGTGATCGACATCGCTTCCCGGATCGCTGATTATGGCGTCTTCATTGTTCCTCAGAACAATGCTGGTTTCAATTATTCCGGAAAGCGCTTTTATGAGCGGCAGACCGAAGGCAAGGCTGTCAAATTCCAGCAAGACACTGGTTTGTATTTTGAATGCGGCATTGGCGTTGACACATCGATCTTCCGCAATGAATGGAAGGGTGTCAGTCCGGCAACAGAGATTGTCTCTGTCACTTTCAATCCCAATGACATCGGATAATAAATAACTTTTTAAGTTTTATTCATTGGGAGCAATAGATGTCTCTACTCAAAGAGTTTCGGGAATATCAAAAGGCGCTTCAGGAACAGGCACTTTTAGCCGAGACCGATGCTTATTTCGAAGCCTACGATCAAATGTACGATCAGCTTGAAGAAGCTGTTGTTTTGAATGAGAATACACTTGTCAATCCGGCATTTTCTCCGGGTGAGAAGCTTGCCGAACTTGGAACTCTTGCCAAGCAGATTGCTGGTGGCATCATTTCCAAAGCTGACATTGCCGACAAGCTTGGTAGTGTTTACGACAAGTTTAAGAATTTCTTCGAATCGGTTAAAGACAAGTTCAAGACGATCCTTCAGAAAGCCGCCAACAAATTTTCAAACACCAAAATCCTTGCCCAATTGAAGCCGCTGAAATCCTTGCTGGATAAGGTCGATGGTCGCGGCAAGAGCCTGTCGAGTATTACTGACTTGGTGCGCGGCGCGGCGATTTTTGAAGATCGCGAGGATGCCGAAAAATTCGTCAAAGACCTTCAGCGCAAGCATGGCGACAAGATCGTTGAGTTTGTCGAAAAGACCAAAGGCAGTGATATGGTGTATGGTTATTATGGTACATACCATCTGCTTATCGAGATTGACGGCATCATTTGTGAAATTCAGGTTGCCACGAAGAAGCTTTGGAAGCAGAAGAAGCTTGCTCATAAGGTTTACACTGCTACGCGTTCAAGCTCTGATGGTCCGTCGAAGGAAGATTCCCAACTGTCCAAGCGTCTCTTCAGCAAAGGAAATCGGTAGAGAATTTCGTTTTATTTCAAGTTACCCTGTTGACATCGGGAACAATATGTCCTACAAAGACATAGAAACAAAAGAGAGTTCCCGATGTCCGAAAAAATCTCGTTCGAAGTTGACAGCTTGACCTACGTCGTAGAGTTTGACAACAACGAATTTTTCCTGTACGTCGATGGCACCAAAGCCAAGACCAAGATCGCCGAAGAAGTTGAGTTTGACGGCTTTGATTTCTTCGAAGAAACATCACACAACGTCATGAAGTCTTCCGAGTTAGTCAAGGCGAAGTCGCCGCTCAAGATTTTCAAGAACGTCTTGAAGTTTGTCGAAGACATGATCGGCAAGCACAAGCCGCACTTCTTCTTCTTCGCTGCCAATGAAGAAAAGAAGATCAGTCTGTATTCGACCGTTGCCCAACAAATCGCCAAGAAGAGCGAATATTATCTTCAGGCAGACGGCGGTAGCTTCTACTTCTACAAGCAAGCCTAACGCCACTTTCACAAAAGGAATTTTTGATTTTGCTTGACATCTATCCAGAAATGGTTAGAGCGTTCTTCCTCGTCCTGATTATGAATCCATCAGGCGACCCCGCCATGACCACCATTCCCATCTCATATGAAACGCGCATCGCATGCGAAGAAGCCGGTATTAAGTGGCTGAAGGATATGCCGCGCTCCAATGATTTTTATTGTGTCTATCACGAGACTCGCAAGGATTTGAAATGAATATAAGATTTCCTATTTTTGAGAAAGACCCGGAGACCCCGTTTGAGTACATCATGGGCGCGGCGCTGATTATTCTCGCTATCGTGTCTGGTATGGCAATTATCGCCGCATCGATCTTCTTTCTTGGATTCTGGTCAATTCCGATCTATGGAGTGATTGTGCTCGCCATCGCCTTCTATAAAGGCTATATTAAGTTCGAAAAATGAGCCGCTATCATCCCTACGATTGCCAGTCATGCGGCGCTCCCATCGGCTATCTTGGTCGGTTCTTCAAATGGGTTCATTTCCCCGGCTCACATCAGTGTAAGAACACGCTTGATCCCTATAAATACAAGCAGATTCTTGTGGTCCGCAAAGACCTGAACATGCGCAAGGGAAAAATCGCCGCACAATGCGCGCACGCGACCCTTGCCGCCTATCTCGAAAATTCAAGCGATGAACGCATGGTGGCATGGCTCAAAGGACCATTCACCAAGATTTGCGTATCCGTCGATTCTGAAGCAGACATCTTGCGAGTGGAGCGACAAGCCAAGGCAAATGGTCTGATCACCAGAATGATCATAGACGCCGGTAGGACCGAATTTAATGGTGTTCCAACCCGGACGGTGCTCGCGGTCGGTCCCGACACTCACGAAGCTCTACAGCCGATTACAGGAGATTTGAAACTACTATGATGTCAGACAAAGAACTCACCGGCACATTGGTACTGATCGACCGCTACAAAGGGATGATGGCGAAACATTACATCATCCCGGTCCAAAGCGAAGGCGGCATCGGTATCCAGCATGCCGGTTGGATGTTGGAAGAATTGGAAAAGAAAATTCATAGCGGCGATCCGGCTTTTGATGACGGCAAGTGTGGGCGTTGGGTTGGTTTCATTCAGCATGCGCTCGCTGTCGCGGGCTTCACCACGGTCAAGGAAGAACGCGATTTTTCAAGACCTTATTTTAGGAAAGACTAATGGCAAAGCTGAAATTCGAAGAAGACACGCTCTACATCATTCGGTCGAAGCTTGAAGACGACACCGATGACGATATTTTCATCTATTACGAATCCCCGAACGCTTGGTCGGTAATGTTGTCCACGGCAACGATCTTCCGCACCTACGAAATCGCCGAAGAGCATTTGGTTGCCGCCTACAACTATAACGGTAAAGACGGTTCAATCACTGATATCGTCCCGTTGCGTGGAGAAGTGGCGAGGGTGAGACAAAGTCAAAGCGAACAATAGGATCAATACTTTAAGTGACATTCGAATTAACGACGCATCAACAAGAAGCTGCCGATCTAACAAAGCAGTGGTTTAAAGACAAAGAACACCATTACGAAAATCCAATTTTCCGTCTATTCGGTTACGCCGGTACAGGTAAGACCACCATCACCAACAAAATCATTGAACAGCTTGACCTAACCATGGGTGAGGACGTCAAGTTCGCTGCCTATACTGGCAAGGCTGCTATGGTGATGCGGCGCAATCTACTCCCCGCCTCCACGATCCATTCGATGATCTATCACGTTGTAGAGGCGGACGAAAAGGCGGTCGAAAAGCTACGGCAACAACTCCACGATCCCTATGTCAGTGAATTCGAGCGCGGACGTATCCGGGCGGAACTGAACGAAATTTCCAAACCGCGTTTCCAGCTTCGTGAAAGGGGCGATCCCTCTCTGAAAGGGGTAAAGCTTCTTGTGCTGGACGAATGTTCGATGGTCAATGCGGAAATGCTTCTCGACTTGTTTACATTCGAAATTCCGATGCTGGTGCTAGGCGATCCCGGACAGCTTCCGCCAATCGAAGGCAGGAGTCCGCTTACTGATGTTCGCCCGGATGCGATGTTGACGGAAATCCATCGACAGGCAGAAGGCAACCCGATCATCTATCTTGCGACCCGCGCCCGGAAAGGCTATGACCTGAAGTTTGGCGAATATGCCAACAGCCGCGTAATTTCCAAGCGGTCGCTCACGCAAGGAATGATGAAGTCTTTCGATCAAATCCTCGTCGGCAAGAACACCACCCGTCGCGAAATCAATGAACGAATGCGCGATATCAGGGGCTTCACTGGTCGTTATCCGCAAGTCGGCGAAAAGCTGATTTGCCTTCGCAACAATCCCGAATTCGGTCTATTCAACGGCATGATTTGCTATGTCGAGGAAGTCGGTTTCGGCGACAAGCTTAGTATTGAATTGAAGATTCGCCGGGAGACTGATGCCGAAGGTGATCCGCCGACATCAGTGTATGCTCTGCGCGCACATTTCGACATGTACGATAATGAGCATGCCATGGATAACGTCAAATTGGGTGATCGGCTGTCGGTCAACGAATTTGACTACGGCTACGCCATTACGGTACACAAAGCGCAAGGTTCCGCTTGGGATAACGTTTGCCTGATCGATGACGGCATGTTCGCCGGATGGGGCAAGCAGGGTGACCGCGAACGATGGCTCTATACGGCTATCAGTCGAGCGGCGGAACGGGTTACAGTGGCGGTTTAAATGATCAAATCATATGATGAAATAACACCCGGATACTGGTACATGTTCACCTCACACAGACCGGGATACACCGTGGTCGAAGTTATGATCGGTGTCTTTGGTGAATGGGATGGTGTCAAGATGGTCTATACCATCGGCGCGGACGAACCCCATGAAATCGAGGTTTACGTGCCCGAACAGTTCATTTGTGAAGTGCCACATCCCATATCTCTATAGCAGTAAAATAATTTCTTATAATTTGAAAATTCCCTGTTGACATCAGCGGGGAATTTTTCTATTTTCAAAACATAAGAGAGAAACAGAAAAACAGAGAGGTTCTTCCGATGAACGTAGCACGAGTTTACCGCAATGCTGTTGTTGTCCTGAAGCCGTCGAAGGCCCGCATGGCTCGCGTCATGGCTGAAGGTGCCGCGCTTCATGCGCAAGCGAAGAAGATCGTCGCCGAACAGCTTGCGACCGGCAGAACCGCCCGCGAACTCTATGACGCCGCCTGTGCCGTGCGAACCGAGTTCGACAGCAAGCTTGAACGCGAAATCCGCGTCACCCTTCTTGGTCTTGTTCGCAAGTCCGCTTAACCAATTTTCGAAACGAAGGAATAATTCGATGGAATACGTCAATCTTCAAGTAGGCGCGACTCGCTTCCGTGAAGCACTGAAGAACCTGAACCGTCGCGACCGGCTGGCGATGATCCGGACGATGTTCCCGGACCTATCGAACGAAGCGAAGCACAAGCTTTGCGACAATCTCGACACCGCCAAGGTTGTGTCCGGCACGCAACTTCGTCTCCCGGCTGAAATGGTGGCGGCATGAGCAAACCGCGCACTGTCGCCACTCTCAACGACTCGGCATCGGTCATCTTCCGTGTTGAGACCAATTATCCCGGCTCAACGCCGGATGGTTTCGGCACATATGCGGCATATGCCTTCATCCACAATTCGTCCGTGGATGAACTGAACAATCGGGTTGCGTCTCGAAAGCATATGGCAATCTGGACTCATCGTGAAATGTTCCGTGACAACATGATAACAGAGCCGGGATTGTATGATGGTTACGTTACGGAAACGATGGATTTCCAAATTCCAGAAGATGCTTTCCGCGTGGCTCGATTCATACAAAACGAATGCCAATTGATGTGCGGTTATGAACACGGGACCGAATGGGAAAAGAATCATCGCGGTCCGATCAAAACCCGTGTCGTCATGATATCGTCCCGCAAAACCATTCACGAAGTTGTAGAGGCATGACAATGATGACCCTTCTTCCTGTTGTCGTCGCGACCATCGCATGTTGGTTCGCCGGTTACTTTTGCGGGATACACCGCGAACGGGTGGTTTGGAACCAACTGATCAAGGAAGGCAAGCTTCCGAAGCCGGGACAAGCTCACCAATGGGGAAGAAACGCCAGATAAGGCGAGACCCCGGTCGCGGGCGAGTGAGGGGACACTTCAGGGGCGCGACCGAGGTCTCTAAGCAGGGGCAAGCTTGCGGCGGTTCGTCCCTGCTTCATTCCGGTCTACGCGCGTGTTCTGATTCGGTCAACCAACCGGCGACTTTATCCACAAGCAAAATAATTCGAAATAATTTGAAATTCCTATTGACGGCGGTCTTCGGATCGCCTAATTTGTTTTCAGAAAGAGTTTTCAACAAAGAGGTTCTTCTGATGAATACCGCTGCTGCTGACAAAAAGATGACTGTTCTCGTGTATTGCATAACCGGCGCGAAGAACGCCATGTACACGATCCGCACGCAGCGCGTCATTCCCGGCATGATGATCGCCTGTAACGATCACTACGTTTGTAACGTCGCCGCGACCGAAGAGAAAGCCGAAGAGAAGGCACTTGCCTATTGTGCCCGCATGCAAGAGCGCATGGGCGATAGCGTCGTTGTCGAGTACATCGGCTTTGATGGTGGCGACATCATCAAGCGGCGCGGCAAGCTGTCGGCATACGACACGCAAGCCATCGAAGACATCGAAGCCGGTGAATTCCCGTTCGGCAAGCACAAGGGCGAAAGGATCGTTGATGCTCCGGACGGCTATATCACGTGGCTTGCCGATCAGATGAACAACCCCGCGCTGAAGCCGGTTATGGCGGCACTCGCTGCCGTTGCCTACGGTGTCGCGATTGAACGCGGTCTGTTCGCCAAGCGGGAAGCCCGCAAGCTTGAACTTCAGGAAATGGAAGCCAAATCCAACTTCGTCGGCACCATCGGCGAACGCCGGGAATTCGAAGGCGAATTGATTTCGGTCTTCGGGATCAAGAACGATCCGTCTGACATGGGCGTTGCCTATTACGTCAACAAGATCAAGATGGGTGATGACATCATTGTTTACGCCGGGAACAAGCTTGGCGAACGTGGTGACACCCTGAAGATCAAGGCGACGATCAAGGCTCACAAGGAATACAAGGGCGCGAAAACCACGAAGGTTAACCGCCCGAAGGTACTGTGAAGCGACCGTTTGAAGGAAAGGAAACCGGAATGTATACCCTTTATGAGGTCACGCTCATTCTCGCATCGGGTGTAATCACTGGCTTCGTTCTCGGAATTACATTTTCAATATTCGCTCAAAATCGGAGGAAATAGGTCATGACAAAGAAAAACCCCCGCGAAGACTTTCTTCAGTTGCTTGAAGAGTTCATCAATAAGACGTCTGCTATCGACCTGAAGACACCGTGGCAAGATGTCGAACCGAAATGGTGGCTGAAAATGATTGAACTTCGACAGGAAGCGATCAATGCACGGGAGGAATTCCTATGACACAGACTCGCTCATACAACGACGTCACCTTCAAATCGCGTCCGAATACCGGCGATCCATCCCGCATCATTTGGGATGGTGGTGTGAAGGGCGGAATGATCTTTGTCAGTACGGACGGTAAGTATGGTAATTCGAGCGAATGGTTCGATACCTTCGAAGAAGCCGCCGACGTAACGATCAGACGGTGTCATGCCGTCTATCTCAAAGCAAAGAAGCTCGTGGAAGAATACGAGGGAAAGAAGAAGAGGAAGAAGACATGACCATGAAGGAAATCCCGATCAGCGCCGCCAAGAAGATCGCCGAAGAATACGGTTATGATCAAGTCGTGATCTATGCCCGACGTTGTCACGACACGCCAGAACCGCACGGCGAACACATGACGACTTACGGGCGGACGCGCGAGCATTGCGATGTTGCCGCTCGTATGGGCGACGTGCTCAAGAAATTCATGGGGTGGAGCGTATAAAAATTCAAAATAATTCCGAATTCCTATTGACGGGGTTTGGAATTTGATTTAGTTTCAAGTCATAGAGTTGATTTGAAACAGAGAGATTTCGTCATGACCCATTTCGTCAATTCCGCCCATCGCGCCGCTCTTGAAGCAATGTCTCTTGAGCAACTGAAGACTCGCCTGTCCGACATCGAAGCCGCTGGCAAGAAAGCCAAAGCCGCGATGATGACGCCGGACGGCAACCGCGTCGTCTCGCTCACCATGTTCGCCGGTCGCCGCTCCGATGTGACCGCTGCCGAAGCGGCTTACAACTCCTGCCGCATGGCGTGGAAAGACGTCATGACCGTCATCAACGAACGCGAAGCCGCGTAAAGAAAGGTTCTTCCGATGACCAAGAAGTTGATGACAAGCAAGCGTATCTCTTCTGGACTTTACGAAGTCACGGCAAATGGTCGTGTTTTCGAAATCGAAGATGCGTACCAAAGCCCGCGCCGATGGAGAAGGGTTCCGAAACGATTGGAACCTGTTTGAAATGATCGATTATGGCAACGGCGTGGACCGTGAATATTGCCAGAGTTTTTTGCTCCAAACGCGATGCCATGGCGGCTGTCGAAGCCTTGGCAATTCGTGGCGAAGAAAACTAAAAAACAACCGAAGAAAGGTTCCCGACCATGGGTCTCACAGTCAACGTTTACAAGTCCGGCACCTACGATTGTACGCTGAACGGCATTTCCAGCCACACCGACCGCATTTGCGTCGTCAACATGTCCGGACCCTTCGAACCGGACGTATCGACGCCAGCGGCGATCCTCGTGGTGAATCCGGTAGGAAATCCGGTGATCAAGCCCGCGATCCAGCGCGAGTCGGACGGCGAATGGGTGGTCGCTCCCGGCTGGTGGATGAACGGCAGCAACCTTGCGGCAAGCAGCGACTCCCGCTTCGGCGAAGCCGTCCGCAAGCTGAACCCCGGCTTTTACGGCGGTCTCTACATCCACGACAGGCAGGAATAAACTCAAAATAATTCCAAATTCCTCTTGACGACGCCGAGAACTTCATTTAGTTTCAAGTTATAAGTTCTTCTGAAAACGAAAGGTTCCCTGATATGGCACATGATCTTGAAATGGTAAATGGCAAGGCGTCGATGGCGTGGGCTGGCGAAGTGCCGTGGCACGGTCTTGGTGTCGAGGTATCGAACGACTTGACGGCACACGAAATGATGGTAGCCGCTGGTCTCGATTGGCGCGTGGATGAGGTCGAAACCTTCGCTATTGTAAACGGGCAACACATCCCGACCGGCATGAAGGCGCTGCTTCGCGAAACCGATAACAAGGTCTTGACGCAAGTCGGCAAAAACTGGCATCCCGTTCAGAACGAAGAAGCTTTCGAATTTTTCAAAGACTTCGTTGACGAGGGGCACATGGAAATGAACACTGCCGGTTCCTTGAACGGTGGCAAAATGGTGTGGGCGCTGGCGAAAATCAAAGATAATTTCTTTGACGTGTTCAACGGTGATCGTACCGAGGGATTTTTGCTCTTTTCCAACCCACACGAGTATGGTAAGACCATCGACATTCGGTTCACGGCGACTCGGGCGGTCTGCCGGAACACGGTGGCGATGGCTCTGAACGGCGGTTCGACCAATTTCGTCAAAGTAAACCACCGTAAAGCATTCGATGCCGAAATGGTCAAAGAAGCCATGGGCATCGCATCGACCAAGATGGACCGCTTCAAACAGATGGCGGAATATCTCGGTTCCAAGCGTACCACCAAGGACACGCTTCACGAGTACTTCGGGGAACTTCTCGGGAAATCCGAGAAGAAAGAGGGGCGGCTTTCCCGCAATGGCGAAATTGCGATGGAATTGATTGAAACTCAACCCGGACACGAGTTTGCGGAAGGTTCGTGGTGGCAAGCCTTCAATACGATCACGTACATGACGAATCATGTGCTTGGTCGCGGGAATGATACCCGGATGCAATCTGTCTGGTATGGCGCGAATCAGAACCTCAATGCCAAGGCTCTTGAAGAGGCATTGAAAATGGCTGAAGTAGCATAAGACCTGACTTACCAAGTCCAGCCATAAATAATCCGGAGAGAGGAAATTTTACCGCCTCTCTCCATTACCCATCGGGAGCCATTCAATTGCTGTCAATCCTTCTGATTTCGGTGCCGACCCTTCTCTATGCCTTCGGCATCCTGCCTACCCTTGCGATCACCTTCCTCACGGTGATGCTTTGTGTCACGGCGACCGTGCGATATTTCTCCTTCGCCATGGTCCTGTCCGGTCTGGTCAAGCCCGCTCCTTCGGACTTGGAATCCACGAAAATCCAGTGGTTCTACACTGCCGCCTCTCTGGTCTCCATGTGTGCGATGTGGTTTGGCGGTCCGCTATGGGCAACGGTCTACTTCGGTGTGACCATCCCTATATCACTCTACTATCTCACGAAGATGACACTCTCTGTCAACGAAAGCCTCAAAGAAGAAGCTTGATCGGGCAATAGAGAAATCTTGACGAAATCAGATTCCCGCTGGTCCTTGGATTGGCGGGCTTTTTCGTGGCTGATAAATAGCTTCAGGGAACCTTGAAGGGGAAGAGCGAATCAGGTAACAGATGCCTTCGGCATTCGCTTCGCTCATTGTAACCGGATTCTAACGGGAATGGAATCCGACTCCCCGAATCACCAGTAACAATCTTAATATATTTCATACAGGACATTCCTGATTATACAGAGTTTTTCAAACCTGTCAAGCATTATTTCATTTTATTCACAAAAATCTGATCGCATTTTAAGTTTTTAAATTTTTTAAATTCGTTGAAAAACCACCAAATATGGCGTGTCGGTCGCATTCGATCCACTAAATATCCACACGTCCTCAAAATTAATAATTGATATCGAATGCCAAATCTCCTATACTGTCATACACAAGCCGGGAATGCGGGATCACTGAATGTGATGACCCTTCATAGCATCCCGGCTTCTTTTTGCGACCTGTCTACGGTCCACACTATCCCTTAATCATGAACCTATCGACTCCGCTTCGGCTCATTTCCCGTGATCCGAACTCGTAAACCTGTCTTTTCAATTTTCAAAACCGGAGAACAAAATCCGGAATAATAATTAGAGGTTCCTAATTAAATGACTTCCCTATCCAACTCTATTGCCACGAAAGGTTCAATCCGCTCTCAGATTGTAGAACGCCGCACATATCTTCGACCCCTGAATGAAGAAGGCACCCTATTCGAAACGTTCGAACAGTCCATTGACCGGATGATCGAACATCAACGATGGCTTTGGGAACGTGCCAAGGCTGGCATGCACCTTTGCCCCGTCACCGATCAGTGGATTCTTGAGCCGCTGACACTACAGGAAGAAGAAGAGCTTGAAGAACTCCGCTCCTTGCTTCTCCAACGTAAGATTACCCTTGCCGGTCGTACCCGCTGGCTTGGTGGCACGGAAATCGCCAAGCGCCGCGAATCTTCCATGTTCAACTGTTCCTTCCTTGAAGTGCGCTCTGTATATGACGTCGTTGACGTGCTTTGGCTTCTGCTTCAGGGTTGTGGCGTCGGCTTCCGCCCGATTGTCGGTGTCCTGAACGGCTTCAACGTTCCGATTGAAGACATCGAAGTCATCCGGACCACCCGCAAGTCGAAAGGTGGTGCCGAGAAAAACAGCGAATCGTTTGACAAGAAAACCGGCACATGGACGATCCGAATCGGCGACAGTGCCGAAGCATGGGCAAAGTCCATTGGCAAGCTCCTTGCTGGCAAGCGGACCGCGAAGAAGCTGGTACTCGACTTCTCCCAAATTCGCCCCGCTGGCGACCGTCTGAAAGGCTATGGCTGGATTTCGTCGGGTGACGAACAGATTGCCAAGGCATTCGAAGCAATCGCCCGTATCCTCTCTAAAGCCGCTGGTCGCCTTCTTACCCGCATCGAAATCCTTGATATCGTCAATTGGCTTGGCACGGTCCTTTCGTCGCGTCGGTCCGCTGAAATCTGCCTGATGGCTGTCGGCGAAGACGAATGGCAGGACTTCGCAACCGCCAAGAGCAATTGGTGGGATTTCTACAACAAGGACGGCGACAAGTTCGATGTTCCGGAAGGTCTGAACCCGTTCGCTAAGGCAGACAAGAAGAAGATCGAAGCGCTTGCTAATGCTGCCGGTTATTTCGACCGCGCACAACGCCAGCAATCCAACAACACGTTGATGTTCTTCCATCGTCCGACCCGCGACGAAGTCAAGTACATCTTCGACCTGATGGAAGCCGCTGGTGGTTCCGAACCCGGATTCTCGAATGCTGTTGAGGCTCTTCGCCGCGCGCCTTGGTTCAAGGGCGGCAACCCCTGCTATGAAATCCTGCTTGGCGACCGTTCGTTCTGTAACCTTGTCGAAACCGTTCTTTTCCGATTCAATGGCGATCCGGAAGGCTTGGCACGCGCTCATTACATCGTCGCCCGTGCGAACTATCGCCAGACGTGCGTATGGCTTGATGACGGTATCCTACAGCGCGGTTGGCATGAACTGAACGAATACCTTCACCTTTGCGGCGTTGGCGTCACTGGCGTCGTCTCGTGGGATTCGTGGCGTTCTGCCGAAGCATGGCGCGACGTTCGCGATGCCGCTCATGACGGTGCCAATAGCATGGCTGATGACCTTGGCATGCCGCGCCCGAAGGCGGTCACCACGATCAAGCCGTCTGGTACACAGTCGAAGACGTTGTCGCTTCCCGGTCAAGAAGTTCCGGAAGGCATCCATGCTCCGCTTGGTCGCTTCATCTTCAACAATGTCGGCATGTCCAAGCATGATCCGCTTGTTCCGATGCTGCGCAAGGCGAACTATCATGTCTTCGATCATCCGACCGACACGACAAGCGTTCTTGTCCGTATCCCGGTTGAATATTCGAACATCGACTTCACGAAGTTCAAGAAGACTGCCAAGGACGGACGTGAAATCGTTGTAGAAGTGAACACCGAGTCGGCAATCGATCAGCTTGAACGTTACAAGCTCGTGATGGAAAACTATGTCGATCATAATTGCTCGATTACCGTTTCCTACGATCTTGACGAAGTTCCGGGCATCATTGATTGGTTCATGGAAAATTGGGATTGCTTCGTTGGCGTTTCCTTCCTCTATCGCAACGATCCGACGAAGACGGCTGAAGACCTTGGTTATTCCTATCTCCCGCAAGAAGTTGTAGACGAAGACACGTTCCGCAACTATGAGGCGACCCTTGGTGAAATCGACTGGACCGGCACGGATACCGAACTTGGTGTTGAAAATGCTGGCGAAACATGTGTGAGCGGATGTCCGATTCGGTAATCTGAAACAAAATATGAAATAATTTCAAATTCCCTGTTGACACCGACAGGGAATTTTTCTATGTTTGAAGCATAGAGAGAAACGAAAGAGAGACACCGATGAAGACCGCTTTTGACGCCGCCAAAGTCAAGATCACCCGCAAGCGTTTCAGCGCCACACAAGGCGAAGTCCTTGTCGAGTATGACGGCGTCAAGATCGAACAATATGGCGACAAGATCACCCTCGTCGTCGGTGCCGCGTGGGAAGGCTATCCCGATGCCTTCTGGCTTGCCGTCGCCGAACGCGAAGCCCTTCGACGCGGCCTCGTTTTGACCCGCGAAGAACAGCTTGCCAAAATCATTGATCAATACAATTGAGGTTTCATGCCCGTCAACCGCGACAAAGCCGCTGCCGATCTTTACCGCGTTTCCGTCCGTGGAGCGCGCAAGGAAATGATCATGTTTTCGCAGTGCGACGAAGGAAGGGATGTCGGTTTGTTGCGCGCCTATATGGCTTCCGATCAGGCACAACTCGCCCGCATCCGCCGCCGCAATGCTGTCACTCGTGGTGATAAGGTGAAGCGGAAAGCCGATTTCTATGCCGTCCTTGCCCGGATGGCTGAACGTCTCGACAGACTCACTTGTGGATTTTGAAATAATTTCAAATTCTCTCTTGACCGGAAACCGAATCTGGTCTAATTTCAAATCATAGAGAAAAGAGAGAACGTCATGAGCTTCTACAAACAGACCGTCCGCAAGAATGCCAAAAACACCTTCTATGCCTTCGGGCGCGAAGACAAGCTTGACGGCATGCCGACCGCGCAAGGCGGTTACAAGATTTACAAGCTTTGCGAGAATTATGACGGTACAGTTCGCGGCGGCATCCGTAAGACGTGGCGCGTTCAGCGCGAAAACCTGTCTTATGTCGATGCGATCAAGCTGATGAACAAGCGACTCGGTCGCGAAGAATTCAAACCGACAATGTAAGGTTCCCGTTCATGTATGAAGTTCGCATCAACATCGCCGATTTGACCGCCGCCTGTATCGCCCTTTATTCCGTCAAAGTCCTTGCTGCCGGGTCGCTCTATGCGACCCTTGAATGTGATGAAGTCGCGCTTCGGCGGCTCACCAAAGCTGGCATTATTTGGACACTTGATTAAAAAAGCAAAAGCCGGGATTTCCCGGCTTTAATTTTAGAGAGACGATTTGAAGGTGTTCCATGCGGTATAGAAGGCGGCTTGCTCGGTTGACGTCAAGCCCGCTCCCGCCGCAAACAGACCGAACGTTCTTGCCAAAGACGTCGTCCCGGAGATAGAACCTATCCGGAAGTTGCCGTTTGCGACCGCTGCCGAGACTTGTGCCGTCGTTCCTAACGAAGTCCCGTTCCTGAACGCTTCCGCCGCTGTCGCCCCCGTACGGTTCAGTACGAAGAAACCAGTCGGTTGCGTGTTGTTGATCGTCACGGCAGACGCTTGGTTGATACGCATGCTCACGAATGTGCCGGTAGATGGTGCGATTGTCGTACCCTTGCTGCCGTCGTGGAAACCCGCGAGGGACGACGCATTGGTGACACCAACAAGAACGTCCACGATAAACGAAGCGCTATCCTGAACATACTGACTTCCACCAGTCGCCGGATTATATCCGGTGTTGATCCATGAAGACGATGTGTTGGTAGCGACACCAGCATCCGCCGTGAATGTCGGTGTTCCGTTCAAGGTGCCGGTAAAGGTTGCCGGATTTTTCCAGTTCAACAGCGAAGCTTGCTGATCATGCGCCATATAAACTTGGATGGCGTCCATCTTATTCCAAACATTGGCGTTCTTGAGCGCGACGATCATGTTATCAATGGCAGTCTTACGGGTGTCGGACGGCTGGACCGTCATTGCCGCAAACAGCGCGACCGCTTCGCCAGAATATGCCGCACTTGCCTCAATCGGACCAATTGCGTTCGAAGTCGCTTCAGTTGATCCGGCAGCATTCGTTGCCGTTACCGAAACAGTGACAGAATCGCCGGTTTCATTCGCCGTCAATGTATAAGTCGAGTTTGTCGCGCCGGAAATCGCAACGCCATTCGACTTCCACTGATATGCGTAGGAAATCGGGTTAGAACCCGTCCACGTGCCGTTTGACGTGACCGTGAGGACTTGACCAACGACAGCACCACCCGTCACCGTAGGAGCAACTGTATTGGCAGGAGCCGCAAGCACTTCGCCGACATAAGTCCTGCGCATTTCTTCCAAACGTGATTTGACCAAATCCGCCATGGCTTCATGAACGATTTCGGACGGGTGAACACCATCGATAGTACCGAACGCAACCCATCGATCCGTCAAGGTCGCATCTACTTGAGCCGCCGTATGGTCGTAATAGCCGTCAATGTTGGCGTCCGAAGCCACTTCGGAAATGACCGTGTTGTTCACGAAATCGCGCCAAGCACCACCAGTCTCAAAGCCCGTTTTCGGTGTTTGGTTTGCGACCGTATCCCATGTGTCCGTACTGTCGGTCTTTGGTGACAGGAGAATTTGTTCGACGTGACCGATGCCAGCCGACTTCAAAATTTGCCAAGTAGTTCTGAACCGTGTCAGTGTGTTGCTTGCGGTTTCGCCGGTCGAATAGTCATTGCCGCCATGTCCCGCCCATGCGTGATTGACATAAGGGAAGATCGCGGACCTTTTTGCGTAACTTTGAACGAAAATCTTGGAAGTCTCACCAGATTTCGCCAAGGACACGCGAGCGAGCTTGCGCCCATAGACATCATGCATTGAACGACGAAGCCAACCGCCGCCGTCGTTCAGTCCGTCGCCGCCATTGTCGCCAACACCGTTCTCGATAGAGGCACCGACAACACCAAGCGCGAACATCTTCGACACCGGCTTGCCAATGGTCACAACAGGGAAGAACATCCAAGAGTTCTGTGCTACCCAACCGGAACCGGTCGTCAATGCGCCAGTGTTCAGAAGTTGGGAAACGGCGCTGGTCGCACCAACAACACATCCTTCGCCGCTGATCGGATTGTCATATGCGGATGTCGTGTGGTAAATGAACTTCCCGCCTTCGACACACTCACGCTCATACCGAATCCAGTATTGAGTGTACTTGGTGAACCGTGTGAGACCGAATTGGGAAGGTGTCAGTGCGTCCGTGAGAACAAGAGCATCGCCGGGATTGATGACCTTCGAATTGCTACCTTCGAACAATACCGGAACCGTGACACCGTTACATTCGACCGCTGCCTTCAGGGTTACAGCGTTCGAAGCATTAAGCTCACCTGTCGCATCAACAAACCAACCGGCAAAGCCGAGCTTGATTTCCGTCACATCAACGTCGCCGATGTAATGGCGATTTCTGCCGATCTGCTTGACGTTGGAAGCGGTCGTGGCAGCGCCTTCAAGCGCGGAAATTTCACCACGCGTGCCGACAACCTGATAGGGCAAACCGCCGACACCACCGCCGCGATTGCCACGGGCGGCAGGTTTCATGCCGGTAAGGTTTCGGATGCCGGGAGTTAGAATGAACATTCAACTATCCTTATGCGCGGTCGAGAACAGCGACTCGGGTGCCTTTCCGGATATACAGAGCGAACGGGACGCCATTCACCAGCGGAATGCGGGCGGTTGCGACAGAAGCATTAGGAACAGAACCATCCGTCGTGAACGCTGCCCACATATTGCCGTCAAGCGGGGTGAGGATCACGTAATTGAATTCAGCCGGGGATGCCGTCGAAGCCGCTCCGGAAGCAAGTTCGGACGAAACCAAATTTGCGTCGATGACGTCGGACGAACTGGAAATTTTAGTGAAGACTACAGAGCAAGTTGCCATTTTAGAATCCTTTCAAGTTTTCTTGTATTTAGTCCTTTAGCGCCCGTAGGTGAGAACCGGATATCCGACACATGATGTAATCATTGTAGTAATCGTCTCTTAGTAATACGTCATGTTCGAACTGTAATTTCGCTTCATAATAAGTGCTTTCCGCATTCGACCGACACAGTTTCAGTATTTCCCTTTTGAACCGAGATGAACCGTGTTCATCCACCAATGCTTTAATCTTCTCGTTGCTACCATGGTAGGACTGCCAGTCAGATTCAGTGATCTTAGTTCTTTTACGCTTTTGTCCTTTGAGTGGCGGTAAGGTCTTCTTGTTGTAGAAAGTCTTCTTTCCGATGTACTTTCTACCGCTCACAAGGTCCGTTATTAGATAAACGAACGCTTTAAACTTACCGATGTCTTCGGATGTGAACTCTTTTCCTTCAAAATACCAAGTCATTACTTTGCTTCCTTTGGTTCGAACCAAAACCCAAGGTCGCGAAATGTTCTTCCTACGATTTCTTCGGAATAATTGGTTTTCAAATATTCTGATTGATTATAAGATGTCTTTGAGATTACTTTCTCGGGGTGTTTCTTACACCAGCGGTATACCGACATGTAGGTGGTATTTTCTGGGCATTTGTAGGGAGAATCGACCTTTCCCCAAGGGGTGTGATACCATCCGGTAAAACGGTTGTGGTTCTCGCCTTTATGTCTTCCATCACTCTGTATTGCTTTTAATTTCGCTCTTGTTTCATCAGAAATCGGCGGTCTGTTCAGCGCTGCATTTTTCATTTTTGCTATAGTTTCTTCGGAATGTTTCTTCCCGAAGAACGGGTTCTGTTCTCCATATTTTCCAAACATTGGGTTATTAGCGCCAGAGATTTTCTCGATAGTTGCTTCGGAATGTCGCTTTCCATAGAAGGGATTTCCTTCTCCACTGAAGGCAATGCTCATGGCATCACACTGTTTTTTAGAAAGCTTCTTCCCCTTGTGAATTTTGCTAATTTTGGCTTTAATTTCGTCACTCATTTCGATGCGACCGGCGACACCAGAAGTATTAAACAAAGGCGTGTTAGCATTGTTGATGTAATGCTGTTCTGTCTCTATGAGACTATCGACGTCCACTTCTTCTAAAATCTCAAAAACAAAATTTTCAATGCCATGTTTGTTAAATGATTTCTGAAGATGATCGCAATGATGACGATTGTTCTTCAAATCGTAGAAGTGATGACGTTTCCGTTCTTTAAAATTGTTGGTAGAACCGACATATATCTTGCCACTTATCACGTTTCTTATTTGATATATTCCGGATTTCATGAAAATACCCTTGTAGTTGCTTGTACAAGGGTATTTAGCAAATGAGATATTTGGACCAATCCGAAATTACTTGGCTGCGATTATAGCGGCATAAAAAGCCTTCGCTTCCCCGGCAATCTTTTCCGCTTTGTCGGTTCCATTAATGATTCGGCGAGCACCAACCCAATCGGTTTTGGTGTCATTGAAGTAATCGGAAAGCTTCTTGCCAGTATATGCGCCCGATGTCATACCATCAAACATGATCGCAACGGCAAAATCAGGTTCCAATGCTTTATCGGGATTATTTTCAATTCCGTATTTGCGGTAGTTATCGCGTCCTGTGAGTTGGACAAGCCCCCTGCCACGCATGAGCCAACCATCGCCGGAAGCTTCCGGACCGTTGCCCATACGATTGCCATATGCGCGATTCGCAATGGCTTGTGGCTTGCGCTCATACTTGGCAGCATCGGCAAGATTGAAATATTTGGGGAACGTCGCCCGAAGACCCTTCGCCGAATAGTTCAAATTCTCCATGATCGGAACCATTCGCCCGCCTGTCTCGTGGAAGGCAGTCGCCAAGGCATAAGCAAGCCAACGCGCGTCAAGCTTCTCCATCCTATTCAGGATCGCCGAAATCCCCACAACTTGTTCCGAGGAAAGTCTGCCATTGAACAACAACGGGTTGTCACGGATGGCGTCGAAGAATTTCTTTCTGTCCATGTCTTATCACTCCTGTTTAACGTTATTTAGGAATGTAAGATCGCCCATCCTTTGTAAGTTTTAGAACAGTATTTACCATTCGCAAGATTGTACATTGCGCTAACATCAAACTTGTTTTGCGCACAAAATTGCTTCATGTTTGTGACTGTTACCAAATTTCCTTTTGGGTCTATGAATTGATACGTCTTCTTGCCTTTACCTGTCTTAGCTTGGGACATTTTGGCACGAGTTTCTTCGCTGGCTTTGCTCCCGGCTCTTGCGGCGGATATCCTTTGTTTTGTCTTTTCGCTGCGCTTCCTTCCACGATGGTCAAAGACTGCTTTTCCATATCTTGGATTAGCCGGACCACGCATCGATTCGGCAAATACTTTCCGAGCGACTTCATACTGTTTTGAATTGAAATTGCGCTCATGTTTTTTGCTGGAATTGAGCATCCGATTGAAAGCACACGCCATTTTGTAAAAATGAATGCTGTCAACCATTTTGGTTAATAGCCAATGGCATAAGAAGTGTTCTCTTGCCGTCAAGAGCACAAGATTGGATTTTGCGTTATTACCGCCCAACGATTTAGGGACGATGTGATGGTTTTCATAATACTGGTCATCGGACTTCTTGCGATCTGAAGTCGCCGCACTTTTCACTATGCTAAAATACCAGTGCGTATATTTTGACTCGTTAAACAATATTAATTTCCGCTCGATTTTTGAATTATTTATCGAACGTGCTATTGACGGATAAAATTTGAAATGATATCAAATAATCACAGTCAATCGAAAGGGATTTCCCAATGAAGAAAGTCGCTGTTGATTTTGTGATGATCGCCGCTGTTCTTGCCGGTCTTGGCTTCTATGTCGCCATCCAAATGGCTGAAATCATTAAGATTTCCGCTGTATAAAAGATTAAAATTAAAATGAACCGGGGTGGCTTGACGGTCACCCTTTTTTCTGAAATATTCCAGTTCGAAAATTAAAACAAATGATCACAACACTGATTTTGACTCTCTTCTTCACCACCGGGGAACCGCCCCGGACGTTCGAATTTCAGAGCATGGATTATGCTACCTGCGAAACGAACAAGGACTACATCGCCAAAATCATCATGAGAGAAGCCGGGAACGTCTATGAGGTTACCCCGGAATGTAGAAAGGTTTGAAATGCTCGTTAAAGTTCATTGGGTAATTCGTGATCTTGGTGACGGTTCCGCGACCGTCAAATTCTTTCCTTCAGAGGAAGCCAAGGACAGATATGTTCAAAGCGAAACTGTCTTTGGTGACGGTGAAGAAATCATCCTTGGTGAAGACTCTGATACCCTAATTGAAGATCAATTTGAGATTATTGAATAAATGATCAGAACAATTCTCGGTTATTGTGCCCGTATTCAGAACGGGCGGACAGAAGACGACATTTTCGATCACCTGAATGATGAATTTGTCGAACTTGGTCTTGACATCATCAACACGAGGAACGACAGACCGATTGGAGAAGACGGCATCCTTGGTGAAGCCATCGACGTCCTGCTTTGTGCCATTGACTATGAGCACAAGAAAAATCCCAACATTACCGCCGAAGAAATCGAAGCCATTATCCTGCGCAAGCTGGACAAATGGGAACGGATTTACGGCTAAACTCTCCCCGAAAGGATAAATTATGAATTCCGTGATCGCGTTCATCAAGGACGCGGATAATAAGTTTACCGTTGCCTACAGCGGCGCGTTGATTCTCACTGCCATCACCTTCATCGTCGGTCTTTCTGCTGGCATGATCCCTTCAATCAATTGGGTTGAAGTATTCGCCGTGGCGACATCGTATGTCTGTGTCATCCTCGTCAATTATCAGTCCCGATGGAATTATCCGTGGGGGATCATTTCACAGATTGCCATTTTCTTTACCCTTATCTTTTCCGGTCTTCCGGCGCTGGCAATCTTCAATCTTTATCTTGTCGGCAGTCTGATCTATGGCTTCTATTATTGGAAGTCGGACGAAAACACCGTGCCGGTGACCTATGTGGCGAGTTGGAAAAATTGGCTTGGTTACGCATTATTTGGTGCCTTGGTTCTTGCGCTCTACTTCGGTTGTGTGTATATTATCGAACCATCCAATTTCGCGAATGTGTCCAAAGTTGACGCATTTATCGCGGCACTCTCCGGTATCGCTCAATTCCTTCTTGACCGAAAGAAGCTTGAATCGTGGTATCTTTGGATTGCGGTCAACATCATTTCGATACCGTATTATTTCTATATCGGTCTCACCTTCTTCGCATTCCAATACATTTTCTTCCTGATCAACGCGGTCATTGCTCTGATCGCTTGGCGCAAATCTATGGGAACTTCAAATAATGATGACATTTATTCTAACGTATCTGGTGATTGGTCTGGTTCTGTACGCAGCGGGATATAGTCTCGACTCCAAAAAGAACCCGCAAAACTACACGTCGGAACGACTTCCTGTTAACATTGGCGTGTGTGTTTTCTTCACTGTTGCTTGGGCAATCATCATGCCTATCGTTCTCTACGCGCTGATACAGGCGAAGAAAGCGCAACAGTGAGTTGGTTGATCGCATACTTTCTGATCGGTCTGATGATCAGTGGTTTCTTCATGCAACAACCCGGTATCGATGTGTTGGGCGCGGACGAAAAGCGCGCCCTACTCGCCACGTCCTTCCTGATGTGGCCCCTCATCCTGATCGGTTTTCTTATCTCTAAGGATTAATCTTGAAAAAAGCTGTTGTTCTGATGACCGCATTAGTTCCTACCCTTGGGCACGCGGCGCTGATCCGTTTCGCCTCTGATTTGGTTGGTCCTACCGGACTTGTTGATGTGATCGTTTCTGGTCGTTCGTTTGAGCCGGTGCCGCTGGAATGGCGTGTTGAGTCGCTTAGAGACCATTTCCAAATCATCGGTAATGTGAACTTCTGGTCACATGACGATGACGATGCTCCGCAAAATCCCGCGACCGCTGAAGAGTGGGCATATTGGCGCAAGACCGTTGTCGAGGATTGTTTCGGAAACGAAATTAAGTATGACTATTTCGTCGCTTCGGAGCCGTACGGCAAGAAGATGGCGGACCTGATCGGTGCTCAATTCGTCCCGTTCGACATCTACCGACAAATCCTCAACATCAAGGGAACGACTGTCCGCAAATACCTTGACGAATCGTTCCATCTGTTGATCCCGGAATTTCAGGCACGTCTCACCAAGCGTGTGACGATCTTCGGTTCCGAATCATGCGGCAAGACGTCGATGACAAGCAGTCTTTTCGACTATGGAACCTGTATTCACGAATTCGCCCGCCCATATCTCGAAATGATGGACGACAAGACCATCACAGACGAAAAGATGGAAACCATCATTCGTGGGCAATATGCGCTTCAGCAAGCCGCTATGGACGGCGCGCGACCGGTTATCATTCAGGATACCGACCTTCTTTCGACTATCGGTTATTACCGCATCTTCGGTAGCAATTACCACACGACCCCGCTTGAACGAATGTTTCGAGACACGAAGTCGGACCTGTACATTGTCATGAACGACAAAATTCCGTTCGTCCCGGACCCGCTCCGCTATGGTGGCGACAAGCGCGAATCGGATACACAGTTCTGGATTGATCTTCTGGAAGAATACAACTGTAACTATTATGTCGTTCAGGAGACCGTTGCTTCGAAACAATATGATGAAGTGACTGCCGTTCTCGAAACACACATTGAAAATTGGTTCGGTCCGATCCGGGATTTTGAGAGGGAATAAATTCAAAAATTCCTTGCCAATTTTCTAAAATAATCATTGACAGGATTTAATTCAAATAATACCTTGTACGCATATTCCCTACCACAAAAGGATTAGACATGCAGAAAGTCTTTGTTTCCGAAGCCGCCAAGCGCAAGATCAAATGGAGCGAGGGCGGACGGATACTCGTCTGCGATATGGAAGACAATGTTCTTTCGATTGAAAAATACACCAAGGGCAGTCTCGCCAACATCATTGGCTTTCTCGAAAAGAAGACCACCGAAAAGAAGCCTTCCCCGAAGTTCAACGCTGTTGCCCGCAACCTGCTTGCCGGTGTCAACGGCTTCGACATGATCCAAGACGGCGACGATTTCCTCTGTATCGTCAACAACAAGACCCCGAAGGTCAAGCTTCGCCGGACGTGGCACAAGACCGTTGAATCGCTGAAGATGTACGTTCCGGTTGAATTCAAAATGAAAGAGAATGCCCGTTACGACGTAATTTTCGAAGATGACGGCACGATCTATTTCCAGTTCCGTGAGGAAATTTCCGCTGAAAACATCAACGCCTCCTACAACACTCCGGTTCTGAATTCCTATGCAGTATAAAATGAATTATCGCGAACTTCTAAAGAAATACATGAACTATGTCGGTCATGAACTTGAGACACACTGTCTTCCCTTTCATGAGGAAGACATCTTTTCCCGTGACGAGATAGAAGAACTGATGCACATTTCTTGTGAAATTGAAGAGGATGCCGAAGAATTTGAAGCAGCATGTCAACGTGCTCAACAGAGCTTTTCTTAAAGTTTACCGGGAAGAGTCCCTTAAAGAGCACGACGGAAAGTGTACCTTCTGTTACGAACCGCTCACCTACAAGAACGTTACCGCCGACCATCGCAAGGCACAAGTCAAAGGCGGCACACACCGAAAAGACAACATTACCGCCGCATGTTTCGAATGTAATCAAACAAAGGGAAGCATGAGCGAGTCGGCATATCGCAAGGCGATCAAAAGTCCGTCCGGACGCAACATCTATTTCTTGATGGCATGGTCCCGCCGAAAGATCAATCTTCAGACGGATCGATCTATCAATAACATCAAAACTTATTTTGGAATGGAATAATGAACCTTCAGGAAATCGAACAGCTTCAGAACGCATACATAGATGGTCTGATCAAGTTCTCCCGGTCTCAAAAGAAGTTTTGGCGCAAGGTGCCCTATCTTGCTGCGCGTTGCCAAGGGAATGGCGGATATTCCGATCAATACTCTTACGCCATTCGGGAAGGTTACTGGCGTGTCGGCGGAAGAACTGGTTATGGTTCGTACCACTATCGCGTCGATTGTGCGACCGGCAATATTTGTGACTGGACGTTGACCGGCGACCACACCAAGCCGACAAAGTTCACGAAAGACTTGATTATGGTTCTCCCACACGAATTAAACGCAGAGAAGATTTTTGAAGAGCTTTTGATTGATTCACAGAAACCGGTTAGATCACTCTTCAAGACCGAAGCACAAGTCCGGGCGGATCAAGACGAACTTATTGAGAAATACGGCATTACACCAATTTATAAACGAAAATAGGAAAGGTTATATTGTCAAATACTAATAGGATTGCGGTTGCTGCTGCGCTTCCGCGAATTTTTAAGGAAATTACTGAAGTCAATGCCAAGTGGCATCTTCACCCGGACGGAACTCCGAAGCCCCGCGACGAAGAATTTGAACCCCGCTGTATTCTCCTGATGTTCTCGGAACTGATGGAAGCATTCGAAGGCATCCGCAAGGGCAATCAGCCCGACAGCCATCTTCCGCAATATCCGTCCGAATCGGTCGAAATCGTTGACCTGTTTATTCGCGGTATCGACTTCGTTGTGTTCGCGGATGACACGGTTCTGCGCAAGGCGCTTCTCACCAACATCCACAATGATTCGACCACCCGCGCTATTGCTGGTCTTTCGAAGATCGAATTCTACGCGATGGTGACGATGATCCTCAACAAGGCATATGACGACGTCAATGTTGGCATCGCGTCCCTGATCGACACGGTTATTGCCTATTGCGACATCCATGACATTCCGCTGATGGAAATCTACGAAGCGAAGATGGAATACAACCGCAATCGCGCCGACCACAAGGCGGAAGCTCGTGCGAGCGTGGGAGGCAAGCAATTTTGATTGATGACCGCAAGATGTCTACTCTCTACAAGATAGACGAGAACGACAATATCCGCGAATGGTTCATTCAATTGGACGGGAACCGCTATTGTGTCCATTCTGGTATACAAGGCGGCAAGACGGTCGTCTCCAAATGGAAGGAAGCCAAGCCGAAGAACGTCGGCAAGGCAAACGAAGTCTGTGCCGAACAGCAAGCCATTCTTGAAGTCGAACGTAAATACGTCGAACAGAAGAAGACGGGCGGCTATTACGACACCGTCGAACTCGCTCGTGAAGGCTTCAAGACCTATTTCCAGCCGATGCTTGCCGAGAAATGGAAAGATCGCAAACCGACATGGGGTGCGACATTCCCGCTTTGGTCTCAACCGAAACTGGACGGTTGCCGCGCGGTCTCTACCTATGACGCGCTGAAGTCCCGCGAAGGTGAAGCGTTTATCACGCCAACCAAGATTATTAAGATCATGAAACGGCTTCATGAGATTTACCCGTCATATGTGTTTGACGGTGAACTCTACAACCACAAGTACCGGAACGATTTTGAGAAGATCGTTTCGCTGATCCGGAAGCAGAAGCCGACCGAAGCACATATCGAAGAGTGTAACGAAAAGATCGAATATCACATCTACGATATGTTCGACCGAAATCGCCCGGACCTTCCCTTCTCCGAACGGTTCGCAATCCTTCAAGGCATCCTTCATGATTTTGATGAACGGATCGTCCTTGTGGAGACCAAGCTTGTCCACAATGAGGAAGAGCTTGACGCGCTTTACGGCGAATATCTGGAAAATGAATTCGAAGGACAGATGGTTCGCGTCGATGGTCCTTACGAAATGCGTCGATCCAAGACTCTTCTCAAGAGGAAGGAATTTGAAGACGCGGAATTCCAAATCGAATCGGTCGAAGAAGGCGAGGGCAATTGGTCCGGCGCGCTGAAGGTCGTTTGGATCAAGCTTGAAGACGGACGGAATCAGAAGGCGACCCCGCGTGGCACCTATGACGATCTTGCCGCTCTTTTGAAGGAAGCCGACACGCTCCCCGGCACCGATGTGACGGTTCGTTTTCAAGGCAGGACCGGTGGCGGAAAGCTTCGGTTCCCAATCGTCACGGTCTTTTGGCGTGGCAAACGTGACGTTTAATTAAGAGGATTATAAATGACTGAATTTATCGAGTGGGGCGGCGGCGAACGTCCCGTTCCCGGACTTACCAAGGTTGAGCTTCAATTCCGTGGCGTCGATTTTGCGTATGAATTTACCTATGCCCAAGAGGTTGATTGGTTCCATTCTGCCAATGAGGAAGACGAAGAGTTCGATATCGTTGGGTATCGCATTCTTGAGGACCAAGGCAGCGAATGGATTCAGTGGAATGGTGGCGAAAATCCCGTTCCCGGTCAAAGGGTTGAGACCATTTTCCGTGGCTTCACCTATGTCTATGAACTGGCATCTGAAGACTTCGATTGGTCGCATCAGCCCGACGATCCAACCGTGGACATCGTCCTTTATCGACCGGTTGATGAATGAAAAAACTCATTTCTGCCATAATCGACCCGTTTAAGAACGAACGGCTCATCGGGAACGAACGATGGGTCGCAACCCCCGAACCCCCAACTCCGGTAGTGACATCCCGTAAGAATATTGACGTTTCTGGTTTCATGTATCGTCATGACGGGATGTGGTACTTCGGCAAGCAAGGAGAGAAGGCATGTCTTTATTCGTTCTTAGCGTTCACGCTGGTGAGCGTGGTGATTATGGTAACTACCACTTTTTGATGAATGTCGTGGAACCTAAATCTGTGTCATGAATTAACGTGGGGATTTCTCGCACTTTTAATCAAATGTTATCGAATGTTCAAAAAAAGTGCTTGACTTACAAAATTGCCGCTTGACAGAGATCAAACCGAATCATATATCTCTATCCATAGGCAATGACCTAACAAAGAGAAACACGAAAGGGTTCTACATCATGGCAAACAAGTCGAAAGTTGAAAACCGTCGGTGGATCGTTGAACGTCTCGCCGAAATCCGCGAAGGTACACACAACCTGTCGTACCATCTGCTTCGTGAAATCGAGCGTCTTCGTTTGATCGAACCGGTGTTCGTCAAGCTTGAAGGGCGCGGTCGTCCAATCAAGACCTACACCGTAACCGGCGAAGGTCGGAAGCTTCTTGGACTTTCCAAGAATTGGCGGCGCGAAGCAGTCGTGCCCCGTGAAATAGCTTCCTAAACATTTCAGCAAGGCTGAATACCCCAAAACCCCGTTGGATGAAAGTCCTTCGGGGTTTTTATTTTGTCAAGAATTGGTTGACTGGAATTTGTTTTGATTATATGTTTCTCTCATTAGGTTCAAATGGAGAAACAAACATGACACACAAATGGTTTATGACCGGAACACTCTACGCACCGTCGCATGAGGATGTCGGTCACTATTCGTTGAAATATGCCAACGGTCGCCCGCATGTGATTCGTGGTGACACCATCACCTTCCTTTCCCGCAATCCAGTTCAGCCCGGACAGGCAGAATTCATCATTCGCGATGACGATGTGATTATCAATGGAGACGATTATGGTTGAAAAACTTGACGAACGCGTTCTACAATTCGCATTAAGGCTTGAAACCATCGACCGAATTCTGTCTGGTTGGGCACACGGAAAATACCGTGAAGGCGTTTCGCTGGAAATGCTCAATCTCAAACTCACCAAAGCCCGTGAATTATCAGAGGAAATCATCAACCAATGAGCGAATCAACCTACATTGGCACCTTCCTGATGGAACTGGACGAAACCCCATTCGAGCAATTCACGCCAGCCGATTGGGCGATGTATTTCATTCAGCGATACGGACAGTTCGACGGACCCCATCACAAGGCATGGGTTTTGGATCAGGTCGCCCGAATCTTGAAGGGAACTCCGGTCATCATCAGCCAAGCCCGATGGACCGACCACGATCCGGAATGGCGCATTTATACCGCGACCGATCCTTCCGACGAATACAAGGTCTGGCGTCGGCTGATGCTTGGTGATTGGGATGAAGACACCCAAGAATTCGAATATGGCTATGACGAAGGAATCGCCCCGTAAAAATTCGAAATAATTTGAAATTGCCTCTTGACGCGAATTCGTTTTCATTATAAGTTTTAATCATGAAAAGAAAATGAGTTCGCGGCATTCCGCCAGCGACCATCGCGCTAGGAGGCGCTTTCCCCATGCTTTCTGTTCGTGAGCAAATCATCCGCCGTCACTTCGCCGCGAAGACGCTTCGTGCGCTGAAGAAGAAAGGCATCGAAGTGATGTCCACGACGTTCATTCCGGACGCTTCCGGCGACTACACGCGCGGCGAAACCGCCTATAACATCAACGACAACGATACCGGTCGTGTGATGACTTTCCTTGAAGTTCTGGCGCTCGCACAATGAGCGCCATATCTTTTGAAGAAGCCAAGCGCCACGCGCATGATCTTTGGACCACGGCACACGTTCCAATGAATGGGAAATGGTCGTCGCCATATGGTACAATCCAAACGGTCGAACATGGCGAGTGGGAAGCAAAATTGAACAGCGGATGGACCGTCCGGTTGAGTAGCCACGGTTCGATTATCGGAGGAAGCTATGAACCGTAAGGAAATGATTGAAGCGATCTGTGAGGTTTCGTCACTCGAATTCCAAACGGAAATCGGTCACTTCATGGGAATTGACGAGCGAGAATATGACTATGATCAGGTGTCGGCTCTATTCGACGCCATGAACATGGAAGGACAGACGCGCCATGTCGTCACAATCGCCCGATCCCTGTTGATCCAATTCGGGTTCTATCGCCCGATGCCTCAAGATGAAATTGAAAACACCTATGTGTCTGGTGGTCGCGTCCCGTGGTTTTTTAAATTGAACGGAATTCGCTACACGTCCGACGAAACCGACGAAGAATGGTTTGATCCGGCATTTGATCCGGAAAACAGAAAGGAAGATTGACATGAACAAGATTTTTTCAATTGAACTGTGGCAGTACGACTATCCGGGCGACAATGCCAGACGACGGGATTGGTTTCCGTACGACAACGAACTGATACTGGTGTGTGCGACACAAGAGCAAATAGACGCTTGGTTGAATGAGCGCTTCGCCGAAATCGTCGCACACAAGATCAGCGAATATGAAGAGAAGATCGCGGATATTGAAGCCCATATCGAACGCGACATGGAGCGACTCGACGCGATCAATAGCATGAACGATGCTATGCTGGCGACGTTGGGCATCATGAAGCCCAATCCTTCGCTCATCCCCAATCAGCAAGAAGAAATCAACGTGCTTCGTCTGAGGATTGAAGCACTCGAAACGTCCAGCCTTCAGGACATCATCGACCGTGGTTTGATCGACCGTCGATGGGTTGCCGATAAGGTCGAAGTCAAAACGCTCGCTGGAATCGACACAGAAAAGTTCAAATAATTTCATTTTCCCTATTGACTGGAATCATAACTTGATCTAATTTCAAATCATAGAGAGAACGAAAGAGAGACAACGCATGTACAGCAAAGAGCAACTGTCCGAAGTCATGAAAGCCGCATGGGCGTTCTATCGCGCCCGTCGCGAAGGCTATGGCGTTCGGCAGATTGCCGCGCGTCCTGCCGAGTTCTCGTTTGCGACCGCACTCAAGACCGCGTGGCGGAAGTTCAAAACCGCCGCCGCCAACCAAGCCCGCTTCGACGCTCTTCCCGAAGATCAGAAGAAAGTTGTTGCCGCGCTGATCCAAGCCTACGAAGATGCGGTTTACCTTCCGGCTCACATGAGCATGAGTCGTCGCCGTGAAGAAATCAGCCAGAAGATTAACCAGATGTGCGGTTTCTACCTTGACGAGTTCCGTCCGAAGATGTGAAAGAGGTATTGTGATGACACCTGAACAGATTGAAATCGGTTCCGCCTACGCCAAGGGAGACAAGGTTCGCCGCGTCGTTAGCTATGGCGCGGGTCGCGAATGGGTCGTGTGGGGTGACGAACGTGAGCGCCTTCCGCTTGGCGGCTTCGTTCGAACCAAATGTACCAGCGCAAAGTCCTTCGCCAAGTGGGCAGAAAGAAAGGTAGAAAAATGATCGACAAAGACACTGAAGAGAGAATCGAGACCAAAGAGAAGTTCGTGCCGTTGCTGACTGCCGAACAGAAGCGCAAGCTCGCCGAGCAAACCCGCAAGACAGAAGAGAAGGAAGCAAAGAAGTGAAAACGAAAGTTGGAACCATCGACATGACACCGACATGGGAAGCGATCCTTCCTGCCTTGATTGTCGCCGTCGAGAACGGCACCGCTCTTGGACGGAAGATCGCGACCGAAGAGCTTCGGCGGATGGCAAAGCTTGCCGACATGTACGCTGCCGATGTGAAGGCAAAGGACATGCCATGCGACACGAAGAATTAGCCGCTAAGACCCATAGGACCAAGACCGGCGCACGCTTCTACAAAGCCTTCTATTGGCGTGGTGAGTGGTGTCGGTTGACCGGACTCTTCGGTAAGGTCAATGGCTTAACCGTCGCACAAGCGATGGGCAAGGAACAAGGCTTTACATGGACCGACGAAAATGGTGATATGCTCCGCGAGGGGACACCGATCCGCAACCTTTGGCAGGAGATTGTTCCCGGCGTGACAACCGTCCCGTGGGGGTGATTAATGTCGAGGGACTTAACCAAAGGCATCATGCTCGCGACCGCTATTACCGGTCTGACATATGGGGCCTTATATTTTATTTTTCTGATGTGACGAGGAACATATAAACGAGGGAGTTTTTATCATGAATACAGGTGTAGCACTTTTAGCCAAGATCGCCGGAAGAGACGTCCTTCTTGATGCCCTATGGCGTTGGGTCGATGACAGACAGACAGAGAAGATGGAAGAGGAAGCCTCTGTCGGCGCGGAAGATTGTGCGGCAGCACGTGTGTCAGGATATCTAACCGCGTTGGATGACGTCCTTACCAAAATCGAAGAACTTCAAACTTCCACATAAAACTTCGAATAATTTCAAATTTTCGGTTGACCATAATTTGGTTTTATTCTATCTTTTAATCAGAGATAGAAAGGAACTGAGTCATGGTCACCGAAGAGCGCTTTGAACGTTTCCTCAATTCCCGCTTCACGCGTCGTGTGAAGATTGACGAAAAGCTTGAAGCCCGTGCCGAACAGATGATCGGCGAACTGTGCCGCGACGGTTGCCCCGTCTATTACGTCATGCCCGCTGGTGGTCGTTACCGCGAAGGCGCGCGTGTCGAACTGGTCGATTTCCTGATCCGTAACAACTACGTTTGAAGGGACATTTCATCATGAACAAGCGATTGGAAATTTCCGTCGAATTCACCGACAGCATTTATTTCGTTCCCGCCCGCTACGTCCAGCGCTGGTGGAAGGGTGAGTATACCACCACACTGGAACCGGCTCCGATTGACGGTTACATGTTCCTTCAGGAACCGAACCACGATCAATGGGTGGCGATCCGAAATTCTCAAGAAAATTTGGAATAATTTCAAATTCGGTGTTGACAGGAATTCGTTTTGGTTCTATCTTTTAATCATAGAGAGAACGAAAGAGAGACGAAAATGATTTCTCCTGAACGCCACTTGAATGCCCGCGAAGCCCGCCGCCTTGCTGCCGAAGATCGTTATCTGACTCGTCTCGAAAAGCGTGAGCGCGAAGCTGAAGCCCTTGTCGGCGAACTCTGCCGCGAAGGTAAGACGATCTACTACATCAACATTAAGACCAAGACCGGCAAATTCACCGGCAAGATCAAAGAATTCACCGGTCCGACCGCTTTCGGTGAAGCGATTGTCTATCTGATCCGCAACAACTACGTTTGAGGTTTGCCGATGCTCAAGAAAGTCAACAAGTTCAACGAAAACGACAAGCTTCTGATCGCCGCTGAACTTGCGACTTTCGGCATCAAGTACCGCTTCCGCAAGTTCCCGTCTTCCTACCGTCTCGTCTTCGTCGGCGACTGGAAGACCGTTTGCGACATCCTGAACCGCAATAGCATCCTGAATGCCGGTGCCCAAGCCTACACCCAATATTCGTTCCAAGACATCGACCCGAAGCACGGTGAAGTGTTCCTTTATTATACCGCCTGATCTACCATTCAGACAAAGAAAAAGCCGGTCTTTTGAACCGGCTTTAATTTTATGTGCGGATGTCCCAATCGGGTCTACCTTGAAAGATGCCTTCACCATAGTGGTTCTCGCAATCGCTGTTATCACATGCGGTCCACCAATCCCATTCGGATGCTTCCGGGCGCTTGCTGATTAGATCGGTGTTGCATGTGTAATGACTAACCGCCGATCCGCAATCTTTACACTTGCCGTAATAGCTCCAAATTCTCTCTTTTTCGGATATCCTCATCATACCGCCATCTTGGCTTTGATTGGTGCGTGATGCTCGTATCCGTCGAGTGTAAGAAGCCCTACATCACGGTAGTCAAATCCGACTGTCAAACCACGCTTCAGGCTGAATTCGTCATCGATCATCAGTGTCGGCAAAGCCAACGGTTCGCGGTCAAGCTGTTCCTTCACCTGATCGAAGTGATTGTTGTAGATGTGGGTATCACCAAGGTTGCCGATCAGTTCCCCGACTTCAAGACCACATTCCAGCGCGATCAGATGTGTCAGGAGCGCGTAAGAGGCGATGTTGAAGGGAAGCCCCAAGAAGACGTCCACGGACCGCTGATTCCAAAGGCAGGACAGTTTGTCATTGCGAACATAGAACTGGAATCCGTAGTGGCACGGCGGCAAAGCCATTAGATCGACCGCGCCGACATTCCAAGCCGAGACCATATGACGACGGCTGAGAGGATCATTCTTGATGGTCACGATGACGTCAATGATCTGATCGATGACACCGATGTCAAATTGCTTTTCGCCGCATGGCGCTTCCCATTCCATGTGGTATTCCCACATCCGCCACTGCGAGCCGTAGACTGGACCCAACTGCTTGACGGTGTCATTGTTCTCGTAGCCGAGTGCCCGCCCTTGTGCGTTGGCGTTTGCCGTCCAAATGGTTGTCTTGTCGATCAGTTGTTCGCGTGGCTTGCCGTAAAGAAGTTCAGCCAAGCGCCGTTCGTCGGTCGATCCTTCAAGAAACCACAGCAATTCGCTCACCACGGCTTTCCAAGCGAGTTTCTTGGTGGTCACGGCAGGAAAGCCCTTGGACAGGTCGAAACGTATCTGGCGACCAAATACGGACCTTGTGCCAGTTCCGGTACGATCATCGGCATCGACGCCGTTTTCCAGCACGTCCCGGAGTAAGTTATGATATTCAATCAAAGTTTATGTCCTTTTTGTATATACGAAAAGAGGAAAGTCCCTATGCCAGTCCGCGTGCTTTCCTTCATAATTGGCGTTCAGGGCTTCCTTGTCGATAAAGGTATCACACCCATAGTCACCAAGCATGGAGGTAACATAAAGGGATTCGATTGCCTTTTCCCGGATTGCTTTGTTGTAGAGAGTAGCGCCGCCTATCAAAATAGGACGCTGGAAATACTTCTTGAACATATCCCAATCGATTTTGCTCAAGAAGATTGTATCTTTAGAGTTGGGATAATCGTAATCTTTGAGACCGCCGATGACGACGCTGAGACGATCCGGCAGCGGCTTTGGAAAGGCTTCGTCTTCATAGGTTTTGCGACCCATAATCAAGGTTCCGCCCTTGGTGAAGCGTTGAAACCATCGCATGTCGGCGGGGTCTTTCTCCCATGGTAAGGTTCCGTTCTTACCAATGCCGCCTGTTTCATCCATCGCCACGATAGCGGAAATGTTCATGATTTCCTCTCAACATATATGGTGTAAGCTTCGGAAAATCGGGATACTGCGCTTCAAGCCGGTCGATGGTCTCTTGATGACCAAGCTGAATCTTCTTCGCGGCGCTGCTATTCCTTGCCCATGGTGGTGTATAATACAGAAGCTTGCGCCGTTTGACATATTCCGCAAAGTCTTGAGATTTTCTCCAATCGTGGGTCATGCTGCTTTAACTCCCCGCCATTCTGATAATTCCAACTTAGCTGCCAAACCGGAAAAGGTGCGCCGGTCGATTTCCCACTTGACGTGTTTTGCCGACATGCCGCCCTTCAGCACCATGTCATTGACGTCCTTCTGTTTAATCTTCGGTCCCCATAGCGCGACCTTCAAGCCAAGGTCAATACATTTTTCAATCTTAGCGACGATTTCCGGTTTGCGCGGTTCATTGTCGAAAACGAAAACGGCATTCTCCGGATTGGGCAACAATCGAGGATCAAGCGCGCTGCCCGCCATGGCAATCGAATTCTTGATGAACAGACTGTCAATCGGACCTTCAAAGACATAATATGTCTCTTCCGTGTTGCATTGATCCATGCCGAAAATCTTGGCGTGGTTCTCGTCAAACATAATGGTGATGTAGCGCAAGAACGCGTCCGGAACGAAGGATCGCCCCTGAAAGCCGAACAGATTGCCCTTCTTGTCGATGAATGGCAGGATCAGCCGGGGTTCGTCCTTCTCTTCGTGCTCCATTTTGCCGGGGAGGATCGAATTGACGAACTTCTTGAACTTCGGGGCGTAATAGAGCCGGAAGTGTGTTTCGGGTGGAATTAGCCGGTTGACGACATATTGTTTCGCCGGATGGTCATGGGGAAGGCTGGATATTTTCTTGATCCGGAGCAATGGTGAACCGGCAGCGAGCGCCTTGAATTTTGGTGCTTCTGTCTTGAAAGCCGAATCGGGTAGTGCTGCCTTCTCCGGTTCCGCGCGCAAGCCGTTTTTGTCAAGGACTTTCTCGACTTGCCATTCCTGATGCAGGATCGGGTTCACTCTTTCGAGGAATTCGCCGAAGCTCTTGTTACCACAACCATTATGGCAGCAAAAATAGGCGTGGTTGTTGTGTTCAAGAATCCAACCACGCGCTTTGCTTTTGCTTTTTTGGGAATCGCCGCATAGAGGACACCTGAAGTTCGCTCTATACGGCATGTTTGATTTGATTTTGAACCGCTCAAGATTGTTCGAAAGCAGGTTCGCATATTTTAGATCGAGATAATGCATGATGCCCTATGTAGGACATCGACACTCAATATTAAAGTAGGGAAAGGATTGTAGAAATAATCCCGCCGATGACGATAGCGCCGCCGATGGTCAACCATTTCCAGCGTTGGATTTCGACCACGTCTTTCTTGAGTTCGTCAATGTCCGCCTTGACCGCGTTGACTTTGGCGTCCATGCGGTCGTTCATTTCGATTGTGGATGTATGGAATTGATTTCGCATATCTTCCCTGATTTGATTAATCTTGTCAAGGATTTCTTGTGATCTTTTATCGGCTTCTGTGCGCCGCTTGTCGGCAGCGTCCGCCAACTGATCGATCAGTCGTGTGTGAGTTTCAAGCTTGTTATCATGAACTGCGAGCAAACGGTTAATGTTTGTCGAGACATCCGAGATTTTATCAATTGCGATATCGAGCCGGGATACCAGAGTATCGAGGTTGTTGATGTCGCCGCGAAGTCCGGAGAGTTCAGCGCGCATTTGTGCATAGTCAAAATTCTGTTGGGTCATTGTTGTTCTCGTCTTCTTGTGACCATGCGGGATAGTGCTTACTTCAACAGAGACTTTTCCTTCCTCTTGAGCACTGGCGATTTCTTTGCGACGGTGTCCGGAATGTTACCCGTATTGGTGGATGGCACTGCGGACCCTTCTACTTCAACTATATAGGCTTCGAACAACTCTTCGTTGATATTGCCGTCTTCGGATACATCCTCTTTCATCAGATACATGACAGCGGCAATGGTGCCGAGCTTGGTAGAGCCGCCCGGAAGCTTGGCGATCAATTTCTTCAGGTTCAGGATAACCAAATCGAATTTACTGAAGGCTTCCCGTTCAGCCACGCGGGTGAGTTCCCTTTGCGACTTCAAAATGTTGCCTTCAGCATCAATGATGCCGAGCTTGTACGCTTCCCACTTATCGAAAGGCTTTGCCAGTCGCTTCAAGAACTGGTAAACCATGAAAAGATCAACAATCATATCTTTCGAAGCTCCGCAATGATTTCCGGGTTCATGGGAATGTCGGATGAATACAGGATTTTGTTTTCATAACAAATTTTCTTCGGCATGTAATTCAGCGCGACGATGAATGGCTTCAGTTCGGGATGCAGGTCTTCCATACGCTGAAAAAGCATAGGAGTCGCTGCTTCCCCGAAACAATTGTAGATGATGATAATATGGTTCAAGATCAACCGAGTTTTAAGCTCTTGTCCTTTCTTGAACTTATTCAACAAACGCTTTACGTAAAGAAACCTCTTTAAGTCTGCTTCAAAGTCATCTTCGGTAGTATTGAGTGTCATATCATATTGCTTTGCGGCAAACAGATAGAAGTTATCTTTAGTGAGTTCCATGGGTGTCTGTACTATACTCGCACAATGGGATTAGGCGTTGTGAAGTTCTTCTTGCGCATAATCGTCTTCAAAGTAACTTCAAATTCACCACGATTATAGTCAATGACAACCGGAATATTCAGTTCCTTCTGTACATCCTTCAGAACGACTTGAGCTTCGCGAGCGTTCTTGATGCCCTTGCCTTGGGTAAGAGCGAGCTTGCGGAAGGTGTCACGAAGTTCCTTGACCGTGATGCAAGGATTGTTGCGGTCGTCCGACATGCGCTCACCAAAGTGCTTGGTGAATTCAATGTCGATGCCGAACTTATCAAGCAGCGCGTCTGCGAACTTTTCCAGTTCCTTCAGGTCTTCCCGGCTGATGATCGCGCAAGCGCCTTCTTCAGCACGTTCCATCAGTTGAAGGTCTTCGATGAAGTAGGAACCGGCAAGGAACGAATTGACGCGCTGGAAACCTTCCTCAACCGGCGACATCGTCTCATAGAGACCTTCAGACATACCACGGTCGAACAGTTCCCGGATGATTGCCGGATCAACATTGTGTTCTTCCGCCTTGACCAGCAAGCTTTCGAGAACGGTCGCAAGCTCCGGATCACTCATGACAGATTCGATGGCATTGATCGCATCGCTATCAGAAGCCACTGCGCGCCAGATTTTGAAACGACGGTCAAGCTTTACCTTGCCTTCCTTGTCAAACATCTGATGCCAGACCTTGCGTGCCGGTGCGTTATCAGCAACAGGCGGATATGCATCACCGAGGCGCGGCGCAATGTTCGTCGGCATATTCGACGGATCAAAGCCTTCGTGCTGATTGTGCATCTTGTGAGCCTTGGAAATCTTTTGAACTTCCTGCTTGCGAAGCTGCGGAAGGATTTTCGCGGCGATGCGACCGATAGCGCCCTTACGCTGTTCAACACGCTTGTCGATCTGGATTTTCTCACCAACACCAAGGTTCTGGTAGTCGGCACCACGCGCACCAGCGACCTTCTTGCGGATTGCCTGAATAGCCTTCTTGCGAGCGCGCTTCTTCAGTTGGTCCGTGGAAGCGATCTTCTTGCGCATCCGCTCACGAGCGATCATAACCTTGCGCTTGATGCGGCGGAAAGCTTGACCGCGCTTCAGACGTTGGCTGTATGTCAGGGCCTCTCCCAATTCTTCTTCATCGTCCACGAGACCGCCAAGCAGTCGGTACATTTCAACGATGTCGTCCACGAGGAATTGTGCGCCAGCGGCAATGTTGTTGCCGAACTCTTCGATGTTGTCTGCCTTGACATAACCGAACATACGGCTGGCGATAGCGGCTTCGTCAATACCGTAAGGAACAACTTCGACTTCGTTCCAATCGGAGCGACCAATGTGATATCGTGCGTCTTCTTCGGACATGACCAGAACGACGTGGGTGTATTTGCCGCGAAGGATTTCGACCAGTTCGCCGACGTAGCCATAGGTTTCCGGCTTAACGATTTCGCCGAAAGCTTCAAAGGCAATCATCCGAGCGTCAACGGCATCAAGCCAAACGACTTCGTCTTCTTCCGAGCCTTCGCTATCGGTAGCGGGGGTCGGGACGGGAGAATCACTCTGAATGTAAACTTGGGGTTCTTCGACACCATGTTCAGCCGCGATATCGTAAAGATGGTCGATCAGTTCTTCGTGTTCGACGGTCGCGGGATTGAGTTTGAGAAATGCGACGACAGCGGTTTTGTTAAACCGGAGCAAGTCAACAGATTCAAGCGTTGGGTTGATGTCGATAATGACGCTGTTCTTCTTGCCAGCGTTCGGGGTCTTGACGTCCTTTTCGTCGGACGCTTTCGGTTCTTTAGCCATTTTATCTCCTATGGGATTGCCGAAGCCGTTAAGCCATATGGAGATATTTAGTAGAAAAGAAAAAGCCGCTCTAAAGCGAACGGCTCTTGATGATTTTGTATGCGCGTTTCAGCGTTTTTAGATCGTTGTCGTGAGCGCTTGTCCATCCATCGGACTTGTCTTTCTCGACAACGTCAATCGCCCATTCCAGACCCTTGGCGACGTCGCTCATCAAGTCTTTCTGGACTTCTGTCTTGAACCATTTAAAAAGCATTATAATCCTCAAATGCTTGAACAAGTTTGGTTAGATCGGCGGTATAGAAACCGGCGGCATTGATACAGTTGGTTTCGAGGATGCTCAATCCGTCTTCGGTGCGGCAGACATCCAGAACATAGGCATCTGCATAGTTCGGGTTTAGTGCGATCATGCGAGTGGCGAAATCGAGTGCGTCCGAGTCAATCTCCGGTCGATAGATCACCTTTCTTCCCATACGGTATAGAGAATACGTAATGATTTGATCTTTGATCACCCAAATGCGCCATTCCTTCTGAATGGACGTTGGCAGCGACAAGATCATGATCGTATCCGGCGACAGCGAACCACCAATTAATTCATCCGGCGACAACGCACAAACCTTGACACACATGTCGCGGATTTCTTCTGGCGTCATCACCGTTCCGGCGATTTCCTTGCTATCCTGAAGCGGTCGAATGAAATAACATTCGGAAGGCAAAGACACTTGAGAAGCGAGTTGTTGGACGGTCCATATCCGCGAACAGGCGGGACCATTCAACAGATGCGGTTCCCACGGCTTTTCGTGATAGAACGGGCGAAGCTCGAAAACTCCCGGATACAGGTGATGCTTCCGGGCATAGTGGCGAAGGCTGTACGATCCGAACATCAGGACGGCATCCGGATCGATAATCAGCGGCGCGGGGTCCAGTTCTCCAACGAAAGGGACAACCTTGTGCATCGAATATTCCAGACCAACCCGCTCAAGAATTTCTGCGAGGCGAGCCGTGTCTTCGTAGTCCTGAAGAATCCATTGCATCAGTTCAGCTTCAATCCTTTGTCGCGCTTCGTCTTGAAAGCGTCGGCGGTGTAATCGGAAATGATGATCTTGTAATCGTCAAGGTTGATCTTCGGATATCCCGCAACCGACATCCACATACCGCCCCAAAGCGTGCCGAGTTCGGTTTTGTAGACGCGCACCTTGTCGATCAGCATCGTCTGTTCTGATGCGAAATCGCGGCGACCGGATTCGATCAGGTCTTGGATGCGGGTGTAGAGCTTCGGGTCGATCTGCCCCGGATATGCTTCGGTGACCGACTTGAACAGAAGGTTCTTGTCGTTGCCGTAGCGACCGGACATTGCCGATTCGATGACTTCCTTCAGGTCTTCCTTCGCCATTTCCGGGACTTGCGCGGCTTCCATGACAGAGTTGGACAGTTGCGACAGCTTGTTCTGATTCTGTTCGTACTGTGCGGTAATGCCGTTTTCGAGGCGGTTGCCCTTGTTGTAGGCGCTGGAATAGCTCAAGAAACCGACAGCGGCGATACCACCAACGATGACGAGTGCGGCAATGGTCTTAGCGGGCATAGGAGTAATTTTCCTTTCGAGAAATAATGACAGTTACAAAAAGAGCAATGGCATTGGCAATGACCGCCAAGAAGATCAGCCAAAGAGGCGTTCGCAGTTCTTCCTTGAGAAATTCGAATTCTTCCATGGACCGGCGTTCATAGTTCTTCATGCCGATGTTTTCGATATACGAGATTACATTATTCAAATCAAGCGGTTTGTCACGGTCGCCAAGAATTTTATCTCTTAGCTCAACATCAAAAATTGATGCCTTTGACCACGACAGGACTTCCGCCCAATAGATGGAATTGTCCTTGATACCGAGGAACACAACCGCGTCGTTCTTCTTGAAGCCTTTCCATGCGCGCCGGACCGCGTGAGCATATTCGGCGTTCTGAATTTTCGAAGCATCGACCACGACAATGACCGCGTTCATCTGTCGTTTCGGACCAAGCTGCTTCAGCGCTTCCGAGAGGCGACGATTGTATTTTTCAATGTCCGGGATCGTGACACCAATCGTGACGATCCGGTCAACCTTGAAGAAGTCGTAAATCTCAATCGGGTATTCAGGAATTAATTCCTTGTACTTTTCTTCAAGATTGCCGTCGTCATGGAAGATCGAATCGGAGGCAGCGCGAACCCAATTGCTGTAGCGGTTCTTGATCGAAGCCGGATCGCCGATCTTCACGGACTGGAAACGTGGCGGCGCTTGGGTGCCTTGTGCGTCGATGCGCGGGACTTCCCATGACGACTTCTTCAGGTTTTCGGCATAGATGAAATAGCGCCGTTCCCAATCAAACTTGTATTTGTATTCGGTATGATAATTCGAGACACACCGACGATCCTTGCCGGAACCGGTACAGGTTTGACCGTCATAGACTTCGCGCGTTCTATACTCGGTACAGAACCCATCCTGAAAGCGCTGCCATCCATACGGGCACTGTTGGGTGGTCGCGCGTTTGTCGGAAATCTCACCATTCCAGAGTTCGACGTCACTTGCTGAGAAATCGAAAATCGACAGGAACAGAACGAACAAGGTTGCCGCGAACATGCCGAGCATGCCCATACCGTAAAAGTGTGGGTTCATCTTGCTTGTCAGTTTGATGACAGAGAGGATGACGGCGGCAATCAGAAAGACCACCCAAATAGCATTCATGATATATTAGCCTTTCTTGAGGGCGGCAACGACGTCTTGTGCCCATGAATGCAGAACATCCTTGTCCATGGTCGGACGGTACTCATTGATCAATGGTTGAAGGTCTTCGATGAACACGATGTCGCCTTCCGGATGTTCCTCATAGGTGACGCCATATCCGTCCGACACATAGAAGCCGTTTTCCAGATAGGTGACTCCATAGCCTTCGGCGATGTAGCGCTTCATTCAATCTTTCCTTCCACGATCTTTCGAAGCTTTTCGATTTCTTTGAGGGCGGTTTGATAGTTCATGTCCTGATCGAAATTCCAGTAGCCGTTGTGCTTGTCGTGCATCAATGCGTGATAGCTGCGGGCAATCGCCTCAAACGAATGGAGCAATTGTGCTACCGGATCGATGAAATAATCATGTTCTTTCGAAACCAGTTCGCCGTTCTGAAACGCATGAGACAGCGCCTTGTAATACGCTTCCTTGTCTGTCTCTTTGTTCGTCATGAAAGCGACCAAGCGGAGTTGGTTCAATTCATCTGTCAAGGATTTCATGATATATTAGCCTTCCCTAAATCTTGCTTGTCATCGTCCTGCTACCGAGCGGAATGATTCCAAGTCGTGTGTTCGGTATTCCTGAATCGTTACGGTCGCCCTTATATACTGCCGACAAGACAGGTTCAAATGAATATTTCAATTCGTCACCATTTTCGTGTAGGCGATAGGCGCATATTTTTGAATTTTCAATCTTCACGTCGCCTTGACAGACCAGCGTCACGTTCTGTGGACCGTAATCCCCGGAACCGTAGGCGTTGCCGTAGGCACTCATCATCTTCAGTTCGGGACTTTTGATCCGTCGAAACAGTGACGTTTTGTTCGGCAAGCCTTCCGGATATTTTGATTTTACGTCTTCGATGAAGGATTGGACTTCCTCATGCGCGTGGACTTCCGGTTCCCGGCGTTGTGACATGCCGCCCCACTGTTGGAAGTGAGTGGCGTCTGTGCCGTGCTTGTGTGATGTCCACAAACAGTCATCACCATTTTCTGTAATGAAATGAAAATCTGCCTTGGGTGTTCCCGGTGTCGAGACGCAATCCACCACGGTATAGGTGACGTCGCTGAACTGGATATCGACCGCACCAAGCGACTTGATCCGTTCCGACAGCTTTTCGATTTGGGTGTTTTCGCGGGCGAGATTACAATCGCCGCCGCCGAACTCTTCGTTCTTGGCGATATTCGAGAAACGGTATTGTTTGCCGTCGCACTCGAATGTTACTTTGAAATTTTGATCTTGAATGGAATTATAAACAGATTCATCAAATGTAAAGGTGACGCGGGAACCATCCATTAGTTGAAATGGTTCGCCGCTTTGGTATTTTCGCAGAAATAATTCCATTCGTGCTTCCGATTTAAGAAGCTCGTATGGATAGAGGGCTTTCAAGGTTCTATTGCGTTCCTGATCTTTTCTTTGAGTTTGTTGATTTGAGACATCGCTGTTGACTTGGCGGAAGACGAATTCTTCATCGGACTGATGCTCGCCACTTGCGAATGGATGCTCGACACTGCCGTGAGGATTTCATTAACAAGGACGGGTCCAAAGTCTTCGGTTGTGATTGGTTCAACCTTCGCCTTGACCAAGGTGCGGACGAACTTCCGGATCACGGCTTCGTGCGTTTGAGCTTCCTTCAGTGTTTTGAAGACATACACGCGACCGGTGTCCTTGATCCAAGGATACATCGTTTCGTCCATGGTGGAGAATATGTAGCCGGAACTGGAACCGGTTGCTTCCGCGTAGCGAATATTCGAATGATTCGAGTTCTTCAGCTTGCCCGGATAGGACGCCATGAGCTTGTTGAATTCCGATGCCGCCGCGCCGGACGCGTTCAGCTTGTACGGACCAGCCGAACCATAACCGACAGAGCCAAGCGAGAATGACGACTGAATATAGTCTGATCCGGTATCCGCCAATTCGCCGACGATCTTGAATTCAACCGGCGTCCGGATTGTCTCCGGGTCGGACATGACCTTGGTGGCGTTCTGGTATTCCAGCAATTGCTTTTTGATTTGATATTCTCGGTCGATGTTGACCGGATCAGAACTGTCATACATTGCGTTCAGTTCAGCCGACAATTCCTTGAAATGCGCCAGCGAGCCAACCTGATTGCCATCAGCATCGGCGAAACCGATATGCTTTGGTGGCGTCGTGGTGACACGCTGAATGCCTTCAACCATATCGATCCTGAATTGTGCGCCATTGTAATTGGTGACCGTGAAACGTTCGGTAATGCCGGGGATTTCATATGTTCCGGGAGGAAATGCGGCAAGGAATCCGCCATCAATAGCGACGGCTTCGAATGAGTTTAGATGTTCAAATACTTTCATAAACTATTATATTATCCTTTGCTTATGGAATGGGTCTGCCGTGTTCGAAACCGGCTGCTTCAAGCTCCGGGAATGTGATGCCCTTGATCCTCTCTTCCGGGATTTTGGCGATCACCACGGCATTGGTCCAGTGTGAGTCGGTGTGCGGCATTGCCGTGCCCAACTGAAGATACTGGTAGATGAAGAAGTGCGGATAGTCGTTCTTGTCGAAGTTTTGCGGATCAGGCGGAACCTTCATTCCAGCCTGTTTCGCCATAGGTACGAGCATTTCAACGAATGCGATCATGTTATTCCTTTAAACTATGGAGTGATGCCGCCCGGAAGAGTAATCCAGACGGTCACACAAGGGATCAGATTGAGGCAGAGACGCTTGTTGTGGGGCGACCAATGCGCACCAATCCACAAGCTTCCGAGACGGAAAAGGACGCCAGCCTTCATGCGCCGACACTTTCTTGACAGAATTTCAGCGCTTCGTCAAGCGTCTTACAATCGAAAACGATCTTTGGACGAATGCCCGCCTTGACGTCGGCATCAGAGACCGTTTCGGCATCGCGAACGACATAGGTACAGTCGAGTTCGACATAACCGTAGCCGTCCGCCGCGCGACTGTCCTTGACGTAGCGAGACTTGCGGATGCTACACACCTGAAACCGAGAACGCGTTCCCGGAACAATCGCGCATTCCAATTCCGTGCCGTTCTTCTCATAGGAAGGTGAGCGGGAAGGTGTAACGGTTCGCCAGTTCAGCATGAAGGACTCCTTTCGAGTCAGATTGAAGGTCGATGTGTGCTCAAGTTTACGCGAACATAATTGCCGTTGATGATGTGTGTGACCTTCATGACGCGATACAAACATCCATTCGGAAGTTCGACACCTTCGCCAACACGAGGAACACATGACAATCGGGTGGTGTAGCATCCGTTGTCGTGTGTGAAATAAACTTCAGTTTCCATTTATCAAAACCTTTTAAGCGCCGAAGAACGACAGAGCGGAAACAAGAGCACGCAACTTGGCTTCGGTTTCGACGCAAGCAACACGGACGGCAGCGAATTCAAGAAGGAGCACGGTTCTCATTTCGAAACACTCTTCGTTTCTCTCTATAATTTAAAACTATAGGAAATTCGAAGAGTGGTCAAGTGGAATATTTGGAATTATTTCGACATCGCCCAGCCGGTCAATATGCCGTCGATGTAATCTTGCGAGACGAAATATTCGTTGATCCTGAAACGATAGTCGCCCGTGTCGAAATCGACTTGACAGGACGCGACGTGTTCGCCGTAGCTATATTCGGCATATCCGTCTTCTTCACCATTGGCGTATGTGAGAAGGTTGTGGGATGTAAGACCGGCTTTGTACTTCATGTTGTAATCCTTTCGTCAAATTTTCTTCATCAGATAATCGATGAACTTCGAGTCGGTAATCGGTTCAAAACCAAACCCTGCGACATAGTGCCATTCGTTAGTATCCGGTGTGTAGACAACGTCACCCTTGCTCATGGAGCGCGGGAAGTCCGTGTGACACGTCGTCATCATGTCGAACCGCCATTCGCTGTTCATCCGGTCGTACAGTTCGTCCTTGTCGTCGCAATCCTTGACGAGCGCTGCCATTTCAAACGTGTCGTGCTTGATCGCCCCTTCGTACTTCGGTTCCCGTTCGCCGCGCGGCTCACTGTCGAGATAGGCGATGCCAGCTTCAGAACCGGACCAGCACCCAACCGCGTGGAGTTGGTCGATCTGCGCGTCACTCATGCGGCGATAGAAAACAATAAAAGCGGACATTGTCGAAACCTTTCTTAGGCGACACGGTACATGTCAGAAGCTTCTTGGAACGACTTCGCTTTGCGACGAAGCTTGGCGTAGAGAAGCGCGTCTTTCTTGGTGGAGAAGTTCTGAATTTCAGCGCCGGGACCGGCAACTTGCCAACGCAACGGAGCATCATGCCAGTCGCCATCATGGATTTCGCGTGCGAGCTTCGAAACAACGATCTTGGTCATTTGGAGAACCTTTCTCTCTTGTGTCTCTCTATAATTCAAACTTAAAGACAAACCCGATTCCAGTCAAGCGGTAATTTGAAATAATTTCAAATTTCAGAACGGGATTTCGTCGTCGCCGTAGTCCTTCGCGAGGGTCTGGCGATAGGCTTCTTCGCGTTCCTTCCGGTAGGTGGCGACTTCAGCGCGGGCTTGTTCGGTCGCGCCGCCGAGTTCGACGCCGTCATACAATTCCCATTCATCGGAGTTCAGGCACTTGATGGCTTCTTCAAGCGTGTCGAACGAGTTGGCGACGTACTTGCGGGTGGTTCCGCGATCTTCATCGACACTCATCACGAGAACTTGGAACGGCTTGTCGAGGCTGATCGACGGCTTGTCGAAGAAGAGTTCTTGAAGCGAACAGCCGGTGACGCTCACTTTGGCAACACCGTCGAAGCTCACGGCATAGGAAGAGCCGAAGTCTGGCGTTTCGCCGACGTAGTAGACAGCGAACTTGCGGGCGGCTTTGACGGTCTTGTATGACTTGGCTTTGTAGAAGCCGTCGATGGTGGAAACGGAAACAGTGATCTTGGTCATCTGAAGGTCTTTCTTCGTTTCTCTCTATAATTAGAAATTAGACGAGATTCGGAGAAAGGTCAACAGGGAATTTGAAATTAAACGAAATTATTTCAGGTCGAATGTCTCGGTTGCCATACCGCCGCGACCATTGGGTGTCCAGTACCAGCAGTGTTTGCCGCTCCGGGTGATGAACGCTTCTACGTCGTCATGGCGCATGTAGCTAATCGTATGCGACGTTTTGCGCTGGCGAGGAAGCGAGAACCCTTGTTCGGATAGCAGCTTGTGCCCGATCACGAACGGGTGGTCTTCGATGTCCTTCAGATATTCGTCCTTGACGATCTTGCGTGGTGGTCCATTACCGAATCCAGTCTTCAGGCACGAGGATGCCTGAAGATAGGTGTCCATGTGAATGTTCTTCGGCAGGTTGCCGGTGATGTGGGCATAAGCCAATGCGGTCTTCAGACTGTTCCTCATATCAGTAAATTCCTTTCTTCAGGCTGATTCTGATTGGCTTGTCGGTTTCGACGCGGTCGGCTTTGTTCCGCTCACATTTCGCGACAAAGTCTTTGCCTTCTTCGACCCAACGGTCAAGCGACATTTGGTTGAGGTAGCAGCAGTACACGGAATGCGTCTCGTAGAATTTGGCGGGAACATCGTCATAGACGAAGTACCAGTAGCCGTCGCCACGGGCAAGATCGAGCTTGTCGCACTTGATTTTCGACAGGACTTGCTTTGCGGTCTTCGCGTACATGTCAATATCCCTTCTGGACCTTTTCCCGCTTCCATACATTCCATGCAAATTGCGGCTTCTTGAAAGAGCCGAACTTGTACCGCGTGTACTTGGCATCAAAGCCTTGTGCCTTCAGTTCTTCGACGGCGGCTTCGGCTTCGGCTTCGTTCTTGGGCGCGGGAAACAGGAAGACTCTTTCGAAAGGGTTCTTCGGCATGTTGGCGACAACTCTGTTCGGCTTGGACATTTCGAAGAACCTTTCTTTTCTCTCTATGTTTAGAGAATAGGAAAATTCCCCGCTGGTGTCAACGGGGAATTCGAAATTATTTGAAATTTTCAATCATCGTAATCGTCAAAGGCGTCGTGTCGTTCTTCCCGCTTGTACTTGCCGATGATCGTTTTTTCGCCAAGATATTGTGTGCGTTCGTACCAGCCGACTTTGAGATATTCCTCATACTGTTCATCAGTCAGACGCAAGCCGAGATTGAGCGTGTCGCCATTACCGGGGACATAATAGATCGGATCGCGGTCGGAATAATAATCCCGTTCCGGAATGATCAACACATCGGGATTGTCCTTCTCATTCTGAACGATATCCCGGATGCGGTAATAGCGGTCGAGATACGAGTCACGGATCATACGGTTGATGTATTTGCCGTTGATATCGCAGAACGTGTAATCCGCATAGCAATAGCCGATCACTTCGACATCGTCCGGCAGTTCTTGCCCGAATTCGAGGTTCGGCGGCGGGTACTTGTCGTCATACCAGTCGTGTTTGCCTTCCCGGATCGAGTCGATTTGCGAACGGGACATCGGCAGGAAATTTGCCTTGTATTTGTCTTTCGACTTCTGGTGATGTGGCATGATGAATTCATAATGCTTGATGTCGTCGGGAGACTTCACCTTCTTGTATTCGTCCGCCTTCATCACATGGGTGTAGATTTCGTCCTGCCCGACATTGCGCCAGTAGACGAGCACGAATTCATCCGTTCCCGGAATGGCGACAGAGACCGCTTCGACGTTGATGACGATGGTCTTGGTAAGCTTCTTGACGTCGGTCATTGGTCGTCCTTTCAGAGAGTGTGCATGACGATGTGGGCGTTCATCGCATCGGATCGGCAATGATAGGCATCCGGGAGATTTTCCTTCAGCCATTCTGCGATCATGTCATAATCGACAAGAACACTGGTGGCATGCCAGAACATAATCAGCTTTTCCTTGACCTTGACGAACATGACCGAAATGCAAATCGGTCGGTCCATCAACTGCCCGACAGTGACCAGAAAGCCATGTTCCTGTTTCCACGAATAGCCGTGCTTCTCATGCCACGTTTGCCAGATGTACATTTCTTCGTTGCTGTTCGCTTCGATCATCCCGTGGACATCGGCAAGCATTTCTTCCAATGAACGCATTCTCACTTTCCTTCTTTTTCGTCAGCGACGGTCTGTGCCGCACCCATGATCACTTGGAACGGAACCTTCTTACCAGCGAGGAACCAATCGATCCGAACCCAAGTGGTTCCGTGGAAGTTCCGGCAGTAGACCGGATTGATCGAAACCGGAAGCTTCATGTCTTCGGCGGTAGGGACTTCCTTGTTGAATTCTTCGATGATCCGCTTCGACCAGTCGAAGGTTTCTTTCCGGTCCTTCAGCCACTCTTCGAAGCTCTTCAGGACACGGTCCTTGATGGCTTCTTCAGCACCGGCTTCTTTTCTTTCGAATTTGACGACTTCGACTGCCTTGACTTCAAGGCGAAGGGCGAAAAGGTCTTCGATGGTGGTGAAGGTTTCAGCGAGCGCTTCGGTGCCGACGACGGCTTCGACAGCGGCTCTATGCTTAGCGCGGTAGTTGTGAAGGTCGAAGGGGAAGCCGTAGTAGGCTTGGTTGGCGTGGTCGAAGCGACTGCCTTTTTTTGCGTAGGTTTCGCAACCGGTGTTGTTGTCGATGACAGCGCGACCGGCGTCACGCTCTTCACGCATCACGGCAAGCAAGGCGTCTTTGACGAGACGTTCAAGAACGTCGAATGCGCGTGCAAGGTCTTCGTTGGCTTCTTTGATCTTCGCTTTGATTGCCGAACCGGCATTGACGATGGCAACGGCTTTGGCGGTGTAATCACGAGCACTCATTGAAGAACCTTTCTTCGTTTCTCTCTATGATTTGAAGATAGAGTAGATTCGAAGAAAGGTCAACAGGGAATTTGGAATTATTTCGAATTTTTGATCAGGGTGACGATCAGACTTTCGCCATTCTCGTGATGGTCGATATGAACCTCATCCACACCAAGAGCATCGCGCATGAATTCCTCAAGATCGGCAACCGAAACCATTCCCTTACGACAATGGTTTCGGTTGCGCTGATATGCGTGTACATGTCCTTCATTCGGTGATCCCTTTCAATGACTCGTGAAGCTGCCGAAGCCATTCATTACGAGCGGCAACCCGTTCAACTTCTTCGTTGCGATAACGCGTGTAGCGCTTGATGTCGTCCTGAAGGTCTTCGATTTCGTAGGCAAGCCATCGTTCGGCTGTCCAGACGGTCGGCACATCGTCTGAAGGATCGCGGTGGCAATCAAATTCGATAGAACTGTTCAACTGTTGAAGCATGAATTCTTTGATTCCTTCCGGAGCACCTTGCCAAGCTTCGACCTTGGCAATCATGTCTTTGTAACGCTTCTTGGTCCGCTTGTAGGTATCGACACGCTTGTTGTGATATTCGAGCGCGTCGGCATTTGCCTTTGCGACAAGGGCTTCAATCGTTTCCGGTGTCGCTTCCCGGAGCATTTCGATACGTTCGGCGGCGTCGATGATTCTTTCGTTATAATGCTCAACATCGGGTTCGAACTGTTCCGGAACGGGAGCATCAGCCGGATCGTCGCGCATGCAGATCAGCGCGCCCATACCACGGGCACATGAAAGGACAAAGTCGCGAAGGCTGGTGATTTCACCTTCAGCGACGGCATGTGTATAACCAGTAGGCATTGATTACTTTCTTTCTAATTTGACGTAGGTTTCGAGGGTTTGAATGTAGCGGACGACTTCTTCCAAGGCGTATACGTCGCGAGCGCGTTCGAATTCCTTGTAGGGAACTTTGGGGTCGAGGGTCCGGATCAGTTCGGAGACTTCAAAGGGTCGTTTCATAGAGCAACAAACCAAGTCAATGCGAGGATAAAGACAACGATGACACCAAGCACGATACCCATATTCGGAGTGCCGTTGTCATCTACCTTGATTTCGGGACCGAGCTTTGCTGCTTGTCTCTTCTTCAAATCTTCGCGGTATTCTTCAAGCTGAACCCTAAGCTTCGCAAGCGAGTTTTCGAAATTTTCCTTGTCGTGCTTGAGTCTGTCGATTGCGCCCGGAATGATACGCGGGTCCAGTCCGTCAATCTCTTTTGACTGAGACGTGTTGATCAGAATTCGACCATCTGCGGACTTTTCGATCAAGCGGCGGTAGCGTTCGACGGTGTCGATCATATCGAGGTCGAACCTGTATGCGCCTCTGTACATACCGAACCGATGATACATCCAATCCCTGCCCCACGTTTCGCGCTCAATTTCGTTACATTGTTTATGCAAATCATAACATTGCGAAAGTAGTTCGTTGTACTCTTCCGAGTATTGATCCCAAGTTATTGTGAATATGTCGAGGGTGTTAACCAGTTCATTGATGTCCATCCAAACCTGTGGTTCGGTCGATACTTTAGCAGTCACTTATCAAGCATCCTTTCCAGATGTTGTTGATCTTCATTCCATAGTTGCCGAGCACGTTTCTTGGCGGCATTCAGTATCAATTCGATTTCGTCGGTGCTGTATGGATAGTTTTCACCACCAACACTGAGACTGGACAAACCACCACCAGCGCGCGGCGAATGCCACTCGATAGATACCCATCCAAACGGCGATTCGACAGCAAGGGTGCTGATACCGTAGTTCGACAAATCTCTTCCGACGATCTTGTTGTTTGCGAAAGCGTCCATCAGAGCAAGCGTGACCTTGGAAGCTTCGCTAACCGGCGCGGGTTCGGGTTCCCCACCCAATAGATCATCAAACCATTTGAAAAAAGACATTATTCAATTCTCCAATCTATCAAAAAGAAAAGGCGGAAGTCAATCCGCCCAATTCCAATTTTTGAACTTACTTGACTTCGTCCGGAGCAACAGTCCGATCATAGGACAAGCTCTTTGCGGCGTTGGCGTTCAGGAGATTAAAGAACGTCTGAACTTCGCTGTTCGAACCAACCGGAGCACCATCGGCACTTCCGCCAAAGACGATCTGCGGAACATTGCGGCGAGCAAAGGCGTCTGCCCAAACCTTCTGAATTTCAATTTCAGCATTGATCTTCGTCTGAAGGGCGTTGTCAGCTTCGATGGCAAGCTGGCGTTCCTTGGCGTCGGCTTCAGCCTTGACAATCTGTGCCTTGGCATTGATTTCCGCCGTCTGGAAACTGATTTCAGCGGTCTTCTTGACGATAGCTGCTTCTTCCGTCTGTTGCTGCGCTTTGATCAGGGTAAGCTTCTTGGTGGTTTCGGCGTCGGTCGTTGCCTTAATCTGTGCCTTGCGAGCCTTGCCTTGTTCTTCGGCAATATCACGTTCAGCTTCGGCAATCTTCAGGAGACGCTGTTCTTCCTGTTCAAGGCGCTGATCACGAGCGATCACACGGCGACCAAGAGCTTCCTTACGCTTCACAACCTGCTTTTCGTATGCTTCATCAGCGTCGAGGTTTTCAATGATCGCGGTCGAAACAACGATACCGTACTTGGCATAATCGGGAAGGTTCGGGCGAATGTCCTTGCCGTTCTTGTCTGCCTTCTTGGTAAGAATGGTGATGTTCACGACAGAAGAGGTTTCCGCCTTATCCTGAACTGCTTCGCCTTCGGCAGGAGCGACACGCTTCTGGATTTCCGATTCGTCGGTGATCTTTTCGGTTGCTGCCGGACCATAGGTGATGGTGTCGCGGTATTCGTTCTTGAAGGCGTCACGCTGTCCACCAGAATAGTATTCTTCCATGGTGAAGAGGTTTGCCGTGGTATCAAGCGAAGCCTTGACCGAAGGGACCAGAGTCGATGCGATCAGGTTTTCCGGAGTGCGAAGGTCGCGGGCAAGCTTCAGGAACTTTTCTTCATTCTGAGGAATACCGAAGCGAGTGCTTTGGGTGATGTCGCCCGCCCAATTGTCGGCAAGCTTTACCCGATACGGAACATCAAGGCGGGTCGAAATGCTGTCCTGCTTGACGTCTTGCGGATTGGCGACGTTACCAATCGTGAAGTAATGGGGCCACAGTGTCGTATTACCCCAACCGGAAAAGTACCAGCCGATATCGCACTTCGACGTTTCCATACCGAACAGCGTCCGAATGTGGGCGCAATAACCCGCGTCGTTGTAGGAGACCGAACCGGACAGACCGACAACGGAACCAAACAGGAAAAGGGCGAGGGCAATTGCCTTGCGCGGCAGTGCTGCCGGAAGTGTGATTGCGAGCATGATTGCGGCAAATGCGATTACAATGCCGATTATAATGGAGAACAATTCAGTTTCCTTTCAAATTATTATTCGTGTGAGTATTCATCGATTTCCAGTTCACCGTCCGGTCCGAAATAGGAGACGCGGACATGATCGCCGTAGATCATTTTCATGTAGTCATCGTCAATCCAGTTGAGCACGGATTCGATTGCTTCGAAGTCGGCAACGGCAGCGCGAAGCTTCTCTTCGTTCTCTTCGATCCACTGAAGCCTTTCGATCAGTTCTTCCTTGCTCCAATAGGTCGGTTCCCAATGTCCGAAGAGTTCGGGCTTGTTGTAGTGGTGATGACCATAACGATTGATGAAATCGTCATAATAGCGCTGATAGGTGCCGCGCGGGTCTTTCTCGTATTCCGTCCACTTCCGAAGATGTTCTTCATAGTCTTCACGATTACCGAAGATACGCGATTCGTCTTCGCGGTCGTCATAGCCTTCTTCAGTGAAAGCAATGTTGATTTCATTCACACCAAACTCGCACTCTTCGCCGTCATTGAAATATGGCGTGTACTGTGTCCAGTGAATGGCGTAAACGTGTTCGCCGTGCTTCTCAAAAAATTCCTTGAAGATCGAAGTAATGATCGCTTGCGATTCGCGCTTGGCGGCTTCCTGTGCATCTTTGATGCGGGCTTGGAGTTCGGAATACTTCGCTTGGAATTCCGTAATAATCTTGTTCGTCATATATCCCTTCTCTTGTTAGTCGCCGTATTCAACACCCATGACCTGAAGTCGTTTCTTCATGCCATGACCGCGCATCCAATCCTCCACCGGAATTCCGTCAAGCCATTGGTCGAGCGTCGGGATGAAACCACAATCTTCCATGACATGGTCTTCGGCGATATTGCGAACGTCAACCTTCTTGCCATCAGAATTGATGATGACATGACCGAAGACTTGTTCGGCAATGTAGATGCCAAATGTGTTGTGAAGGATCGCACGGTGACGGGTGTCTGCCCATGCGGCTTTGGTGGAGTCAAACCAGTCGTGAATTTTGATGTAGTCTTCAACAATCCCGCCGTAACGCTTAACGCTATTTTGGGCATGTATCCTTGGTTTCAATGTTCGTTCTCTTTAAATCATCAGTTTCATATTGGCAAGCATTATTTTTAAAAATTCAAGTGAGTATAGCGCCAAGTCCAGATGGCATGTTTCAAACCATCATTCGACAAGTGCCCATGCCGGTTCTTGACAATGGTAATGTCCAGACCATCGGTCATCACTGCCGCATCAGACAGCAACACCAATTCATAGGCATAGGGAACCTTATGGAGCGCTTCCTTGATTTGGCTGTTGCGTGGTGCCGGGAAAGCAATGATCAAATCCTTACAGTGTTCCAGCGCGAATTGACGCAACTCCAACATCACTTCCCGGAGCTTGTGCTCACGACGCATTTCCGGATCATGAACGTACTTGGCAAATTCATCTGTGTGATGAAGATCAATATTCCACTGTTTCGGTTCCCGAGTCATTTGTTTGCCGCTCTTGCCTTCTTCTTGGTCTTCAGGACGCGGACTCGGAAGCTAACGATTGTTCCGTATCGATCTTTGAAGACTTGGACTTTTGTTGCTGTTTCCATAGGTTCCGGATTTCCTCAATATGGACCGGCGTGTAATCGATCTTCTCAACCGAGAGATTGACATACGGTCCGTCTGGTGAATCATTCTGGTGGATGTGTCCGTGGACATTCAGAACCGGTTCATCGGTGTCCACCGGTCGAAGGAGCGATGACGGATGAAGCGGCACATGAGACAGCACGAATCCAAAGTCACGGAATATCCGCCACATATAGACCTTGCTGAACATACCGGACGGCGCGAGCCATTTGATGTCGTCATGATTGCCGACACACAACCGCTTCCTGCCATTCAGCTTATTGAAGAATGGAATAAAGCCTTCCTTCGGACCCATGACGACGTCGCCAAGGTGATAGACAATGTCTCCCGGCATGACAACCGAGTTCCATTTTTCGAGCATGAATTCATCCATTTCATCGACGGTCGCAAAACCGGGACGAATCAGAGAACCATCTTTGCTATGGGTGAATGTCAGGATGTTGGCGTGACGAAAATGTGTGTCACTGATAGCCCAAATATTACGTGCCATTAATCTTTCTTGTAAATCATAAGATGCGGAGAAGCAATAGCCGAAAGTTCGGAAAAATCGGCGTCGTTTTGAACAATCGTGGTGATCGTTTTGGTTTTGGAATTCACGACTGCCTTGAATTCCCTGATGGCACCATGGCAAAGCTGAAAGGCGCTGCCGTAGCGAGCGTTGATGTAAAGTACCTTGTCTCCGATGTTCAACAGCTTGCCGTCAACGTCGTACTGATCCGGGTTCTCCAAAGCGGCTTGTTTGGCGGCTTTCGAATCGAACAGTTCGTAGACGGTCGGTCCTTTGTAGTTCGGCAGGAAAATGACGTCCCTGCTTGGCAGCGTCAATTGAACCTTGTTCTTGCGCTTATCCCACGTCGCCACAACGAAAAAGTAGTCGTTCTCCAAACTGTACGACCTGTCATAGAATGAACTACTGGATCGGATTGCTGCCTTGTTGACCTTCTCATATCGCGGTTTGATTTTGGCGATTGATCCTTTGCGGTCGCCATCGACAAACTTGATGTACAAAGTCCCGTTTAGCATCTGATCCAACAGAGCGTTGTGTGCCTCAATATAGGCGAGGGCGCGCGGATCGTCCTTTTCGGTAAAGTAATAGACGTGCTCATGTCTGTATTCATCAGGAAATGTGATCATGCGGCTTTATCCAGTTCGGCGTATTCGCGGGAAAATCGGAAGTATTCGAAAATTTGTTGAATGTTGAAAATTTCAGTCGGGAAGAAATCTCCCCGGAATGAATCGTAGAACTTGAGCCGGTCGAATCCTTCGTCAATGGTCGGGATTTCGAAGGTGCCGATCATGTTGGTGATGACATGCCACGGAATCGTTTTACCCGGACGCGAGTCCAGACGGTGTTTCAATGTCTCGACGTCCTGAAGGGTAAGAGGCGGCAGGAAGACCGCGCCAATCTTCACATAGTTGTCACCGAAGCTTTCGAGCGAGCGAATGCGTTTGGCGGACGACAGGTTCGTCTGATCCCAAACGACATTGTCCTTGCCGTCGTTGATTGCCCAATCAAGCTTTTGGTTGGCGATGCGATTTGCTTCCTTGTATGCGTCCTTGAACACATCGGAATAGGTCTTGCCTTCGCGCTTGGCGATAGCTTCGATTTCGTCATCCGTCGAATAGCGATGATGATCGACAGTGGCATAGTTGCGTTCGCAAAAAGTGGACTTCCCGGAAGCAGGAAGTCCAATCAGAAAAGTAACAAAGGGATTATTCAAATCAGAACCTCGTGTACAAGCCCGTCGCTTCGGTGAAGATGTCTTCAAGCATGTCGCAGAACACGCCTTCGAACTTCTTGATGGTGGTGACTGCGAGCTTCTTCATGTTGATGTTGAGGAATTCGACGGTGTAAAGGTCGTCGGGCGTCAGGGTGATCTTGACTTTGTTGATCTTCTTCGAAGTCGGGATTTGGAACATCAGATAGTCGGCAGCGCCGACAAAGTTCTTCGCGCCGGTCATTACTTTGAAGCGACCGCCGCCGAGTTGGGCGAGGATCGTGTTGGCAACGGTCAAATCAGTCATCGGGAAGAACCTTTCTTCGTTTCTCTCTATGCTTAGAACTTAGAATAAAATCAAATTCCAGTCAAGCCCTGATGGCGATTATTTTTAAAAATTCAGATAGTAGGGAAGTCGTCGGTAAAAGTCGGTTCGATCCTTGACGACTTTGTAAAGGTTTCCCGGTTCCAAGATTATCAGACGGTCGGCGATGTGGTAGGATTGTGGATCGGTCGGATACCGATAAGCCCCGTTCGTGCTGAGGATGTACATATCAACCACCAGTTCGATTCGTGTCTCCGGGTTTGCCGCCTTGAATTTAAAAAGCTGTTCGCGGGCAAAGCTGGATATCATTGTTGGATCGATTCCTTGATCCAATGCCATCTGATAGAATTGCGAGAAAAGGAACCGCTGGAATTCGTCCTGCTTTGGTTTTGGATTGATCGAAGCAAGCGCCGGGGTGGCGATGGTCGCGACGATACCCGCGACCACTTGGAGAAACGAACGACGTTTCATGATGACATTATTCTCTCCGCAAGAGTGACGATGCCAAGGGCGAAGACAAGACAGATGCCGATGATCACCCAAAGCGGCGTTTGAACCACAAGAAGATTTGTTGCCGTCACAAGGAAGTAACCCGCAAGGATTCCGATCAGTATGATGGCAGCCGAAGTGATCGCATTGCGAACAAGAAGCTTCAGATAAAGTTTCACTGATGGAAATCCTCACATACGTAAATCCGGCGACCTTCGCTAACCTTATCGGTTTCCTTGATGGTCTTGCATTGGATTTCAGTTGGCGGCGTTGGCTTGCCGCTTTCATCAACGCTCATAGCGATGGCTGAGAAGATCATACCTATCACAAATATGACCGTAGGAAAATCGGCGCGGAACAGTAGGGAAAGTGCCGTATTCATTATTCCGCGTCCTTCTGTGTTTCGTATTCCATCAGGGTACAAATCGTCGGATTTTTCAAAGCCTTGTTGACGTTCTTGAAGAAGCCGTCTTCCTTCTGCCGTTCCTTGCGCTTCGCTTTGAAATTGTCGTAGGCAAGACAGAGATAGACGACAAGACCAGCACAGGCGAGAGAGGCAACAATCGTGAAAAACGAAACGGTTATGCCGGTGAACGACACCTGAGAAAGGGCAATCACGACAGCCGTCAAGACGAACGCCCAATAGGCGAGACGCAACAGGGGCCACACCAGAACGTTGCGCCAGTAGGAACAGAAGTCCATCGGCTGAAGTCTGCCGGTGGCGATCATGTATTCTTTGAAAGTATGAAAGCTCTTGTCCGGATTTTCGATAGAGACATCCATGCCGCGCTGGCGTGCCCAACAATGGAGCGGATAGGACGTGTCAAAATCGCTGTAGTCAAAGCGCGACCACTTATAAAATGCCATGACATTGTAATGCCAAGAATCGGTGTTGACTTTCATTTGTACCTCTTTCCGATGACACCCATTGCGTCACCTCTAGCCCAACCTTCCAACTCTATTCGGAGCCGGACAATTTCTTCGATCAGTTCGGCGCGGCTTTTCTCGCCGAATTCTTCTTCATAAGGATGCCTTATCCCGTAATCTTCCGGGCGCTTCCCTTCAGCGAGAATTTGATTGTACGGATGTTTGGGGTGATCAGGATCAAGCGCATAGGCATTGACCAGCATTTCGCCCGTGTTGATCCAAACTTGGATTTCGACTTCGTCGGCGCTCATTCGTCCGCTTCCCAACGCTGATAAACGCCTTGCGCCTTCAGTTCGTTGTCAATGGCATGGTACATGAACACATACTTATTCATGCGCTTCATGTCCTTGTCCGTGACACCCTTCAGCCGCCGCAAGTCCATGTTGTCGGTCAAATCAGCGAGCTTGACCAGCATCGCGTCAACACTTGTCAGAATGCCGTCAAGGTATTCATCCGCCGTCTGCCCGCGAACCTTGGTCAACAGCTTGACGGCATTAATGACACGTTCGGACATGCCGACTTCCCGCAACTGTGCGTAGGTCGTGTTGGTGTCTTCGATGACGTCGTGGAGCACGCCAATGCAGTTCAGTTCTTCGTCATCCGATTCGAGGTTTTGAAAAACCCGGAGCACGTGTGTCAGGTAGGGTTTGCCCGCCTTGTCGAACTGTCCGTCATGTGCGACGGCAGCGACCAGCAAAGCGGAATTGAGCATCTGTTGCATTGAAAACCTTTTGTTTTAAAGTATG